CTTCCAACCAGACAGCGATGTCATGGAAGGAATGATGTGGCGCATGGCTATGCTGGCTGAGATGTTTGAATCCAGCATTCATCTGCAAACTGATGTAGCTGATCGCCTAACGGTTAGCATGACATCGGAAAGTTTCTTGATCAGTCACCAGTCCATCGGACGTTACAGTGAGTGGTGCTGGATTGATCAACGTAACGATGAACACGTTCCACTGGATCGACCATTCGATGTAATGCTGGCATTGGCCCGTCGTTTCAAGAACCCCCATGACAACTCCCCGAAGGTTTAACGATGCACATCATTTCCGCTGAGCAAGCTCTGGGTTCTCTGAACCAGTCCCACGTAGATGAATTCTTCAAAGAGTTCAATGAATGCATGTCCGATCAGAAATGGATCGAAGAATGGCGTTGTGGTGGCGATGGGGAATCCTTCTGGCGCTTCACCATGGGTAAAGATCACAATGCGTCCACTGAACGTGAGATCACACTCAACCTCGATATGGCTGGTTGGAAAGTGACAGAAGTTAGTCGCGGTCGTGATCGCAATGCATACACCTGTTACTACGTGGCGAAAGCATGAAGAAGATCATTGAAGTTTTCCGTAAACGGTTTGGTATCTCGTATATCCCCAGGAGCTACGTAAAAGATCTCGCCGACAGTGCTAACATCATTAGCATTATCAGTGAAGGCGAAAGTCGTCCAGCCTGGAAACCAAATCAGAATGTGCTCGAGCTGACTGATCCCGGTTTTGGGTTGAACGGTGAAGATCACCAAAAAGCCATGGCGTTCCTGGATAGCTTAAATGGGGAGAATCTGTTCATCCATTGCTACATGGGACAGATCCGCTCTAAGAGCATGGCTAAGTGGTTGCAACATCACAGCAAGCAGTATCGCATTGCTTGTCATTCAACAGACTTCTGCATGGCACGTTTAGTGAAGGTAAGCTTCTAATGGCGTCGATATACTCCGAACCGGTAAATACACCAGACGAGCTGTATCTCAATTATTACGGCACCCCACAGTCCTTCGGAGAACTAGCCGACAGCATTACGGCTCACTTCGGTATGAGTGCAAAACTCAATGAGTTCTCGATCGAAGTTGAACGTAAACAAGTTCGGGGCTGTAGCTGCTGTAATGATAACAGTGACTATGAGTTGTATCTTGTCATTACCAAACGCAAAGAAACTTGCGAGTACACTGATAACCGATTGGTTGACAGTCTCTCCTCTATTTAAGCAAGGAAAGAAGTGATGCCGTACGTTAAGAAGTATATGGGTGAACGTGAAACTGGTAAGATGTTGGATTGCATCATTACCCGTGACGATGGGACCCAAGTAGACCTCGGTCCGTATCCTGAAAAGGAGAAGGTTTTCGAAACGGTTTGGCAAGTTGATTGGCAACCAGAACACATGCCGGTTGGTTCTGTTATTCGCTACCACTTGGATCATCGTAAGGATGGTATCCAGGAAGCCGTTGTTACCGGGCATCACCAAAATGGAGTTAAGTCCTGGGTAGTGAAGACAGATGACCAATGCTCTATTCTTGGTGGCGAGCATAAGACATCATTCAATGCAAGCTACGTTGTGGAAGTAGTGTCTCGCGGTAATGGCGATATACGCTTCGTTAACAATAAAGCGAATACACATTTCTTGAAGATGGAATACCTGTCACAGCAAAAAGAAGTTCCGACCAAGGCTAAACGGCCTGGGCTATATGCTGCGATGTATCCACAATCAGTTATCGCCTTTGTATTGGGTAATCACCCTGCTTTCCATGATATCGATCACGATGGCCATATCTACGCCACGATCGATGAACTGGGTGGGAAGCTTCGCCACTTGTTCAACATGACACGAGTATCGCCATACTCTGGTTACTGCACGGTAAACAAGAAACGACTGATTAAAGAACTGAAGGTGCTGCTTTCACGTTCTCGTCAATCGAAGAACATGCACCACAAAGAAGAACAACGTCTACAGCGCGAAGACTACGAACGCGACATGAAACACTTCTTTGAAGATGCACTGTAATACCTTCTCTCAATTTAAGCATTAAGGATTAAAGATGTCTCGCAATCATTCCGTTGAAGCACTGAACCTTGCTAAACTTCTGGGTACGGTAGATGGCCTGGTGCCAGTTCATCACATCGGGGGTCTGCCGAAGTTCGTTACTGAAAACGGTCGCACTACCACGGATTGGTCTGAACCACTCCACCAGCTTCATATCCCGCTGGACAAGCTGGAAGTGCGTATGAGCACGCAAGGTGAGCCATGCACCCATCTCACCTATGCCAACCACGAAAAGCCTACATGGCACAACGTGGTGCGTGTAGACGGTGGTGTCATCGAGGCACTGTTGTCGATTCCTGAACCGGTGGAAGCCGCTCTGGAAATCACCCTGACTAACGGTCAACTGGTTACTCTCCGTACCGGTGAAACCAAAGTCAAGGTAACTGTAAACGATGCTGCGAAGTTTATCCATAACCCACAAGAAAAGCCTCTCACCATCCGTTCACTGAACTCTAACATTATCTACGACATCAGTAACATCGGGATGTCGCATGAAGTGAAAGACATCGGTCGGTTGGCAACGGGGCACACGAAGATCTACAACTGGATCAAGTGATCCACTACTTTAGGGATTAGACATGAATATTCAGCACCATGAGGTTAGTGTAAAGATCGTTAACAGCTATCAATCGCTGGAAGTGATCAATGCGTTCTACGCTCTGTTCGATTGTCGTCCACATGACATTCGGATTGTTCATCAGTTCCATCCTGAAACATGCGATCGTGAGATCACAGTCTATGCTGGTACCAGGGCTGTGAAGAACTTCAAGTTCGACATGAAAGGCACTCAGGCCGTTCGGATACTGATCAGCAAACAGATCCGTGAAGAACACAATTACCTGCAGCGCATGGTGTTGCGTGATGTCTACAACTTCCTGCAACAAGTCACCATCGACTACCACCAGTCCCTGCTCGAGAAAGTACAAGCGGACTATCGTGAAGTTGATGACGTGATGATCCTGCACCTGAAAAACATTTCGTAACGGCATAATGGCTCTCCTCAGGGAGAGCCAAATTTAAGGATGATGTGATGGCGATTCCACAAGTTACTCTGCTCACTGAATGCGTTAGTGAGATCATCGAATACCAAACCGGTTTGAAAGAAGTTATCAAGTCGGTTCTGAAACACCCTGCCGCTGAAGTTGATGCACAGTACAAAGCTGAAACTGGCGGTGGCTTCCATGCTGCTCTCACCAAAGTAATCCATGCTCAAGAAGATGCTCGCCTGCAACTGGAACGTTTTGGTTACATCCTCACCTACCTGGCCGATGAAGCACGTCAAGGTACTAAAGGTGAGTGGCGTGAAATCGCTACCGCACAAAAGCATCTGCGTGTAAGTATCGAAGCAATTCGTAGCCTGCGTGAAACCTTCGGTACCAGTTTGCGTGAAGCGAAGTTTGTTGTAGATGCTTACATGGATGGTCTGTTCGAATAAGACAACATAATGGCTACCCTTCGGGGTAGCCGCTATGCCCTATTTTTTTTAGTTCTGACGAGCTAAATAAGCTGCGTATGAATCGCAGGTATCCTGATCATAGATCAACTTATCAAAACCACTGACATCGAAGTCCAGATGGTTACCTACAGTTTCAGGCCATTGCTTTTGTTTGAGTTCAATCACGATCCGCTTACTATAGAAGAGATCTTTCAGCAGGATGTTAGTACGCAGTTCTAGCTCTGTTTGCGACAGATCCTGGTTCTCCCATTCAGTGCCACGTAGAATGCTGTGTGCAAGCTCTCCGATAGCTTTACGAACGGTATCTTTGTTCTGAGAAGCTACCAATACTTGAATACGCGTACCGACACCCACAGATGCATGGTAACTTACATCGGTCTTGATTGCATCAATCAAGTAATCAATTTGTTTCATTCCGTACTCCGGGAATAGGGTAACGGAATAAATTCTCCCCGAAGGGAGAACCATTCCTGCAACCACCACCAAGGTTCTTTAAATAGACCAGGCTTCATCACCAGCTGCACCAGACATGCCTGGGAGCTGTCGCAGACTGTAGTCTACTTCTTTGTCGATGTCCCACGGGATTGTACCCACAGGTGCAAATGGAAGTACACAGTATTGGTCAGCTTCAGCTGTAACTGTGTTCCGGTGTTTACCACGTTGAATAGTGAAGTACGATTTCCCAGCAATCTTGACGATGTGGAAGATCAGTTCCAAATCAGGCTCTTGCCCCAGACGACGGCAACCATCGTAGTAACCACGGTTAGCTACAATCTTCACGAAGTCTTCTGTGTTCTCACGCATGAGCTGCAGAGCGTCAGATGACAACTGGTGTGGACTAAAGAATGTAATGCCTCGTGGCGTAGTGTAGTTACGCATACGACGGAACAACAGACGAATGTCATCACCAGCTACTTTAGCATCCAGACCTGTCTTCGGCAACATGTTGAGATAGTCAACACACAGATACTGAATCTCGTAACCCTGAGCTTGCAGACTGTCCAGCCAGTTAGTGAAACCAGCAATGGTAAAATCAGTAGGGTCAAAACGAGTAATCAGAACTTTGAAACCAGATTCCTGCAGACGAGCAGAAATATATTGCGTAGCCAATACCGGATCGATCAGAGTTTCATCGACAGCTTCACCCGTCTCGTTCTCCATCAGGTATTTATAAAGGATCAGCAAGTTGTCAGACAGTTCGTTCTCGAGTGTTACGAACAGAGCCAGAGGCTTCTTATTCTTATCACGCATGAACGGTTTGTTGAACAGACAGATGTGAGAAAATAAAGTCAGCGCAAGGCCAGTCTTAAAGTTGTGTTGTAGACCACCACCCAGAATGAACTCACCACGACGTAGCGCGCCGAGTTTACCCAGCATCCGGTTGAAACCTTTCCAACCAGTTTTGAATGCACCTTCAATCGACATTGTTTCTTTAACAGCTTCGAAGTACTTAGCTACCAGCTCAGGATCATCGAAGTCTACTGTACCGATCTCTGCTGGATGTCGAGCATCAGCACGAGCTTGTACATAAGGGTCCAACTTAGCCTGCATCTCACGGATCAGACTGATGCTATTAGTAGAACCAACAGCATTGAACAAAAGCTTGTGGGAGTATTCCTTCATGATAGAAGAGATCTTCGTATCATTCAAGTGAGCGCGTAGTACGTTACGCTTCTCATTGATACGTTGCATGATGGACAAGCCATCAGGGAATACTTCGTTAACCGCAGCCGCGACTGCTTCAAATAGGTATGATTCTTCACGAGCACAAACTTGAACGTTCTGAAGAACTTCCATAAGGCTCGGGAATTCCGTCGGAGTCTTGCAGTTGAGATCAACTACTAAACGACGAAGCTCCAAAAATGTTTGACGTCCATGGTCGCTATCGATCGTAGTCTCTTTGACTTGGATCGTTTCGATTACGTCAGAAATCAGCTCGGTCGAAGCCGATGCAGGGGAGTCGTCGCGATGCTCCAAGCAGAGCAAAGTGATGCAACTAACTAAAAGTTGTTTATGCGATGACATTTTAGCGGTATTCCTGAATGTGAATGTTTCTAATAATGTGCCATGTATTATTAACTTGATGGGTAGTTTATTACATATCCCTATGTATAAGGCTATGAAACGTCAACATTCAACGGGGTGCCCTCCAATGGTCAAACTGTTAGTACTACCCGCCGACTTGCTGGAACATTTCCGTAATGACGGCGTTCAGCTAACCAAATTGCTTGATATTAACTATATGTCAAGCGTTGCGTCTGTCAGCGACCTCGCTGCCATCCATGATGCTATCAACAAATTCCCATTCAAGTTTTGTTCCACTACAAAAGTTGAATTAGCAGACAGTCCTGTAACGGGACTCATGCAACTAGCCAGTGCACCAGGTGTTACGAACCTTAAGATGCAAGATTTACACAATCGTGTAGAAGGACGTATTACCAACAACGCACTAACCAAAGCGCTGCATCCTAGCCTTGAATGCTATGAATACAGCCTTTATCCTGTAGATGAGAATCTTTGGGTTGCTGTGCAAAAGAGTTTGCACACGGGTAATGGCGATCCTGCTCGACTCTCCATCAAGGCCAATCGTGCATTATTTGATGATATGATCGGCGAACTGATGCGAACTCGCACATTCGAGAGTGTCGCTTCGACAAAACTGTTCACTTATTATTTAGAGGCATTGCAGGCGAAGTAACTGCATCCCTGAATTTTGTAACACCACCAAAACCTCATCCCTTCGAAGGAATAGATCATGAATCTCGATTCACTGTTTAAACATAACGCACAGAAGCAATACACCCGCTTCTCGATGGAAGACTTCCTCGGTGCACTGTCTGCCGAACAGAACTACGGCGACTCCGTCCTGGCTAAAGGTAAAGGCCTGGTAGAATTCATCAGCCAAGAAAACTTCGGTGACATTACTGAAGCTGGCCGTACTACCGCTGGTCAGATGTACTCCGACCTTGGCACCGCCATGAAGAAATACGGCTTCGAGCACTTCACTGACGGCAAGTCGTACATCACCGAAAACCAACAGCGCGCTGCTACCGTTGCTGCTATCGCCTGTGCTGACCCAGACGCTTACAAGAAAGCTCTGCGTGCAGTATCGAAAGAAGTAGTTTCGAACGAAGAGCACGTACACAACGTACGTCACGAGTTCAACGGTCCTGCTGGCTCCCTGCAAGTATTCCAAGACCACCTGGGCCTGGAAAACTACAACGAAAAATCCCAACGGGACTTCCGCGTCGTAACTGTAGGTTACAACCTCGAAGCTTCCCGTCAGGACGAGTTCGCTGAACGTCTGTACCCAACTACCGTTATCAACCCAGTTGAAGGTGGTGTGGTTCAGGTTCTTCCGTACATCGCTGTAATGAAAGACGTCTACCACGCTGTTTCGGGCCAGAAGCTGGCTAACGAAGAAGTGAACATGGTAGAAGCCTACCGTGATCCATCGATCCTGGACGACAACTGCACCGACCTGATCCCTGCTGTTGATCCAGATGGTACCAACCTGAAGTTCTTCACTGACAATGCTCTGGTTCCACACCACACAGTGACCAACGAACAGAACATGACCATCACTACTGGCCCACTGAAGCCAAACGTGAAGATCGACCTGATGGGTAACTCGAACGCCAACCTGCTGATCAACAAAGGCATGCTGGACATTTCGGATACCATCGACCCAAGTGGCCGCCTGAAAGCTCTGTACGTCAAGTTCGACGGCAAAGTAATCCGCTTCGTTGTTGACCGTCTGCCTACCGCTGTATTCCAGCCTGGTCTGATCGGCGACACCCGTCTGGCTAAACTAGACTTCATCTCTGAAGACCTGGTTGTTGGCGAAGACACCAAAGCAATCGACGGTTCGATTTCTGCTAACGTGCAGGAACTGATCAACCGTAAGTGGACCGCTCGTATCAGCGTATCGTTCAACGGCAGTGTTTCGACCTCCCGTGGTGATGCTCGTTACGGCGCAACTGGTATCGAAATCGACCGTATCGTCGACGAAGACCGCAAGCTGATCTCGATCGAGACTGGCGATGGTGCAGCTTTGGTTGCAGCTATCGGCGAACTCGAAGTAGTTGGCTACGACCTGGACCTGAAGTTCACCAACACTAACCGCCGTCAGCGTGGTCACCTGTTGCAAACTCGTGCTATCCAGTTCCGTCACCCAATCCCGATGCACGCTCCTGTCACCCTGCCAATGTCCACCATGGATGAGCAAGGCCCAGGCGACGTCGTGAAGGCACTGACTGTCAACACCAACATCCGTAACAGCAACAACGCTGTTAAACGTCTGTTGAACTACCTGGCTCAGCTGAAAGAAGTAGTTGGTAATGGTTACGACCGTCCGAAGTTCGGCGCTGTTGAAGGCGCACTGAGCATCATGATGCGTCCTACCTACCGTGAAGGTTCGCTGCACCTGCCAGATCACATCGACACTCTGAAGTCGCAAGATCGCTGGCAAGACGTTTGCTCGACCATCCTGAACTTCGCTAAAGGTATTCTGTTCCCGGCCTACCGTGAATCGAACATCGAAGCTGCGTTCCGTGTGATCTCGGGCAACCAAGACGAGAAGCCAATGTTCATCTTCGCTACCGACAAAGAAATCGGTAACTACCTGATGACTCAAGGCGACGACCGTACCCTGGGCGCAATCCTCGAGTACGACCTGGTAACTACCAACAACGAACTGTTCGATGGTAAACTGGTAATCGTTCCTACTCGTAAGAACCCAACCGAAAACGACATCCTGTCCTTCGGTCAGTTCTTCTACGTATCGACCGTGATCGCTGACCTACCTATCACTCGTGGTGGCCAGCAAGTGACTCGTGAGATCGCAGCTGTTCCATTCAACCTGCACGTTAACAACATCCCATTCGCAATCAACCTGACCATCACTGGTCTGGAAGAAGTGATGGGCAAATCGCAGTGGAACAAACCACTGATCGATGCTGTTAAAGCACCTTGAAGGAATCCGGGCAACGTCCGTCGATATGAAGACGGTACTATCCGGTACTTTGAGGACGGTACTACCCAGCGGTACCTAGAAGGTTAAACATACGGCCTACCCTTCGGGGTAGGCTTTATGTCGCGTTATCATGTATAGGAAAATATTTAGATAATGGAGGACCTATGTTTGAAGCACTAATGGGAAAAGCTATCGCACCTACGCCACCTAAACCAATACATGTATTATTGTCACCAGCTGAGTTCATTACTGGTTCTGCATTCAGCGCAGCAACTGGTATGGATGCCCAAGCACAGAAAGGAACACTAACGGCATGGGCTGATACAACTGCATGGATGATCATCCGGGATGATGATAAAGTCTTTGCTATCCCACAGAAAGCATTACGCTATGGACTTCACATTAACGCATGCAATGCAGTCAATAACGCGAACGTTAATATCGGTGGTGCAACTTGGCAATGTCGATTGTTTACAGGGGTTAACAACACAACAAGTGAATGGGCTAAATATATGTTCGGCCTATGTGGACCGACTACAGCTCCATACAAACGCTGGGCAAACTATTCGTATGATGAACTAGGTGTAGGTGATGCAAACTCTTCAAGTATCGGAGTGGGAGTTTACATTAAAGAACCATTTAATGGCTCACAGTACTACATTCGTGGTAGCAAGAACAACATTGCCATTCTTACCAACGCCGCAAACGACACTGTATTTAACTCACGTGGATGGCGACCTATCCTAGAGTTGATCGATGGCACACAAGACTGGGTTTGATTATTTGGCCTACCTTCCGGGGTAGGCTTTATGTCGTCTCTGGTTGTAAAAAATCTCAGATCTATATTACTAGACTGCAGCTATAACACAAAGACAAATTCCGAGGTAATTACCATGGACTATTTTGATAAGTTTAACAGCGTACTCAAAAACGATTTCCATGGTGATTTCTCAGCCATGGTTCACGCACCCTTCTACTTCGATCATTATCAAGGAGCGAACCTCCCTGATCGTATCGTTGAAGTTGATCGTCGCAAGACAAAGGAGAATGGTTATATAACGACACCTGATGTCCAACTATCGCCTCAGCCTGAAGTGGCTCCGGTTGTAGAAGAACCACCAGTGCAAGACGATATTGATTTCAAGGTTATTGACCTGGAAGAAGAACTGGATAAAAGGAGAAAAAATACTGAGACAGATAATCCTGTACAACCTGAACCAGTAACAATTGTACCACTCAAGTTAACACCCGAACAGGCGCCTGCAAAGCCGTCAAGGGGGTTAGCTAGTCCAGCGAAAGCGGGTAAGGCTACCGAAAGGAAAAGCCCCGCCGAAACCGGAAATAGAAAAGAAAGAAGAGCCAAAGAAGCCACCAGCCGTAAAGGTGGAAAAACGGCAAACAAGAATCCTCGGAAAAACAGTAACCGAGACGGTAGTAGTACACAAGAAACCAGTGCACCGGAAAAAGTAAACCTCGGTGACCTCGGCTTCGGGTTCAGGTTGGAATAGCTTTTATGACGTCTAGCATCATCGATCCATTTTCTCGAATCAAAGGCATTAGCAAGACCCCCACTACAAAACCAAACACCAAGGCGGATACCTTCCCGGTAACCAATCCCAAGTATGCAACTCTAGTTAAATCCGTGAACGTCGAAAACCGAACTCGGATGGAGATTGTTACTTGGGATAACTTGTGTATTCCGTATCATCTCGATGCGCGCAGCCCAGCTAACCCTGAAGTTGTGCGTGTCGAGATCTCACTGAAACCTTGTGGTGGTGCAAGACCTGATTATCTGGGCATGCATGAGCTCATGGAACACGTACCAGCAGAGATGGTTGATTATATCGACAAAGCTCTGAAGGGACAGGACCTAGAACACAACACAGCAGTCGCTCCAGGCACGTTGTATTTCTATTGGGACATTCCCCTAGAGATGCTGCAAAGATCCCCAGGCGGCGTTCATATCGAAGCTCTGGGCATTGTAGTTAGACTGGCTAAGCATCACAAAGGTGCAGCTATCTATCCAGCTGACTATCGACCACCGAACGTAGAGTTTACGGGCGAAGGCATTACAGCTTCCTTTAACAAAATCGATTTCATGATTGAGGGCATTTGGCTAAATCTCAAAGGCACCACAACTCGGTTCTTGTGTAAGAATCAGAATGACCCCAACCAGCCCGAAGGACTTATTATCCATTCGAATGGTACAGAACGAATCTTTCGTATAGACGAGTTGTCTGCGAATGGTTTTTATATGACTGAGCAAGATGCAGCAGCTGCTCGCGGTGAGACCGCAGCAGAAATCGCTCAGGCACAACGTGCATATCAACTACAGGTAGATCGAGAATACGAACGACGCATCAAAGAAGAACAGACGAGTTATGATCGTCGACAGAAAGATGAACAGCTACAGCGTGATGCAGAGAACCGAGAATATGAACGGCGGATTAAAGAAGCCGAACGTGAATCGAAGGAACTCCGCGATCTACTGCAGCTGAGTAGAGAAGAACGCGCTTACGCTGATCAAAGAGTCGATAAGAAAGATGCCAGCACGAATGTTAAACGTGCAGCAGTCCTATCGCTCGTTCAGGGCGCGGTAGGTCTGTTGATTACCGGGCCGAAGGGCATAGAGGCAATCATCAAGATCTTCACCAGCCTCAAAGGAGAAGAATAGCTTGGACCCGAAACTAATTGCCGGTATCAAAGCAATCATGCCGCGGATGAATCCCATCCTGGCAAATGGCATCGCAACAGAACAGATGATGGCAATCGATGAAGACACGGGTATGAATAAGACCCGGCGTGAGATCGATAAGATCATGGCAATTAACGCCTCCAGTTGGCCTGAAGATTTCAAGTATGTTGGTAACACGTTGGTGACAGCGTGGAAACATTTCGATGAGATTACTCGTGAGTATGGTTCTAAGCGGATTGCAAACATCGCTAAGACCAACACTTACATGGTGAACTTGAACTTCACCTATAAAGGCGAACCGTTGTTCCCCCGTCCTCTACTGTTGCCTTATGTAGAAGATGGTGGTGTCGTCACATTGAACGGTGCTAAGTATACCGTATCTCCAGTGTCGAAAGATGTAGGCTTCTCCGTGCTGAATGGTAGCATCTTTATCCCATTCCGTCGGACCAAGTTGACATTCAAACAGAAGTCGCATCACTACTTCTGTAATGGCAACCGAAAGATCATGTACGTGATCTGGTCTCAGATTCACAACGAGATGGGCAAACGAACTAAAAAGGATTATGATAAGCGTGAGCGAATCGAATCCAGCTTGGCTCAATACTTCTTCGCTCAGTTTGGTGTCACGCAGACATTCAAGCAATGGGCAGGTGCAGATGTACAGGTAGGTTATCTGAAAGATTTCCCACCAGAGAAATACCCACGTGACCAATGGAACGTGTATCAATCCGCACACTTGACCGGCAATCACCCAACAGGTGATCACGTGCTCGTGGTTCCAGCTCATCAGGAAACTGATCTGGTTAAGCGTTTGGTAGCGGGTTTCTGGTATGTGGTCGATACATTCCCTAACCGGTTTGTTGAACCCCACTATGCAGACTCCATCGATCTGTGGCGGATTATCCTCGGCCACATGGTATTCGGCGATTTCGAACACCAGGGCAAAGTTGCAGAGAACATCAAATCCCACATGTATTCCCTGGAAACAACTCTTGATGAGATGACCATGGAAGAGCTGCATTCTGTTGGCGTTAAAGCTAGCAGCATCTGGGAACTGTTTCACTCGATCATGACGAGTATGTCTCACCACTTGTATGCATCCGACATTGATGAAACGTCGATGTATAACAAGCGTCTGACCGTACTGCCGTATGTGATGGAAGATTTCAACTACACCGTATCCATGTTCTCTTATATGTTCCAAGGCCGTCGGGATAAAACCGAATGGTCGTTGCAGGAACTGAACGATGGTCTGAAACGTTCATTCAAACTGAACACAGCCATCCGTAAGCTGACGTCGGAACACGGTGAGCTTGACACGTTGTCTATGCCAGGGTCCAACAAGGTTATTCGCTGTACGTCTATCCTCGTCCCTCAGGATCGTGCGAAGTCTGCATTGGCGCATAACAAATCCCTGCTCGCAGATAACTCTCGGTTGCTGAACGCCTCTATCGCTGAGGTATGCCAGTTCCGAAACCAGCCGAAGAATAACCCCGATGGTCGTGGTCGCCTCAATCTATTCGTACAGTTCCGTCATGACGGTCTGATCGAAAGACGTGAAGATGTAAGAGAACGAATCGACGCAGCACAAGCTCGCTTCAGTCGATAAAATCTCAAGTCTATATCACTGGGGTAAGATCCACACAGAAGGGGTAACCCCAAATTGCAAACATCCAACAGGAAACATGCATGTACCAGCAGCAAATGATGCAACAGCAACAGCCTCAAATGAACCAACCGCAATATCTGGCGAACATCTGCTATAACCAACTCGATCAGTCCACGTTCAATCCGAACCTGCCTGCATCGAACGATGTGTTTCCTCAGGTACAACAAACCCAATGGCTTGCTAACCCTCAGGCTATGCAGATGTTGGGAATGGCGATCGGTACTTTCCGGTTGCGTCTGCAGGAACGTGCACAACGTAGCTCGCTGCATACTTGGGCATATAACAAAATCTCCCAAGGCCGGTTCCAAAACCAGGTCTGGGCTCAGTGGTGTGGTCACCTGGCCGGCTTCCTGGAGTTCATCTCCGTGGTGCAAGCTCAGAACAATCCACCGCAAGTGGCAGTTACCAAAGCTGCAGATACCATGTTCAAGTGCTATCTGGCTGCATGTGTTGCCGAACAACCACAACTCGCACAGTTCGTTGCGCAAGATCCTAACATGATGGCTGAGCTTCAGAAGTATAGCCAAGTGTTCGGGGCAATCATGCAAGACGTTCAGGCTTATCGTTCTGGTCGTATGGTAGCACCGCAACAACAGATGATGACCCAGCAACCACAAATGGCCATGATGAACAATGGTCAGATGGTGAGCATGGCTCAACCTAGCATGGGACAACTCCCAGCTGTTGGTATGAACCCAGTGTATGGACAACAGCAAATGGTACAGCGTGCTCCGATGCAACTGTCGACGATGGCTGTAGGTCATCAGTCGCTCAGCGTACAACCAGCTATCACCGTACAATCTCTGCCAGGCAATGGCGACACCGGTATGGACTACGGTATCCCGTCTGCAGAACCTGTAGCTCCGGCTCCAGTGCAACAGATGCACACGCAGCAACCGATGCAAACCCCAGCTCTGAATCCAGTAGAGTCGTATGGTGTATCCGTAGCAGAAGCAACAGCTCCGGTTATCCATCACCCGATCCCTACTGTAGAAGAACTCGATCGTCCAATTCCGATGTCGGCGAAAGACGTGATCCTCGATCAGCACTACTATATCCCAGCAGGGGTAGAGATCGATCAGGAACGCCCATTCGACTTCATCTATTCTCCAGGCGGCATCGTCACGCGTCCAGCTTACCAAGTTGATTGGAAGGTTAGTCGCAATGACACATTCGTCTATACCCAAATGGTGAACCCCGAGAAGTTTATCCGCTTCTATACGAAGTGGCCAGACGGCGTGGTTCAAGAAAGCATTGTTGAGATCAACGAAATGATGAACTATCTCCAACACGAGATCGATGCTGATCTTCGTGGTGCAGCGTATAAGCCGGTCGGCGAAGTGCGGCTGACTGCATTGAAGATCCACACCCAGATCAATGACATGCTGCCAATCGCAGAAGTCAAAGAACTGCAACTGGCGGATGAAACTACTCCGGTTAAGATGTCTGGTGATTATCAAGGCACCACTGACATGGAGAACGAAGTAGAGGTCCGTAAGACTCTGCGTCAGGAACTCGGTCTGTCGAAAGAAGACAAGCTGCCATCTCATGAATATCGTTCTACCCGTACTCACCTGGTCGACATCGATCAAGAGTGCTTCGATGTTCTGATGACGGCTATCGATACCAACGACCTGCAGCAGATCGCTAAAGATATCGCTCTGGCGAATCGTCAAGGTCTGCTGTCCGATCGCGTGTTCAACTTCATCAAAGAGCGTCTGACCAAAGAAGTTAATAGCTTCATGAAAGACTCGATGTCGTTGGATCTGAATATCGATAACTTCATCGAAGACATCGGCGAACTGATGGATGTTCTGAACACCGACTACGATGCGAAGTACGTGAAGTATCTGAAAGAAGCAGCATCGCTGATCCTGGCTCGTTCTGTGCAGCTGCATCGTACAGAAGACGACGAAGGCGAAGTAGTGTTCTCGATTAACGATACCTACGTCAACCTGCAGACTGGTTGGGTTCTCGCAGACCTGACCGATGCCAAGCTGAACGATGAAGCACAACTGGTGTCTGGTTATTCTCACCAAGCGCTGATCGATGCTATCAAAGGCATGTACGGTCGTGCTGACGCTGGTGAACGTATCCTGCGTCGCTTCCGTGTGATCACCCTCGATGGTGCTTACCTGGAGTTCTTCAAAGGTGTGCTGGTGAACTCGGCATACATGTTCCGCCGTGTAGCGTAAACCATTTCTAAGCCCTTCCTTTCGGGGAAGGGTTTTATTCTGTTTGGAGCAGTAAATGATTTCTCTGTGTGTTCGCCGTAACGATCGTGACAAAGGTCTGACCCTGGTTGACTGGAAGAAGTTCTTCGAAGAGAACCCTACCCCATGGGTTTACAAAGCTCACGATGGTGCAGCTCTGGATACCATTAATACCGCAATGAATGCCAAGGCGTTCATCAGCAACGTTCAGTTCTTCGATGATCATTTCACCTATGATCTCAATCTGCTGGATGGCTTTACCGAAGAAGATCACCTGGATCACACCATCGAGCCTACCTACGGTATTCTGTTCCGTGGTGGTAAAGCGGTTGGTGGGGTAATCAAGTTCGTGGAGTTCGTTACCCAATGAAATCACTTGGCGATCATCTGTATCAATTCGAATTGCCGTACAGTGATTATCCAGAGGGTTTCAAAGAACTTCTGAAGGATGAAGCGAACTGGCAGAAGTGGGTCAGTGTTGGTCCCAGTGATGTCGAGGCGTATAACTACATTGACGGTACCAGTGTTATCGGACTGATCAGTGATGTGAAGTTCAACGATGAAACGTTTGAGTTCATCTATCAGGACATGTCACGTGATCCTGAGTTCATGAAAGTTCAGAAGTTTTATGCACGTGGTGTGAAATATAAGAACGTTGATGAACCACCAAGGATCTATCAGCTCTTCTGTTTCGATGGCACACCATCAGAACACCAAGATGAATTCCGTGACCTCGCCCGTAAAGGCGGTACTGTTTTCCATGACTCGTCCGTTCCTAAACGGGATTGGACATGGCGTGACCCGAATCTTACCAACTAGTCAACCAAACCAAAATTAAAAAGGAAGCTATGATGAATAATGTTGAAGTATGTGATAGGGCACTGGCTGAAGTAATGGCTGCTGAAGCTGCAGTTCGTATGCCAGTACCAACTAACTGGGAACAAGAGCGTGCAGCTCAACGTCTTCACCTCGATGACTCGATCAGTATCCACCTGAATACTTACGACAACGTAATTATCCCAGCGTTGTTTCCAGAAACACATGACGTCATAGCGAATCCTAAACACCGTTCAATCAATGATGATGGTAGCTACCATTACGTTGCAATGGATGATCTTCCAGACACAGGCCGTACAGATGCACCGTACAAGGTCCTGTCTACTGGTGACCTCTTCAAATTCATCGATGGGCAATACATGGCATTTAACCCCTACGCCCCACAAGGGCAACAGGTCTCTGCTCCACGTGCAGAGATCATAGACGACACGGCTAACATGCCAACAGGTGGCAAAGGGCCACTCTCCGTGATCTACAACGTGCATGCCTTGCGTCGTGACCTCCACGCAAAAGCTTCATTGAACTGGTCCTTCATGGACATGGTTCCTCAAGGTATTATCGCTCGTGCTGATGATGTTAAAACTCAGCGCAGCAAATATTTCCGTCACAGCCACAAAGCTTTGCTGAACCAGATCCGTACAGAAGTTCGTAAGAATGGTGCACTGGTAAGGGAGTACGTCGATGCGCTCAAACGTATCGAGGTAGATGTGTGGTACGATAACGAGAAACACGAGTTCGGTTTTAAAGATGGTGAATTCGTTGTGGTGTTTGCATGACAGAACCACTTCGTCTTCGTAAAGGAAGGTCGCGACCTGAGTTGTTTATGGTGGGCAAGCGGAAACATCGCATTGCTAAAAAGATGTCGGATGGTTTCAATCGACGTCGTGCCATAATCGGGCTCATGTTGCGTGCGATCTACACGCCGTTAATGTCTGAGCAAAACGTGCGTGTAGTTAAATCGGAAGCAAGACGGTACCGACTTCCGATGTTGCAATGTAGAGTGTTGTTCGCTGCACTGTTGAAGCATAAGCGTGCTGCATATCAAGGTGTACTGGTTCGCATAAAGCCACGCGATGGTTTCATGCAGACAGTTGTTGTGCACCGTGAGCGTTTAGATGCGTTCATCCGTGATAACCAAGTCTACTCTTATCGGGATGATAAGGGCGAGACCTGGCTAGAGCAACCAAAACTCCTAACTTAACCACCTAACAACATATTGGCCACCCTTCGGGGTGGCCTCTATGTCATATTTTTTTTTGTTTAAACGGGGAACTTTAGCGTGATTGGGTGTGGTGGTAACCACGCAACAGAATCAATCCGCGGAGTCAATACAACTTCAGTAGCGGTAGGATCGATCGCACCAGTATAGAAGTCCGTATCGTAAGCGGGGATCTGATAGGTTACACGTAGGTAACGCAATACATCTTCCGTAGTAGCGTAGTCACCAGGCTTACCATTCAATACCACATCTGGCAGGAACTGATCAATGCGGTAACGATTGTAAAACAGGGTAGCCTCACCAGTGAAGTCATTGGAACTAGCCTTAGCTCGAATCGTTACTTTAGCATTGCATGCGTTTTGTAACCATACCCCGGCATTAACAAAGTCCACATCTTCGAGTAGAACTTTCTTACCAGTAGCTTTGTTGAACTTATTCAACAATGTTTGTTTCGTGTCTAGTACGTACATACCAACCTCAATCGTAATGCAAACGGATGTAACCATCCATGCCAGTGGAGTATGCTGGATTGAGTTCTATTACCAGTACACGATTACAATCCTGTCTGGCTGTCCACAGTGACGTAGGAGCTCCGTGATACAGAACCTTACAATGTGGCTCATCATCTACCAAAGTGTGCACCAGGCTCTCTGTGTAAGGTTGTGGCCCTATCGACATGCGGATACCCGTACATGCATTAATAGCCTTAGCAATTAATCCAGGATTGTGATACAAACCCGTAGGCGTATCCTTCAACAGTTCCCGCCAATTGGTAAAGTCATAACGACCGAACACAAAGTCACCACACTTAATGGCTGGGTTATGCTTCTGCGTTACTTCAGGAAACTCCAGTATCACATCGGTAATAGAGGACAGGTTAAACTTTGTGGTGTTAACCAATCGAACTTTCAAGTGTCCTACGAATCGCAGGGAATGCGAGTCAGCCTGGATAATGAAATCCGGTTCGGCTGGAGCATTATAATGATCGAAGGTTTGGTGCACAAAGTCATCTGTTTCAAATACGATCTGATTGCGATCACCGATCTGCTTGAGGATATCAAACGTGGTGATTGGTAGCTTTAGCCCACTGATATTAACAGCAACGGTGTTACGAAAGAATTCAGTACAGTTCAATCGATCGTAAGTGAATACAGTCTCTGTAATAGCCGGCATTAAGTTGCCAGGGTTACTGGACCGATTAGGAATGATCTCAATCTGAGTCCGCTTGGGACCCAGTGATTTCATTTCCTTTAACTTCACAATTCCTGGTTGGAGCTGGAAGTTGTATTTGTCGTTGATCATGTCGATGACAGCTTGCCATGATCCTACCCTCAGGTAGTCTTGTGTGATATACATCTCTCACCTTACATGTCAGGGTAGTTAGGGTCATTCGAGTTCTGGTACATGCCGAGATAGTTATCGACCGGAGGAGCATCATCTACATAGAACCGAACAGTCTGCACACCGATGTGTGGTACACGGGTTTTAACACGGGACACAGCTAGCGATAGGTCAGCAACTGTAATGGTCGGATCAATCTTAGCTGCTAGTGTACCATCAGCCGAAAGCTTCACGTCGGGCATTACCACTTTGTCAGTGATCTTAGTCTTAACCAAACCCGTAGACCGATAAGACTGTACCGTTACGTCATCAGCCACCACACGGAAGTATGCGCTCATTGAAGCACGGTAATCACCTAACCGGACCGATGGCATGCCAATGACGTGGAAGTTCGTGTAAGCGACGTTACGGAGGTACTGGAGTGGGTATGATGATAGACGCTTCATCAAACGCAACAGTTCCCGTTGGATCTCACCCAGAGTGATCACTTTGAACAGATTCGCACCAGTAGCAATGTTAATGCAATCAGTTACGAGTTGTTCATATTCCGATTGACGGAAGCCACGAATGTCAATGCCTTGTGGTAGGAAGTAATCATCGAATGAGATTGGGTCCTTTACCAATCGGCAAGTACGGTTCATGTAGTTCGCCTTAACAGCGTTTTCACACATAGCCCGTCCATCTTTGTGTTCCTGGAACGAATACAGTTCCCACAGACGCAGGTAAGACTTATGGCAACGAGTAGCATCCAGATAGAACTGCTCGGTGGAGATGTATGAACCCATTGGGAAACGACGGTCCATAATCGCAGTCAATACGTTGTCACCTACGATACGAGGAGAAACGAACTTACGGAGCTCCACTAGGTCAGGCAGAGGTGAACGCATGACTTCATAAGCAACTACCGAAGGGATCATTGGAATGTCCCAGTCCCAGACTTGGATGTAAGCATAGAGCATCATGATGAAAGCATCTTTCACCGAGATAGTCATCAGCTCACCTGTACGTGGGTTAGGGATCTGTACATAAGCACGATACTTACCACGTGAAGCCAGGTCCAACCATTCGTTAATCAGTACATGCATATGTGAACGAACAGATGACGTGGAACGGTCGATTACTTCTGAGTCGAGGATCTTAGTAGGCAACGTAGAGAACTGATCGGATTCGATTTGTTCGGTGATCTCTTTCTCGGCATCGAAACGCACGAGTGGGTTATCACGAGCTAGTCCGTCTTCACGTTCCAGCAGTTGTTCTACAGTAGCCTTGTCTTGCCCCTCATGAACGATAGGGAAGTTCACATCCAGCTTGATGAGTTCAGCCTTAGGTTTAAGTTCCCCAGGCATTGCCGATGCATTCTGCTTGATGTTATACCAGATCAACGGAATACCGCGGGGAGTCAGGATGTTATCCACAAGCTTCTGCCACGTGGATTCCTTACCAACGTTACGTTCGTACCAATTGATATCACGGTACAAATGGAGTTGCTGACTTTTATCGAGGTAAGGCATGAACTCATCTAAACGAGAGTTCGAACCCAGCCATTCACGAATGAAGAAGCTGTTAGCCCGGCGTGTCTTAGCATTACGCAAACGAATCAACATGATCGCTAATGGGAGTTGGGTATACAACGATCCCAAGAACCCAGCGAAGTACAGGTCATCAGAGATGTTGAACTGTTCGTTATACCAACGGTTGTAGAAACTAGTCACCCAGTCTTGGAGCTCATGATCAAAGTTGTCTTCGTTTTCTTCGACATACTTAGGATCATAGTACAAAATCTCTCCATTATTTGATTCGATCGCTTTGTTGATATCAATCGGGTAGAGAATCCCGTTGATCAAACCTACTTGGTCAGGGAACTGACGCACTAGGTTATTGTAATAAACGCTGCCTGGAACATACTCACGGGCAGTTGCACGGTGAATTGCTAGATTATCCTTTGTAAAGGTTATCTCTTCCAACGTGTCCATGGACCGTACCGTCATCATGCTGTCAGTCGAGTGATACTCGCCAGCCATGTTCATGTAGTACTTCCACGATTTTGGATCAAGCTCATCCGCAATGATACCTTCCTCTGCTAGCCGCTCGTTCAGAATGGTAGCCGCTGCATCAAACTTAATCACCACTGTACGAGCTAACCGCATTGTATCGTTTCGGTAAACTTCGAAATAAACGTTGCTCATGCTTTTTACTCACTTGAATAATGGGAGCTTCTCATGGCTCGAAAAACTGGTGGGAACGGTAAAACGTACCCCATGTTCGAACAAACACAAGAAGGCATCAATCCACTAACGCCGCTTGGCGGATTAATTAATTTACTGCGCAAGTCAGTAAATGAAAAGGGACAAAGTGTCAACCAACCACGAGTTGGTATCAATAAACAAACAATGGATCGGGTATCACGTCAGACGTCGCAAGACATTACTGACAACGATTCGATCATGCAGCTTAACCCAGACTTGGAATTGGTAGAGACCGTAATGGTCGGTAACATCCTGAGTCCTAAAGATCTGGGTGAGACAGAACTGGCGTGGTCGGTCGACCCCATTCTGTTTGACAGCGAAATTGCACGTCTACTGATTGAACCCGTTGAAGAGCACTTTAAAAGAGACTATAAGATTAACGACCGTCTCGACCTGGTGCTTCGTGAAATCATGTTCCGTAAAGGTGCATCGATCCACATCGTTCTCCCAGAAAACGTATTGGACCATCTCGTCAATGGTACACGTAAAGTTTCCATGGAAGCTTATTCAGGTTTCCGTAAACGCATGTCGCAAGGTGAACCACTCGGTTTCCTCGGACACCCTACCAATTCCAATATCTCTTTGGAGTCCTGGAACGTAGCAGCTGATAACTCTAACCGAGTACTGGGTGATGCTAACCTGTTGGTTACCGACAACTTCAACATCCTGAAGTCTCCGGTGGTAGGTCGTCGTGTTCGTGAGATGCGTATTGCTGATCGTCTCAACCGTCATCGTGTTTCTCTAGAAGCCGAGATGGAAAAGGAAACACAGAACTACAACTTCACTAACGCTGACATTGAGAAACTCTATCAGCGTAACCGTAACGGCGTAACTGAGCATGCTCAAGTTGTAACATCGCCACAGTTTATGGATCGGAAGTCTGTAGGTCATCCGCTAGCACTGCTGCCTCCTATGGAAGCTGTGATCCCGGTATTCATGCAAGGACGTCCTCATGAACACGTCGGCTATTTCCTGTTGGTCGACCAAAACGGTTATCCAGTATCCAAAGACTCTACCCGAGACTTCTATGGTGAACTGCAATCGTCGTGGAAAGGTGGTGGCGGTAACAACGATGGTAACTCTGAGATCCTGCGCCTTACCCGTGAAGCAATGGGTGCTAATGCTAGCAAGCAAGATTACGAAGTTGATGAGATCCAAAAGACTTATAACTCGATCATCGTAAACGATCTGCACAACCGTCTCCGTAACGGTGAGTACGATCAAGAACTCGAGATCGGTATCTCTGAAGAAATCCAACGTATCATGTTGTTCCGTAGCTGGGAACAGAAGTGCACTCAACTGGTATTCATTCCTGCTGAGCTCTGCACTTACATGGCGTTCAACTTCAACGCTAACGGTGTTGGCGAATCACTGCTGTCCCGTTCGAAGATGATTGCAACCATGCGTTCTACTTTGTTGATGGCTGACACCGTTGGTGGCATGCGTAACGCAGTAGGTCGTAAGAAAGTAAACATCACGCTAGACCCGGATGATCCTGATGCTGAACAAACCATCTCGAACATCCAATCGGCAATCATGGAACAAGCACACCGTTCGTTCCCTTTGGCTGCCCCCGATCCTACGCAAGCAATGGATCACTTGATTCGTTCTGGCTTTGACTTTGCCATTAACGTTAACGGTGCAGACTATGCTGAAACAAAAGTAGAGTACGACGACTATAACACGAACCAACAGGCTGGTAACCCAGACCTGCAAGACCGTCTACGTCGTATGCACATTTCGGGTATGGGCGTTCACCCTGAGAAAGTTGACCCGATGTCTTCTCCAGACTTCGCTACAACTGCAACTCAGAACGACTTGGTATTCTCCCGTCGTGTACGTGCTTATCAAAAGGCATTTACCGAGTACCTGCAAAAGTTCATCCGGACTTACACTCACCACAGTTCGATCCTGCGCCAGAAGATGGCTAAGGCAATCATCAAGAACCGTAAGATGTTGTCCCCTGAACAAATCGAACAACCGATCGATGACATCATCGACGATTTCATTGCAGCATTGGAAGTAGCTCTACCAGCTCCTGACAACACTCAACATGAACGTCAAGCTGAATCGTATCGTGCTTACTCGGATCTGTTGGATCAAACCCTGGAAGCTTACATTACTCCTGACCTGTTCCCTGATGAAGTACTGGGCATGTCTGGTGTGGCCGACAAGATCCTCAACCACGTTAAAGCATACTTCAAACGTCAGTGGCTTACCAACAACAACGTCATGCCTGAACTGGGTGTACTGTTGGAGATGGACGGCGACAAACCAGCCTTCTCGTTGCTGGACTACATGGCTACTGCTCAATCCACAATGGGTCGTGCATTCATGGAGTTTATCAAACACGAGAACGATACCAAGACAGATTTCGCTCGTGAGTTCAAGAAGCTCATCGATGAATCGTCAGGTGGTGGGGGTGGTGACTTCGGTGGTGGTGACGACTCTGGTGGTTTCGGAGATGACACCGGTGGTGACGCTGGCATGGGAGGTGGAGACGACTTCGGTGACATGGGTGGCGGTGGAGATGACGGAATGGGTGGAGGCGATGACTTCGGCGATCTTGGTGGAGACACTGGGGGCGGTGATGACATGGGCTTGGACGCACCGGCAGATGAACCAGCAGCAGATGAAGATACGGCAGCACCAACGGATGGCTTGGATGATCCGCATGGCGCAGCAGCTAAAGATGAAGAAGAGCTCGAAGAAGAGCCTAAACCTTAAGCGACATATTAGCCTTCCCGTTGGGGAAGGCTTTATGCCGTTAGTTCGTGCCGAGGACACGGAAGAAAGCTTCATCGTGTTTGAATGGATTTGCCGAGTAGCGTCCACCATCTACTAAAGCTTTGGTGGTCCAGTTCTTCCGATGTGCCGCATCGTAGTCGTAACGCTTGTTCTCAGTACCAGCGTAAACAAAAGTATCTACTTCATGGATCGTGTGATAATCCAGCATCCGACCATAAGCACCGACGAGTGGTAGATTGTCACCGGTAGGATCAATGAACCGACCTGGCAAACGTAACCATTCGATTGGTTCGAAGTCTTGGAAGAATGAAGGTGTATCTACAACCACGAAAAAGGATTGAGACATCGTGAGATATTTCATCACGGTTTCATCGGAACGCATTTGATCCAGAGACATCAGTGTCGGAGACTTAGGATCGATAGTCAGACCCAAGTGATCCATATCCAGTTCTTGTACAGATTGGATATACCGATCAAGGAACATCGAAACACCAACTTCAATACGCCAAGTCCGATCACCTACAGGCTTATAGACTTTACCCAATACGTGCAGATAACCACCGATTACCAGCAACACGGTTTTGTTATCAATGTCGATGTTGTTCGGCATGCTAATATAAGCAGCATCGTTTAAAGGAGCACCTGGACGTTGAGGCTTAACCATTGCTTCCGTGATAGGTACTTTCTGTAGAGCACCAACAGTTTCGAACGAGTAGACCCCGATCTGATTGTTGTTAGACCGACGTACGGATTTGTTTCCATCCCAAACACGAATGCCATTAGATGTGTAGTCCGTGATGTGGAAGTAACCATTCACTGTAGTCAGACAGTACTTATCGTAGTCAGCATAAGAATGTGTCGGGTGTGTCATCAGCAGGTCTTCTTTGACGAACTTAGAAGCTGTTGAATTGACGTGCATCTCACGCCCTTTGGGCTGGGCTACGTAACCGGCATGCCATGCTTGAGCATAACGAACCAGTCGTTCTGTTTCATTTGGTAGCTTGGCTTCAAATGGAAGAGTCTGATTACCGATCGATGTTAACCATTGTTGGACGGTCATTGACGGATCAACGTTATTCATCCAAGTTGTTACATTGTCGAACTTAAGTGCTTTGAGCTGTTGTTGTCCTGCACCCGAGTAAGAGACGTAAAGAATCACGTCACCGAAAGTGGTTGACAGAGTGGTTACGATTTCATTGCTGAGGTCAGCTTCTTGCCAACGGCCCTTACGTCTATCGGCTCGATAGCGAGAACGTACTAGTGTGTACATTGTGGAACCTCCGTGGGGATTGAATAATCCTATGTGAATTTAAAATACTGGTGTGCATACACATCATTAAGCTACTAACTGCGCACCAGCGCTACATAGGAGGATCTATGTCCACCATGAGTACTACTGGTCTCTATCCTGAAGACTTGACAGGGACTAACCCCCTGAACTTAGTCACAGGCGAAATCCAGACGCTGCAAGTTCCTGGGCCTGATGATTTTTACTTCATCATTCCAAAAGCTGCTCCGTACTTTACGGACTCACTCAAAGTGTACAACGCCCAAACGGGTCAGTTGTATGTAGAAAACGTAGACTATCTAACAGGTCACTTCTTCATTGAAGCAATGGACTCTATCGGTCGACCTATCAATGGTTCTATTCGTTTCATGAAGAAAACCATCCAGGGTCAAGTACGATTAGAGTACAGGACTGTAGGTGGTCAATGGGGCTTCAGTGATACGGCTATTCTGGCGGAACTGTCCAACCGACAATTCAACCCACTCGTTCGTAGTTGGGCTCAGATCGACGTATTGCCTGCGCTGTTCCCTGTACTGGAACATAGCCAACCAATCAATTCGTTGGTAGGTTCTGCAGAGATCAAGAAAGCTCTGGAAGATCTGGCGGAAGTTATTGAAGCATCGGCAGAGGGGGCATCACAGTCTCACTTGCTTGACTTCGGCAACCCGCACAAAGTAACAAAAGCACAAGTGCTGTTGGGCCTGGTACAGAACTACGGCATGGCTACAGATGCTGAGGCTAAGGCTGGTTTGCGAGATGACGTTTATATGTCGTCCCGTGCAGTGTTCTTGCAGATTACTGAGAAAGCACTGATCCCACTGAACGCACACATCGCTGCTCGTGGTAACGTGCACGGTTTGACTGCTGCCGATATCAACTTGGGTCGTGTTCCTAACTTCTCGGCGGCAACGCCTTCAGAAGCAGTGGACATCACCAACAACATTACGTTGCTGACACCGTACACCGGTTCTCTGTTGATTCAACAGTTGTCGAACATTCCACGTATCGATGCTCTGGAAAACCTGATCAACCAACACATCAACAACCACAATAACCCCCACCAACTGACACCTGCTATTTTGGGTATGTACTCGAATGCACAGATCGATCAGAAGCTGGCGGATGTTTCCAGTGGTGGTGGCGATGCAACTACCTTTGGTGGTAAGTCTCCTGGTGATTGGGAAGATAGCTTCGTCAGTGTTGATAATACTGAATCGGTTATCGATGAAATCCGTGTACAACATGAAACGAACTTAACTCTGATTCAAGCGGTGTCTCTGGAATCCCCTTGGACTCCTGCAAAAGAAACAGAATTCCAAAACTGGCAGATCGGCGCAGCTGATGCTGGCTATGGTACGTACAGTGTAAGTAATTCACTGTGGTCGTCTCGGCTAATCCAGGCAAGTGATGCTCCACAGATCCCTGCTCTGGATATCATGCGCAAAGCAGCCGACGGTTGGTCCGATGCAAAAGATGCTATCTACGTGATTGCTCCGAATGGTGCCTTGCGTGCATATGGCACCGCTGCAGTTGCTGCTCCAGTTGGCTGGAAGGATGATGCTTCCTTTAACCCAGCGAACGCATTGGAAGCAGTATGGGCTTCGGCTGGTCTGGTTTACGTTCGTAAGCGTGGTACACCTGTGGTTGGTGGTGCAGCTATCCCTGGCGACTTGTACGTCTATGGCACCGCTACCCCAATCACACTGGTGTCCCCATCTTCGGAAGGACCTGTTGCCATCTTTACCTCTGGCCAACGTCAGTTCATTGGCGAGACTTCGTTATTGGAAATCGCTAACGACGTATTTAAAGGACGTGGTCAAGCAGCATGGGTTACTGCTATCAATGCTGTCATCACTGCACTGAATACCGAGATCAAAGGGAAATCAGCAGCTGACCACATTAAAGGCGTAGCTGTCGGCGATACCAACGTGGTCTTCAATAGCGCACTGCGTGGTGATGTCTATGTGTATCAGATCAATCGTACTGGTAACAACGTTACTAGTGTTACACGAGTGGCTAACCCTGTTATTTACAAAGGTGATGGTACCGTAGTTCCAATCGCTAACGTAAGTGGCGTTGGCTTTGTTACTGGTCAATACGGACACGTCGCACTGCTGACCACTACAGGTCAAACATTGTTCATCGGTGATAACTCACAAGGACAATGTGAAGTGGACGATAAGGCTGGTCCATACCTCGTAGCAGCAGCAGGTTATAACTACACCGTCACGGTTAACACCAAGCACCAAGTTCAGTTCTGGGGCAATTCACCAGATAACTCAATGGTGTATGGCAGCCGTGGCACAGTGATCGAAGAGGTAACTCCATGATCAGTACAGCAAAAGTAACGGCACTGCTACAACGCATTGCCTTGTGGGCAGGTGAAGTGGTTAACCGCCTTACGTTGGTGAAGAATCGGCTTGATGCTTTGGAATCGACTACTCGTACTCTGAAGAATCAAACAGCAGATGCAATCGGGTTAGGTCAAACACCTAACTACGCACCAACCACACTGAAACAAGCCAAAGGTGGTGTGAACAACACCTCCATCATGACGCCTAGACGAACAGCCGATTACGCCGAAGAGAATATCTACGGCCCGATCGGCGAAGCGTTCAAAGCATCTGCTTCACGCTTACCATAATCACACAAGACGGGACATGGGCAACCGTGTCCTCTTTTGTAAGCATTATCCAAACGGAGTAACCCATGGATAACCCAATCGTACAGTTACCACTTGATCTAACTGGTGTAAACCCGAACAACCTCATTGGTAGCGAAGAACACCTACTGGTAGATCTTGATGGTTTCCCGTATAAAATCATCACCCTCTTCCACGGTGGTTTTTATACGAAGGGATTCAAGGTCTTCGATGCAAACTTCAATCGACTAAGACCTAACGTAGATTACATCTGCACTTACAAACATCCATTGCTCAGTGCACGCACGGGTCAGGAAGTTTGTAGTGCAATCGTTTTCATTAACCATGCCATCGAAGGTTTGGTTTATACATCAGCACAAATGGTCGGTGGTGACGTAGCCTTCAGCTTTACAGTTGTTCAGGATTACATCAACTACTACAATGCTACACCAGGACATGTTCCAGCTTGGATCGATTATAATGGTGATGAGCCGATTTGGTCACCTGGTGAGTTGGTACACAAACGTTGGGGCCTGGATACATACCAGCCATTCAACAATGAACTGGAAAACATTTCTCGTCGGATGCAGATGGGTTCTGACTCAGCCGAAAACGATCTGCGTCAAGATATCCGTGATCGATTAGCTGAGTTCTTAGGTCGGTTTAATAGTCGACTACAGGATCACATTGATGACAAACAGAACCCACACCAAAGCGACGCTGAGAAAGTAGGCTTAGGGCTGCTGCGTAACTTGCCTGTAGCATCCAATGCACAAGCACTGTTGATCGCATCTGACAACTTGTACATGACACCAAAGTTAGCTTGGGCTGTCAGTGATGAACTTGCGGCAAAACCGTTGAAGGCACACACTGATCTAAAACCAGCTAACCCACACAACGTCTCGTTCACACAGATGAACTCGCATTCCAAAGCGCAAGCTACGACGATCATCAACTCCAAGCACAAGAAAGGCACAACCATTGCTAACACCCGTTCGATCTATTATCAGAATGCGTGGCACAGCTATGATGAATACGTAGCCAAACTACGGAAGAATCTGTCCACTGCTTATTTCCCTTCCGGGATTTTGAAGCCAGAAAAGATGGGCTCTGGTCCTCTTGCCTCAAACACTGTAATGCGTGGTGATCGCAAATGGTCACGTGTGACAGATATCGTAGCGGAATATGTAAAGACAAAATCTGGTTCGTGGAATGGTATCAGTGTCAACTCGTATGATCCAAACGTAGCGATGAACATTATTCGCTCAACATGGCCATATGAGGTAGTTGGTAGTAGCGTATTTGCCCGATTGCTGGTAGCAGTACAACAAGGTTACGGTAACGGTGATGAACACTATGACGTTAACCAAGACTATGTATTCGTTATGACTCCATCAGGTTGGGTCATGGCTTAAGGTAAAAGAGATGACTCCATTACTACACAAGTTTCCAATTGATTGGACAGGTACCGACCTGCGTAATCGGACAAAGAGCGAGATGCATGACATGTCTGCGCTCTATGATCTGGACTACCGTTGTGTAGTCTTGGATCATGGTTACTTCTATACGAACGATCTGTACATCATCGATGATGCTGGTCATGTATTGAAAGAAGCTGTAGATTATCAGCTCGTTGGTTTCAATACTGACGTTGCAGATAAAACTGCTAAGACCGTTGTATCCGTTATCGTGATCACCAATAAAAAGGTAGCCTCACGAATTTACGTTGATGCGCAGATGGTCGGTGGTGGCTATGAGAAAGTTGGTAAGGCGATCGATCAGATGGCCATGGGCTTGTTAAACAACTCTCGTAAAGTGCACTGGAACAACGTTAAAGGTAAGCCTGATCGTTTCCCTGCTGGTGGTCACATGCACGCCCTATGGGAGCTGTACGGCTTCACACCTACGGTTCTGGTATTGCAACGAATGTCTACTGCTTTCGCTAAGAAAGTTGGACAAGTGTTGGACGATGTACACACTGACTTTGATGCTCAGATGAAGATCATTGAAGCTGAACTCGATGCAGTGGAAGCACGATTGACTGTGCACATTGCCGATACTGCTAACCCACACAAAGACTGGAAAGGTAACATCGGTTTGGGGAACGTGTTTAATGCACCTACTGCCACACTGACGCAAGCACGTTTGAATAATGGTACATTGATGGATGTCTATGCGACGCCATGGTCTATCGGTCAATCGTTGGATGCGAACTTTACTCCAATCTTGCAAGAGCACATTGCAAACCAATTTAACCCCCACCAGAATACATTGGCGCAGTTGAACATGTATTCTGTTACAGAGATGAACCAGAAGGCTAACCTCTACACCGATCAAGGTGCTACGATGGATAAGTCCGATCTCGTCTATGGGGTAAACTCGTTTAGTCTACAGCCACTTGTTCAACAGAACAACCACACTGACAACCTAACGATTGGTATGTATCCATTCTGGGTTTGGGCACGTCCATATCTTGCAGGGATTGCTCCAACTGCACAGGTACTGAAGCCCGATGGTGGTTGGCAGAAAATCTCTGACGTTATCGCACGGGAAGTTTCTCCATCTACCCAAGTCATTGTAATGCAAGGTGAGTTCAGCAGCTACGGTCACATTGTGAACACAGCTAACCAATGGCTGATCGGGTATCCAGTCGGCTCGATACTTTACGCTCACTGGAACTTGCACCAAGAATCCTACAACGGTAACGGTGCTGTTCAAAATGCTGATACACGTTGGACTTCGATCCTAGTATACGCAGGTCCTGCCTCTGGTTGGATCACATCTGCAGGGGGTGTCTAATGGCACTTACATTTCTACCGTTAGACTTAACGGGAACCGCCTACGTCAACCGACGTGAAGGTGAAGTCCGCCCGTTGATGCGGGTGGCAAATAAAACCAATCGTGTTTGCGTATTGAATCACGGTGCCTTCTACTCGAAGAGCCTGGTGGTACGCGATGCGACTGGGCGACTGCTATTACCGGCCGACTATAAAACAACTTATCATTACGAAGAGCTGTCTACCCTGACAGCTAAAGAAGTGATGGGCCTGATCGTTATTACAAATGACACAGTGGTTTCTCCACTCACGATCCAGTATCAGGCAGTTGGTGGTAACTTCAGTATTTCGGCTTCCGAGTTGAAAACATTGATGGACGCCTTGAAGGAAGATAATTTCGACCTCAAGTGGGATGACATCATTGGTAAACCATCGGCCTATGTTCCAGAAGACCACACGCACAAGTACTGGCAACTGTTCGGTATGGAAACAACGGTTAAAGAAGTCGATCGAATTGCTGAAGCATGGAAGGCTGGATCTAAGGCTATCGTTCAGGTGTCCAAAGACTACGCTGCCGACTACGTTCAGAAAGGGCGTGATGCCATTGATGCTTATGCTGTAAAAGTATCTGCCCACTTGACTGATATTAACAACCCACACTTGACTGACAAAGTTAAAGCTGGTTTAGGTAATATCAACAACTGGTCCATGGCCACACCAGCGCAAGTAGCTGATCGTGATGATGCGTCACATTACATGCCTATCGGCGGCATGTACCGTATTCTTAACACTGGTCCTTTGCCTGACCTTACGGCACACGTTACTAACTATAACAACCCACACGGCACAACTGCCGCAATGGTTGGTAGTTGGACGAAGACAGAGATCGACACATTTTTCCTGGACAAATATCTGTGGACAGATGTTGCTACTAACGCAACGCTGTACGCCGGTCGAACTATGGCTACGTTGCGTAATGACGTTACGTTAAACCTTGACCCTAACGATATTACATTCGGTGGTTTCCCACATACGCAAATGGGTAACAATGGTGCCGGCATTGGTTCAGACACTTGGAACTGGGCACTTTGTGGTGACAGTAACTGGCGTCGTTGGTCTACGCTCTTGGCTTCATTTAACGCATCTCGGCGTCGGTATGTCTCGTTGGGCAACTATTCATCCCCAGAGGCATTGTTGAATACGGCATATGCTGTATTTGGCTCTTGGCCGAACAACACGATCGCAATCGGCACTTACGTTAATAACCCAACACCTGACGTTACATTCACCCTGCTTAAAGCATTCATCAAATCTAATGGCACCTGGGTTCCAATCTGGGGCTAAAGAGGAAACAACAAATGTACAATACCACTACCCTTTCAGATCTGACTAGTGGCACACGCACTCGGTCACTTCTAATGTTCAACAAAGCAAACGGTATTTTCCTTGCGGCTATCAGCTACAGTGACCCTGCAACTTTGGGCGGCCATGATCAGATCGAATTTGTTGAAGACCAATACGACTTTATGAACGATGTCGTAGTAGGGAAATATCCAGACTACATCGTTAAGAATAAGAGCGAAGGTCCTCAACCTTTCTATGAATCTCAAGCCGATGCGGTCATGTCAGCTAAGATCACCAAACAGTATCCTGTCGTAGAACAGGTTAACGTGTTGGGTCGTGCCATCGATCTGTTGGCAGATAAAGTTGGATTGGAACTTGCTGAACTAAAAGAGATGTTGTCCTACATCGCTCTCTGTAAAGAAGTTAACGCAACCTCTAAGGAATTCTACCGTGACTCTCCCGACTTCATTTACATCAGCAATGAAGAACTTGCAGAACAAGAAAATGCTAAGTACGAAGGTGGTCTACACGAAGCCTTTGGACCAAGAACGATCACCGGTGGACGTGTTTTCAGCTGATATGGCTGAAGCCATTGTGGGGGCCCTAGAGGCCCTTCCGGCTCCATACTGGTACCAACGCTCAAAGATCAACTCCATTCCCACTAAAGGGGTGTCTGAGTGCGACTATGGGTTCTTGGGACACAACCAGATGCCTAAGGAACTCCGAGAACTGCTTTGGGACTTAGCTCCGTCTATTCCCAAGTCTTTCTTGGAAGAAGTTTGCGTTAACCGTTATGAGATCGGTACTGGAATGCCAGAGCACATAGACCTGGCTCGGTATCGATACAACATGGTTGTTGCACTGTCTAACAATGGCGATGGTTGTACTGTAATGGATGAGTTCTTTGTTGACGTTCCCGGTAAAGGAATGTGTTTCCCCCGCAAGTCAGAACCACATGCAGTGCCACCAGTCAAACACAAACGCTATGTAATCATTTTCTTGTATGCTTAAGGAGTAGACATGTACACACGTCTGCACACACTTTCAGAAACAACAGTAGCCGAATTATGTGAGCTTAAGGACACTGTGTCTTTCTCCGATTCGTATGGTGCTCGTCGGAGACAAGGCAAGAACAATGCCGATGCTCTTAGTATCTACAACTACTCTAAGTGGTTTAACTGGACTCATGCTCAGCGTGAGCTTATCCGTAAAGCCCTGCCAGAGCGACAAACCAAGACAGCTAAACAAGTCTGGTTCTTGGATATCCCTGCCCGCACCGGATTCCTCGATGTAATGACGACTTGGATTTCCAAAGCCCATATCTGCGGTAAGATCTGTGCTTATTCGTTAACGGATAAACAGACCATCTACATTGAGGGTAGTGCAATACAGCTTAACAAAGGTGAAGGTATTCACTTTTGCCTTTCTCAAATCCATGAGATCAAGCCTTCAAAGGAAGGTCAACTATGGGCTTGTGTGATGACTCGTGCTCCCGTAGCAGACCTAGTGTAAAAGTACGCTTTTACTTAATACTACAATGTACTAATCAAAGGAGATCGTAATGTCGATCTTGGACCAACAAGTTGTAAACGTAACACGTACCGCTATCGGTGCTCTGTTACAAACGTTTAAATTCTTCGGGTTGCCACAAAAGCAAGCCCTGCTCAAGAACTCCACACTGAACCAGAAGTTCAACGTGCAGAACAACGTGATGCCTGCTGATGCACAATCACTGAACTTCCGCTATCTGGTTATCGGTAACAAAGGTCACTACACTGTGATCGCCGATGACGGCTCGGATGAAACTGATGTTCGTCCACACCGTACCAACCACAACGGTCTGTACAACCACATTCCATTTGCACTGCGTGAAGTTACTGATGACTTTACTCAACTCGAACGTGAACAGTATGCACTGCGTACTCCGGAAACTCACAACGGCAAACCTTACTTTGCTTACTACGCTTACCGGATTAACATCTCCGCTGTTATTCCACAACTGCTGGAAGTTGAGATCATCAACGGCGTTGAAGTAACCCGCCCGTATGTTCCTACTCTGGAAGACCTGAACCCGATCCCTCCAGCTATCCCAAACACTGGTATAGTAGTAGGTTCTCCTAAGTACATCTCGGCTTCCGCTATTGCTGAAGTTAAGTGGACAAAAGAGATCATCGCTGAGATAGTGAACGCTCACCGTGTACGTACTGGTTCGACTCGTTCGCCAGTTATCTCGGAAGTCGGTCTTGTTACCGGTGTTGATAAGCTCGTACCTGGTCCAGCTGGTGGCGGTGGTAGCTTCGACTATAACGAAGTTATCGGTGCTCAGATTGCTGTGCACGTTGCAACTAACCATCCAATCGCTTACAACTCGAACGGTCTGACCATGGTTTACGACGTTGGTGCTTCTGAACCAATGTTGGGTGACCAAGCATTGAACGTCGCAGAATTCACCTAAGGCTTAATTATGCTTAAGATGCCAGCGAATTCGGAACCATTTAAGATTCTGTCTCTCGACCCTGGCTCCTCGCATTTAGGTGTGGCTATTCTGCTAGACCAACTAGATGGTTCAGAAGTTGTGATCGACGAATCCTTCACAGTTCATTTGAAGGATACCTGCCCGATGTATTCGGAGCTAGGTGATCTTCACGGCAACCGCGTGATCCGCTTGATGCAACTAGGAGATGCTGTCTTAGATCTCCTACGGACGCACAGGCCACATGCGGTAATTGTGGAGGCTAACTACCTGGGACGTTTCGCTACTGCCTTCGCCGCACTCGTAGAGTGTGTGGCGATGGTTCGTAGTGCTGTGTATATGTACGACCCTTTTATGCCACTGTATCAAGTTGACCCTTCGACAGCGAAGATCAATGCCGGTATGGAACGCATTAAAGGAACAGACAAGGAAGATGTACGTCGTGCAATGAGAAAACGTAAAGGCATTAAGTGGAACGTTAATCTAGAAGAACTAGACGAACACAGTGTCGATGCGTGCGCAATTGGTTTATATTGCGCCGAACACATAACCCCTAGGGTGATGCCCGCTGAACCTATCAAGAAGATCAAGGTCAAGAAGGATCGCAAAAAGCGGAGACGAGGTAAAAGACGATGATGTTTCTTAAAAGTCTACAATGGTTTGAATGGCTCCTGATAGGCTGCTTAGTAGCAGTATTAGGAGTAAGTACTGTACTCTGGAATAAATACGATGCGCGTACCGAACAAGCTGGGTCTCTCAAGACCGAGAACTCTACGCTCACGGAGACGGTGAAATATAAAGATCAGTCCGCAACCATCTCGGACCAGGTTGTTACCGAATTTGTTCAGGAAAAAGAAGATGTGAAGGAAGAGATGCAACAGTCACGTGAAGGAGTGATTGATGAGTACATTAACATGGCAACCAGCCAGGCCGCTATCCCAACCCCGGTTGTGGACAAGCCTAAGGCAAAGGTTGCAACGAGGTCAAAAGCAACTCAAGATAGGCCCACCACCAAAGATGTTGATCCTATTGGTGATGCTGCTCGCATTGGCCTCATGGCTGACCGGTTGCACCAGCACTACTGTGCAGCAGCCCCCGAGCGTGGTGTCGGCTGCTCTACCATCAGTGCTAACCACTGAGTGTTACGTTTCTCCCCCTCCGACTGCCGACGACATTGTTAACGCCGCACAGCGTTATCGTGTAGCCGGTGTGGTGTCGGACTGGGAAGCTCGCTACCTGTTGATGTCCGATCACTGGCTCCTACAAACTGACGCACTGGGACTCTGTAACAAACAAGTGCGCAAATCACGTGAGTGGGTAAACAAACATCGTGGTTTGGAGAAGCCAAATGAAAATCTCGGAAATCCTGAATGAGATTGATCTAAGTCCAATTTCGACCCACCCGACTGCAGCAATGGTGATTGGGTATTTGAACAGTAACCTGATGCTCTCAGGTGATACTGCTTTGACTACTGCATCCACAGGCGCAGAAGCGATTGCCGCTATTTATAAATCGTCTCGAGAAAAGCAAGACGAAATCTTCGCTAAGGAATTCGTTCCTCTGCGTAAGAAAGATAGCTATAAGTTCCTAGTTCTATCGATGGCTGTTTTGGCAGTTGTTGCTGGATTAGGGTTTGCTGGTAGTGTTGCCAAATTGGAAGGCGAAGCTGCAGCGGGTGTCACGGATGTGTTTAAAGTCTTGATTACAGGACTTTTCGAAATTGCAAAGTTGCTCATTGCTGGACAATAAAAACATACTGCCCGTCCCGTTATGGGGCGGGCTTTATTATGCTATGTGGATTAATCAACTTTGTAACCACAGGACTGAGGTTTAAACATGATCACAACAGATCGTTTCCCGTATGACATGCCTTCTCGCGACGCGCTCGTGAAGCAGGTGAACATCGACTTGAAAAGGAACTACAAACCTGATCAAGTGAGCTTTGAAGACATGTTCTTTGCCCCACTGCCTGCTATCCCTGGCCGTACCTTTATTGAGATGACTAATCGCCTGACTGGGCTAAAAGAATTCTTTGTATATCGTCGTCTAGACTTGGCACATCCAAAGGCACTGGGCACGAGCACACGAATCACAATTGTAGGGTTACCTACGCCCGCCAGCATCGCACGAGAAATCAACCGTAGTCGTAAAATGACTTTCGGTCCAGATGACATTTCTTTCTCGACGGTAGTCATCAGTGTCAAAGAAGCCAGCTTCGTTTATCGCTTAAAAGCAATGACCGGTAGCTACGCTTACTTTGGCGAGACTGATGTTATTGTCGATATCGTGGAAGCTAACCCATACTCCCGTTATCTGGAAGATGGTGATAACCGTCTGATGGAAGATGGCGACATCCGGGAAATGGAACACGACTGAGGTAAATAACATGGCTACTAAGAACGCTATACTTGATTCCATTCCGCTACCCGTAGCGAATAAATCACGTGCTGCGGCTATGCCAACACTAGAAGCTATTGGTAAGATCACAGGGATGTCTGCTGCTATCTTGGCAACATTCGCTGCAATCGAATCTGGGTTTGATTACCTGGTGAAAGCATCTACATCAAGTGCAACAGGTTGGTTTCAACACTTGAACAAAACTTGGGATGATATCCTGAAGTTGACTAATGCCAAATATGGTCTTATCGATGATGCTCAACGTGGACTGCGTTTAGATCCACGAGCCAATGGCCTAATGGGTGCAGAGCTGCTGAAAGACAACGCCCGCATTCTTAAGAGTGGACTGGGTCGTGAACCAACAGATACTGAACTGTACGCTGCACACTTCTTTGGTGTTGGTACAGCTAAGAAATTCCTGTTGGCTGATCGTAAGGCTATCGGGGCAGCAATGTTCCCAGCTCAAGCTGCAGCAAACGTTGGTATCTTCTATGCTCGCGATAAGAAGACACCTTTGACCAATGCTGAAATCTTAGCGCTGCTCGAATCTAAAGTAGCCAAGTATCGCGGTTAACGCCGCGTAACAAAAGGATTTAAGTATGAACGGATCACTTGCTGCGGATACGCAACTAAACAAAAATAAGCTTTCCGGCATGGACCCGCTACTGATCATCAGTGGTGATGAATATGTCGAAGTGGTCAAGCGAGCTACTGACGGTAGTTATAGAAACTACCGAGTATTAACGAGCAAACTAAAGGAAACCCGCACTGCTTATGATTTCGCCGTTAGCAATGGATTCGTTGGTACTTTAGAGGAATGGCTGGAGTGCACCAAAGCGTTGTACTCTCGCGATGAATCCAGGTACGGCAAAGTTCTAATGGCCGATGATCAGGGTGTGGGACAGTGGACAGAAGTTAATATTAGCACCATCGACGGATTGCAAGAAGAACTCGATCGTGTTTTATCTCAAGCTCAGTCAGCTGCTCAAGCTGCGGCAACGTCAGCTAATACTGCCAGTCTCGCAGCCGATCAAGTAACAGGTGCTGTCACAGTAGCTATCTCGGCTAAGAACTCTGCACAGTCATCTGCCTCTAGTGCACAAAGCTCTGCAACACGAGCAGTGAATGCAAACAACTCAGCTGAATCGATTGCGGCTACTATTACCAACACGGCAATAGAAGTTCAAAACAGTGCCGACTTAGCTATTGCAGCTAAGGACATGGCTGAAGCTTCGCTACCTGTGGTTAATGCTGCTAAAGATGCTGCACAAAGTTCTGCTGCTTCGGCAGCTAGTTCTGCAGCTATTGCAACATCAGCTAAAGACTCGATAGAAGCAATTGTCCCAACCGTAACTGCGGCCAAGGATACTGTTACTGCCATGACGGCATCCGCCATCGCGGCCAGTGACACAGCTACGACAGCGGCTCAAGGTGCCAGTGCATCTAAAGATGCTGCGGCGAGTTCTGCTTCTAGTGCAACCAGCTCTAAAGATGCTGCTGCAGTTTCTGCGGCTCAAGCATTAGCTTCTCGTAATGCTACCGAAGGGTTTGCTAATAATGCGGCTACATCGGTAACGTCTGCTCAGAACTTTGCTACCCAGGCAGAATCGTCTAAGGTGGCGGCAGCGTCATCGACTAACTTTGCACAAACAGCGGCAGCCCAAGCCATTGCATCGAAAGATGCGGCAGCTAGTTCAGCGACAGCAGCACAGACTGCTGCGACACAAGCTGGCACGGCACGAACAGCAGCTCAAAGCTCTGCAACGGCTGCAGCATCGTCACAGACTGCGGCACAAGGCTTCCAAGCTAATGCCCAACAATCAGCAACCGACGCTGCGGCATCTGCCCAAGCGGCTGCTGCAGTCACTAATAATAACATGACGTTGTTAGCTGCACCGGGTGGATCTGGATTGGTTACTTACCATCCAGGGGATCTAGCGGTAGGGGCATCGGAAGATCGGACACTCCAAGTTAAGTTGGATGGGTATCGTGATCTAGCGGACTTCAAAGGTTTCGTTGGTGATGGTACTAACGACGACTCAGATGCTTACGAGCGAGCAGTACTGTGGCAACGCAGTAAGGCTAAGATCTGGAACCCTACCTTTGGTGGTGGCGTATCCAGTGCGGTAGTGGTGTGCCCAGGTCTAACGATTCCTAAAGGTGCACGTGTTCGATTAACTCGAACTATGCCTGCAGCAATTCACGTAGTGGCTAATGGCTTTGCTTCTTTTGAAGCTTCTACCACTGTGGATATGATCTTGGGGAACGATAGTTATCGATCTCATTACGAGAACATCTTCTTCATTGGTGGTCGTAACCAAGTTAACTTAAACAACAAGAACGTTAACTTCGGTTTGTGGATGTTCCGTAACTGTACCTTTGCTGGTTCTAATGGCTGGGCAGTACAACTCCGCAACACAGCGACCGATTACGGTGTAACATCAACACAGGCTATCTTTGATAACTGCCGTTGGACTCGTTGCCGCCGTGTGTTGTTTACTGAATGTGATCACACCTTCGTTACAGGTGGTTGGCTACAAGTTGCATCGGATTGGTTTGACGATAACACGTCTGCCATTAAGAACGTTGGCTTGTTATCCATGTCTGACTTGATGATGGTTCCAGGTGGCACATTCGGATTGAAGTGTCGTTGGGTCGATGCCTATGGTGGTGTTCGCTTTACCAAGGTTCGCTTTGGTGGTGAGGGTGGTGGTTTACCAGGCGTGTACTGGTTTGCTACTCCTACTAAGTTTGTTGCAGGTACTGATGAATCTGTTGAAGTAGGTGTGATCTTCGAAAGTTGCACAAACTACTTTGGCAATCAGGTACGGGCAGACAATGGTGGTGTTGTGCTACAAGGGCAACTCCCACGCATCATTCGCTATACTAACTGCACTGGTCCTATTGGTGGACGTTTAATCCATAATGACCCTGCAGATGGTGGTATCCCGGATATTCCTGCGTACATCGCTAACCTGCGTACAGCATGGGGCGGTGTTGATGACATGTATCAGAACCTCAGCTATCACTACACTGGTATTGGTATGCGTCCGGTTGCGGGTATATGGCCAAGTGCACTGGATGCTTACAGCTATACTGACCGTGGTCGTGTGGTTGAAACGCGAGCACACCTAACGGCGAGTGGCACTGTCGTCATGACGGGTGTTGCTACTCGGATGAGCTTCGATGTTGCTACGTTAGATCCGTATAAGTACTCGGTGGTTTCCTCAGGTGCCACAGTTGTTAAGATCCCACTACGGGCCTCTTTTGCACAACTCATCTGTAACCTTGAAGCCCCTACGCTTCCAGCTAACAACCAGCGCTACACAGCGCGCGTGTATGTTCAGGGTGTTGCTACAAACATCATTGCGTACTATGACCATACCAAAGATGGTCAGCCACGATTTAACTTCTCTGGCGGATTAGTTGTCACACCTGGACAAGAGATCGATGTTCGGATCACTCAGTCTACTGGTGCATCTGCTACGTTTACGGGGACCATTACGGTGGACTTCGACGTGAGACAGTTCTAACCAACAATTTTATGTAACAAAAGGATCTAGCCATGGCGGATACTAACACCCCAAACAAAAATATGATTTCTGGGATGGAAACAGCGCTGACTCTCAGCGGTGATGAATTCGTAGAAGTTGTTCGGCTAATGCCAGATGGTTCGTACAAGAACTATCGCACATTAGCTTCGAAACTCCGTGTAGGTAAAACTGCATATGACCTGGCCGTAGATAATGGCTTTGTCGGAACGGAAGCACAGTGGCTTGAAACATTGGTTGGTGCATCTGCTTACGAAATCGCTGTTCGTGTAGGTGAGTTCGTAGGCACTGAAGCTGATTGGGTTAAAGCCCTAGAAGCCTTGTATAAAGCTGATCCACTGCGTGTTGGTCAAGTACTGACTGCAGACGCACAAGGCGTGGGTGTGTTTAAACAACTCACTCCTGCCGATGTAGGCTTGACTCACGTCAACGATACAGCTGACGCAGACAAGCCAGTGTCGGAACCACAGCGTACTGAGTTCTCTCGGTATCTGTTGCGGTCCCGCACAACTACCGAAGTAATGAAAGTGCTTCTGGCTCTTCCAGGCATTCGGTATACCAGCGATATGAAAGACATCATCTTTGATGAAGGTCACGTAAATCCTGTCGCACCGTAATACTTTTTAGAAGGAACTGATTATGATCGTTCAAGTTAGACGTGGTGCCACTGCAGAAGCCCTCGCATGGAAAGGTTTGGAAGGCACGTTCTTCGTTGACCTGACTACTAAACTAGTCTATGTACATGACGGCGTTACTGTTGGTGGTACTCTGATCGGTGGCTTAAGCCAAACCGCTATCAACCAATTGATCGACACTAAACTGGCAGCTTTTGAAGTTGCTGTTGCCGACGTTAATGGACTAACGGAAGCTCTTGCGACAATTCCAGCCAAAGCTACTGGTGAGGAAGTGATCGAAGGTACAGATGATGCGAAGTATGTTACAGCAGCATCGCTGTTGGCACTGCTGAATGACATCGGCTTTACCAAAGAACCTGGCGGGGAGTGGAAGCTTGACGCAGGTACTGTTGCACCTTAAAGACATTCGGGAGCCTTAGGGTTCCCTTATGCCGTCTCAGTATTTTTTAACCTACTGTATGAGTCTTATTTAAGTTTTAGTAAGACGACCGGTTGATTTTACTAAGGCTCTCTTTAAAGGAACATCGCGATGGCAGAGTCAAATAAGAAAGGTATGATCTCTGGGATGGACTCCCTGCTGACTATCAGTGGAGAAGAATTTCTGGAAGTTATCCGCCTGGAGGCCGACGGTACGTATAAAAACTATCGTCTGTTAGTTTCCAAGATCCGCAATAACGCAGGTCTATCCGCTTACGAGATCGCTGTCCAGAACGGCTACGTGGGCACTGTAGACCAATGGCTGTCCAGCCTCGAAGGTAAGACGGCTTATCAAATCGCTGTAGACCTTGGCTTCGTTGGTGACGAGGTTGCATTCATTGCATCTCTCAAAGGCGCTAAGGGTGAAGACGGTGATTCAGGCAAGTCGATTTATGACATTGCTCTCGATACCGGTTTTGTCGGAACAGAAGCAGACTTCTTGAAAACCCTCGTGGGTAAGTCTGCCTACAAGACAGCACTGGACAACGGTTTCATCGGTACTGAAGCTGAATGGCTTCTATCGCTCAAGGGCGCAAAAGGTGACACCGGTAATGACGGTGCAATCGGCCCTGATGGTAAATCCGCTTTTGAAGTCTGGGAAGCTATCCCAGAGAACGTCGACAAAACACTTGCAGATTACCTGGAAGCACAGAAAGGTGCTACCGGTGAGTCAGCGTATGAAGCTGCACTGTCCAATGGTTTCATCGGTACAGAAGCGCAATACCTGGCATCCCTGAAAGGTAAGTCGGCGTATGATGTTGCTAAAGAACAAGACCCGTCTATCGTTGACCAAGCTACTTGGCTGAAATCTTTGGAAGGCAAAACAGCCTACGAAGTCGCTAAGGACAAAGGGTTCAGCGGTACAGAAGCAGAGTGGTTGGATTCCCTTAAAGGACAGTCCTCTTATCAACTGTGGTTGGCTGAAGGCAACACTGGTTCCGAAGCACAGTTCCTGGAATCTCTTGAAGGTTCGGACGGTGTTAATGGTACTAACGGCACCAATGGTGCTGACGGTAAGTCCGCTTACCAAACAGCGGTAGATGGTGGTTACGTAGGTTCCCAAGCCCAGTGGATTGCATCCCTGAAAGGTGCTAAGGGTACAGACGGAACTAATGGCACAAACGGTACCAATGGTGCCGATGGCCAATCAGCATATGCATTGTGGCTGACTAAGCCTGGTAACGCTGGTAAGACAGAAGCTGAGTTCCTGGCATCTAACAAAGGTGCTAAAGGCGACGAAGGTAAATCAGCTTATGAAGTAGCTGTTGCAGATGGCTTTATTGGTAGCGAAGAACAATGGCTAGAAAGCCTTGTTGGTGCTGACGGCGTTATGGGCCCTGGTCTGAATGTCATTGACACTATCTCCGAAGAACAATACCAAGATATCATTGATGCTGATGATTCCACTATCGGTGATGCTTACATCGTAGGCGTTTTCCTGTACGTGTGGAACGGCACTATCTGGGTTAAGTCCAACGCGCTCCAAGGTCCAGCAGGTCGTGGTTTGAACTACCTGGGCGAATGGCCTAATGCCGCACAGCTGCCACTCGACGTGAACTACAAAGCTAGTGACACGTACGTATGGCGTAGCTCTCTGTGGACTCTGGTAGAACAACCTGTCCGTAAATGGGTAGACATTGGTGTACCTGGTCCAGTTGGTAAATCTGCTTATCAATCGTGGTTGGACCAAGGTAACGCAGGTACTGAAACACAGTTCGTTGATTCCCTGAAAGGGCAGAAGGGCGATGCTGGTAAAGATGGTACCAATGGTACAGATGGCGTTGATGGTCAGATCGGTCCTAATGGTAAGTCCGCCTATGAAGTAGCAGTTGCTGACGGTTTCGTTGGTACTGAACTTCAGTGGTTGGTATCGCTGAAAGGCGACCAAGGTGAGAAGGGTGATCCTGCTCCGGCATTCGAAATCAAAGGTACTCTGACCAACGTTTCGCAACTGCCTCGTCCTGGTACACCTGCAGAAGCATTCTACGTCAACAAAGATCTGTATGTTTGGATCATTGATGAAACAACCCCAGCGAATTCGGATTACCATAACTTCGGTTCTCTGAACGGTAAGTCGGCTTACGAGATCGCAGTGGAACAAGATTTCGTTGGTACCGAGGTACAATGGCTTGCCTCCATGAAAGGTGCTGACGGTATTAACGGCACCAATGGTCAAGACGGTACCGACGGCCAAGACGGTCAGGATGGTACTAACGGTATTGATGGTAAGGATGGCCGTAACCTGCAAGTTAAAGGTACCCAGGCTAACCTGACTGCAATCCAAGCATTGCCAACTCCGGTTGATCAAGATGCATGGGTAGCACTCGATACTGGTCATCTACATATTCGTGTAGGTGCAGCTTGGATCGATGCTGGTCCATTCCGTGGTCAAGATGGTACCAATGGTACAGATGGCGTTGACGGAACCAATGGTACTAACGGTATTGATGGTAAGGACGGCGTAGATGGTGCTCAGGGTGCATCCGCATTCGAAGCATACAAAGCTATTCCTGGTAATGCCGGTAAGACAGAAGCTGACTTCATTGCGTCCATCAAAGGCGCCGATGGTACTAATGGTACGGACGGTGTTGATGGCGTTGACGGTGCACAAGGTGCTTCTGCATTTGAAGCGTATAAAGCTATCCCAGGCAATGCGGGTAAAACCGAAGCCGAGTTTATCGCTTCCTTGAAAGGTGCAGATGGTACCAACGGCACTAACGGGACGAATGGCACCAACGGTAAGAGCGTTGTCATCAAAGGTTCTGTAGCTAACCAAGCGGCTCTGCCAGGCGGTGCTGCTGAGCAAGATGCATACACTACGCTGGACACAGGAACTCTGTTCATGTGGATCACTGGTGCATGGGTCAACCTCGGTGAATTCCGTGGTCCTAAAGGTGATGTCGGTATCGATGGTCCTGAGGGTAAACAAGGTGTCAGCATCAACATCAAAGGTGAAGTGGAACTGATTGCAGATCTACCTACTGCTGGTACGTTGGCTGAAGGCGATGCCTACTTCGTAAAAGAAGATGGTAGCCTATACCAAGTGAACTCTGCTGGTGTCTATAACCCAGGTATCCACATTCGTGGTCTCCAAGGTGAAGACGGTATCCAAGGTATCCAAGGCCCTGCTGGTAACTCGATTACCATCAATGGTTCTTACGCTACTCTTGGTGCACTGCAAGCTGCTCACCCAACTGGTGCTAACGGTGAAGGTTACTTGATCGGTAGCAACTTGTTCCTCTACGGTGTAAACCCAGTAGGTGGTGCAACTCAGTGGTACGATGCTGGTCCTGTTCGTGGTCCACAAGGTGTTGAAGGTCCTATCGGTAAGACTGGTCTGAAAGGTAACACCGGTGCAACGGGTGAACGTGGTTCTCTGTGGCTGGTTCTGCCTAACAACGTATCTGAACCTACCTCAGACTACGGTCGCGTTGGTGACTGGGCTGTTAACAACACCTTCGATACGTTCTACAAAGATCCATCCGCTGGCTGGCTGCAAATGGGCCGTCTGGTTGCTGGTGATGTAAACTCGCCTCTGGCTAACCTGGGTAAAGTTGTACGTCTGGGTAACTCGTGGGTTAAACTACCTGTTGATGAAGTACCAAGCCTCGTAAGTGGTAAGGTCTACGGTCGTCAACTGAAGGCTGGTGAAACAACCCTCGGCGAATGGGTGGAAATCCAATTCCCTGCATTCCCAGAACCAACCGCTGACTCTAAGTTGTACGCTCGTCGTGTAGCTACTGGTCAAACTAACGGTGGCTGGGTAGAAGTAGTTATCCCTCCAAGCATCGCTGACCTGGTAAGCAAAGATAGCAAACTGTACGCTCGTACCTTCGAAGCTGCAGACTCTGTTCCTAAGTGGAAAGAGATCACTATCCCTGCTGGTGGCATCACTGATGCTCCGACCACCGCTGGTAAAACTTACCTGCGTTCCGGTCAGAATGCTAACTGGGTCGAGTACACTGGTATCAGCGCTCCGGCTGACTCCAAGAAGTACATGCGTACTGACACTGCATGGGTAGCCTTCGATAGCTACGATGTGGCTTCGGCTGCAATCGCTGCTGCTACGGCTGCTGTAACGTTCAACGCATCTAACACACAGCTGTTGGATATCACGAACACCGCAGGTGCTGTAGCGAAGACCATTAACTTCACTAACCTGCCGGCTGCAAACCGCTCGACCACACTGGTTCTTCTGATCCGTGGTTCGACTGCATCCATCAGCTTCCAAATCAACGGTGTTGCTGTAACGGCATCTAACTTGATCTGGAACGGTGGTACAGCTCCTACGTATCAAGCTGGTATCAACGTTGTAACCTTCTTGGTTATCGGTGGTGCTTCTCCAGTGTTGATCGGTGCTGTTGGTGCTCAGACCGCCTCGTAACGACATAAAGGCTCTCCTCAGGGAGAGCTCTATGTTTAGTGTATGAACCCAATCCCCTGAGGAATTCAAATGACAACTGTCAACCGTAATACCCGACTGATTTGCACAGAGACTGGCGAATACCCAATCTTCCTGGCTGATCTGTCTGCCCGTGTACCGGGTACCATTTTCCCACAAGTCGTTGCTGCCGATGAATTGCTAATGTATGGCTATGAAGTAGTAGTCGATGTAGTGGTACCTCAAGCCGATGTTGTGCAAGAAGGTAAGCCTGAACTCCGTGATGGTAGTTGGTACCGTGTTTGGAATGCTCGTTCTTTCACTGAGAATGAACTGAGTTCAAACCTGGCACAAGCCAAAGCTAACCTGCTTACTAACATTGAAGCTTTCCGTGTAGCACAATTCGAAAAGGGTTTCCCTTATCAAGTTAACGGTGAGATCTATCACGTTCAGATACGTACTACCGATCGTCAGAATATCAGCTCTATCCGCGTAATTGCTAAAGAAGCAATCGCTGCTGGCGCTGATCTGCCAATCGCTTATCGTGTATACGAGAACGTAACTGTTAACCTGACTGCTTCTGAATTCGTAGCTATGGCTGACACAACGTTCTACCGTGTTACCGAAGGCTACCAAGTTGCTTGGGTATTGAAGGATCAAACCAACAATGCCACAACGATTGCTGAACTACCGACGATCCCTACAGAAATGTTTCAATCTGTAGAAAATTTCAACGGTGTGTAAATAAGACATAAAGCCACCCTCATGGGGTGGCCTTTATTTCGCCTCGCAGCAATGCTTGAAACTCTGGATCGATTTCACCCACAGGTGTAGCTTCGTGATCAGCTGCATCACCAACTGGAGCTGACAGTGAACTCTTCACATTGATCAAGCTGAAGTAGCGAGAGTCAATATAGTTGATATCCATGTTGTGTTGCGTAACCAAACGGAACCTGAAGAAGTCATGTTTCTTTTCTTCTAAGGTAAGTTCCGACGGATCACGATCGAATAGCTTTGGATGCACGACGTTGAAGTCTGACATCAATGCACCAACGATAGCGATGTGGTGATATTTAAACCACTCAGCGAATTCGTAGATAATCATTCCACCGAATTCTTCTGCCAACCGTTGTACAGTCAGTTCCGGTACAGTGTATTCCACAAGCTTAACATTGAGCTCTGTGCCGTATTTCGCTTGGATGATATCTACTAGATCAGCCCGCTCATTAGGAGACAGCACGTAAGGCGCTGTATTGACCGCTAAACCGATCTCATGCGCATCTCTTGTCATGCCATCCATTGCATTAATATCGGCCTCAGCCAACAGCTGGTAAAGGAATGGAGCCATACCAGTTTCAAAGCTAGCGTTCAGTGTCTTAGCACTGTTCTCACCACCACGAGCAGCATACGCTTCTGCGAATTGTTCGTTAGTGATTAACCCACCGGTAAGCTTATGCCAGTCATCAAAGTCACGTTCCCAATACAACGGGTTAGTAACTAAGGCTGTGGCAGCTTCCTGAGAGATCCCAGCAATGACACCAACACGTGTATCCAATAGTACATCTAAACTGATTAGGATTCGTCGGATCATTTATTAGCCCCTTTGATTCCATGTTCGATCAGAGTGCGTATGGTATCGCGCTCATGGGTCGATGCAACCAAAAGCATAAAGAGCCATGGGTTCTCTGATAGAATCGTCGTGAGCGTGCCTGTAGGAGCTCTACGAGACAATGTGACATGGTCAACTACATTGGACTTGTCAGAATACATTTCTATACGCTGTGTGAAGAACGTAATGCAGTCGGATAACGGGTATTCCAGTTCCAGCATAAAGGCAGATGTCGATGACATCAGGATGTTGTAGAAGTCTGGAATGTTTTTGATGTCGTCATAGACACGACGAATGAACGATTCATTCTTACCTTCACGAAGAAGTTGATGAATCCGGATATTGGAAATCACTTGAACTAGATTAGGGAGCAATGACTTTTCACCTGTAGGGTTCAAAGCCAGAAACTCCTCTAATCCTTCCACCCACGCATTGCGGATGGATTCGATTAGACGGACGGTCATGTAAGGTTGTTCCTCAACATCATTGACGATAGGTATACCGACAACGTTTTGTTAGATTTGACGATGCTTGGTGTTTCAGCCATGATCGAGTTCAAAGAAGCTTCACCAGTTTCCATGATCTGTCGATTCATTTGGTTGTAAGCTTCAGCGTCACCACCACGGAACTTAACCAGTTCCAACACAGCGGTGTTCAGACCTTTAGAAACGTTTACTTGGATCTCTGGCCCTGATAGACGTGAGCCTTTCGAATCACCAGAAGCCTGACCCGAGCGTTCGTCCACTACGTGACTCGAACCTGGGATAGATCGTTTCTTGGCTAGCATCTGTACTTGACGACGGAGCGGGAGCATGCCGATCAAGTGTTTGTTTGGGGTTAGATAAACCTGCCCGGTGGATTGGTCTGTAAGCTTGAGTTGTTGGAACAGTTCAAAGCCTAACGCTTCTGCGACTTTATAGTTCCGTTCAATACTCAGGGTAACATCAGCCAGGTTAGGTGCGTACAACGTAACGTACTCTGTACCGGCTTCTAAGTTATCAATCCACTGTGCAAATTCTGCATCTGACATTCGCTTGAACATGTCTGCCAGGAGTTGCTTGTTAGGGCTACCCGGCAGGAACATGTCAATGAAATGTAGTGCATCCTTTTCTGCTGCTTTGCGTGACATCGTATTTCTCCACTAATGAATACTATACGATTAGACCGGATAGATAGGTCTCGCATCTGCCGCGACTGGTGGCAATCGATGCATACAGAAGAATGGCAGCACTGCTTGACGGTAGTAGTTGCACCATTGTTCTAAAGTGTACGGTTGTCCTGTAGTGAACCAGAACTTAGCCCAGTCTGATGGATATTGATGGAGAATGTCATTCATGAAGGCTGACATTTCTAAGGTACTGGTAAGCGGGGTAACCATGCGGCGATTGAGATCTTCCGCTAGTTCTGGATCTACTGCACGGGTCATCTCGAAGATGAATTGATTATAAGAGGTCATGTGGTGGTCCAGTTAACTAAAGCTCTCCGCAATAATTAACTTCTGTTATGTTTGAAAGGAATTTGGTGATAAGATGCCGGTGACAAAATTTACCAGCGGGGCAGTAACAGCCGAACGCAATGTGTTCATGGCTTATCAACCACTCGAAGAATTCTGGGTAAGTGTCGTAACGCCATTCCAGCATCGCCATGTACTGAGCTTCATATTGCTCAGGAGTAATGCGATTAGATTTTACGCCCATTACGATCTCCCATGAGGGAGCTAGTTGCCACATGCCTGATTTAACAGTAGTGTCGTAAAAAGGGATATTACTAAAGATCAAGTTCTCCAACTTGCCTAACTGGAATGTGTATACGTTCATTTTTTAAATCTGTTACTCACATGGTCTGGATTTTTGCGATGGTCGCAGTTATCACTAAAGCATGTACATGTAATTGTTGGCCGCGGTGGAGCAGGTAGCTTTGGGGATGGCTTAACATCACCGATGTTGATTGTATTACCGACTACTTGTACCGAAACGCCCAGCGGTGCATTAATGGTGACTTCGCTATTACGGTCAACACAGATAGAGATCTTTTGACTTTCGAAGTAGTAACGTCCAATGCCTTGTTTGGATGGTACTGGAGGTGGGGCAGGTGGTGGAACTTCTGGCAGTGGTTTACGTTCAGCCTTTTGTCGTTCCCAAACGTTGGCAAGAGTTTTTTCAATAGCTCCGCTTCCGTTTCCTTTACAGGTTGGGTGGTTGCAGAAGCCAAGGCAATTAACCCTGGCTTTGCAATGTTCACACGAACGTTCCCACCAACGTGGGTGGAATTCAGGCATGAAGAATTTGTGAATGGCTTTAAGCAGCCGGAGCACTAGTCACCTCCAGTGGTACGATCTTAGCACGGTCTTCTTTCGACATCCAGTACGGCTTGTATTCGAAACGCAGCATGCGGATCAAGTCCATAGTCGACAGGAACTGTTTCTCACTGAGGTGTTCGTCTTCTTTGAGCATCCAATACCCACGGGTACCCAACAGAACTTCCCAGTCGTAGCCCATTTTCACCAGGCCATCATACAGTTCTTGCGGAGTAGGAATATCCAATTTGCGCTGGAACTGAATCAGCTGTAGCATTTCAGATTGGATCTCTACAGCACGACGGAGCTTCTCATCACCGTTCAGTTTCTGACGGACTTTGGTACGGCTCAACGAAACGTTTGGACGCAGTTCTACGAAGTAGTTCTGTACGTTACCACCGATACCGAAACCGTTCTCTTTGCAGTAGTGGAACTCAGACAGAGCTGGCAACACACCTTCGGACTGTGCAACGATGATCGGGAATGGCAGGTCAGAGATACCACCTTTCGAACGCAGGTTCTTAACTTCCAGGATACGGAGGTCAGAGTCACCTTGCATGGCCGTAGCGTTGTCCAACGGATAGATAGGCATCTTATCGTTGTTGAGCAATGGCTTGTTCGAGATAACGTCCCACACGTTGTTAGGCAACGAGTAGAAACCAGACGACACACCTTTCAGTACAGTGTTCTGTTTCATACCGGTCAAGTTACGCTTGTCGGTAGGATACATTTCCATGTTGATGATATCACCAACGTGAGCTGTCAGGATGAAGTGAGTACCAGTCTTGGCAGCAACTTGCGGGAGCTGGTTGAACAGTTGGTTCTTCGCTTTACCGTTAGTCATTGCATCGGTGTTGTTCTTGCCGTCACCGATCTTGTTCTTAGCGTACATCTCATCTACAGCAGAAACAATGAACTTCGAGAACGAGTCAATGAAAGCTGTGGTGGGTTCCAGACAGACTTTATGCTTCTTGTCTTTATCGATGAATGGAGTAGTACGGTGATGTTTCTTTTCGTCTTTTGCTTTGGCATCCAAAGCTTTACGCAGGGTGAAGAAGAACTCGTCACCAGTGTACTGCGACAAGTCGGTGAACATGAACTGTGGGTCATCGTTGAAATCGATAGCAGCGATTTCAGGGAAGTGCTTAGCGACAGCAGCGAAACGTGCAACAGGGTTCAGTGTACCTTCTGTATCGTAAACCATCGAGTGGGAGCTAGGCATAGCTCGACGCACCATCGACAGCATGTAAACGCCGAGAGCAGTCTTAAAGTTGTTTGGACGAGACACGATCCCGTTCAATGCACCCAGACCACCGTTGAGGATCATCTCCCCATGTTCGCCTTCCTCATAGTGGCCAGACGAAATGTCCATCAAACAACCTACGTTAACTGCAGGCCGAAAGGATGGTTTCTTAAACTCTCCGAACATGTTTTTTCCTCGTTGATGTTATAGAGCAATCAATTAATTGAGTTCAAGCGTAATTTTATGTCTAGACTCCTGATTTCATTAAACACAAGGTAGCTACCATGTCTCTCTTTACTCGCTATGGTACGAACGAAGTCGTATCTAACGAATCGGCCGATAACAAACCAGTCGATCCAATCCGTCAGTTCTACGTTGCATGTGAAAGTATTTCCATGGAAGCTGCCGAGATGGGTGCAATCTCCGGTTGGTTCGCTCGTATGGGCGCAAACGTTTCTATGTCGATCAAACGTGGCTTCGAACTGATGACCACATTTACCTGGGCTCCACTGACCACCCTGTATCCTGCTAACATGAACACTGTAATGCGTTCGCTGGATTACATGGAGATTCAATCTAAGCCTGTCTCCCAGCCTCGTGGCTTTACTGGTAACCTGCATGACTACGTGATGGGCTTAGCTCCACGTATCTCTACAGCTGTTAACATCAAGGCTGCTGTAATCGATCCAGCTATCCAGCGTCTGGGTTACTACGTGACGAATCCAACGGAACGTGGTGAGCGTCGTGATTTCCCAGGTGGTGCTATGAATACAGCACAACTGGCAAAACTGTTGGCTGATGAAAGCAAATACTTCAAGGCTGGTAACAACGATGCGACTACTAACTTCGGCAATCTGTTCTCGAACAATGCTGAATTCGTGAAAGCTGAATTCCAGATGGTCGAATACGGCAAGCTGTTGGCTCAGGCCTCCCCAGAGCAAGTACGAGCGTCGGTAGAGCAATTGTCAGCCGTCGCACAGGGTCTGTTTAAATCGTTGTCCTCAGAGCGTGACCCAGCCTCTAAGCAACTGATCCAAACAATCGGTAATGAACTAGCTACAGTAGCTAAGTGGGTTGAGTGGTATGCTATTCAAATCACTCGACTGACTGAAGTAAACCAAGTGTTCGCAACACTTGAGAGTGAACTCCGCTGATGGCATAAAGGCTTCCCTTCGGGGAAGCCAATATGTTGTTATGCGATAACCACAGGTGAAGCACAGATAGCGAACACCCGTTGAATGTCATTGCGGAATGTATCTTCATCAGAGTAGCGTAGCCAGCAAGGGATCGCCTTACGAATACGATTCCATCCACAGTCAGGGGAGCTTTTGGCTTCAGTAAGACTTGGGATGTCCCTTAAACAATGATCCGCAATGCAAGTAGGGAACTTCAATGCATTAGCGTCTCGAACCAAACACATCTGGTCGTTCATTGACATTGCTTTTGCGTAACGTTCCCGTACAACATCACCGCCGACCCACTTAGAGTGGATAATGGCTAACACACACATCCTTTTAAAATCATTGTCAAGCTTTGCGCACCAGCGCAGCCCGATTCGAGTAAAGAACCGGGCAATGATCTTACGGAGAGAGGTTAGTAGTTTCATGGAATACCCGCTATTTAGGTAGAATGAACTGCGTGTACGGACTTTGGTAAATTGCAGAACCTTCGTCCGTCATAAACACAGTCGCGTATGTGTAGGCACGTGGCCCAACAGCAATGACCAACACTTCTACCTTCGTGTACCCAGCGCCAATCCGATTCAGTTGGTTACGGGTTGGTATGTCCAATCCCAAACACAACTTCAATTCCACGTCTTGCCCGCAGAACTTAATCTTTGGATTAATCGACTCGGTGTTCTGAGTAATCGATTTTAGAAGTTGTCGGATCTCTTTCTTTCCAGACGAGACTTGCTCGAAAAATGCGGATGTAATATCAAATGTTTTAACCCCGTCACCCAACTTGCCTGTTAGGTAATCGTCCAACTGTCGCTGGAGCTGTTGGAATGTCGCTACGGCATCGTTAGCACGTCGCGGTGGGTTAAGAGTACGGCTGACCAATTTGTAATCGGCAGTAGCCAACACTAAGATGTCTGTGTGCTTCGACAACAGATCCGAGTTAGCCGTTTCGATACGGTTACGGATTTGTGCGTTGAACACGTTCGACAAGTTCAAGATCCCAAGTTCCGGGTTCTCACTTGGAAAACACTGAGCGTGCATAGCAATGACTTGCTCCAGATAAGCATCTGGTTCGTACGCTTTGTAAACACCAAAGGTTGCTTCGGAGATCGGACGACCGATTAATAGATCGGCTTTCGCCAATTTCTCTTTCGGTGTATCCTGCGGCTTGAAACCGTAGTTGTGCATCCGACCCAGGGAATACATGTAGTAGTATCCATCAGGATCTTCTCCAGTATTGAACCCGAACAACAGTCTCGATTCCAGAACCAATGGATTCACTGGTTGCTTCTTGAGCTTGTTGACTTTCTCGCCATCTTGTTTGATCTCTACCGGTGCCGCTTTGGCTTCATGCCCAGCACCCAACAAAGCGTTCGCATCTGCTTTGTCGTTACCCATGTCGTTGGAATGACCTTTGACCCAATAGAAGTCAAGCTTACGCTTAGGTTCTTCCCACGACTTCTTCAGTTCAACCAGACGTTTCCAATAGTCAACGTTTGCAACTGGTTGTCCGTCAGATTTAATCCAATCATTCTTCGCCCACTTTGGAACGTACTGCGTTAGACCCTTACGAACATATTCACTGTCCATCAACATGGACATTTGTTTCGCAGGAGTTTTCAATGCATATTCAAATGCACCGATAGCAGCGCCTAGTTCCGCAGTGTTGTTTGTAGGATTCTTCTCGATTGCACCGTAAGCGTCGATATACTCGATTACCGTTACAGTTTCCGAAGCCGGTACATCTTTGTACCCTTTAGCAGTCGGTTGCTGTTTGGTCGCCGCTTTAGAAGACATCGCGACGTCGCTGTAGGTGTAACCGTGAATGCCCCAACCTGCTTTATTCTGTCGGAATGAACCGTCAGTATAAAGAACAATACCATCCATTATGATGTCCTCTTCAAATAACAAAACTATACTAGATTATTAACCAGGTCAGTCTTTTATTTGCAGGACACTTGCCATTCGCGATACGCCTGTTCTACACGTCCCCTTTCGGATTCTACGTGTTTCTCAAGCGTCTTGATATGCGCAGTCAGAATCGCGTCTATGTCTACTTTATCTTTTTGCGCAGGGTCACTAAACTTTGGCTTTGGAGGCAGGTTACCGGAAGGCGGTAGTTTGAACTCAGCACATGTTATATTTGTTGTAGATACTGTGTGTTCAATGATTACCGGTTTCGGTGGGGGAGCAGAGGTCTCTTTTATTGTTTTCGTTGACACGCTGGAGGTGTTGGAGACATTGCTAGTCGTGGTTTCAGTGATGTACACGAAACTTTGTGGTTGATTTAAAACACAACCGCTGCTCAAAATGAACAGTAAAAATAGAGCATAACGCATGGTTACTCCCATTGGTATTTTACTTGAGAAGATCGTCTAATCGCCGACGGCGAGCATCGAGATCAGTAGTTTCATAGGTAGCCTTGAGGTCCTTGAGTTCCTGAGCGATTGTTTGGTTCTCAGCTTTAACAACATCCAACTCGGTACCCACCCAGAAGATCGTAGCAAGCATAAGCATGATACAGAACAACATGAAAGTGATGTGCCGGTTTTCCAGCAGAACCTCTTTAATTTCACGCTCACCGAAGATCGCGCGTTTGAGGAACGGCCACAAGGAGAGCAAGGCTTGTGTAGTTACGATGACCATAATTACCTCTAGTCAGTGTTCCAAACTACGCCTACCCGTTAACGCACTCCGGCGTTTCTATCGCAAGACAGCTTTTCAAAACGGTAGACAACATTCCCATGGGGGAAGCCCCCACTCTACCATGACGTTTATCGTTAACACAAGCGGGGCTATCAATTTTATAGATGGATTGCCATCGCCCGCTCATGAGGACCGTTAAATGTATAACTTGAAAGGTTTCATTGGATACCCTTCCATGGTCAGCAACTTGCCTGACCAAGTCGCGAAGATTGGAGAACTGTCCAAGAACAGCCTAACCTACGCAAAAGACGTAACGACCCACACCAGCACGCCAGTACCGAATACGGTGTTCTTTTCCTTTCATAGCGTAAGGGATGAAACACCGACGGACGTTGATTCAGCATCAAAGGACCTGGTTCTCAAACTGTCCAAGTACTTGCTCGATCAGGCTATCACTGGTTCGATCACTCAAGATCCACAAGTCGTTCGACAACTGGTATTGGCCGAATTCGGTCCACTACTGAAAAGCTTCTCGACTGGTAAGATGATTACCAACGGTACGATCTGGATGCCAGAGTTCGTCGTATTCGAGATGTCTGCTCCAACTGAAGCTAACCGCGTTCAACTGTGGTATGCTGATGATAGCTTCTCTGGCCAGTATGATGAATACTTCATCGAGACTGTTCACCCGCTTATTCCTTACGATGACTTCTTCAAAGATCCTCTGGTTGTTATTGAAGCCCTCAAAGCTTACAACTTCGATGAGAAACTGGAAGCAGTCCAGCTTAAGCGCGCTGAGTACCCGCCAACCAACCTACGGTCGCTGACTTACGATTACGTGAATCCACGTAACCCTACGATGCGTTATCCTGCCCGTTGGCTGACACTGCTCTACGGTATCGCTGCGGACAACCAAGACTTTATCAACGATGCAATCATCGATGAGATCATGGCTAACACTACTCACACACGTGAAGAGTGGGAAAACATTCTGCCTGACCTTTTTAAGAAGACCGAGTTTATCATTACGCCTTTCTGGGAAAACTATTCCGTAGAGGCTGGTATCCTCGGTGCTGGTATGTACAGTCCAACTGTAGATCCTCGTAAAGAACTTCCGTTGATTCGTCGTACTGCTCGTGGCCCTGCTTATAACCAAGCTTGGGTAGATGCACAATACGAGATCTCTACTCACACCTACAAGTCTCTGGCTTTCGGTGTGGTGGGTAACCCACAGAACCGTGAAGGCATTGTACGCTTCTCCAAGAAGTTCCCGGACTATCTGTTGGTGACTAACAACACTTCAGACTTCAACCGTGTTGATCCGCTCACTACTGGTGAATGGATGGTTGTGTTTGCTCGTCTGTTGAAAGAAGCCGAGACAATGGACCGCTACACTTCTGTACCTCTGGGTATTTCTCGAATGGTGCGTGATGGCGTAGTTTACGCTGCAGCTGTTTTCCAACGAGTCAACTATCTGGTTGTAACGAAATCGTCGGTAGAAGAGTTCACATAACAGTGGAGCCTTCGGGCTCCTCTTATGCCCAATCTGATGACTCTTCAATTAACAAAGGCTCAGCCATGACTAGCGTAATCCCGCAAATCGGAATCAAAGGACGCTGGGAAGTTAAAGATCCCTTTTCCACTAAACCAGGCCTCCTTTATACTCTCGGTGCAATTCGATCCTTCGTCGATATCGAGAACAATGGCGTAAACGTTTTCGAAACGTATTACGGCCCAATGGCTATTTCCCAAGCAGTGTATAATGATGACCGTCGTAAAGGCGTGATGTTGTTAACGTTGCTGTCAGACACTGATGCTCCGCTATATATCCCTTCGTCATTCGTTACGGCTTATCCTTCATTGGATTCCCGCCCGTACCATCACGTTGTGGTATCAGCGAGTTGTGGTGCTCTACCAGTTACTATGTCATTAGACTTCCTGGTTACACAAGTAGCCAAAGTTATTTCTGACACGATCGGTGTTGTTCCTACGATTAACATCGGTGTTGTTCCACTGTTGAGTGTTGTCACTCCAGAAGAACATGAAACGAATGAGGCTAGACGGGAAGCTGCGATTTCTAACCGCACTACCGATTACGCCCGCCTCGCTGAAGAACAGCGAAAGAATGCTTTGTTGTCCCAACGCTTGGCGACTGCCGAGAGCATCATCAAAAAACTTAAAGACCAAGGTCTGATTCCATAACGGAGTTTTATATGTCCCATTTCAACATTCGTAAGCTTACTGCTTTGATGGCTAGTCTCGAAGACAGCGACGGTGTAGCCCGCCAAGTAGACGTAACCAATGCCTCGGCATCTGCTACCAAAGATCACCCAGAATCCCCAACTGCCGAAGCTGACTCGAAAGGCGAAGCTGCCACTGCTGCTGACACCGTAAGTGTCGGTGATAGTGATGGTGTTACCCCAACGATCCAAGATGCGATCAATGCCGGTAAACAAGTTGGTGAAGACATCACTAAGATGCAAGAGTGCAAAGCTGCCTGTGAGCATCACGCTGAACAAGTTGCTAAGTACATCGACCGTAACGAGTCCGTACCTCCAGCACTCGCTAGTGCGATCAAGGTAAGCCTGAATCGCTATGACTCCAAGTTCTTCGCTAAGACTGTTCCAGCACTGGAAAGCTTCTCTGCTCCTGTTGGTCGGATGACTGTATCTCTGGAACTGCTGGACAAACTGAAGTCTGGTGCAGCCGCTGTAGGTAAAGGTATCGTTGAAGCGATTAAGAAATTCATCCAGACCATCATCAATGGTTGGAACATTCTGACTACTAACCATGACAGACTGCTAGAACGTTTAGAAGCAGCTAACAAAGTCATTCGGTCCGGTAGCATCAAAGAAGGCACTACTATCGACTATAGTGGCTTACGTTCTCTGTTGCTGGACGGTGAAGTTGTTGGTTCTTCTGGTTCCAGTGTTAACACGTTGGTAGCTGCATCTGAAGGTCTGATGGTTCAATGGCCAAACAAGATCGTGGATATCTGTAATAACCTGCGTACCAAGATCAAAGCTGCTGGTGATGACAAAGAAGCCCTGGGCAAAGCTTTCCAGGATGTGTTGGGTGACCTAGGTGAAACGTACTCGCAATGCTTCCAGGCACTGGACACCGTAACCGAACACTCTGGTGAAGCATCTACTGTTGCTACTCCTACCTTGCCAGGTAATCGGATTGTTAAGCTGACTTATCACCACGATAAAGTTGGTAACGTAAATATCATCCGTGAGAACTTCTCGGCTACCATGACTTTGAAAATGGAAAAGACCGAAGGTAAAGAAGGTGCGCATGAAGGTGGTAAGATTACCGTACCTAGCGCTACCGAACTCGCCCAAGGTATCGACCGTACCAAGGCTCTGATCAATATCGGTCAGAAGCGTGATGAAGTTGCAAGCAAGCTGGTCCGTCTGAACATGGCTGTTACCGACAGTGGTGAAGAAGGTGGCCAACTGATCCAGTCTCTGGTTACCGCTGCATTTGGTTTCACCATCAGCTACATCGGTTATCTGAATACCACTATCACCGCTCTGGTTGGCTACTACGAGAAAGTCGCAGCTACTGCTACCAACAATCTGCCGGTCAAGGCTTAAGGAAATATCATGGCTAAAGTAAAACTCTCCAGACTGTTACCAGGTTTGGAATCTGAAGATGGTGTAGCCCAACCTGTGGATGCCTCAGCCCCATCTGCCGAAGTAGGTAAAGATCTTATCCAGCAGATCGCCGATGACGGTTCGGGTAAAGGTGATGTTGCTGAAGCAGCATTCGAAGTAGAAGTTGATGGCAAGGACTTTACCGCTATCGATGAAGCTTCTAAGCGCCAGGGCCAAGTTATCCATGATCGTCTAGAACGTCTGGATGAAGCTCAAGCATCAGTCGAATCGTACCTCGGTATTCTGCAGGCTTCTCTCAAGAGTCGTCAGTCAGTGTGTTCTGGTACGGCAGCTGTTATCCGCCATGACCTGCAAGCACAGTATCCGAAGTTCTTCAGTAAGGTTGTGCCATCATTGGAAGCCTTTGATGGTGACCAAGGGTTGACAGTTTCCAATGAACTGATGGAAAACCTGAAGCAGTCTGCTGGTAAGCTGGGTGCTGCTGCAAAAGAAGCTTGGAAGAAGTTCTGGGAATGGGTCAAAAGCATTTACGTAAAAGTGAAAGCTTTGATTAAGAAAGTTTTTGGTATCGTAGAAACTGAAACCAAGAAGACCGCTTATCTGTTGGATGTAGCCAAGGCCATTCCAGAAAAAGGCAAATCTCCTAAGAGTCTGCCTAAGCCTCCAGTTGGCGTTACTTCTAAGGCTGCTGCAAAAGTACAGCTGTTGATCGGGCATGAGAAGAAAGTCGTCCCGTCTAAAGAACTGCCGAAAACTATCAGTATCCCAGGGGCTAGTATTCTGGAATCGGTAGAGAATGATCTGTGGGGCATGACTTCCCGCGAGACTGGCGGCTTGACGCACATCTATGATTACTACACGAACATGATGTGGCGTGCAGCAAACCACTTGAAGAAAGAAGTTATCACCGAAGCCGATGCCGCTCTATTTGAGAAAGACATTCAAGATCTGGCTAAGTTCCCTACAACTGCTATCTTCGCTGGTAACAAGAAGTTCGAGTACAAAGAAGGTACAGCTAGTCTGAAGTTGGTATCCGCTGGATCTGGTGGCAAGAGCTTCGAAGAAGTTAAGATGTTGTCGAAAGCCGACATCGAGAACTATCTGGAACAGAACGCAATACTGCTAGGCAACATCAAGTGGATCGGCGAGTCGTGGGAAAAGACCTTGACCATGCTCAGTGAACTGGACACGAAAGTGAAGTCTGTTGAGAATGCCGAAGTTAAGAGCATTGTTACTAAACGTATTACTGAGTTCTTGAACTCCGATGTTGATGCTTTCTTCAAACTCTGTACTGAGGTTGCAGCGAAGCGTAACCAACTGCTCGACCACATGCTGATGATCCATGTTGACTGCGCCGGGTCTGGTTCAGAAAAGTAACACCATCTCTGGAAGTTTATAGTGAAGGTCCAGATAGCACATTTACGCACATGGGTAAAACCTACAGTGTGGATCGTCTACTAGCTGTGACACGGAACGCACCGATTGTTGATTTTCCATTGGACCGTGTCACATGGATGATCGATGATGACTACGACCTCAAGCGAATGCAGGCGGCCGATACGTCAGTGCCAATCTGTGTCACACAACTTCCTACAGGTGAATGGGTTACTATGGATGGTTACCACCGAGTCATTAAGGCTTGTTATGTGGAAAAGCGTAAAACCATTCCAGCTAAGATCGTCACGCAACAAATGTTGAAATCCCTCTAACGTATGGTTGGTGCCTCTGGTACCAACCTTATGTAACTTTAATCCGCGGAGTAACACCACATGGCTAAGCCAGTAAAGAAAGCAGCAGTGAAGAAACCTGCTGTCAAAAAACGTTTTCAAGATGCAATGGGCCTGCTGGCCTCGATGGAATCTGTAGCCATCGCTGAAGATAAGAATGTATCTGTTGCCGCTCCTGTACAGAAGGACGTAAAGGTTGAGATCACCGACACCGTTAAGCCGAACGAAGAAGTAGATGCTTCGGTTTCGAACACTCCAACCAAAGAACTGAAAGACACCACGCAAGACGGTAAAGCACAGACCCAAGACGTTGGTAAAGTGTCCGTTAAAGAAACTACCGATGCTGGTAATGCTGGTGAAGAAGATGCTGTTACTAACAAGACTCCTGATGGTGTATCGGCTGGTGAGAAAGATCTTACCACTGGCGTTGTTTCTAAAGAAGACGCTATCGAAGCGAATGAAGCAGAACACATCGATCCAAAAGAAGCCGACGATTCTGTAATGAACGTTGAGCAAGCTGTGGAAGAACTCGAGAACACCGGTATTACCGTGGGTTCTGATTCTGCACTGAATCGCGCTGAGACTGTTGGTAACGATCTGGAAAACATCAACAAAGTAGAAGCTGCTCTTGAGCAATATCAAACTCTGTTGGTTGGTCTGCGTAAAGCTGGTAAGACCCCTACACCAGAACTGGCTCAAGCTATCAAGATTTCCCTGGAATCTCACCACAAGACTTTCTTCCGTCCGATTACTGCATCGCTAGAAGACTTCGCTCACCGTGACACTCGTCTGGTTGCAGCTAAAGGTCTGGAAGCTGCTATCGGTGGTAAACTGAAAGAACTGGGTGCTGCTGCAGGTAATGCTCTGCAACGTCTGCTGGAAATGCTGATCGATGCCTGGAACCATTTCACTCGTGACACTCCGAAGCTTATCGAAGAACTCGATAAGACTATCAAGTCTATCCAGCGTGCCGAACTTGCAGCTGGTGAAGAATACGAAGTTGTCAAGGCTGGTAGCTTGATGATCAATGGTAACTTCGTTGGTGACTCGGTTGAAGTTGTTAAGAACGTCGAGAAGACTTCGCAACAGCTGTTGGTCGAATGGCCTAATGCCCTGATCAAGTTGGTAGGCGAAGTTACCAGCACCAAAGAAGTCGCCGTATCGAACGAAGACTCTGCTGGCAGTGACCACGGTATCGAAGCTTCTGCACAGAAAGCTATGGAAGCAACCTTCTCCCAGTTTACCCAAGTAGACTCTGGCGAAGCTCCTAGCTCGATGTCGAACTACCCGATCGTTACTCGCTCCCCGATCATGCCTGGCAACAAAGCAATGTTCATCGGTATCAAAGATGGCACTGCTGCTGAGACTACTTCGTCTAAAGGTTTCATGAAGTTCGAATTCGCTTCGACTGGCGATGCTGAATCCGGTGACTCAGAAGTTAAGCTTCCATCAAAAGAACGCGCTCTGGCTGCACTGAATGCTGTTAAAGGTATTCTGGCTAACCTGATCGGTAAAGACACTTCGATGGGTGCACTGAAGAACCTGCGTAAGACTGTATCGTCTGGTAACGAAGTTGCTAAAGGTGCAGTGTCGGCAGCTCTGATGCAACACCGCATGTTCATGGGTTATCTGACTACGTTGGTTAAATCCTACATCGCGTTCTACAACCAAGTTGCTGCTCAGTCTTCGGGTACTGGCGTTGCTGTTCGTGAGAACAACCAAGCTGCACCAACCGATGGCAAAACCAAAGACCGCACCAAAGAAGCAGATGATGAATCTGTAGTCTCTGTCCAGTAAGGTATCCCCATGACCGATATCACTTTAATTCAGGTTGACGCTGACCTGTCCCGACTGAACCAGTATCGTCTGGCTCTTGAGGGTTTTCGGCGTGTGATGGAAGGTCGTGAAGTAGTTACTGGTCCAACGGCGATGGCAATGCGCATCGCCTTGGAAGACGCTGAAGTTGACCAAAAGGAAGACAAAGGCGTTACAGGTAAAGACCTCGTGACTGGATTCAAGAAAGTAGCTATTACTGTTCGGAATATCATCCAGTGGCTATTACGTACAATCGGTAAGTTGGTCGAGAAGATCGGCTTGGGTATGCAGAAGCTCGGTGAGAAAAGCAAGAAGGTTAAACAAGACCTTAAAGCTATGCCTGAGGTTCAGCGTTCCGCACTGGGTAAAGGTGATCTGCCTCCAGTAGATCTGCGACCAGAGATGCTTACAATCGAAGGTACGTTCGTTGGTAATGACGTAGAAGCTGTTAACAACGTTATCAAGATGGGTGCATGGATCAATGGGGATTTCCCTAAGATGTTCGATCAGATGCTAGGTGCGACTGAACAGCTCGCTCGTAAGCACATGAAAGACGATACATCTGAAGCATTCTTCAAAGCTCTGGGTTCGGCGATTAGTAGCAGCATCAAGAAACCTACCGTGCCATTCGGTGGCGAGAGTTTCTCTAATGCTGGTAGCTCGGACATGACTCAAAACACAATGCCGCTCATGGGTGACCAGGGGTTGACAATTGTGGATGGTCGTCAGTCTAGCGTTATCAACGATAACAACCCAGTAGAAATGCTGCGTGGTTGGTTCGTATTTACTTTCGGTGAATACAACACCAAGTCGACTGGTGAAGTTCAAATCCCATTAGCTGACTTCGCAACCATCTCCAAGATCTCCGATATGGTTAACGCGTCTGTCGATGCTAACAACAGTGGTGCCAATGACGTTAAATCGTTGATGGACAAACGTGTTGGTTCGATTAACAAACTGCTAGATGAAATGGGTCAGAATGATGGTCCAGGTGCTAGTGGTGAAATCGCAACAGCTATCGGTGTAATGCTGCAACGTATGTGTGACTGCATGGTACAAGTCCATGGCTGGTACTCACGTACGCTCAACCAAGAGCTTGGCTACTTGGGTCAGTCTATCGCACACGTCGGTAAGGGCGAAGCGGAAGCTGCATAACGACATATTGGCTTCCCCTGTGGGAAGCCTTTATGATGTCTCAAGCTGAACACGTATGTTTACTGTCACCGGTAGCTTCGTGGTTACATGACGCCAGCATTCCTGCTAACACCACAGGTACGCCATTGATAGTAAACAATGAACTACCTCCAACCATGACAGCACTGGAATGTGATCCATTACCATGCCCTGTAATACTGGCACCTACCGTAGCGATGGGTACACCATTAATCGTAGCGATTGATTGTGTAGGTTGGATAATCCCGCCTGCTTCATCAATACCTGCTCTTGCAATACCTGCCATACATCACCCCACAATAGCGAAACCACCTGGTGCTTTGATTGTAACCGTACCGCCACCGATAGTGACGTCAGGAGCCTCTATGTTAACCGTTGATGACTTACTTGTCACATTGGTCGTCTTTGTTGCTACCGTGTCTGGAGTGAGCTTATAGTTCGTCTCACCCACTTTCATTTCGATAGACTCGTTAGCTGACATCTCGATCTTTTGTTTCTCGAGTTTCAGGTATGTCCCATCGGGGTTCTTGAGCTGTAAGCGGTTGTTCTTGGATACGATCTCGAATTCATTACCGACATCATCAGTGATTGTGAATTCACCTTCACCAGTATTGAACTGCATGGTCCAAGCGTAAGGCTCACCGTTAGCTTTGGAAGTACCGATAGTGAAATGCTTGTCGTGTGCGGATACCGCCAGGTAATAGCAAGTGTTGAAGTCTACGCCACCACCTCCAGGGTTAGGAGAAGCGTTCCAAGTATAGACAACTGATTCTAATGCCCGTAGACCGTTCTTTAAGGCCATAGAACGCCAGTAGTACTTGTCCGAGTCTCCTAGTCGCCATACTTCGATAAGCTCGTTACGCATGATGTCAGGAGGCGTAGCACGGTTGTCTTCGGAAGGATACCATTCACAAGGAACTGATCGTTCTGCTGTGGTTTTAACTTGGTGTGATGCACCAGCAGAGTCTTGCCATTCCCGTGTAACTTCCTGAGGGTTAAATTTGATTTCCCCGTCAGTAGCCATTGCCTTCTCGTTCATGAGAACGTTCAGCGTTGTTGAATTGCGTGGTTTGTTTTCTTTTGCTGTTCCGAGTGAAACAAATCGGAACTTAGATCCGGCTTGTCCACTGATTGGTTTATCTGAAGCTTGTTCCATTTTGATGTCCTTGAAGAATATACTCAGCAGCCAGATCTAATGTAGACATCAGCGCTAAGAATAAGGAAGGGGGCTTTTTACTGTGTATTTACAGCTAGTTAAGTTAGTGCAATACAAACGATTGATGCTAAAGAACATCCAAAGTTTAGAATGGACACCAACAAAGAACCTGATGGTGATCATTGGATCGAACGGTAGCGGTAAATCGTCACTACTTGACGAACTCAGTCCACTACCATCGCATCACACCCAATTCGAAAAGAATGGGTATAAGACTGTACACTGTTTGCACAAAGGTGCACGCTATGTATTACATTCGGTTTATGACAAAGGTACAGGTCATCATTCGTTTCTCCGTAATGACGTTGAACTGAATGAAGGCGGTACTTATCAGATCCAACTCGATCTGTGTAAACAAGAGTTCGGGTTGCAACAAGATATCCAAGACCTCATTACAGGTCGGACAAAGTTTTCTCAACTGCCAGTCAACAAGCGTCGTGAATGGTTGACTCGTGCATCGCCAGTTGACCTTGGTTATGCTATTAATCTGTTAGCCCGTGTTAGCGAACAAGCGAAAGCACAGAAGAACGTTATCGATCACATGACGAAACGTTTAGCTAACGAGAACATCGATATGCTCGATGACTCTGAGATCGGTCGTCTGCGTCAAGAACGCCAGCGTTTGACAGATCGTGTTAACACATTGTTTCTGCATCGTAATCCTAGCACCAAACAACAGTTCCGCAATGTTGATCACGCCAGTGAAGAATTGACAGAACTCATGGCAGAAGCAGTTGGCTTAGTACGTGAACATCCTCGCCTGAGTGATAACACTCGGGTAATCAACAAAGGGGAATATAACCAGATCGTTAACCAACGTCTGGCTAACGTACAAGCAGCACAAGCTGTAATCGATCGGTTGTTGGAAGAACTCGAAACTATCCGTGCTACTACTCCAGCGCAGATGGACAAGATCTCTCCTGAAGATCTAGCTGAACTGAAAGAACGTTTAGCTCACCACATTTCTGTAGCTGAAGAGCATAGCTCGGTAATGCGTGCTTACAATGGACCAATCCCATTGTGCCGTACAGGTTTGTTTGGCGACCAACACGCTCGTCTAGAAGATGCATTCGATCGTGCTTACGGTATTGTAATGTCTATCCCTAACAATGAAGAAGGGGAGATGTCGACCAGCAATGCACAAAACAAAAAAGAACAACTGCAAGAACATAAACACAAACTGCGTAGCATCGAAGAGTTCATCTCCGAGACCATGCGTCGTATTGCAACCTTAAAAGGATGTGATCATGTCCAGTGCCCGAACTGCCAACATACTTTCGCTCCGGGAGTCGATCCAAAAGACATTCCACAACTCGAAGAAAAGCTTCGACGAGCAGCAGATGCAGAAGCTCATTTCCAACGAGAAATTAAATCCATCGATGAGTACTTGGAACGGTACGTCGATTACGCTGGCTATGTGCAACAATACCAACAGATCACGCGGGACCACCGTGATTACGCGCCTGTCTGGGACTGGGTTGTCGGTGAGGGCAGACTATTCCGTTCGCCTAAGTCGATTGCCACTGATGTAATTAGTTGGCACTCTGCTCAGCGAGCAATGATCGAATCAGAAATCCAACTGGAGAATGCCAAACAGATCGAAGCTCGTTTGAAAGTAATCGAAGCGATTGACTTTGATGCTGCCGGTTACATGGTGCAACGTGCAGCTGATCTCGAAGCAGAGATCAACCAGAAGTTGCTGTCACAACAATCCACTCGCGATGCGATTGAAGCGTATGTGCACTCAGGTAATTCAGTTGACAATTACATCAACCAAGTAAACCGTTTGCTGACACGCTATAGTTCATGGCGTGAGAAATCCATGCAGCACTCAGAGTGGTTGCTGGACCAAGCATTCACTTCAGAGATCGATGCCACACACCAACAACTGGCACACGTCGGTAATCGGTTGCGTGAAGCAGAACGTCGTGATACTGAGATCCGTTTGCTAGAAGACACAGTGGCTGATGCTGCTGATGCACACAGTGATTTCCAACTGTTGGCTAAAGCTCTATCGCCTAAGGGTGGATTGATCGGTCAGTACATGTTAGGTTTCCTGCAAGGTGTAACCAAACTGGTCAACACTGTGATCGATGAAGTCTGGACTTATCCATTGGAAGTTCTACCTTCTAAGATGGATCGTGATGATCTCGATTACAAGTTCCCGTTGAACGTATCGAATGGTGCAGTTGAACCAACCGATATCGATCTGGGTTCTGACTCCCAACGTGAGATCGTTAACTTTGCATTCCGTGTAGCACTGTTGAAGTTCATGGGCTTCGATGACTTCCCATTGATGCTGGATGAATTCGGTCGTACCTTCGATGAACAACACCGAGTTAACTTGGTACCGTTCATTGGTCGTCTGATTGAACTCGGTCAGTACCAACAGATCTTTTATATTAGTCACTACAGCACAACCCATGGAGCTTTTAATCAGGCCGAATTTATTGTCTTGGACCCAACTAATGTAACCGTTCCAGAGCAATATAACAAAAATCTCCAGGTAACATAATGAATAGTGGGGAAATCCCCACTATCTTATATAGGAGATAGAAATGACAGAGTTAGGATTATACATACTTAGTCATACTGCTACTGGTGTGTTTTACATCGGTAGTAGTATTAACGTTGAACGACGCATGAAAATGCACCAACATCGGCTTAATCATGGCATTCACCATGCAAAGAAATTACAAGAGGTATACAGCACAGATCAGTGCTTAGCAATAAGCATAATTCCATTTGATACATTGGATCAAGCACGTAAAGCAGAACAAGAACTCATTGGTCTTTTAGGACATAGTCCACTACTAAGTAATACATTACATAGTGGTAGACCAATGGCTGACGAAACTAAAGAGAAAATTCGTAATTCTGATCGTGGACTAAAAGGAATGAAACGTTCCGAAGAGACTTGCCGAAGAATTGCACTTGCCAGAACAGGACAGCACCACAGTGAGGAAACTAAGCTCAAGGTTTCCCTGGCCAACAAAGGACGCAAAATGAATAGGACTTCTGAACACTGTGACAATATTGCCAAGTCACTAATGAAGTCAGTTAGTATTGTCGGTATCATTTACGATAGTGGTACTGAGGCAGCTGTCATCAATGGGTGCTCTCTATCAACATTGATGCGCCGCTGTCGTGGTGATAGCCCTAAGTTTAAAGACTGGTTACTTCTAGAGTAACTCCATAAAATCTCAGATCTATATTACTGTTGTGGTATATAGACAACGAAAGATAATGTAGGTAATAATGGAACGCGATTACTTCAAAGAAACACTGCCTGAACACCGTACACCAAAAGCCCACACTGGGATAATGCGTACGGAACAAGCAGATCTCTTGATCTCTCTGTGGCTATGTTCTAATGATAACTCGATGAACCAAGATCAATGGTTCTTCGCTGTGAAGGTTGACTATTGCAACAAAGAAGATCACACCCAAATCTTCCAATCGGAAGTTCACTTCTATTTGGATGAACGCGAAGCATGGGTTTACCGTGCCAAGCAGATGGGTAGCGACACCGTACACTTCACGGATTACCAACGGTTCTTGTTGCCTGACAATCGTATCGGTGAACGTGGTGAGCTGACTGCACAAGACTTCCGTGGCTGTCCTTTGTGGGATGGTTACCTGCTGCAAGAAATCCGTAATCTGAAATCCTGAGGCTGAAATGGTAGATAGCAAATCAACTGATAAACTGGCACTCCTGACGCAAACTGCTCAACGAGCACTTGCAGCTGATCCTGCGATTTTGGATAAGATCCAGTCAATCTCTGTGACCTGGTCAGAAGTTGGCGATGTAGCAGTACCCGATGTTCGTATCGTGTTCAATGCACCTGTTCCACCAGTTGGCCGCTAAAGTGATTTAAAACTATCTGAAGGCTATATTACTATCTTGGAATATAACCAGAAGATAGGAATTTTAAATCATGGCAACGATCAAGTTTGGCAAGGTTTCACTCAATACCAAAACTGGTAAAGTCAACATTGATCGTCGCACGATCAAGAAGACCGATCCAAGCTGGCATCACCTGGCATATGTCGCTGTTGGTGTTGTAGCCACTGCGATAGCTGTTGATTATCTGCGCAACAAATAACCAAAACCAATTAGGAGTTAGAGCATGAAATTGTCCACCGCTGCTGGTATCGCTGGTCTTGTTGCATTGGGCGCTATCGCTTACCGCTATCTGTCCAATGATGAGTCTGCCGAAGTCCCAGCGGATGCTGAACCGAAAGAACCGTTGCTGCTGCCTGCACCTGGTAACACGACTCACGCAGAATGACATACTGCCCCTCTCCCGTAAAAAGGAGAGGGGCAGGTTGTATTTTTCTTTTTATGCGTCATCGCCTTGAGCATCACGAATAGCTTTCATGCGCTCTTGGAACTGATCTGAAGTTTCGTTGACCACACCAATGTGTTCTTCACCTTGGGCGTGTTCGAAATTCCCAAGATCTTCAAGCTTAACGTCTGGTGCTTTACCCGACGGTACCTCGGCTGGGTCATCATCTGTCCGTTCGAACGGATTCTTGTTCTTGGCCAGACGAATCATCTCAGCCATAGCACCCAACAGATCGTTGTTAGATTTGTTGCCTTCTTGCTCGATCTGGTTACGCTTAGCTGCAATAGCCGATTGCGTGTGGTCTTTGGTAGCCTTGAGGATAATATCAATATCATCCTTATCGCATTGGGCGATACCTTTCGCCATCTTGTCGATAACGATGGTCTCACGAATTTCTTGGCCCCAAGCTAGTTGTTCGTCATAGGTCATTGCTTGAGCGGCGTGACTCATGTGATATTCCTTATTATTTGCGAGTGAACATTTACTCGACAGGTTAACAATATACCGTAAACGGCATTCTGGAGTTCATAAGATGTTCTCGTTGTTCATCAACAAATACAAAGCATGGCGGTTAACGTCTAAGCTAGAAGCATATGCAGAGATCCTCGAGAGCATCGACGGGGCGTACTGCAAACCCGAAGATTACCCCGTCAAACTGAAAGAATTCTGGCGGTTGTTTGATATGTCCTTACTGGATAGCTTAGCCATCCGTGATGTGATGGGTCATATCGGTCAACTACGGCATCGGAACTTTGCACAATTGCATCAGCTGTTGTTGGATGCAAATGATGCGATCGCTAACGAGCAAGACTCTCGGATCGATTATGTAACACGTACTGGCATGATGCATCAAACAGATGTAGAGCTAGACAATTACTTCTACGATCCTGTACACGGACACTTGAACATCAGAGAGTGTCTGGAACAACTGCGTTCACTGCTACAAGCGCACTGCGGTATCCTGGAAACAATAGAGGGTACCTATGGGCAAAGAAAGATGCTGCATGTGTACTTCGACATCTATACGCTGTCGGATCTGATCATTGATATCCTTCACGGTAAAGGAGACGTATTGTCCTAATAAAACGGTTTTAGCAATATCAAACCCTTTCAATATACACCGTAGGTGAATAGCAACATGGAATCCGTAAAAGATCTACTGACCGATCCGCTCAAAGGTAAAAACCGTGCTCAGGGTGTTCTGTGCTTCTTGTTCCGAGAAGTATTGCTCTGGCGTCGTGTGAATCAGATCGTTTGGAACAAGCGACTGACTGCGTACTTCGAGAAACCACATAACCAAGAGAAACCCGATAAGGGTAATCTCAACAAGGCATTGTTGAATGATGACTTGCCATGGGGTGGCTTTAAGAAGGCGATGGATTTCCTCTCACCAATGGAAGCAAAGTTGGTGATGGATTATACCTGGCGGGACGGAAGTAGCACATCATACGAGATCGTGATTGACCCAGCTGCAGATGAACGTCTGCACTATAAGGAAGTCTTCACGTACGATGGTTGTAACGTATTCAGCAAAGCCAAGAAACCAGTTTCTACTCTGGCGTATTTGTTCCGGCACATCATCGCTAAAGAAAACATCGATGAGATCCAGTGGGAGCAATTATTCCAAGAGTATTCAGACAATCCAGTTAACAATGTTGGTGTTAAGAAGTCGGAACTTAACTCTACAATCAGCATGATGAAACGAGCGCTTCTGGATGGAAAGCTTTCGTGGAACGTATTCCGGCGTGGCATCCTGTTGTTGAAACCACAAAAAGAAGTATATACCCTGAAGTTGAAGTGGACAGATGATCCACACTTGTTGATCAGCATGCCTGATCAAGAATGGTCTGCCACTATCGAAAATCCGTACAGCGAGATCGCGTAATGCATACAGTTCTGAACCTGAGCAATATCTCCCGTGATAACCCATTCTCGGTTGATAACCAAACCCCAAAACAAACAGCAACAGGTTTGAACTTCCGTACGTACCGTGGTCTACGTATGTATCTGATTACTGGTTCTTCAGAGCCAGCGTGGCTGCGTGCTGTCTATCCACACGAATTCGATAAGCTTCATCAGAAACAAGCTGCATATGTGTTTGTCCAGGGCCTGAAAGATATCATGAAAGGTGCATTGATGCGTGATATCTCTAAGCGCCCTATGGTCAAGTTGATTGCCAACCGTAAGACGGAAGTAGTTACGGAAGGCGATTCTCCTGCTGACCAAGAATGGCGTAGCATTGTAATGGAAGTTGTTCAAACTCTCTAACCTTGAAAAGTGGCTCTCCTTCGGGAGAGCTGCTTATGCCAAATCTTATGAACCATTATTTTTTTTTTCAAGGTAAGTAAACATGGCCGCCATTGCACTCCCGTCATTTCTGGGCTCACCAGAAGACAAAACAAAAGTAGTAGACGCTTACGGTGAAACTTCATCCGATCTCCGTACATCACTGTCATCCAAGATTACATCCTTTTCCTCAGGACTAGGTGGTGTGTTCGATAAGACTGTCGGTATCGCTAAAGGTATCGGTGAGAAACTCCGTACTGATACGATCGACCTGCCTTCTGCTGTACGACGCGTTCAGGGCGCGCTGAAGGGCTCTCGTAACGATATTACTAAGATTGCCAGTACTACTGAAAAGCTGATCATGGGTGAGCTTACAGGGACTGACAAGCCTACTAACTACGTGAAGACGGCAACCGATGTTGCTCGTGGCGTAGAATTGATGGTTGGTGATGGTCGTCAGGTAATTGACTCGTTCAAGAGTGGTGGCTATAACCAAGTTAGTGCAATGGTCGGCTTTATTTCTGACCTAACAGATAACCCTAGCTTGAAGCTATTCGATCTAGGTGCAGAAGCGGCTATCTTGCGAGGTGTGATTGAGGAAGTATCTGCATGGGGTATTCCGACCCTAGTTGACACCGTACTCAAAGATCAACCTGACCGTACCAAGTACACCGTGATTAAACGTTCTGCTAGCCGGATCAGCTCATCTAGCTCTCTGGATGTATTGTTGGCCTATGCAAACGTAATGAACAAAGACGGTACACTGAACATCGGGGCTAATGCTCTTAATGCTAACACTCCAGACTTTGCAAATAAGGTACTATCGAACTTCGCATTCGTCGAAGGTGTTACTGTAGCAGACTATCCGGCACAGCTAGCCAAGCTTGTACAACTGATGAATAAGCTGAAACCTGATTGGTTCTGGACTACTCGCGGTAATACACCCGTATGGAACTTAGGCACACTCGCAACAGCCTCAGAGAATGCTGTGACGTTGTTCCTGAGTAGCCATACCTACCGGGATGCTATTCTTACAGCTCCGTTCTATAGCCCTGCACGGGTTGAAGAACTAGTTAATACCATGTACCCGTTGACCACAACTGCATAGCTTCCCTACGGGGAGGCTTTATGCCGCATTGAAACGAATTAAAAGCCTATATTACAAACGTGAATCTAACCCACATTAAGGCTATTAAAATGACTCCATTGGCGTACAAGCTGATCGGTAAACAATTTGATGCTTTGGCTGAAGTCTACGGTACGTGGATGACTGCGGAAGCTCATGAATCAGTCGTACGGGATGACGATGTAACAACATCCCTGGTTAACCGTTGGCCTGGCGACATTGGCTTAGCCTTTACTGTAAAGGTAGGGCAAGGCGGTGGCACAGTGCGGTTCATTGCCTTGTATAAAGACAATGCATACCACAGCCATGTAATAGATGCAATGGGTACGCTTGGCTCTATGGAGATGCACATTGAAGCACTCGGTAAGCTTACAACCTTTGTACATAAGTACTTAGAGACGTATGCAACTGAGAATGGGTTTCCTCCAGAAAATGTAATGCATTAATAACACCAAGGGGCTATCCATTCGGGTAGCCTTTTATATCCCTGTATACACGGAGTTTTAAATGGGTAACTTTGCAAAAGTAGCTGATGTAATTCACATGCTGATCAGCAAGCCACAAGCAGTAAATGGTTTTGATATCGAGAAAGGCTTGAACAAAGTCTCGTACGATTCTTCGACCCGGATCTTCACTGTGGTCGATAAAGGTCGTAAGGTTCTCTGTTACGATACCAAAACACGTAAAGGTTCCACCACTCTCAATAACTACGGCTGCGGCATTGTAGCTGGCGTTATTGACGAAGTTGCTCACGATCTGCTCTTCGTGGCATGACGGCAAATTGGCTACCCTTCGGGGTAGCCACAAATGCTGTTTTTTTTTGTTACATCCAGCGAGGACGACGCACCGCAGGCCGACGTTCCCAACCTAGATTCTTGATCAGGTCAGATACGTCCAAGTGATCAGCAGACTCTAGACCTTGAGCTTTACGCTTCTCGGCTTCATCTTGCATGCCCCACAGAGTAGTCGGGTTGATAACCATCTCAGTTTCTTGGAAAGATTCCAGAGCAGGAGAGTTATGCTTGCCAGCTACGTAGATACCACCTTCACCAACGAAGTCCCAAGTAGAGATTTCACGAGTGTACTTGATGCCACGCATTACGTCGTCTTGTGTGATCGAACGTACGGAACAATAAGTGTTGATATGTGGGTTAGTGATCGAGTCTTCGAACACTTTAGCAAACGGACCATGAGGACGAACCTCAGCGATAACCAGTTTGCAAGGACGACCATTCTCATCTTTACCATCAATGATCGTCAAGGCACGGATGTGTGCACAAACGCGATCATCATCGATCTTACGAATACGGTTAAGGTATTCACGGTCATCCATGTAACGTTTACATTTCTCACCGTCTTTCAGAACCCATTCCCAGGGCTCAGGATGTTTGAACTCCATGTACAGCACTTGCTTGAGCAAGCGACGCATTAATGGAGAACCGGGTTCGAACATCGAAACACCGGAAGCGGCATCGTAAAACATACCGGCAGAGTTGTGAGTGCCATAAGCACCAACGCAGAGAGTGTAATACCCATCTGCGTCAGGAGTCAGTACACCCTTCTTACCACCGGCAGTCAGGAGACTACCGCTAATACGAACTTGGTTACCGGCTTGCTTCTGGACACCAAATAGATCTTGAGCTGCGCCCATGATGGTGTTCCTTATGTACGGAGGATTTCTTCAATCAGTTCTACGGACTCACTAGGGTTCACGACGGCAGTGTTGATAGCGTCAGGGAAGTAAGCACCGTTCAATCGACTAGTAGTATCGGAGGTGTTCCAAACTACCGAGCGGAAAGGAATGACTTTCGGTGGATTGAGTACAACGTCGTCATGTTTATTAAGAATGTGACGGTACAGTCGAGTCAGGTCATCTTTATCACGAGCAGTCGTCGAGATAATAAGTTCCAGAATAGCACGGGAACCCAAGTTAACACCAGCGTGATGATACGCGGTCTCAAACATCTTGGCCATGTCGTAGTAGTTCATATACCAAGGAATATTTCCCTTCGCGACCATTTCGTCGTAAAGGTAATAAGTCAAGGTATCGTTCACTACGAGGTGGTTGTTCACGAACACTACATCACCTGGCTCAAAAGAGAACTCAATGTAATCAGTGCCACGAACCGTGATCTTCTTGGTGGAACTCGGACGGATCTGCATCATTGCAATCGTGTTGTCAACACCGTAGTATTCGTCGTTTATGATGATCGCATAGAACCCAACGATAAAGACTTCAGAACCTAGGATCGCTAGGTCCTTATTCTGAAATCGTACGGGTACATGAATCTTGCAGGGAGCATCAGTTACGGTGCTCCCATTCTCTTGACGATGTAGGTGTTCGAATACACGGGCTGCGTTACGCTTCAGCTCCATGTGTTACCCCTTAGACAGTTTGTTCGTCGTCTTCAGAGGTATCAGCTTCTGCTTCATCACCGGTAGACTCTTCGGATTCTTCACCATCAGCAGCTGCAGCATCTTCAGCCAGAGGACCTTCACCAGTAGCGGCATCAGCGATAGCCGATTCAGCTTCATCACCAGTAGGCTCTTCTAGAGGCTGTGGAGCCACTTCCATTGCGTCAGGCTTGAACCGGTCGACTTGGATCTGAGAACCTGCCCAAACGGCGTACAGGGACAGCAGAGCTTGGGTAGACAGTTCACGGCGAGAGATGTTAGGATCTTTCTGAGAGAACTGATCCATCAAGCACATGTAGTCCCAGTAAGTGGACTCAGGGAAGTAGATCTGACAGATCAGAGAACCGAAAGCCAGGAATTCGTTTTCCAGTTGTTCTGGGCGAACCTTACGGATAGCGTCAACGATCTTCTCACGCAGACCATCCACTTGCATCTCAGCCAGTGTACCGGTTTGTGCTTGCTCGAAGAACGATTCGATCATGTCCTTACGACGGGAACGTTCAGCGTTATCAGCAGCAGCTTGTTGGATCAGTGGGTATACCGATTGGAACTTCTGAATGAAGTAAGGCTTGCGCTCTTCCAAACGCGCCAGGGTTTGAGTACCTTCTGTTTCCAGAGCAGAACCCATGACCGCAGCCAGATCACCTTTAGCAGCTTTCCACTGTGCTTCAACGTCACCGTTCAGCCATACGACCAGACGACGATTCTCGACAGCATTAGAAGCTTCCGAACGCAGGATGAATACACCGTTGCGTTGATCTTCAGCACGACGCTGATAAGCACGCAGCAGATAAGCACCCAGCATCTCGTGGAGCATACGCATTACGTGTACCCACTCTTCATAGGTCACTGACTCGCCAACTGGTTCCGATGGGTTCTCACCCAGATGACCACACAGAAAGTAAGCCAGCAACAGAGCATCAACGTTGAACGGCGCATTAGTACCAACAACGAAAGACAGCTCACCAACAGTCAGAGCTTTATTACGGTTGAACAGATCGGAGTAAGTACGGGAAATGGTTTCCGGTTCTACTTTCAGCAACCACTCGGTGATTTGCTCACGCTCAGCATGAGGGTTGTTGATCGAGACCATTTCGATGATCTGTTCAACACCTTGAGCTGGCAGGATGAAAGTCCGATAGTTCGGCTGTGGATTTACGTTGGCGTAGTTCTGCAGGTGCGAAGTAAGACGTGGTTCAGAGTGAACAGCATCGTACCGGAAGAAATCTGCACGAACGTCAGCAGAGGTCGAAACCTTCTGACGCTCATTGAAATCACGGACCATCGAATCGATACCAGGAATAACCACGTTAGCTACGTTGTACTGGATCTTACCCAGTGCAGCAGCTACGAGGTCAACCATGCTGGTGTTGTCTTCTTCGACAGTGATCGGTTGTTCTTCGTTCATCTCTTCGAAGTGTTCTTCGACAGATGCGGTGAGTTCTTCTGTTACTGGAGCAGCTGAAGGTGCTTCGTCTACAGCATAGCCGCTAGCGAACTGAGCAATAGGAAACTCAGGATTCGTAACAACCAGAACTTGACTGGATTCAGTCAGTTGCTGTGCAATCAGTTTTACCGACTGCACGGTAGTGGCGATATCAGACATGATGTTTCCTTTAAATTGCGAGGTGTTTAGCGATACGGGCAGCCAAGGCTTCCTGGATATCTTGTTCAGTTAGGAATACCCCGTTCAGTGTGGAAGAGGTATGGTCGCCGCCTAGGATTTTGAGGATAGCCTCAGAACCCAATTTGACAGCAGCAGACAGAATCGAAAGATTCTGCCCGTGTGCGATGTTGTTACTTAGATTTTGCATTTGCGGTTCCTCTGTAGACACCTACCAGGTGCTTGGACAATTCAGCGAGAAGAATAGTTGTGGTTCCGATGAGTTTAGGACTCAGTACCATCCGCTCTTCTACGGATGTGTTACCGAAGATCAGGTCGATGTCCAAACCAGATTTAGTTTGGTTAACGCCGCGCATGACTCGGGAGAATACTGTCTTCATCTGGTTAGCAACTACACCTTTGTCACCGACACCACAAGGGATATCGTGATCGATGTAAACGTTGATTACCAAAGACTGTGGTTCCAGACCATTACCACGGATGCGGTATTCATGATCCACTTCACCACTGAAGAACTGTTGTCCACGAGCTGTCGATTCAGCTTCACGGATCTTGTCCGATTCATAAGCGATCTTGCGCAGGCTATCCGACATCTCATCACGATCACCGTGATAGAAGACTTCGACTTTAGACACTACACCAACGACCTTCGCACGAGGGGAATAGTTAGAGAGCTTCGCGAGTGTTTCACGCGATACCTCATCAAACACTGAGCCACCACCCGAGTCGGGGTCTTTAATCGTACATAGAATTGAATCCAAGTCCACGTGATCACCGACTTTAACCATGTTTTCGATGTTCTGCTCGAACTTAACCGCGATCGATTTGATCTTGGAGGTTTGAGTGTTCATCTTAATAGCACAGCTTTCGGAAATCACCGAGCCGTCTTCTAGGGTATCCAAGTTGTCACTGAACGCAACGACTGTGTTGATACCAGCTTTCCAAATTACTTGCCCTGGGGACATGCGATCTGGAGTGAAGTACTTCTCGTTGTAAGCTAGGGTTTGACCACGCTTGAACGTATCGCCAGCTTTCAGGTCGGAGATGATGGAGTGTGGGTAGTGGGTACCTGCTGCTGAGCCGTGGATCTTGCCCATTTGGTACGACGTAGTTTCACCATTAGCGTACTCGACAGTAATCCCATACTCGTTAACGGCAATAACCTTACCGTCATCTTCCGCCGCAGAAGCAAAGATGCTGCTTGTACGTTGGGCCACAATTTGCTCATAGCCTGTCCGAAGTGGAGTGGGCTCGTATCCATCAGCATAAATACCTTGTTGTTGTTGAATCGAGATGAAGTTAATACGCTTGGTATCGTCGTTCGTAGTAGCCACACCCAACAGAGCACAAGTCGACAGTTGTCGAGCTGGACCATCTTGAGTCGGATCGAATGGACGAGTAGTACCACGCATCGAGTTGAAGTTAGCATCTGGTGTGAGGTAAGCAATAACACCTACGTCACCGGAGTCAACTGTGGACTCAGATACAACACCAACGTCAGCTTGGCCATACACACGAGTACGTGCAACCATCGATGTAGTAGACCGACCACCATCACCACGATAAGTCATCGACTCTTGTTCACGGATGTTAGCCAGTGGGTTAGAGTCTTCAACAACCATCACGGTAGGATCTTGTGCGATCTTCTTCCATACAACAGCTGGGTCCATCTGCACTTGAACAGCAGCAGAACCAGTCGAACCGTTGAAACGTTTAACCGCTTTGTTCAGTTCGTTATACACAGTACCTGCCATACGCTCATAGCCACGATAACGCATGTAAGCACCGTCTACCTCGGAAGGCGACCAGTCGATCAGCAACATGTCTACAGCTCGATACAGCAAGGCATCAAACGTAGTAGGTTCACCCATCTGTTTCAACAGACCTTCAGTAATCGGGTCCATCCAGGCAGCGAACAATGCATCGATCTCTTTTGTGAATCGTGCAGTCATCCCAGTTTCTAACAGGAGACGCTGATACACATCAGGCTTATCGAAATCGTAGATAGAAAAGTTAGGCATCAACTTAGCATACTTACGCATACCACCGAGTACGAGTTGTGTGCGATAGTCTCCACGATCGAATACCAACACTTCGTCTTGGAAAGCCAACACGTAATTATCGGAAGTCAACGGGATACGTTCACCACGACGGTGACGGGTATACTTCGCATTGAGTCGTTTCAGTGTAGCGGTCAGACCGTACTTGTAACCAAACACAAACGCCATTGGTAGTTCTTTCGAACCAACGTTCATGAATGCACCTTCGAGCGGTGCTTTGGCTTGGTCCAGTCCCAACACTTCAATGATGGAACCCAGAGGCTCGAGGTTGTCTTTGTCCTTCACATAGAACTGACCAGTCTTATCGATCATGATCGGTGTCTTGCCATTGTGCACGCCAACCATCGTGTACTGTTTCGATTCATGCTGGGTAGCATCGATCTTGTACTTAGATTGGAAGTATTCAATGTGGTCGTCGAACTTGAAGTACAAGAACATAGGGCCCGAAGTGAAACCACGGAATGCAGAACCTAGTTGAGTATAGACTCGTGGGAGAGCATACATCGATTGATCGAGCTCAGCATACAGAACACCGGTTACACGATCGTCAGCAGGGTCTAGAGCACGCTCACGGACTTGACGGGTAATCCATGCGTCGTAGTTGTGTGCTGCGAGATGAGAACGCGTTACGAATGTCTTGTTGTAGTACGAAGTCATTGCTACGGTGTCAGGCTTCACCTTACGAATAGGCAAGTCAGCACGTTGCATACGCATCCGGTAAGTAACACCGTTGGATACGAAACGACCATCGCGGTCTACGACAGGAATACGGAAGTACACAGTCCCAGGCTTACCACGAATAGGCTTCAGAGTAACTTTGTGGATCTCGTAGTGGTTCATTGCGTTACGCACTTCTTCCACTTCGTAGTTCGTTACAGCTGTACCTTGTTTCTGTACCGACATGACTGCTTGGATCAAGTCCTTGTTACGCAGACCAGTTTGATACTTACGTGTCATTGCCTTGAGCTTGGAACCCAGCATCGACTTATCGAGAATGGTATCCGAATCAGCCAGTTGTGTTTCAGCAGGAAGAGCATAGTCTTCTTGCTTATATTCCATCGCTTCTTCCAAAGACTGACCTGAACCGAATGGATCTTTGATCGTCTTGAAAGACTGTGCATCTTGCAGGGCTTGTTCGAAAGTACGCGGAGCAATAATGCCCAGCTTGTACAGATCGTAAGCAGGTTGAGCTACACCAGCAACTACCGGCTCGGCTTCAGCCACTTCAGGAGGGATGGCATCGACTCGTTGAGTTTCGACCTTAAGCTCCCTTGGCCGATGAACCAGTTCAGAATCACTTTCAATCTGGAGCTTCGTGGTGAAGAGCTCTGCGTCCGGCGGGTTATAAGTTGCTCCATCTTCGGAGAAGTCGAGACTAGGGATACTAAAGGCTGGGATGTCGAACGTGTCTTCTGCCGGTGGACTGTCGACTTCGTCATCCTGACTGCCAAGTTCACTCCCGTGATTTTCGCTGTCGTCTTCTTCACTCTCATGTTTGCTGTCCCCATTGTCTTCTTCTACGTCAACCAACTTAGAGTGGTCGATAACAGTAGATAGAGTTTCCGCCTGATGGCTATATTCCGTCATGGCAGTCAGCAAGGACAATACACGACGCTGCATTACCGCTGGCGGAAAGAAGGCTTCCAGACCCAGGGCGTTTACAAAGTGTTCCTGTGAAACTTGGTTAGTCAGACCGTACTCTTGCATCACGGTGTGAATGTGGTTGAACGCAGGTTGCTCATTCTCACGGATATCTTCATACCCGATGTTGAATACTTCCTTACCGAACGATTGGATAAACTGTTCTACCGATACCTCAGCATCTTTAGAGCCGTCACGCCATTCATCCAGCGCACCCATGTTGAGAACCACGAACCGGTCACGAGCACGGATCAAGAACCAGATCTTGTTGTACATGTCTGGCTGAACAACCGACATCATTGATTGTTCACGCATTGGACCCAACCAACGATACAGGTCCCAAATAGAGAACTGTTGCGGTGTGGTGAAATGTTCCAGCATGGTCTGGTTCTGGTTGTCTGTCATTCGCTTAAAAGAAGCGAGGTCAGGCATTTGTTCTGGTAGGTGAATCTCTACAAATTGTTCCCAACCGAAACGACGGTGGGAGGCAGCAACGTTTTGCCAGAACGTACGCTGGTTGTTAGACCAACGCATGAACGATGCTTTGAAGTTAGCCTGATAGATCCACTGTGGGTCCAGCAGGTTATAATTGTACACCATGATGTTGAGAGGGTTGATAGACAACGCCTCATCTTTAGTCAATGGCTTGAAGAATGCATGATGTTGACGGAACTCAGCTTGGAGCTTGTTACCAGTCAGTGCAGACTTCCGAGGGTTACCCTCAGTCGATACCAGGTTCAGTACATGTTCGATGTACACTTTACCGGTAGCTTTGTTGAACATCGGATCTGACTGCGACGGTCCGCGAACCGCCGAGTTAGGATCAGAGAAGTGTACGATCGACCGTTGTGGTAGATGGAACTTGTTCAACAGGTGTAGCTTTGGTTGTTGGAGTTTACCTTGTTCGAAGACAGTATACTGTTTCCGAAATTGTTCGATCTGTAAGCGCATGTTTAGGTCCTTGGTTTTGGATCGCCAGTCATATACCGGAGTACTAGGTTAACGGTGTGAATAGTAGAACGGAAAGCCAATCCACCTTCAGCATCGGTATACGCAATACGGGAGCGGAAGAACTGATCGATTTCTTCTAGAGCTTCTTTCGAGTAAACAATGTTTACCGATACGGTGTCACCGTCGAAGTCAGCGCCGAGTGGAGAAAGAATAGCAGGGGATACAGACGTAGAGTCGTGCCACTGTGCAGTCTTACCAACTTCAAGCATTGGATATTCAAATGCCACCGGTCCATCAGGATCTCGTTTGAAATCTGGACCGAGGGGATAGCGCAGTTCACCAGTCACGGTAGTCTTCACGTAGATAGACACCGGGATAGAACTGTTGTAGTTTTCTACGGGGTAACGAGTTACGAACCCACGCAGTTTGTACCACATACTTAAACCACCAAGGTAGATGAGTTCAGCGTATGTAATCGGACGAGCCCACTTCTGATCGAACCCAGGTGGGATGTCATTGATGTCGCGAAGGATACGATAGTTCTTCTTATCGTCGAGATAGACCAGTGCTAGGTAATGCCCAGCTACTTCTACAGCTCGTGAACGCTTGTCGATAACTTCGAGTTCGTTCATTACCCGTTCGAGACCTTGCGGTGTAGACCAAGTATCCATGTCATCCACAGACACATCGACCCACTCTTTAACCAACGTCTTCTTGTTAACCAGTTCTACCCGGTTAGACATGGTTTCAAAGATCTCACCTACGATACCATGACGCAAACCATAGATCGTCTTTGGAGCAGCACCACGACTAGCTTGATGCAAACCAATCACACAGTCTTTAAACTTAGGACGGTTCGGTTCACCCAAGTCAGCAGCGTTAGTATCCATCGAACTAATGACGTTACGAGTGCCGTTGAACACACGGCGGGATGCCCACTTCGATTGTACGTAGCCCGACTTACCAGAGATCAGTTTCTCGTAGTGGTCATAGATCTCTTGGACCTTTAGCTGCATCGCCACCCGGCGTTTGTCATACATTGAGAGGTCAGCATTAGCACCAAAATGCTCGGGGATACCGGTCGACTGCTGGAGGAGACCGCGGTATACATCATTAATCTCGTCATATTCGATACGTCCGTCAGGGTTAGGTTCAGCTTCACGATAAGCTGCAGGGATTACCAACATTGCATGTAGATCAGCACGCTCCATGTTTTCATTCACAAGCTTCAAACGTACCCGACGAATATCGGAATCCGTTTCTTTGAATGTCACACGCTTCCAATTGTCGAAGAAGAACGTGTAGCCTGTTTGTCCATCTAGTTCCGAAGCTTTGATAAAGTCTTTTGTTTCTTCATCAAACACAGCAAAGGAACGACCGAGGATGATTTCCTCATAGAAACCTTTCAGCTTCAGGATGTTGCGATAAACCAAGGGATGGATTACAGGGAGACCCAACTTGATGTAACCGAAGTTACTTTCGCGTTCATGACTACCCACCCGTCCAAAAATAGAAACGGAGAATAAACCTTCCTCATGGAAGTTACCCCCATTGCCCACGAAGATCTCGTGTGAGGTTACTCGACCGAGTCGAGCGAGCATATTTCTATCTGGGATAAGCAGCGAAATGTTGAAAGGTAATAAGGCCTTTTTCATCTTTCGGGTCCTTTTGGGGTTAACGATATGAAGTTCATGTCTGGAGTACAACCATGGCAAGCAATAAAACAAAATTGGCGGAGGCCAGTAATAAGTCAGCATTCGATTTCGATGATGACTTTGATAGTCTATTTGAAGACGACGAACTTAGCGGGAAAAAGCGTTCCCCCGTTAAGGATTTCATGTCTGGACTCAAAGATGGCATCCTGGATAAAGGCAAAAATAAAAGTCTGTTGAAAGCATTCTTAACAAACGGCGCCCCTAAGGGTTATGACCGCTTGTTCGGTGCTTACGATCAGGTAAAGAATTCTGCTGAGTCTCTGAAAGATCACCTAGAGAAAACAAACCCAGGTGATTTGCAATATCTTTTCAAACGGGCAGAGTCTTTCTTACCCTCAATGAAAGGGAAGTTATCCGAGGGTACTTACGATCGGATCAACACGGCCCTATCCAATAAGGTCGACCAGTACAAATATCAAATCGAAGCGAACCAAGATCAGTCTCGTTTAGCTATTCGTCGGCAGAAAGCTGCAGATGAAGAATCTATCAAACAAGGGCTGGGCGAAGATCTTCGAAGTGCTGTTGACCAAGGCACCGTAGTTCAGCGTAACCTGTTCAACATGGGACAGAACGCCGAGCAAAAGCGTTGGGACCTCGAACGTATTGAACGTGGCCTACGTGACCAAGTCGACAACAAACACCACCAGACCGTAGCACGCGGGCTCGCACAAGCAGTTGATTCACTGACTCGTTTGTCAGGCTATGCTGAACAGGTCGATTACGATTTCAAACGTAAAGGCTTAGAACTGCAGTTCCGTTCTTATCAAGCCTTGCGTGACATGTCCAAGTTGGCAGAAGCTCAACTGGAGATGCAAAACAAAGCATTCCAAGCTTTGGTTCGAAACACAGGTTTACCCGATCACCTTAAGTCTTCCATGAAAGACCTGGTTGGTATGAACATGCGTCAAGGTATGGCTTCGGCCGGCTCCTCGATGGTAGGTCGTACTCTAGGTGGTTTCTTGGGTAACTACGGTGGTAACGTTCAAGGCCGTATCAACAATAGAGCCTCTGGCGCATTGTCTGGTGTGGTTCAAGGTCTGCAAACAGGCGAGTCGTTGTCTGACTTCTGGGACCAACGTTATCGCTTAGCGGGTGGTATGGCTGCAGATGGTTTACACGGGCTTGCTCGTAACACTATCGCCCCAATCGCTGGTCGTGCATTACGTCCTGCCATGACTCGCTTGTCTAACAAGCATGGTAAAGGTAAACATAACCAAGTCGGTTATGCCCTGGATAACATGCCTGCTATGATGCAGGAGTTTGTGAACAACTACCAGAACTCTTACGGGGCCAAAGGCGTCCTGCAAGATATGCTGCGTCCGTTTGCACCACAGTTTGGTTTGGACACATCGACTAAGGCGGGTAACTATCAAACAATTGGCCAGCACACAGCGTTCAACCAGTTATCACAGCGTTCGTTGACTGAGATCCTCCCAGGATTCCAGGCGCGTATCTTGCGTGAACTGCGTATGATCCGTAGCGGTAAAGATGACATCCCAATGGAAGTCTTCGATATCACTAAAGGTGTGTTCACGACTTCTAAGGAAGCGTTGGCTAACCAGAAAGATCGTATCGTATCGAAAGGTACTACCCGGATGGTATCGGGCCAGATCTCTGAGACTCTGGATATCATCGACCAAGATGGTAAGTTGTCGACTGGTGCTCGTAAGGCATTGAGTGAACGACTGCTGCGGGATGCCTCCACTAACAAACGTTTTGACCCAATGCGTTATGGTTCCAAGAACGGCTATAAAGAAGGGACCTCGAAAGAGACTCTGGCTGAACTAGAAGCATTCTTCAAAGGTCAATTCGAACGTGATGAGAAAGGTAAGTTTGCAGATACTGCAGCTAACCATGAAAAGCGTAAGAAGATGTCGGACTCGTTCCTGGACATCCGTAACGTATCACGTGATCCAGCACAAGAAATCCATCGTCTGATCGAAGCAGGTAAAACTGATCAACTTCGTGAACTGGGGATTCTGCAAACTGTCGACGGGCAAGATCGGATTAACTACCCGATGCTCTGGCAGATGATGTCTCAAGACGTTAGTATGCGCCATGCTGGTCAAGGTGCTAATTACCACGATGCTTCTGGCGATGTTACTAACAAGAACTTTGTGGGTCCTCAGTTCCCTGGTGCATTCTCTGCACGTACTCAGTCTGCCGCTGTTCGATTCTTGGAAGGCCCTCAAGCCCAGAAGATGAAAGCAGGTGCACGTGACCTGATGGATCAATTCAAAGCTGATCCACAACAGTTCATGCGTGACCAGTATAATGCTGGCTCTGCTGCTGTTAAAGATCGTGCAGGTACATTGCGTGATTCCGCAACTGCTGCAGCTGATGCTGCGAAAGCAGGTGGTCTCCCAGCAATCATGGAACACTTCTCTGTTCAAGAGAAACTGGACTTTGCTAAAGCCCTATTGAACAACGCTATCGACAAAGAACCTCCTGCTGTTAAAGAAGCTCGATTGAAGATGGCGAAAGCTATTATCGATTCGATTGGTACAGCTAATGAGGCTGGTCAGAAAGCGTTGGCATCTGATGCTGGTCAAAAGGCTTTGGGCATGGGTAACCAAGTCCTGGCTCTAGGTCATGATTCAGTCGACAAGATGAAACAGTCCGAAGCAATGGGCATTGTCGATCTGAAACTGGAAGCAGCTAACGACACCATTATCAAAGCTGTCGATATGGTACAGGGTAAGTTGATTGACGTCAACACCGGCAAGGTAATCCAGAAGGCTTCTGACATCACAGGTGAAGTACGGAACATCTACAACCAACAAGTTGCTTCTGCTGAAGAAGTAGCCCGTGGTTTGTATGACAACCGTGGTAATCTGATGGTTCAGGCTAAAGCTAAGTTGGATGCTGTGCAAGCTGTTATTGCCAAGCATGCTGCTAACTCATTGAGCCAAGCCAAAGAGAAACTAGACGACCTGAAGGACTGGTGTATCGAAGGTACTGACCGTGTCATTATTAAGGCACGTGATCTAGCCGAAGGTGCTTTGATCGACGAAGAAACTGGGGAACCTATTTATTCGTTGGATGACATCAAAGGTACGATCACTGACCAATACGGCATGGTTGTAGCTACGGCTCAGGATCTGGCAAAAGGTCTACGTTCTACCGATGGCAAGAAGTTCGACATGACTGACGTGAAGAACCGTGCCGCCGCTTTGGCTAAACAGATCTGGCGTGGTAATACAACCCAGAACGTTATGGCTGGTATGAAGTTCGCTGGTCGTGTAGCTTGGGCTATCGCTCGTAACACTGCTGCTCGAATCATGGGTGAACGTGATGCTTATTTACCGGGACAAGTCAAACCTGTTCTGACAGTTGACAAACTGAAGGAAGGCGGTTACCTAGACCAAGACCAGAAACCATTGAAGTCCTTCGGGGATATCAAAGGCCCTGTGTTCGATGCTGAATCCGGCGAACCTCTGTTGGATAAGTCCGAACTGAAAAGTCTGGTAGATACCAACGGTAAGAAGCACTCGATCGCTAAGAACCAAGGCTTCTTGCGTAAGATCGTCCGTGGCGCCGCCAAAGGTTACTGGAACCTCACCAAGAAGTATTACGGTGCTCTCGGTCGTGAGATGGGTAACGATGCTCAGGCACTCGCTAAGACTGTCCTGGCGCCTATCGGTGCATTCTCTAAACGTCAACTTGCAAGCCTGTCCACTACTGACCAAGTGTTGGTACAGATTCGTGATGCTATCCGTGAAACCGTACCGAAGAAAAATCGGAAAGGTAGCTGGATGGATAAAGCCGAACAGAAGACAGCCGATGAGAAAGCAAGTGATGCTAAGAAAGAGAAAGAGCAGACTGAATCCAAAGGCTTGTTCAGCAAGATGTCTACGGCCTTAGGTGGTCTGTGGGATAAGATGCGGGGCAAGAAGAAGGAAGAGGAAGAAGAGGAAGGCGGGGGTATCATGGACTCCGTTGGCGATGCCGTTAGTACAGCTGCTGATGCTAAAGACCTGTTAGGTAATGGCAAAGGTAAAGCTGGACGTATGGGTCGTTGGGGCAAGAAGATCGCCGGTAGCCGTCTTGGCAAAATGGGTAGTCGCATTGCTGCTTCTCGTCTTGGTCAAGCTGCTGCTTCTACAGGTGGTCGGATGCTAGCTTCTGCTGGTGGCCAAATGGCACTGCGTGGTGCAATGATGGTGGGTAGTGCTTTGGCATCCCTCGTATCGGCTCCTGTGTTGATCGGTGCTGCTGTGGTTGCAGGTGTTGGTATTGCTGGTTACTTTACCTACAAATACTTCGCTGGTGTTAAAGGTGAGTTCATGTCGGTACGTATGCTACAGTACGGTATCACGTCTACTCGTCAACGTCACAAGATCCTGAACTTGGAACAGCTGATGGAGAAAACCGCTATGCGTGGTCAATCCCCTCAGATGAACGTAAGTGCTGCGGGTGGTAAAGCTATCATGGATATCATGGGCTTTGATAAAGATGATGAAGCTGCCATTCATCGTTTCGCTCGTTGGATGGATGTCCGTTTCAAACCTGTATTCTGTCAGTGGTTGAAAGCTTTGGATACCGTCGGCAAAACTCAGATGTCGTTAACCGATATCGAAGAGAAAGTCGATGACCCATTGAAAGGAACTCTTGTGAAAGAGATCTCCATGGACTATGGCGATGGTTCTCCATTCTCCTGCCGTGATAACCCATTCGGTGATACTGATCCGTTGGATGACACCGTAGAAGAAACCAAAGAGCGTCTGAAGGCTTTGGCTGAGAAGTACAAAATCGATCCTGAGAAGGAGAAGGCTGCACTACCAGGTGCTAAACCTAAAGATGCTACTACTGAAGCTAAGGAGAACAAAGAGGCTGGTGCTCTCGTAGGCGCTACCGCTGCTGCTGCAGCTAAGAAAGCTATCGATGATGCGAAGGATGCCGGTAAGAAGGCAAACGACGATAAAGAGAAGGCTGCTAAGACTGTACAGGAGAAGGTTCAAGATATCGCTAAGGGTGCAGGTGCCGCTGTAGTTGCAGCTAACGTTGCTAACAACATCATGCCTATTCCAATGGCGACTCAGAAACTAGCTGCGCTCGATGCAATCCGTGCACGTGCGTACGGTATGGAAGCACTTGACAAGAACTCGATGGAAGCATTGATGGCTATGGAAACCCGTCTGGATCTCCAATCCAAAACGGATACCGCTGGTCAAATCAAATTCAATGGTGACCTAGAGAAGTTCATTGCAGCAGCCGGTGGTCTATTCGGTATGAACACAGCTGAACATGGTCCCGATCGTGTTAAGTTTGTGAACTGGCTGACTAGTCGATTCTTCCCTGTTGCTGAAACGTTCTTGACCCAAGCTCGGCAAACCTTCAAAGGTAAGCCTGCCGTTGCTGCTACAGCAATGAAGTTTGGTGACCAAGTCCGTGTGGCTAATGCCGTACTCGGTGCTGTTGCTCCTGACGGTAAGTCTATTTGGTCTGGCTCGACAATCTTTGATGTTAAAGGTGCGTTGCCTGATCTGAAGAAACTTGCTGATATGGACATGGAGTTCCTCAAGCTACAGGCTGATGCTGTTGTGGCATCACCTACGCAATCTGCTGGTGCTCAAGCCGCTGGTGCGGCAGCTGCTGATGGTGGTAAGTCTTTCCTAAGCAGTGTAGCGGATAAGGTATCAAGTGCCTTCAACGCTGCTACAGAGGCTGTGAGCAGTGCTGCATCATCTGTGGGTAATGCGTTGGGTAGTGCTGCTTCGACTGTCGTAGGTTGGGGTAAGTCCGCTGCCCGTGAAGTTGCCGCTGTGGGTGTTCAAGCTTACGGTGCTGCTTCGGAAGCTGTTACAGGTCAGTCCTATGGTTACACGTCTTCCGGTAACGGTGGTTCGTGGGAACAAGTTCCGATGCCAACATCGAAAGATGCTAAAGGTTCTCGGAAGACCATGGAAGTTGTTGCTTCGATGGTTGGTGTTCCAGTTGAATACTTGATGCTGTTCTGTGCGTTGGAGTCTAACTTCGACTGGACGGTCAAGGCTGGCGCTGGTGGCTCTGCTACTGGTTGGTTCCAGTTCATCAACTCAACTTGGGATTGGATGCTGCAACAGCATTCGCAGAAGTACGGACTACCACCAGACCTCGGTCGTCGTCTCCGTCTTGATCCACGTATCAACGCACTGATGGGTGCCGAGTACCTCAAGTATTCGATGGACGTGATTAAGAAAGGTACGGGTAAAGATCCTACCGATATCGATTTGTACCTAGCTCACTTCTTGGGCCCTGGTACTGCGGTTAAGTGGTTGAAACTACCTAAGAACACGATTGGTGCTAATGCCTTCCCTAAAGAGGCTGCAGCTAACCCGTCGATCTTTAAGGAGAAGGGGGGTCAATTACGTACACTCGGTCAGATTGAGAAATCTTTCGATGATCGGATGAACAAGTTCCGTGCTATCGCAACTGCCGGTACAGCGGGTGGTGCAGCTGTTCCTCTGAAGGTAGAGGATGTTGAGAAACAAGCAGCTGAAGCCAAAGCGAAGGAAGCAGAGAGTGTAGCTGCCGAAGAAGGGAAGTTCATTCCTGGTGTATCGGCAATGCCAGGTGGTCCATCGGCTACGGGTTCTACTCCGACCAACACTGGTACGGGTGGTCCTTCAATGGCTCCGTCTACAGGTGCAGCAACACAAGCACCTGCAGGTTCATCTACTGCTCCAGTAGGTGTGATGGCTCCGTCGTCTGCAGCTCCATCCGCAGAGGCACAACCTTCGGTAGATAACCCAACTACCCAAGCTGCACAAAATGCATCGTTGGCGAAAGACCAGCAACGTGCACAGCAAGTACAACAGTCAACTAAAAATGACACCGCTATTATGAGTGTACATCAAGAACAACTTGAGACTCAGAAAGCAATGTTGGAAGCGTTGAAGCAGTTGGTATCGCAACAGGGGTCTGGCGGCAAGGGCAATAGTATGCCCCAGCAGCAACAGTCACGCTCAGCTAACAAAGCTGCGTTCCCTGTTCCAGTCTAAAATCTAGGGCCTACCTTCGGGTAGGCTTTATTTTGTCTAAAGGTCCCAACATGGCAACTCCAACAGTCGATACACCAATTTGGTTACGACAAGCCTTCCTAGTACCTACGTCACAAAACCAAGTGTCGTTTGGTTCGGAAACTCGTCGCCGCTTTGCGAACTCCGCAGCCTTCAAATTTACAAACACTACACCCGGTGGCAACTTCACCATTAACAACCTACCACAGTATACCCGGCATGCTGATATTCGTCAGCCTGGTCGTGGTCGTCAAACCAAGAATAAAAAGCTTGGTATGGGTCGCTACTATTCAGAAGCACACGATGACTTGTCACAAAAGCTGCACATGTCATTCGGTGTTCCCCGGTTCTCTAGCTGGGCTAGCTTCTTCACGAACTTCTATGACCGATCAGCAGCTATGTTTGCTAACTCGGGTAAGACTACCGATATCTGGTACAACTTGGGTAACACGCTGTCCTTTATTGTGACGCTCCCAGTACAACCATTCATCATCGGTATCACTGCAGTATCCCGTGTGTTGTCGTTCCTTTCGAAATCGTCACCATCTAAGTGGTTCTATTTCAAACCTACGATGCATGCTTATTGGTCAGCAGTAAACACACTGGCTAACGAATTCGCTATTAACATGGGCTTGCAACCTCGTCTATATACAGACCCTGATTCTCAAGGTCCAATGGCTGATCCTGGTCAAACTGTTACCGAAGCAGACATGGCTCGATTCCACACCATGATGCCTGGGTTGTTCACACCGAAAGGCGGTATCGATGTAATGGCTCTAGCAGGCCGTGCTCAACGTAAAGCTGACGAAGCTAAGAAAGCTTGGGATGCAATGTCTGAGAAGGCACGCAACATTGATGAGCTCCGTGCTGGTATTACAGCAGAGATGAGCAAGTATCAGAAAGACCCGAATCCAAACGCATCAGCTCGTGATTATTTCATCAAGTATCTGGAGAATGATCCGGTAGGTGACTCTGCGGTAATCGACTCTGAGAAGTTTAACGAGTGGGGGGATCTGTCGAAGGTAATGAACTTCATCACTGGTGCACAACGAGATGGCATGCAGTTCGTTACACTACGTGCTGACTTTAACGGTGAGCAATCAGAATCATTTACTTCTTCTACGACGTCAGTAGGTGTTGCACAAACACTGAACACGAAAGTAACAGAAGGTCGAGCCGCACAGTTCAACTTCATGCAGGGTAACGTAACTGACCTCATCGGTGGTGCATTCCAAGCAGTGTCAGGCTTCGTAGGTGGCGCATTAGACATGGTGAACATGTCAGGTCTAGCAACCCTAGCTGGTTCTGCTTTCGTGGACGTACCGGAATACTGGGAGTCTTCAATGGCGTCCCTACCAACCGCTTCTTACACGATCCCATTGGTGTGTGCTCACGGTAACAAGATGTCGAGGTTCTTGAACATCTATTTACCACTGGCCATGATTCTCCCAATGGCTCTGCCACGTTCGGCTGGTCGTGCTGCTTATACTGCACCATTTATTTGCCAGCTATTCCACCAAGGTCGTAACCAAAAGCAATTGGCGATTGTTGACTCATTAACAATTCGTCGTGGTACTGGTCACGTAGGTTGGAACGCTGATAACGAAATGCTTAACTGTGAAGTTACTATCTCGGTTAAGGATCTCTCGAAGATCATGCACATTCCACTGAAAGCGGGCTTCGCTTCTGCATCGTGGCTGGGTACAGCTGTTCGTGGTGCAGCAGCTACAGCTGCGGAGATGGTTGGTGAAACAACGCTTAACGTAACGACTGCTCTAACTAACGGAGCTGTGTGGGACGAACAATCGCTGTTTAACGATTACACTGCAACTCTGACATCTCAAGCTTGGTCTGACTTCTATTACGCTGGCAAACGTTTGAACCTGAACATCGCTAAGCAAGTACAAGCATTCCAATCTTGGCGTAGTCCTTCTAACTTCATGTCGTGGGTATTGGACGGTGACGTAGCTCGTACGATCGCTGCGTTTGCACAATCGACTGATCGATTCTAGGAAAAGAATACTCATGGCCGTGATGTAATGTAGACACGGCCGTGTCATTCTAAAATCCAATTGGAGTATCTCAATGTCCTTCCTGCAAACTCTCGGTCTCAAACTTCTCGGCGCTGACGCTCTGGCTGTTATCAAAGGCGAAGTCGTTCAACTGACTCGCGCTACTGTTGCTGCCGAACAAGACCGTGCTGAAGTCGATACCTTCGTTCCACGTAGCCGTCTGGAGAAGTTCTTCCAGTACACTCTGAATTCCCGTGCTCAAGCTGGTGCTAACCAAGTTACCTCGGCTCTGCTGAAAGGTATCGTTGGTGATCATGCTCTGCTCATCACCAATGCTGCTCGCGATGCAGAAGCTTCGGGTGAAGGCTTCATGAAGAAGAAAGCTGCTGTCCTCAAAGTCATCAAGGAATTCGTTCCTACCCTGACCAAGTCGCAACAGCAACTGGTTATCGAACTGGCTGTCCAGTTGGCGAAAGACTAAACATATCGGCTATCCTTCGGGATAGCCTTTATGATGTGTTAAGGAGATAACCATGAATCGATCACTATCACGATGGCTTGCATCAAATGAACAAGTCCATTATGTTGAAGAAGAAATACAGCAACTCGTAAAGAAGCCATTAGATCCACAAGGTGCTAAGATCCATATCGATGATGCTCCGGTAGCTAAGGGTGGAATGCATACATTGATCTCTACTGCTAATCTACCGAAGAATCCTGAAGAGGGTGAAGGGTACCAAGTCCGTGATGTTTACTGGACTTGGACTAACGGACGATGGATGTCACTGCAAGGTACATACGGACACTAGCCAGCCTACGGGTTGGCTTTATGTCGTTTCCAAAAACTTTCAGATCTATATTACTACTTTGAATTTTAACTAGCATGGTCAAATACAGATGCAAATTTCTCCGTTCAATCATCACGGTATCGCCTCCGCTTTCGATCTGATCCTGGCACGCAAGCCATTCGTATTGGAAGGCTACACATTCAAACACGATCAACACTTCGATGGCAAGTGCACATTGTTCCATATGTTCTGCGTCGATAACTCTACGGGTAAAGCGATCTGGCATGCATGGCGTGTTCTTGGTGCTGCGTGGTCTGAAGATCTGACCAATCGTGCATTGGTGAATCGACTGTTCTCACTGGCCGAGATGGTGTCATTCGAAGACATTCTCTATTACGATCCGATGCACATGATCCACCTGCCACATCGTCATAAAGCCTCTAGCATTTTGACAGCTCAATCGTTCACTCGACCAAACGGTTTCGTCCGTCAAGGTATCATGGGTGGTGGTATGGCCCCTCAATACGTGAACACCGGTAATTACGTGTTCCCACAATGTCCAAGTGATTATCCATTCATGCCTGGTCCTGGTTTGCCATTGAACCCGTACCAGAATCACCCATTCCCGATAACTCCACAACAACAGCATGAGCGTGTTGCTTATTTCAGTAACTCTCGTAATGCTGTTGCTCAACCGAATGCTGCTCGCACGATGTTGAACATGCTCAGTGCAGACGATCTTGCTTTCCTGCAATTAACTTTGGTAAAGCTGGAAAACCATCTCAACGACAGTGATAACTGGATCTGGGCTGAAGACAAAGGCAAAGATCCAGCCACTGCGTTCCTATACGAAGACAGCAAGTATCCACAGGGTACTCAGCTACTCTTCCGCCGCGCAGTTGCCGAGCATATAAAGAAACTTGGTTACGCCTTTTCTTGGAGTACGCCGGACATGCACACTACCAAATTCATCATCACTGTTGATCTGAGCCTGGAGGCAGTATGAATCCCCCTGTAGCGGCTAAACCACATCAGGAATACAACCTGGAAGTTCAGGCAACCATCGACAAGAATATCGGTAGCCCGCCGTTGCGTATCAACCGGGCGCTTTGGTTGTTGAGTACGGTCCATGAAATCCTGACTCCACACCTAACCAGCTTCTCTGCTGAAAGTCGTCTGAAAGAACTATTGGAACCCACGCTGGGCGACATTGTTGTTAAAGTTAAGCGTCATGGTATCCGTAGCGAAGGAAAGATGTGGTTCGCTGTAGAACTTGATCAATTGGTTCTGGCTATCCCTGCTGGTTGGAAACCTACGCTCGATGAATTCGACTGCCACTATGGACTACATGCTTTCCGTTTCGGCATTGACATCCTCAATCTTCATTCGGGCATCGTCCTGCAGAATGAAAACCAACTAACTAACGAAGACTATTTCGCTAAGTTGGAAGAACCGTTGAAACACGCAAATGAAACTTGGAACGTACGTCGTCCACGTACAAACTAAGTAGAAAGAAACTCAGATCTATATCACTGTACTGCAATCACACACAAGGGAAACACCTGCAATGACCGACGTATCGAAAATCAATGCTGCTGCTTACGCTGAAAAGAATGGCCTGGCTGAAAAGATCACCATCAGCGATGCTGGCATCTATGCAATCCCTGCTGACCTGCAGCAAGCTCTGGTCCTCGATCCACTGGGCGTATCTGCGGATACCTACAAGAAGATCGAAAAGGGCAATGCCGAGCTGTTGGGTGGCGTGATGTATGTTGGCGGTAATCTGGCGACTAGCCATTTCAAAGCCAACCCAGAAGCTGTGGAAGTCGGCCTGAACTATCAGCAAGGTTCTGCCACCAACGTCAGCATTCTGTACAACCGCGAAGCAAAAGACCACACCGTAGTTGCAATCGAAACCAAACATAAAACAGCAGACATCAAACGTGTGCTGTCGTACCTGGGCGACGAATTCGGTAACATCAACTCGTAAGGCGGCAAAGTGAAGAAACCAGATATCGCAGGCATGGATCGTGAAAAAGCGGGCATGTACATTCAGCGCATCTTGAAGCAGGAACAAAACCAATTGCCTCCTGGCTACGGTATCTGGTTTAACTGGTATAGTTATCCAGAACTTCGCCGTGGGTATATGTGTCATCCGGTGATGTACAAGCTGAATCCTTGGGGACCACAGCCACCGAAGACCGATGCGATAGGCCGAGCAAAGATTGTTTCGCGCTTACGTAAACGTGGGATTCTGGGTGTACGCGTTACAGGGCCGATTGAACTCAGTCCATCTGCGATAAGGGTTCGTGAATATGAGCGTACCCGTAAGATCGAAGATGAACAACGCATGATCGAAGAATGGAAGGCCAATCAACTGCATGTGCATTTGACTCGATGGGGACCTACAGACAATCTTAATTTCTGATGGAGTAATTTATGGGTGGTGATGGAAAGCTTTATGAAGTAACCGATGACTCGATGCTGTGCAGTGTGATGTATGACACTCCGGCATATGTCAAAGCTCGTGCCCTGTGGGAACGTGTCCGCAAGTCTGACACTTTGGTTTCAATCCTCGTAACGAAGAAGGAAAAGAAAGATGCGCTTTGAATCCTGGACACCGTGTGTATTCCTGGCAGATGAACGTGGCGTGATCATGGTCTCTGCTCAATCAGAAGCTATTGATCGTGCTGTGGACCGGCTGAACAAACGCCTGCCAAAAAGCCCTATCAAACATCTCTCGATCACACAGCGTATGCGCCGTGAAATAGCATGACTATGCAAGACATTGAACCAATCGATGAACAGGATATCCACGAGTCGAGATTCTTCATCGACAAAGACTGGTGCGTGCTAGGTGAGTTCACTATGCGTGGACAACTCGCAGCTGACCGTCTGTGGGATCGAATCGATCGCGGCAATATCGTGATGATCAAGGTGAAGAAACGTGGCAATCCAAACCCTCAGTCCACAAGCGAAATTGTGGCGTGAACAACTGCTGACTGTGCCTGATATTGTCGAACGGATAAACTATCGGGCGCATCAGATGCGTGCTATGCGACTAAGACGATCTGTCGGCATTAAGAAGATCGTTGTTTCACACGTTGCACAAAAGCTTTACGCGTGGGATGTTACTATCTCCGATAATAAGGGGGAGTTCGAAACCATTAAGTTGGAAGGACAGTTCCCTTTGACTCGGCTTTATGGAAACGTCTATAACGCACAATTTGAGGTTCCACGTGGTGGAGCTGTTGAACTAATCGTACACTGGATGGGTGGACATGTGATGCTTGCATGTCCTGGTCGTCCTTGGAAAGTACATTGCCAAATCGGTAAGGATTCAAAATGAGTGAACGTAACAACACATCGGTTATCAAGCTGCTGACCAAACTGCGTATCTACCTGCTGTCGATCAGCAACACCAATACTGGCCGAGTATCGCGTAAGCGTACTGTGGATGGTCGTGAGATGCGTGTGGAGATCTCTGCCGGCGGTAAGGTAACGGTGTGGGTGGAAATGGGCCCTACCCAATCCCTGTATACCCACTACACTGGTAAAGATGTTATTTACTATGGTAGCCGTCGTGGTACTTCTGGTGCCGGTCGTCTGCCTGAAGCTGAAACTATCGATCTGCTGCGTAAGTCGATCAAGCGCGTTTACCCTGACTACAACAAAGCGGTGATCTCCAAAGCTCGCCGGGCTACACACACCAAATAAAGAAATACCTGTTCTGATAATAGAATAGGAACACTGCTGTAAGCGTGGGTCCTTCGGGACCCATTGCTCATTTCTTTTTTATACAAGAGGCTGTACTTAATGACTCAAGATGTTCAATTCGTTGCTCCGTTCATTGTCCTGGAAGGCGACGAAGGTGTAGGTAAAGGTACTGTTGCAAAGCTGGTAGCTAAGCAACTGGAAATCAAAGGCATCGAACACGTTCACACTTTCGAACCTGGTGGTACCGCAATCGGCCAAGTCCTGCGTGAACAACTGCTGATGAAGCGTGAAGAACCGCTGGAAAAAGAAACCCACATCCTGCTGCATCAAGCTTACCGCAAAGAGCACATCGAGAAAGTAATCCTGCCTGCTATCCATTCGGGTAAGGTTGTGATCTGCGAACGTTTCTTCATGTCGACTCTCGCACTCAACGTGATGCCGTACATCAAGTCCGACGAACAACTGTACCAACTGTTCATGGATACCATGCCGCACGTAGCGAGTGGTGTTGTTGAACCGGTAACGTTCCTGCTCGATATCGCTGATGACGAAGTTCGTAAACTCCGTCTGGTTGGCCGTACCCTCGATGCTTACGAATCCCGTACCCCAGAAGAACTGCAAGCTACTTCTGATGCGTACAAGATGTTCCAGAAGCACCCGACTACCGTGACCCTGGATGCCACCAAGTCTCCAGAAGAACTGGCTGACCACATCGTAGCCCAGATCGAAGCGCAACTGTCTACTGCCAAGCAACAAGCTATCGACTTCGCTGAACAAGAAGCCAAGCGTGAAGCTGGTGAGCCAGAAACCATGGCTGTACCGGAAGAACTGAAAGCTCTGGAACCAGCAGCTGAAGCTCCGCCGTTCAAACTGGAAGAAGCAGTAGAAGAGTTCCTGGCTGAAAACCTGGTACCTGCTCTGTTCAACCACGATGCCGAACAAGTTCAGAAGTACCTGCCGATCGCCCGTTCGTACGTACTGTCGATCTACAACCATATGCAAGATCCTGGCCTGTTCCTCGGTCAGAACCGTGCACAACTGCGCACCAACATGCACAGCATCTTCCACTACGGTCACCAAATGGATCTCATCCGTGATCGTCAAGAAACTCCAGCTGAACCTGCCACCGAAGCAGCAGCATAACAAGGACAACAAATGCAAGTCAGTAAGAAAACAGTAACTGTTCCAGCGTCTGAACTCGAGGACCTGAACGAATACATCGGTCGTACGTTCAGTACCAAGAAGAACGGCCAGGAAACGCTTGTCACTCTGGAGAAAGTCAAACGGCGTGACGTATACCTGTCTTACACCAAGGCAGATCGGCAGGACCGTTTCACAGAGACGCAAGCAAAGTTCCGGAAGTATTACGGCTTGTTGAAGACCGACAAGGTTGTCAGCGAAAGCTAAACATAATGCCTCCCTTCGGGGAGGCTTTATTTCGTTAGGAGTTATCGTGAGTCACGTATTGCTGAAACGTGGAGAGACCTATGGGTTCGCCACTGTGATTAACCTAGCTGGACGGTTCGCTACTGTAACAACCGATTATCCACCGCTGGCAGAAATGTATGCGATGTTTGATAAATACGGTTGGAGCTTACATGCTGCACCTATTCGGGGCATGGATGCTAATGCCAAAAAGAAATACTTCACTACATTTGTACACAACTAGGAATTAACATGGCACTTAATCGTTACTCACCGCAGAAACAACTCGATCAATTAATCCAACTACTGGATGACCGGATTGCCGATGACCGCAAGATCAACCTGCGTATTTCGGATAAAGGTTATAACCTGAACTGCGGTCGTACTCGCCGTTCGGTAATGATACGTGCCGCTAATAAAGAGCACCACCTGGCCTATGAATTTTCTGATGGTTCTACCAGTTGGATGCAGGATGTAATCTGTGTCTGGCCTTGGGATAATCCTGAGGTGGGTGCTCATTGTATCAACAAGTGGTTTGCTGTCGATGATGGGTTCCTATTCAACGTACCGGTCAATGGTGAAATCGCAGCACATTCCGTTAGCCGTGTAGAAGGCAAACAAGTCCGTGGTCCAGTCAAGGGTTAAAACGTGTATCGTTTAATTGCATTGTTAATGATGTTGTTCTCTTTCAGTGTGAATGCTGCAGAGCCCCTGCGTTACGTTGGGGTTCCAGTGTTCTACTCGAAGTTTGTGCCGAAGCTGGCACCCTGTACGTTTGCGAAAGATGCGGCATACGGATTCTGTGGTTGGACAATTTACCCAGAAGAGGGCGAGGTCGGTGTGACTACTATGGATAGCACAGTAAAGGAAGCATTCTTTATTCGCCTCTATGACGAAGTGTTGTGTATCGACGGCAAGTGTGAAACCAACTATGGCGAACCACGTGGTCAGTTCGAAGACACCGGCACAGCGTACTGGTACATCCCAAAAGGCTTCTATCTAACCAAACTTAATGGTGATATTACTGCTGTTAAGTATGGTAACGGTCCACAGGCTAATAAGTACCCCATCAGAGCCGTCAAGATCCTGCCAGAGTACAATGACATGCCAGATGGTGTCTATGTACCAGAAGACCAAGATAGTCTCTCCTACGACGTCTGGTGCAATGCCGGTAATGAATGTAGTTACATGGGGCGCGTGATGCCTTTCGCTGACCTGAAGAAATATATACCGAATCGCATGACCCTATACTGCACTGAACTCTTTTGCTATACGCCTGAAAATCGTGTAGCAGGCATAAATCCGAAAACCAAATACTGAGATAAACATGGACACTCTGCTCGCCCTCATCCCGTACCTCGAACTTTTCTTTCTGTTGTGTATCGGTCATGCATTTGCCGATTACCCAATGCAAAATGATTTTATTGCAAACGCAAAGAACCACACAACTGATCTGGGTCGAGTGTACTGGAAATGGGTATTGCCTTCGCACGGGTTGATTCATGCTTTACCAGTGTACATTGTTACAGGTTCCTTCTTATTAGCGGTAGCTGAGTTTGTTGCGCACTCAGTTATCGATTGGTTGAAATGTGACGGGCGTATCGGCTTCAATACTGACCAACTGTTGCACATAGGTTGTAAGGTATTGTGGGTTGTACTGTTAGCAATGGAAGTTCCTTTCTTGGTGGAATAACATAACGGCTCTCCCGAAGGAGAGCCAATATGTCGTTTTCTTTTATTTAAAACTTTTAAACCGCTATATTACTTTTGTGACAATACAGTCAAAAGCTAAGGAGCTTCACATGTCGTTTGTTAAAACCAGCGTTACCCTGGCAATTGGTACCGTGTTTGGCGTGGCACTGAAATGCGCTAAAGATTTTAACAATGATCGCAAGATTGTTGAACAGCTCAGTGCGAGATATCGCAAGGAGTTGGAAGCCGCCCTACCTGGCTTAAAGGTAGAAGCAGAACAGAGCGGCTTAGATGTCGCTCAGTACTGGGATCATGGTATTTCAAGTATTACCTTCGGGGAAAACTTGGTGGAGGTAGATTCATCCCATTACTCGTCCTGGGTTAAGGAGCGAGTCACTGAAGCTCTCGAAGAGCTTTATCGCGAATACAAGGTTTACAAACCAGCCTAAATAATGGCCAGCCCTTCGGGGCTGGCTATCCATTATTTTTTTTTTGTTAGCTGTCGAGTTCGTCCCGGATATCTTTAACGTCTTGTCCTACCGCAATGACTTCTTCTAATAGCCATCCAGTGTTGTTGTCTAAGCGTTCTTCTAACAGAACTATTTGATCACCCAACTTCGACATTATAATAGCCGAACCAATTACAGTCGCTACTGCCACGAGTGTACTACCGGCTGCTGCAACCATCGGTAGATTTCTTTTGAGCCAAGATTCTTGATGCATATATACCTCCAATTCATTTACATGATTAGGGATTCCTGTTCAATCTCATGTAGCATACAAGAATCCCCAATTAAGGAGGGGACATGGTAATCACGCACAATACCGTCCAGGCCATCGATGAGCAAACGCTTAAGGGCTTGGCCATAGGCTATTACGGGAAATTAGATGATCTGTCTAAAGTCCCGCGGATGCTGGGCGATTGGAACATTCGCACAATCGGTGACACCCGGTGCCCTGGCACTGGTTATATTGTCGCCGTACCGTCAAATGCTCGGACTCGCGGTATCTACACGGAAGGGCGCTTAACCTGGCTAAAAGCTCTTGGTTTCGATCAGGACTTAGCCGTAAGGTATATTAGGGCTGGTATGGTAGTGAGTCGTAAGTGGGACCACGAGGTAGCGTTGTTCGTATTGAACAACATCAAAATGGATGAGTACGTGTTAGATTTAATGTTAGCCAGCAACAATCCTAAGAAGGTTGGCGAACGGTATGATATCTACACACGTAGCGCTCGTGGCAAAGTGTTAGCGGCCTGTCAGATTCTCAAGAACTTGTTGACACATTAATAGGTCTCCCTTCGGGGAGGCTTTATTTTGTTTAAACTATTTTTGAAGCTATATAACTATCATGCATAAAACAAATGGAGTTTCAAAATGAGTTGCGTTTATATTCTTCGTCATCCTTCGACGGGGTTATTTTATATCGGCAGTACAAGCAATTATATCCGTCGTCAAAGTGAACATCGTTCTAGATTACGGCATGGCACACACAACAGTAGCTTAATTCAATATGCATATAACAATATTGATAAAGGATTAGTTTGGGAAGAGATACCAACGGCCACTAAAGAAGAAGCAATCGAATTAGAAAGAAAGATGATTATTGAAAATAAAGATGATCCTCTTTTAGCAAATGAAAGGCTGGCAAAGCTTGTAAGTGAAGAAGTTCGTAAAATAATGTCAGATGCACATAAAGCATCATGGACACCTGAACGTCGTGCAGAACGAGCATTACTGATGACTGGTACCAAACACACAGAGGAAACTAAAAGAAAAATACGTGAGAAGGCCAGAGGTATTGACGAAGCTACACGTAAGGCGGCGGCTGAAAAGAATCGTGTTGGAATAACTGCATTTGGTGTGAACTACCGCACAGCACAAGAAGCAGGCAAAGCATTCAATTTAGATATAGGTACTATCTTAAATCGAGCGCGAAGTGATAAACCTCGTTGGAATGATTGGTCTATAACACCAAAGGAATAAAGATCTCATAGTTGCCACCTTCGGGTGGCCATGAATTATTTTTTTTTCTTCCTATTAGTATGATCATTTTTATCAAGAGAAATTTATCATGGCACTGTTTTTCCTCGATTGCGAGTTCGAAGACGCTTCCCGTACACTCATCTCTGTTGCTCTAGTTAGCGAAGATGGACAACGTGAGTTCTACGAAGTCTTACCGCACTCGCTGGTGGCAGATGAATGGGTAAAGGCTAACGTCATTCCTATTCTGCAGAAAGCACCAATCACAACAGAACAATTTAATGCCAAGCTGAAAACCTTCGTGGATCAGTTCCCAGGCATGACTATTATAGCAGACCACATCAATGACATCGCATACTTCAGTCGTGCTCTAGACTTGGGTATGGGTAAATGGATTATGATCCAGCCGTTGAACTTTATTGTTGACGACGATCTATCTGCTAAGAAATCCAAAATTCTTCACAATGCCCTCTTTGACGCTCGTGCAATCCGCGATAGCTTCTTAGTCAAAGAAGGTCTGTCTTAATACCTTTATGGAAACCTCCTCATGCCTAGCAACTACCTCCGAATGACATCTCGGCCTAACCGAAAGAACCGTCCTGAGACGTTACTGCGGTTACTGATGTCTACGTCGTATCCCCATTCAACGCTTGCAGATTTAATGTTTGCTTTCTCTCGTCACTCTGGTGAAGAAGATCGTGAAGAACTCGAAACCATCGCTGACGAAATGACTGCTGTTGAACGTCAATTCGGTATGACTGATTTCATCCGCACTGTTGAAGTACTGCGTAACAAAGATCAAGTTACTATCGTTATCCGTGCTCTGGACTTCGATCCATCTGTCCGTGAAGTAATCGATAACAATTCTACTCACGTAGAACTAGCTCGTGTTGCTTTCCACTTGACTGGTCCTGAAGCACAACTGACAGACCTAGATACTTTGGCAGAACAATTGATCTTGATGTTCCGTAAAGCACAACAAGACAACATTCGCTCTGATCGTAAATGGCGCATGCGTCAACGCCCTACCCCTAAGGGCAATGCTAAACTAGGTAATGCTGAAGTACCAGCAGTAGAAGAAACAGTCGACCATCGTACTGCGGTTGCATTGTTGTCAGCTTCTCTGTCTAAGAACCGTTTCCACGTTGTGCTAACCCATAACACGATTCTGTTGTTCGATCAGCAACGCAGCTTGAAATGACATAAACGCCTTCCCCAACGGGAAGGCGATATGTCGTTATTGCTTGACGGTACTACCACTACCAATCAACCACGTCTCGGTGGTATTCCGGGAGTTGATTACCCCACGGTTTAACCCAAACAATACATCTGCCTTTTGTGGATGCAGTGTCCACACCATTGGAAGGTCATCCCAATAATAGACGTCATTGGTTGTTGCGACGATCGCAGCTGCACCAGGAGAAGGACCAACTGGTTTGGTGGTATCCCATTCAGCTGGACTGGTGGCCATCCACAACTGACAATTCCCTAATGGCTTGTTGCCAACGAATGGTAGTCGTGATTTGCCCATCTTACGCCAGATGTGTGTTGGAGCATTAGTCACACGTTCTGTTTCACCAGCATGGTTAGTGTTAGTGAAGGTCGTAAGGTCAGTCATGATCACTGCATCGGTTTTACCCGAATACATCGGTAGCGTACGCAGGGCTTTCAAGAACTGTGGATATGAACCAGAAGCAGCTAATACCACATCAGAACCTGTGAGCGTCACCGTAGTGGACATCTTAAACTCGTAAGGGTCTTTGATGAACATTGTGATTGTATCGCCATCAGCCACAGGCATGCCACGACCAGCACCAGAGAACAGTTGGTATGCGTTCACATCGTTAGTAGACGTGAAGTAACCTTGCAGTACTCCGTTCCGCTGAACCTCACCACTCAGCAACCCCTGTGCCGTGCCCACAGCTTTCAATTGGAAATCGAATGCTGCTTTATAGGTAGATGTAGTATCAGCGAGAGTGTTATTCAAACTATCAACGATCTTCACATCGGCTGGGTTAATGATGGTGTACTTAAGTGGGCGAGTAATGATCTCACCAGTCTCAAGTTGGATCAACACGTTAACGCGGTAAGTACCCGCAGTAGTCATGTTGAGTGTCCAGTCAGTGCTTGGGTCAACAATGTCATCTGGATAAAGCTCAGGCTTAATCAAAGATTCAGAACCACCAGCAAAGATGTATTCTGAGTCAGACATGCCCGCTAACAATGGGTGGTCTTCTGGTGGACCAGGCAAACCAATTTGACGACGGATCTCACCTACCTGAACAGGTTGGCGGAATACCTCACCGGAGAAGTAAGCACCGAAGTACTTAGCTACTTTCGTAGCATCACCACCAAAGATACCCCCACGTGCCACCGCATCATCCAAACTGGAGAAGTTATCATTACAGTGGTCCGTAATGATCGCTAATCCATTACCCGCGTTACGGTATTGTGCCAATGCACTGGCCGTAGCTTCAGTGATCTTGCTGTTTGGTGGAGCACTATCACCATGACTGGCTAGAAATACGACTGCAGCAAATGCATCGAATGTTGCCAGGGTTAAACTTAACGGAACGTTACCAGCAGAGGAACAATCGTAGTAAGTTGGTACCCAGCCACCAATTTGACACACCGCACTGAAGGTATCACGGAAACCATAAAGTTCGCCGTTTGTCGGTACTTGCGATGGATCAGGGTTATAGTGGGAACCTAAGATGTTGTATATTGCATCCCGTTGAGTATTGTTCAGAAACAAAATCTTTCTGTTACCTTGCGCTACTTTTCGTGGGTTAGCAATAAAGTTCAATGCATTGTACAAGTACTTACATTGTGGTGGCAATCCAGCTAATGTGGTCGGACGAACAGCTGGCCAGACTCCACCATTATTGTTCTTGATTTGAATGTTATAGAACTTAGGGAATCCCCCATCATAGATCACATTGCCACGGCCATCTTGTGTAACGGCAGTGAATGGGCGGTTTATGATTGGACCAGTACCGGTACCATCCGTACGTGAAGGGATAGGTTGAATGTAACCGGTATCGTAGGCCAAGATCTCTGTAAGTACAGGTGGACGATTATCACGAGTAATAATCGCCTTCCGTGTATTAGCTGGGAACTTAATTGTGACTGACCGTGAACCCGTATATGCACCAGGCTCTAGGGTTGCGATAATTTCAGCCATCATTCACTCACTTCAATACAGGTTCAGTGATACGGGCATGATAGGTCACAGCTGCACTGTGGTTGTTACGCAGGGTGATCTTACCGTCAGCAGCAATAGCGTAATCGAGTACGGCTGTTGCTTGGATAACTGGTGGGTTTGGTGTAGTGAATGGATCGACCATTCGAAGTTCCACACCTACGGAATAAACATAGTGGGTAGTGGTGTTGTAACCGATGATACCAGGAGCATCGTAAACGACGGAACCGTTTGCAGGAACACTACCAGTGATATAGCGGAATCGACCACCAGCACCAATGCCACCTGCTTCTACTTTTGTGAACCAAGCATTGATCTCAGCGATCATTTGGTCTTTTGTCATTGCAGCCATTTTGTAACTCCTATCGCATCCAACCTGGGACACGGTTTGCAGTTTGTTTAGGGATTACGAACTCTTTACGATCGATAGCAATATCGAACTGTTCGAAAGCTTTTGAAAGAGTACCGTGCATCAATAGATGTTCGTCAAACTCTTCTGGGTTTTCTTTGGTGAAGGCTTCGAATGCTTCCTTCTGTTCAAACGGAGATTTAACCCCTGTGATCTCTTCCACCATTGCTTGAGACCAAGCCAAGATATCCGAAGACCGAGTGGAAATGTTTGGTACGTCACCTGTATCCAGTACGGCTGTAAATACAACGCACTGAGAGTCCTGACCAATACGCCAGATACGAGCGATAGCTTGTTCCAGAATATAGCTACGGAACGGTGAGTTCAGAATCAACATCGTGTCAGCCATCGTCAGACGAACAGCAGTAGCCAACGATGCGTATGTAGCGAGCAGAGGGTTCAGGTTAGGCTCTTTATCGAACCGACCTACGATAGATGCCAGTTCATTAGAAGTCTTCCCATACACGGCGATAGGTGTCATCCCGAGCTTACGGGTATGCGCATCCGATGCTTCCAAAGCTTCAACGAACGAGGTAAACATGATCGTTTTCTTTTGAGTCGATTCTACGATACCAACCCAGTCAACATGCGGAACCATAGCAACGTGACATTCAATCCGCTTCCCACCAAGGATACGCCCTAGAGTTTCCCCTTGGATCTTGAGCATGACGTATTTGATTGCCGACTTAACATCACGGAATTGATGGATCATTGCTTGTGGTAGCGATGGACCAAACACCATCTTCTCGTATTTGTTTGTAGCCTTGATCTCTTCACCTGTGAATCGTGGATCAGGGTTGGCAATAACAATCTTCAACACACGGCGATATTCATTATAAGCAGCGATCTGATCTTTTGTTCGTAGAGTGGCTTCATGTAACCGAATGCACTCAGCCCAGTATCGATCGTCTTGAGGCTTACGTTCTTTGTAGTACTTGACCCGCTCTTTGATGAACGCTTCCATTACCACCTTAATAGCCGGCAATGTAAAGTTGTTACCAGTAGGGATCTGGATCTTGTACGGTTTCATGATCGGTGGTTTGAGACCAGTATCCTTTTCAGTCTTCGCAATGAAGAAAGACATGAAGCCCATTCGGTGTCGAATAATGTCAAGACCCTTACCGCCTTCTTTACCATAGATCAATCGGAACCGTGCTTCTACTTCAGGAGTAAACAATGGATCGGCTACAGTCATCAACGTGATCAGTTCGGCACCCAGTGCTTTCACCGGAGTACCAGAAGCCAAGATATTGTCTTGTCCACCCAAAGCCTTTACACACGCGATGTAGAGCTGTGTCTGCAAAGACTTAGGGTCGTTCATGTTGTGGCATTCATCAAGCGCAGTGAAGATCTTCTGGCCTTTAAACATGCCTGTCTGAATCATGTCGAGGAAGTTAGACAACCACTGGTAGTGAACGATGATAATCCGTTCATTATTGTAAGGTCTGCCCATTGCTGAGGACCACACGGTTTGTTTCTCGTGATACATCTCATCCATCGATGCTTCCCACACAACTTCAATGGCGCGCTTCTCACAGAAGAACACCATCTTATCAGCACCTAGCATTTCACCGATAGCCGTACACATGTACGTCTTACCAGTACCAGGCTCGGCATGGAGCAGATCCCCGATTAGGTTCCATTGATCCAGTCGAGTGTTGTAGGACTTAAAGTAATCGAGTTGTGGTTGCTTGGCATCAAACTTCAGATTCTTGAGCTTAGAGAAGTCTAACCGTCCAACAGCATTTGGGTCAGGTTTAGCAAAGGCTTGACCAACCCATGTCGATTCGATCATAGCTGCGCGGATAGCAGCAGCAGTCTTAACTGAAATGTAACGTGAGCGATAGTTCATCACGCTATCTAGAATGTACAGGAAGTCAGGGGCGAACCATTTGTAGAACCGAAGCTCTGTATTAGATGCATTGTTGAAAATGTTAGTCGCAATACGCGATGTCTTCCAATACTTAGAAATGTCCCGTACGAGATGGTTCCCGTTTACCCCGGAGAGGATGATTTCATTGCCTTGCTCTTTGGCAACTACGACGCCCATCAAACGTCGGAAATAGCTTTGCATGGTTGAGCCCTTGTTCTTTATTAAAAGTCATAAGATTAGCCTTTCGATATTAACGTAAAATATCTTAGCTCTACATTACTATAATACTTGCAAAGGAAATAAAAAAAAATGAATAGTTTTGGTATATACACAATCACTAATAAAAAGAGTGGACATTTTTATATTGGTAGTAGTAATAATGTAAGAAAAAGATTAGGGATGCATCTTGCATTACTTAATCGTAATGCCCACCCATCAGTACTTTTACAAAATGCATATAACGAATATCCATTTGTAGACTGTAGCTATGTCCCTATGTTGGATAGGAAGATGGCTTATGACATGGAAAAGAAGGAAATAGTAAAGCATAAAGACAACACTCTTCTCTGTAACTTTATTTATTCTGGTAAACCCTTGACCGATGAAAATAAAGAGAAGAAAAGACGAAAAATGAAAGGTCGAAAATTACCAGCTGAGACAATAGCTAAAATGAAGGCTACATTTTCTACTATGGATAGAAGTTTATCGCCAGAAAGAATTGAAGCCATCCGACAAAGGCGAAGTGGTAGCAAAGCTTCTTTAGAAACAAAAAGAAAAATGAGTGCGGCGGCCACTGGTAGAGTATTTACACTAGAGAGAAATCTAGCTGTTGCTAAAAGTAAAATGATTCCAGTTATAATAAATGGAGTAGAATATGCCGGTTCAACAATTGCGGCGACAGCTCTGGGTGAAAGTAAGCAAACAGTACTTAATCGCATAAGAAGTAAACTTCCTCGATTCACTACCTGGCAGTTTAAATAATTAATGACTGGCGATGTGTAATAGTATAGACAAGGTCCCGCACTGAGTGCAGACCACGAGGAGGTGATCCAGTCGTTAAGCCCAACCAGGTGTTTCACCAAACCATAGCTGCGAAGCTACGGAAGCCTAACTACGTCCTTGTCTATTAGAGCCTGACCTCTATTGGTTACCTGCGGGTAACCATTATGTCGTTTCTAACAAATCTCAAATCTATATTACTGCTCTGCATTCCAACTGGAGTTTTTATGTCCCATAACCCGATACACCCTTCGCAACTCGCGATGGTGGAACAAGCCGCACAAAAGCGCATGCAAATCAAGCCAGCTGAGATCACCGCTCGTGTTAACTTCGGCACTGATGCAACCCCAGGTGAAACATACCAGGATTGGCCAAAAGAATTCTTCGTTCTGCAATCGATCGATCTGCTGACGTATACCGATGTGTTCAAAGCTTTCACTGATGAAGCTACGTTCTGTAAGCTTCAAGCGGTAAAAGAGATCACTGGTTCGCGCCAACGCGTGGTTGGTTTGGTCAGTGATCCGAACTTCCAGGTTCAAGAGCAAATGACAGCTATCCAGATTTCATTGGATGGTGTGATTCCTCCTGACCAACTACTGGCCCTGTATCAAAAGACTCAGGAAGCTGGCCACTACATGCCTGCCGTACAAAAGCAAGGTATGGAAGGTAACGTGTTTACTATCTTCACGATCATCCCAGGGTACGCACGTCTTGTCGGATGATAACACCAAGGTTATCCAAACCATCCCGTTAGAAACCCGTGTGCAGATTGTTGCTCAAGCTGCGGCTCGTGCGAATGAACTGTTCATGGAACGAGTGTGGATTGAAAATGATTCCGATGGCTTTACAGGTTGGCGGTGGGACAAGTTCTGCGTTGAGCCTTACATTGTCTGCGCTGCTAACAAGTACGGTGATTTCATTGTTACCGGTAGCCGTCATCTCTCAGTGCCCATGATCATGACGATCGAACTCGTAGGTATGGATGCATTGCATGCTTATGCAGGCGGGCCTGAGAAAGAAGAACAAGGATTCATTGACCAGTATGGTCGGTATTGGGGTAGACGTGAAGCTTATGATCTTTGCATTCAGCAAGGACGTCCACTATTAGAAGAAGGTCGGTCTAAAACGATCTTGTTCTCGGAGCATCTTTATTAGGGAGTAGCATGGCTAAGAAAGCACCACCAGTAAAATTGCGAGTGACCTTTGCAACTGAGCAGGCTGACATTGTTTGTGAAGACGTGATCTTCAAATCGATCCAACTGGAACCAGGGGCTAAGAAGTTCTGCCACTTGGAACAGAAAGGTGGTCGGTGGATAATGTTGCACACCGAAGGAATGCTGTTTGATTCCGAACCTGTCAATGGTGAGATCACTATCACTCGTGATGATACACAGCAGGCGTATCGCCCACACTTTATTCTCGATGATGGTCGTCCATTGATCATCACTCGATACACGGTATTGACTCCGATCAATATCGCTCCATTTTATCACCTCGATGAACTGGATGATCACACGTTCCGTATCACCCACAGTACGAATCTGTTTGAAACTAAATGGATACGCACTAAAGAAAAAATGGATCTGCATCGTCAGCTTGACAAAATAAAACTTGAGCTGATTTAGATATAGACGGGGTGAATAACCCTACAATGTAAAATAAAAATAAGGAGTTGCATATGCCGGTATATGAACAAGTGTGGATACGATTTTATACTGTTAACCCTTGGAGGGTAAATCATGTCAAAGTCGTACCGTACTTGCTATTTCCGCGATCAGAAAGATCTCTGGACTCCGCGCCCAATGCGCTTCTGGCCTTCGAATAAATGGACGAAGACCAAATGCCATCGGATTGAACGGGCACAAGAGCGCCAGTTGATTTATAAAGAAATAAAAACACTCAACTGCTAACGTCTAGGGACGTCGGCGAACATGACAACTTAGGGGTATTCATGATTTCCAAGCTGGATAGTCTTCAACTGCACACGGCCACTGTGATTCGCAAGGCAACCGGAGAGTTGTTCTTTGATCGTGTGACTGTTGAAGAAGCCCAACGATTGGGCACAATGTTTCTCTATGGGAAAATTCGCTTTGAAAATGATCGGTTTGTAATCAACGATACTTCTTATGCGAAGGTGAGCAAGACCGGGCAATTCATCGTTGGTCACGTTGGTTGGATTGAAGGTTCGCCACAACCTTTCTTTTCTGGCCGTGACTATGGGGTAGGTGAAGGGTTCGAAGTGGTAGAGCAACATTTGGAAGTCTATGAGTTACTCGCGGAAAAGAATGGATTCAGTATCTCAAAACGTACTGATTGCAAAGATGGTCAACACATGGAAGACTATATTCCGATTGCGGAATTCGGTCGTCCAGATCCAGATCTCATTCTGTCCATTCCAGAAGAGTTGGATGTAGAAAAGGACGAGCAACTGAGAGCCTTGGCTCGGTTGGATTGGTTGCCGACTCCTGAAGAAGTAGAAGCAAAGCGTCCAGTGTGGATGGGTGAGGACGGTAGCTACAATTCCGATCATCATCGTGCATTATGCGAAGAACTTTCGCTGATCTATCCACATGCCGTAAAGCCTTTGGAGCTGAGCGAGGCTAGCCAAGATAAGTTGGCTGGCACCATCCGCATGGTAGACCGGATTTCGGTTCACTCTGCGTCGATGACCCCCGATGTTCCTTTGACTGTAGTACAACAAACACGCCTGCTCGTACAGCAGGATCGTGTAGCTGATATGCGTTCGTAAATACTTACCGAGTAATAGTGTGAGGGGTACATCCGTGCCCCTCCATTATTCATGGAGTATTAAGATGAGCCCAGATCTACATAACCTACATTGTGCCCCAGGTAACTGGACACCAGGTGGAGTTGTTAAAGCATTTACAGATGGTCTGAAAGAAGCGGTAGACGAAAGTCTCGAGGATCTGTCATTCCGTTCTGGTTGCGATCCTGAACCACACGGTGCTGGCAGCCAAGAACTCCCGGAGGTAGTGACCCCTGAAATCTTCATGGATCGTTACACCCACCAAGCTGCAACAAAAGCAATCCTGTTAATCGAATCCGCTTTGATTAATGCGATCCCTAAACCATCGGCTCAGGGTAGTAGTTTGAGTGTGACTGTTCCGGTTGTGTTGAATGGCCGGGTTACCGATATCGTCAAGCAACGTTATGTTGATGTCGGTTGGGTAAATGTTACTATCTCTGCTGTTGATCTAGAGTCGACTCAAGTGAGTCTGTTCTTCCCGTGACATCCCTACCTGAATTTATGGACTCGGTTGATCCGAGACGTGCAAAGCGTGAAGTGGAACGTCAGCAGCTAAGAGCGAAAGCCAAGGCTACTTACGATCCCGTAGACAACGTGCGGTATCTAGTAATACTGGAAGTTACACGTCGTTATCTGGCAATGCTCCAAGTGGATCAAGGTCGTGATTGGAATGAAAACCGGTTTGGCGATAAGACCTCGGTAGGGCATCTCAAGTGGATGCTTGAAGAGATCGAAACTAATCTGGAACAATCCATCACGAAGAAACATCGTTGGTTGGGTTTCATCCAGGGTCTGATTATCGCTTACGGTTTCTCTACAGTAGACCGTGAACGTGAGATGACTCGTGATCTGTTCCGTGGTGCCTAAAGGCATTATCGCGGGAGTCGGTTCACGCACAGTTCCAGAGTGGGCATTAGAGCTCATGATCCGATTGGGTCGCACCTATACGGATCTAGGGTATCAATGGTCATCAGGGGACGCATGGGATTCAGACCGTGCGTTCCTTTATGGCGCTGCGCAGTCGAGGCGATACCAAGAGATTGGCGCGAGGGTCTATCTTCACAAAGATGGGACCAATGGTAGATGGGTTAAAGATAATCCATTTTACTACGATGCATCACTGTTTGATTCAACTACTATGGCAACCTCTCTCAGCATGGCAGCGATTGCTCGTGGTGGGTTCTATGGCCTGTCACCTGGTGGGGTGTTGTTACATACCCGCAATGTGTATCAGATTCATGGAGCAGACTTGGTATCTTTGGTTAGTGCGATGTATTACTACGCCAAGCCTAAAGGTAAGACCAAGTGTGAAGGCGGCACTAATACTGCCCTGCAATTAGCAAAAGCGGCAAATGTACCGATCATCAAAAATCTGTACGAAGCAAGTGTTGTAGAAGAGATCGAAGCATGGCTGGCTGAGCATGAACTCGATTACCCCTATGCCGAGATTGATTGGCACCAAATACATAAACCAGATGACCCCCGTTTAAAGGAATTCGAAGAATGACTCTGTGGCAACGTATCAAAAGCTGGTTCGGTTTCAAACCAAAGCAAAAGCCTGTTTCCCCAACTGTAGATAAAGGTTTTACTGAAACGCGTTCTTCAGTAAGCCGTCAGTCGTCTGCAGTAAACAACCGCCCTGTGCCAAACCGATCTGCTGGTGAATCGGAATTGAGCAGCCAAGCTTACCGTGCTTTGGCGAACTCGACTCCACCACGTGCAGATGTTCGTGTTGATCTGATGCGTTCAACCCCGGTCCGTACGTATGGTGAATCTGAGGTAAACTCGGATTACTATCGTCACAGTCGCAACGACAACTCGTTGCTGGATACCATCCTGACAACAGTAGCTGTGGATGCAGTATTGGACGTAGTGCAAGATGCTGTGATGTCTAAGCCTGAGCCAGCTTATACTCCTCCTTCGACGAACTTCGATGACAATCGTAGCTCGAGTTGGGGTAACGACAGTAGCTCCAATTGGGGCGACAGCGTTAGTGATGCCGTTAGTAGTGTCTTCTCCGACTGAGGTAGGACATGATGAAAAGGGGTTTCCGTCGGCTCTATGCCAGTTTGCATCGGACCGACCGTAAACGCTCCGCACGTCATATTGAGCTGGCTCCAAGCCAGCTTATGTCCGAGATACCCGGATGGCGTCGTTGCACTACAATCAAACCGCTGGAGCCTGTAAATGGATGTACCGAATTCGAACAATGCAGTACGTCGGTTACTCACCGAGCCATTGCTGCTTAAAGTAGGTAATGGCCGTTATGTCCGTGGTGAAGATGGACATTATTGCATTGATCCCGAGTCTGAAAAGCTGCGCTTAGCAATTACCCAGAATAGCCGGATGGGTGCATTCGGTAGTTGGGATCTAAAGAAGACTCCGCATGATATCGAACTGATGCGTGCTCGACACATGTGGATGGGTTATACTGATCAAGCTGCCACACAGTCATTGCTAAGACGAACGATTCGTGATATGCACAAGGTCTCGCAGAACTCCCGTATCCACACCATGGCTGTTTATCGCAATCCGATCTTCGCCAGTAATCTGTGCATGGAGATATGGCCTTACGGTAAAGAGACGTATCGTTGCACTTGGGGTATGACTAAAACTGAAGTTAAGTTCTGGGAATACTTCGACAAACGAATGGAGAAATGGAATGCTGAATGGAATAAGAGACTATCCGACGCTTATGACTGGATCGTCATCCCACTCCCTATCGACCCAAGATTTGATCGCTTTGCACAAGCGTATCCGTTCTTTAACAAAGAGACACGGCATATGTTTCATAACTCCCAAGGCACTGACAGAAAGTACTGATGATGCCAATGTAATGTCTAATCAGGAGTTTTCCAATGTCAGTTCTTTCCGACAAAACAATTCGGCGGTTGGCTACCGATCTAAAGAAGCCAATGATCCAACCTTTCTATGGTCGTTCAGTAAAAGAACTGAAGGGCGAGCGTGTGGCGAGCTACGGGTTATCCACGGGCGGGTACGACATCCGAGCCGCACCAGAGTTCATGATCTTCAAGCCTATCAAGTACTCCCTCTGGGAACGCTTGAAGCAACTCTTCACGGGTAAACCAAAACCAGTTCCCCCACTGAGCTACAAGAAGATCACAGAAGACATGTTCGATGTGGTTCTCGGTAGTCAGGTAGTAGTACCTCCAGGTGGCTTCTTGCTAGCCCGGAGTATGGAATACGTCGATATGCCTCGCGACGTGTTGGCACTGTGTATCGGTAAGTCTACCATCGCTCGCGCAGGATGGAACTGTTTGTGTACACCAATCGAACCAGGTTGGGATGGTTACATCACTCTGGAATTCCAGAACACGACTGACCGTCCTAACATCTTCTACGCTGAAGAAGGCTGCTTGCAACTAGTCTTCCAAAAGCTGGATGAAGAACCAGAGACTTCCTACGCTGACCGCGCAGGTAAGTACAACAACCAATCGCCGCAGATCGTTTTACCACGTGTATGAATAGTGAGCCTTCGGGCTCACTCTTTATTTTTCTTTTGGGGGTTACATGGCAGTTGTAGTTATTTCTCAGAATTCAGCAATCATCGTTACTGAAAATATCGGTGAGCCGCAATACTTCTTGAAGGTTCTCAAAGATCATTATCGTTATCAAGCGATTCTGGTTAAGTGTGAACATCGGGATGTGAAGTTCTATAAGGACACCCTGCATGACTGCGAAGGTAAAGAAGGTCGTGTTGAGCGATTCCTGGATCACATCAAACGTCGTGGGTTAGATGTCGTCACTGTTGAGAAAGTTCAAGACGAGAATAAGATTTTTTATGTTCGTCCTGACGATACCCGTTACGAAGTTACCAAGCCTGCAGTGATTGTGAAAGTCGATGATTCAGTCGACCCGATCATTGCACAGCGTGCACTGGATGTATGGTATCGTAACTCACTGAATCGTCCTTACCCAACATCGCTGGTACATGAAATCGAAGCTCTGGTTGCACAGCAATTGCTTCCAGGTAAACTGACCGAAATAAAGTTTGGCGTACAATGACTAAAGCAGAAGCAACTAGCTTGTATTTGAAACTCGTGGAACACATCCGCGATCTGGATTACCACTATCACGTTCTTGCTGAACCGAAGGTGTCCGATGACATCTATAACGGGCTAAGGAAACAGCTCAATGAAATCGAAACCGTTTATCCCGACCTACCTCAGATCCTCAATGTCACATCCCCTAATGATCTGGTGGGTTATACACCTACTGGTGGGCGCTTCACAAAGATCAAACATGCGTTCGCAATGCTCTCCTTGGGAAATGCGTTCACGGTTGAAGATCTCCTCCAGGGGTGGTTGGCTAAACTCCCACTGCCGTTACAGATTATCATCGAAGCGAAGCTTGATGGGCTCTCGTTAAGTCTGACGTATATCGACGGTTTTCTTAACAAGGCGGTTACTCGTGGTGATGGTGAAACGGGGGAAGATGTCACGTCTCAAGCGTGGGCTATTTCTAATATTCCTCGAATGCTTAAATACGGCGATACAGATGTTGTTTATCGCGGTGTTGCTACTGTCCGTGGTGAAGTTGTAATTCATCATGAAGACTTCTTAGCGATTAACAAAATCGCAGAAGCGGGCAAACGTAAGCAGTTCAAGAATCCACGTAACATGGCGGCAGGTTCTATTCGGGTACAAGACTCAGAAGAACTCCGTAATCGTAAGTTACGGTTCTATGCTTACAGCTGTGAATTCCATGGGGGTGATTCGGTACTGCATACCGATGACATGGAGCAACTCCGTCTGTATGGTTTCGAACCAGCTCCATCGATCGTGATTCATGAGTCGGATGTGGTGGATGAAGAATACCTGGGTGCACTGCTGAAAGATTTCGCTAATCTGCGTGGTACTTATCCTTACGACATCGATGGCATGGTGTTTAAGGTTGACTCCTATGCAGTGCAAGAAGATCTCGGTAATCGTACGGCAACACCTAGATGGGCCATTGCTTACAAGTTCCCTGCGGAAGAAGTTGTTACCCGGATGCATAACGTGGAATTCCAAATCGGACGAACTGGTGTACTCACGCCAGTAGCTCGCTTGGACCCAGTCAATGTTTGTGGTGTGACAGTTTCTAACGTAACGTTGCATAACCTCGACGAACTGCGTCGGTTGGATTTGCGTGACAATGACTATATCTCTTTGATTCGTTCGGGTGATGTTATTCCGAAGATCACAGGTGTTGTCAAGACACTGCGTGAATCCCGTGCACCTGCTATCTTCTGGCCTACATCGTGTCCACGTTGTGCTCACCCTACCAAGGTAATCACTTCGGAAGATGAAGGCTCGAAGTTGTTCTGCGTGAATAACAAATGTATCGGTCGACTTGAGAAGTTGATGGAATATCAGGTCAGTCGTGATGTGTTGAACATAGAAGAGTTCGGTCCTGCCACCGTGGCTAACATTTTCCAGATCGATCCGATGATAACGATTTGGGATGTGTTGCAATGGGGTGATCGCGAACTGGCGTGGATTGAGAAATCAGCTGTTGTTCGGTTGAAGATGCTCAAGGCACTACAGTCAGCACGGACTCAATCGCTCTGGCGTGTGATCACAGCCTTTGGCATTGATCTGGTAGCCGGATCTACTGCAGAGAAAGTAGCGCGTGCTACGGGTGATCTGGAAGAGTTCTGGAATGCTGATCGTGAACAACTATTAGCTATTGATTCCGTTGGTCCTAAAACCGCAGATGCGATTATGGAATGGCGTTATCAAAACCTCGGTACATTGGAACAGGTCGATCGGGCTATCACCAAGCTTGAAAACCCTGCCGCTATTATCCAATCTAAGTTTACCGGTAAGTCGGTTGTTGTAACCGGTTCTAACTTCGGTGGACTCAAGCGTAAAGAAGTCGAAGCCAGTCTGAAAGCTCAAGGTGCCAAAGTAGCCAAGGACGTTTCGAAGACAACCCATCTAGTGTTGTGCGGTACAGCTTATACTGCCCGTAAACTAGAAGAAGCAAAAGCATCTGGCGTCAAGTTCATTGTCTATAATGAGCAAGGCCCAATTGCTGCAGAATCATCTGTAGATGCATACCCGGAGTTCAAGTAACAAAATGGAAATACCCTTAGTATCTGGTATCTTGAAACGATATCGTAAACGTAAACAAGTCCGTCGTCTCCGTAATGAACGGATGCGGTTGATTAACCAAACTGTAGCATGTGGTGTAACATACGACTCAAAGACTTCTAAGTTTTTGTGTGCCTGCTGCCTGCAACGGATTTGTGGTCGTAAAACAAATCGTTACCTAATCTCGGTTTACGTCCATGCTCAAAAGAAGCTGGATGCGATCGATGACCAGATAACTGCTCTGCAAGAATAAAGCATAAGGCCTCCCTTCGGGGAGGCTCTATGTTGTATTTTTTTTTGTACTCGAAAGAAACTCAGATCTATATTATCCTCTTGGCATTAATTCAATAAAGGAAAATAAAAAGATGGGCATTCGCGCATTTATAAAGCTTCGCCTTAATATGCGTCGGAGAACAACCCGTCTAGCACAATTAAGGAAAGAACTGGAACTCCTGCATGCAAAGGCAGCGCGTTACACAATCGAATTCGATAAAGAATCGGAACGGTTTGTGGGACGTAGTAAAGAGTTCCTCTCCGCCGTAGTGCTCCTGAATGATGAGTTAGATTTCCTAACTGATCGTATTCGGGTAATCGAAAAGCGTTTCGAACTAGGTCTAACACTTAAGGGGTTTTGACTAATGAGTATTCGCAGGCGTTTCTTTGAAGGGAAACATGCTTGGTTAAATCGTGTACTGCACCTACACGATGTTGACTTCGCAATCGCTACCGATTCTAATAAGAACCAATGGTTGGTTTTTCTGGAATCCGTGTCCTACGGTTATGCACCATACATTGGTTTGCACCGTATGGGCGAAGGTCTAGAGATTGGCCGGGTATCGATGAATGAGGATGCCGATATATCTCAGTATAGCTTCGTGTTCCATACCCGCAATGGCGCGTCCCACGTGAAGTACCTGGAGCATTCACCAGATGTGATGGGGAATGTTGCTTTGTTGAAGGATCAAATCCATGTGCTCCGTCAGCTGGCGACACATGAAGGTATCCACATTTACACTGATCCTGACGGTGTTAAGTGGTATGCCACAATAAATAGCAATGCCGGTGACCAACTAAGGTTATGGACCAAACGGGCTATTACCAGTGACATAGGTCGCTACGGTTGGGTTATGATGGACCTGTTGGACCAATACGGCGGTCAGTGGTTCATACATCGGTTGACACTGGATAACCGCGAGGTTATCGATAGTAGTGTCGCATTAACCGCTGTGTCTTCTGTTCCTGTTCGGAAAGGTCTGCGTGAGATATACACCCTTAGCGAAATGGATCATGATGATTCCATAGTCGTACTGATCGATAAAGGTCAGGGGTTGCATGAAAAGAAGTCGTACCGTTTGACGTTGGATCTAACAGGAATGTTAGAGGAAAACCAGGTGCTGAACATCTACTATATCTTGAACGACATCGTCCAGGCTGAGTTCCCTAACCGGAAAGTCACACTGGATCTTGATCGGATTGAGTTCGTCATTGATGGTGAACAAAATCACGGTATGTTGATGCATGGTGTCTATGGCAACAAATATTTCTTCAATCGCCCAGAAGGTCGTAAGACTTTCCACACTCGCGACAATGGGCTGTTCCCTCGTACCTACTAAGGAGTTGTAATGTTTGAGTCGTACCGCAATGAACGCCGTCTCCAGAAAATGCTTAAGCATGAAGATATCGCCACGTATGCTCCATTATGGCGAGTTGATGCTAAAACAAATGCTACTCTGGCAAGAGATAAGAATGGCGATCTTAAAGCCTATCTTACCAATTCTCTTCGTCCGATCGATCCGTTGTTGCTGACTATCCCCTGCCCAGGTTCGTGCAGTTGGTATTCGCGGGATCGTGAAAATTACGGTTACCTTCATCATGCGGCAGTTGCATTGGTCGCCTTCATGAAAATGCGTGGAGCACTCCCTTTCGAGGGGATACGTTTCATGTGTATCGGTGATGAGGAAATGTACCTTACCATCGATAGCGTGCAAGGCGACTGGATGCAATTCTACACTGCCGGCGCAGAAGTAGTCCGATTCCCCAGTATGTTGCTCGATAACTTGGGTGGGAGTTCTCGAATTGTTGGTGACCCATATACCGTAAAACTATGGGATCTGATGACAAATGAACTCGTAGCGCGTTGGAAGCCGATTGTTGAGATTGTCCCTGTTACCGATGACAAGATGGGTGCGTATACACAACTGCGTGATATCGAAGGTTGCCCTGGAATAAAAGAATTCATTTCCTATGACGTAATATTCAATATTGACTTGCTCGACAACAGTGCCTTCCCAGTCGTGGATCTAGGTGTGTTCGTCAAGTCTGTAAAGGATGGTTACGATCATGGTGAAGGTAGCTGGTCTCTTGATGTTGATATGATCAATGTCAAGTTTGGTATGAACCCTAAGCCACAGCGTATCAAGTGGCTCAAGAATGAACACCCCGATAATCGTTTCTTTCTGAAGGAAACAACGAGTGCCGGATTCCATGGTACCTGTGATTACAAATACGCAGCAAAACTTCCAGTTGGTTTTCCTTAAGGATTGAAGATGTCATTTTGTGATTGGGTTTCGAGTAAGCTGTTCGGTAAGACTGTTGAAGTAACACCAGCTGCACCAGAAGAAAAACCACCAGAGACTTTCTGTCGTTCCAATCGTTACAATGATTGGTTGACTGCGCTGAACAAAGACATCAAGCATACCCAAGCCACGCGGATCGAAATCAAGTGCTACAACAACGATACGATCTATCGTGGGGTGTGCTCGATTGGCTATGGTGCTGACATCGTTGATGCCATGGAAAAATCCATCACGCTCTTTGACTGCAATACGTTGCTGCCAGTATCGCTGTCGGATATCTACGAGCAGGGTGTAGAGTGTGGCAAGTATCTCCATACCACATCTGTGTATCACGGTGATGAAGAAGACTATCGTCATCGTGATCCTGAACGACATGAAATCGATCCACAGACGTACCAAGTAATGCCACGGTTTACTAACCAGGTGCATTATAAGAAGCGTCCTAGTCATCATCATCTCATGCACCGTCATTATAAGAATACCGATGCTTACATAGACAACACGATCTTTCCTGGCGTGTCGCAATTGCTCGTTCGATTCAAAGTTGCTGAGGAATGGAATAAAACCAAGTTGATTGTGTTGGGTAAGTTGGACAATGGTTCCCTCGTACTCACGCCATTCGATAGCTATGACAAAATCGAATACAAGTCTTTGTCGCGCTCAGTTTCGATCATGCTCTACAATGAAGCTACAGATGAAGCTGTTCTTCCACATACCGACATGTTGTTGTGGGTGATGGAAGAGATGATGAAAAAGGCTGGGACGTTTGAACTGTACTGTGGGGATGACAAAAAGATCGTAACGCTATTTGATCCTATCCGAGTAATCCGGTTGAAGGACGATGAAGACGTAGGCTCTGAAGCTTACGTAGCCCTCGTAGAAGGCAAGATGAAAGATACCTTCACTCGTCAACGGTTCCGTATCGAAGTCGACTCAGAGGTACTCTACAAGGGCATGATCGTCAACCTCGGTAAGTTGTACCAAGCTGCATCGAATCGGTTGGCACTCGAACGCTGTGAGATGAATGGTCGGCTGTATGTGGATAACATCCGCTACTTGCTGAAGGATGGATCGGAGCATAGCTCTAGCCCGGCAGGATTCTCTGACATTGGAGCTGAGCCATTCTTGCCGAAGTGGGAACGGGTATATTTTACACGTGCACCACGTAGTGATCACGATGTTCCAAGTGGTCCATTCATCATTACCAACGAGCTGTATCCGGAAGCACCGACCTACTGATTTAAAACTATCTGGGGACTATATTACGGTCTTGAAGCTAGCCCTCAAATTAGTAAGGATTACATCATGGAAATCGATTTTGAGTTTCATCGTGCACGCACTGTGAAGAAGATGTCTTATTCCGTAATTGATTTCGCGATCAATTGCAATGGTAGTCGGTATCCAGCGAAGCTGTCAGAAGTACGACGCTTGTTGTTGGAGCAGCGCAAGAAGATCGGCGAATACCATGATGTAATGCAGTGGTTCCGTGAATCGTCTAATGCGGAGTTCTATGCCTTCGTGCTGGAATGCCGTGACGATCAGCAAGCCATCGGACAAGTGATCGATCTCCCCCGCTACGAAGACTACGTTGTATAAACCCATCGCATAAAGGCTCTCCTCCGGGAGAGCCAATATGTCCCAGCAAGGAGTAAGCTATGATGATAAGCCCAGAAGTCTGGAAGCTTTGTGTACTAGAGACAGCCCGTCTTTACCTACATGGTGCTCCACCAGAAGATATTCGTAAGATCGTGAAACACCTAAACATCCTGTTAAATACCGAGTTGATTTTTCAACGCGATATCAGCAGGGCAATGGAGGTATTAGAAAGCATCACAACCAGAGTGAATGCAATCTACGACCATTACTACAATACTGAACGCTACACCGGCGAGTATCGGTTGCAAATCGTACAGTTACAGCTGCAGTTGTTCCGACTACCGTAATCTAATTACTGTAGCCAGGATGATTTACTTCCAGGAGGAAGGTTCTCATGCTTGCACATCTTAATCTAAATAATACCATTATTTCCTTTGAAGACCTGATCCCAGCGTATCGCATGGTTGATCGCTTCATACCCCAATTCACACACCACCAGACAGCTGTTACTGCTACTGACTCTCACTATCGGAGTGCAGACGTCTCAACCGTAGCAATGCACGGCATCGGTGATACAACTATGCTTTAAGGGTTTCATCAGCATAGTTCTTCCTATTCGGAATGGACTCCTCTGGCCTTCGGGTTAGGGGAGTCCATACTACTCATTTTTTCTTTTTTATACTCAGCCTCCTCTTAGTATAGGTGAACAGTCCCACTAAGAGCAAAGGAGGGAGGCTTTTATTCTGTAACATGGTTGCATGCAACATCCTTATCCTTAAATACAATAACCGGAGTTAAGACGTTGACTAAAGTTGCACTGATTCCCGTACTCGATATTGGCTCTGATGATAGCCGTACACTTTTCAAAGATGGCACTAAAATTGAAAAGATCATCTGCTGCAAGCTGCTCGATGCACAAGGCGTAGAAACTAAAGATTATTTCATTGCGAATGAAGCACTCATCCCTGGGGTGTATCAGCGCACGATTTACGAGAAGGGTCCGAGCGAGTCTACCAAACTTGGTACACTGTTCATTGACCTGAAAGCCGGAGTTTATACTCTGAGACTCAGTAACCCGTTGCACCGTCCAGCTGGTCTGGATCTACACGTTACCGTTCAACCCACCGAGGAAAGCAAATGTCAGAACTGTCCATCCGCAGAATGCCAGTCGATGAAAGCAGCGGCGTAAAGCAAGTTATTGTTCAGGTTCCAATCCAAGGACAAGATTGTCATCAATTGCCTAATGTCTTAGGTGTTGATAATGCCAAGTTCCATTGGATTACCCCAGTTCAAATTTCTGCACAGTACACCGGTGTTCCAGCTCCAGGCTTTACATTCACCATTCGTCCAGGCCACATTGATGATTTCAGTGGGCAATGGGTTGATGTTTGGAGCAACCTGCATCGGGTAGCTGCCATACTGGTAGGTGGTCCACATAATCGGATCGTCATCGGTTCTGAATTGTTAAGTGGCAACATCCCGGAAGAGATTGTTCAAGCTGCGCAGCAAGTGACAGTAGCTTTCCTCGTTCAATACGAGGATATTCATGAAGACGCAACTTACGCTTGACTATTCCAATCCCGGAGTAGTATCAGGCAGGTCGCACTCGTTAGTACACGTTGGCTCAAAGGACCACACGTTCATTGATGCCAATGTACTGTCCGTAACACAAGGGCCACAGATTTACGAATCAGAATTGGGATTCTATAAAGAGCCCCAACTCGAATTCCCTAATCGGATTATCTTTACATTCTTCGATCGCATTCAAAACGAGATGATTGCTGAACTGGAAGTTGAATTACAGCTCAAGCGATTCCGTTGGATCAAACCTGTTAGCATGCGTCGGTTAACCCCATTCCAAACTGTAGTGGAGTTTTCTCAAGATCCTGCAATATCTTCACACCTGTGGAGTATAGCAGTATGAAGAAGGTTAGGTATCTGTGGCATTCCACAACAAGACCCATCGCCATGATTGGGTTTTCGATAACGATCTAATCATGAAGACAAAGACTGAGATGATACATGCACTTCAGGACCAGATGCAAACACTCATTGATGATAACCTTAAGCTGGTTAAACAGATGAGTGGGTTGGTTAAGAAGAATGCAGAACTCGAAGCCCGCGTGGAAGAGTTAGAGAAAAAGAAAAGGTAGACTATGCTGCATCCCGTAATTGCCAGAAAGGCTTTCGAAGACGTGGGGATTAACATCACTGCTAATACCTACTTACCTGAAGGCTCGTTGCAAGCTGCACTCGTAGAAAAGCTGCTGATGCGGGAAGCGCGTTGGCTGCGAAAGAATCGCTCTGGTGAACTGGTTGGGTATGATCCGGAAACGGAACTCCAAATCGGTACACGTTTGGTGCTGAACCACAATGGTACAGTACATGCTCAGGACGTTGTGTGGACGAATCTATCGGGTGATACCGATACTTCGTTACAAGTGGTCCTGGCAGATAGCAAAGATGCAGTAATCGCACATGCTCGTACCACCCATGGCTTTATGATGGTGGGTATGGAAATTCGTGGCTGGGGTATGGGTTGGGACGAAGAAGGCGAGAGTGTTGCCTTGTGTCGTAACCATATCGCAGCTGTTACTCAAATTGATCGGAACGTATAAATGTCGACCACCTTTTACCTATTGGACAACGAACACCTGGCAACGCTCAAAGGCTTCATGCAGAAAGAGCCAGATAAAGACCTCTGGGTATGGAATGAAGATTTAGATGATTCATACACAATGGATGATTTGATCAACAAAGCAATCCCTACGACGTCTGAGCAAGACCTCAAAGTAAACCCTCTGGTTATCCCAGAAGGTAAGTTCGTTGTTGGTGTCGGTGTTGGTTACATGGACGGGGAAAAGATCGTTGGGTGTAATAGCGATTTGTTCCCATATCACACCAGTGATCACAATCCATTGACCAGTTTGCTGTGTCTGCGCCGTGATCTGGGCAATGTCCTGGTTCCTAAAGACAAGCGCGTAAAAGGCACCACACGTACCGGATTCACGCTGGATAATGCCAATGGCTATTACGCATTGCGGATCAATGGGCTCTACGAATAATGACTTGAGTGTCATTATATTCTGACCCATCAACCATGAGGCAACGTGATGCAATGTTTAACACACGTACTGAGGTCGTTGGTTCTTGTAACCGCATTAGCGGCTGCGAGTAATTCAATGGCAACAGAGACGGTTGTCGTGAATGGTACCTACTGTGAAAGTCTAGCCGAAATGGCCAAGGCTGGAGCAGAAGCGAAATCACGCGGGGAGTCCAAGCAACAATGGCGCTCTAACCTTCTCTCCCTAAAGGGATACGTTGTGAAGAATAAAGATAACGTTCTTTACAGCATTCTTCCTAAAGCGGTAACAGAAGTGGATACAGTCTATCGGGAAAAGAAAAATCCTATTGACACGTATCAGACTTCGTACGTCAGCTGCATGCAGAATGATTACGGGCATACCGTAACATTAGCGTATTGATATTTAGCCTTCCCTCGCGGAAGGCTTTATGTCCCTTTTCATGTATCGAGATTTATATGGAAACATTCGGAACAACCTTAATTACCCTGGGATTCATGGGATTCTTTTTCGGCTTTGGCGATATGTTGGGAACTAACAAACCGGTTGTTGCTGGTAGTGTGGTGGCAATCATTGCAGGTGCTCTAATTCATCTCATTGGAGTTTAACATGTTGGCATATACGAACCCCGCTACACTCACCCAAGTCATCGGTTCGATACTGATGTTCTTTGGTTTTATGCTGGCTACTTCCAAAGACATTCACACAGGAGTAGCTAAAGCGATCTTCTGGTTTATGTTCTTTGTTGGTATTGGCTTGTTGGTACTGGGAGCGAAGTAATGTGGGTGTTGTGGGTAGTAGCAATTGTAATATTCTCGACTGGATGTAGTATCTTCTTCGAGCGTCGGGAATCACAGGCAGATGCACACGACACCGGTCGAGCAGCTGCTGACCAAGGGTTTGCTGGACTGGTGTTAATGTTAATCGGTGTATTAATAGCGATGCTAATAAAATGATTCTATTCAATGCGCAAGACATGTATATCGAACTGGGCATGATGGTTGTAGCTGTAGGATTAGTTTGCTATGGCCTTTATGAACTTGGCAGTACACTGTGGAAGATCTGGAAACGATGAACGAGCACACGATTCTGTTTATCGTCTTCTGGGCGATTGCTCAGACCCTGTCTATCGGTATCTTGGTTGGGTGTGGATCAGCCTACACGTGGTGGTCCTTCTACCTACCCAAAACAAAAAGACGCTTTAAGTATATTTTGCTCGTCGCCTGCGTGGTGGATGCGCTTTGTATATTTGGTGTGCTGCGGGCTTAGTGCAACAAATCTGAAATCTATATAACTAACTTGATACCAAAGGAGAATTTTAGGACCATGTATGATCGGTACATACAGAATCACCCATCCCTTTACCGGGATGTTTTATATCGGCAGCACTGAAAACTTTATCAAACGTCGACATTACCACTTGTCCGATCTTCGGCGAGGAGTACATGTTAACGAAATGCTACAGTACAACTTTAATCTGGATAAGAAACTAATCTGGGAGTTTACTGAGCAAGCGACTATAGAAGATGCACGCGCCCACGAATTACATTTGATCCATGATAATGTCGACAATATCGCCATGATGAACCAAGTGGGGCGGCCACGCACTGATGTAGTTAAAGAAGCAATATCTGCATCGTGGACGATTGAAAGAAAAGCAGAACATGCGACAGCAATGGCAATCGCGTGGACTGACGATAAAAGATTAGCCCATAGTGCGGTATCATCAGAACGCTGGACTGATGAAGAACGAGCTAAGAAAAGTATAGCTGTTAAAGAACAATGGTCACCAGAAAGACGTGAAGCTATGTCTAAGGCAAGTCTTAAATCATGGACACCTGAGAGAAAAGCGAAAGCTGCACTTGTAGAAGTAACAGATCGGCAACGTACAGCACCGACAGAAAAGTTAGGTTATCCAATTAGCGTTGATGGGATTGTTTATCCAAGTGCCTCCTTTGCAGCTAAGGCATTTGGTATTTCAAAGTCATCAGCTAAAAGACGTGCAAAAAGTTCCAAATATCCCAACTGGCAATTCAACTAAGGAATAAAAAGTGAATCAAGTACAAAATGATACCAACATGTGCCGTGTAATTATGAACGCGATGATCCAATGGTTCGTCGACATGGGTATTTCCAGTCGCATCCACATCATCGCAGATGCTCGGATGTTTGATGTCGGTTTGTTGGAACCACAAGTGAACGGGTTGTATCAGATTCGTTTGAACATCGCTGCACAAGCAACACGCAACTTCCGCTACAATGAAGACAACTTCAGTTTCATGTGTGGCTTCAATGGTGCAGACGTTTCTCTGGAAGTTCCATACGAAGCTGTACTGGCTTTCGTTGTGCCGACCTGTGACCAACATGAAAGCATTCTCCAGATTCCGAACTACGAGCGTGAACTGTACGCCATTCAGCAAGTTCAAGATCTGCACAAAATGCTGAATGAAAGTGGTGTGGTATGGCCCGGTTCTGCACAAGACACCATGCCGCCAACCTTCTCTGCCGCTAAACCAATTGAAGCTGCACCTTACGCTGTCCACGGTATCGAACTACAGACCCATGATGAGGAAGGTAATAAACTGCCAACCAACGTTGAACTCATGCGCCGTCCGACCATTGCACAGCGTGCTGAAAAACCTGCTGCTAAAGAACAGGCTGCCCCATTGCTGAACTTCGGCAATGTAAGTGGTACCGCATTGCCCGCACCTAAAACCCGTCGTAGTCTGCCAGCTGGCTGGCAAGTACACCAAGGAGGTAAAGCGTGAACCTGGTGGAACAAAAGGCCCACATCGTCAAGCGTGATCTCTTTCAGCGTGATGGCCAGATCTTTCGTGAGTTGAGCAACAAACCAGAATTCACACAGATCAACAAGTACGACTTGAATGATCTGCTGTATGATCAATTGGCATGGCTACCAGAAAAGCTATCGATCGATTCAAAAGAACTGATCCAGGTTAATATCCACACTATTCCTGTTGCTCGTATGGGTGATGGTAACCTGTGGGTATTACCAGAAGACATCAAAACGTATTGGCCCGATCTGAACGAGATCTCCAATTCGTACGGCGCTGTACATGACATGGTAAATGCCGCAACGATTAATCACGTCATGTCCTGGGGGATCAGAGTAGAAACAGCTGGGCTTCGCTCGCAGCCGTTGATGCATTATGATCAGCTCCGTGAGAACTTCGATATGGTGGTAGCTGGTGCAGGGCTGGATACGCGGGAAGATCATCATTACGATAACCCACGTACCACCACGCACTTGACCATCACTGTAGTGCTATTACTTACGGCAGAAATGCTAAGACTGGTGAGACGCCAAACAGAAGCGGTTGTTGCTTATTGCGATAACCACCTGAAAGAACTCGGGGCACCAGAAGAAGAAGAAGAAGCTGATATGGAAGGTGCATTCTTTGACTTCATTCGTGCTGATGGTTTCGACACAACCGTACTACTAATGCCTGGGATGGAATAATGTTAATCACGGACATCTTGGCGTTCTTTCACAAGACGCTTGAAATGCTCAGCTCAGGGGACTCTACCGTCAAAGGTTTCATGACGTTAGGTCTCATGGGTCTGTTGGGTTATTTGGGGCGGACTATCCCCACTTCGGCGTGGAACTTCGTCAAGCGTAACACGATTTCATCGATGACGTTCACGCGTGCTGGTACGTACTCCATGGACTTGCAGAACTACGCTGAGTTCATGCGTTGGTTCTCCAATTCGAAATGGGCTAAGTACGATCGCAATCGTCGGGTAACCTTCGATCGTGATAATCCTGCATTCGGTCCGGGTGGTGGCTTCCACTGGTTTATCTGGAAAGGTCGTTACTTCTGGTTCAACGTACGTCGTTTGGATTCGTCTGGTACCGATATCGAGAAGGAAGAGTTCACCCTCTACACTTTCGGTCGAACCACACAACCATTCGAAGAACTAGTGGAAGAGTTCCGAATCAAACCATGCAAAGATTCCATCCGTATCTACGGTCCTCATAACGAGGGCTGGAGTTATCAGGGTCGTTTGCGTTTAGATGTTGATGAAACGCTAGTTATCGATCCCGAAGTAGAGAAAGACTTCTTCGGTTCTATTGACTGGTACATCAACAATGAATCCTGGTATCGTAAACGTGGTTTGGCTTACAAGCACACCATCGTTCTCCACGGTCCTCCGGGTACTGGTAAAACGTCGCTTATCAAACGTGGTGCCCGTAAGTACAAACGTGACATCCACTTCTTGAACCTGGCGTCCCATGGCAGACAACTCGTTGAACTAATGGGTAAGCTCTCGCCGGGTGATATGCTGGTCATTGAAGACTTCGATGATGTGAAGACATTGCATCGTCGTACCGGTCCGAAGAAGATGGAGATCTCCGACTTCGATGGCGGTGGAGCTGATAAGAAACCAGAAGCGTTGTTGATGGACTGTGAGATCCAGCTCAGTACCTTCCTCAACGTCCTGCAAGGTGTTGTAGAGCTCGATGACATTATTATCGTACTGACTACTAACCACCTGGAACTGATCGACCCAGCGGTCTACCGTCCGTCTCGTGTGAACAAGCTGATCGAAGTGCTGCCGCTTAAAGATCCTGAGATCAAGCGCTATATCGATACGATGTATGATAATCCTACTTACGATCGTAATGTAATGTACCCAGATACTCCCGCTTCTACTTTGGCAGGGATCTTCATGGAGCATCCTAACGATCACCTGGCTTTCATTGATAAGCTGGGAACGTTGGACGACAAATACGTCGCGGAGAACTACGCTATACAACCAGAGCCACCGCGCCCACTCAAGAACAAAAGCACTGCTCCCACACAGGAGTTAGTATCGGCTGCATAAGAGGATAACATGGACAATTTCGTACGTCATGACTTCAGTGTTTACCCAGAAGAAATGACCTATCACAAAGATCGTTTCCTGCAACGTGATGCTGGGTGCGATGTAGTTACGTTCGTTGGTGCTTTCCATGGCGATAACATTCTGACGAATGAAGTCGAAGTGATTGCACGCGGTGTAGAACTCGGGAAGGTTGCACGATTCCTGGTACGTTGTGGTGATCAGGAAACCCATCTCGACATGGACCTGACCACTTGCCGGTATGAAGCTGAAAGCAATATCAAAACAAAACTGGGTGATGTTGTCCTGGTGTTCACTGCAATTCACAAAGCGGAAGAAAAGGAAGCTGCATGAGTCAGAATTTGAAGTTGATCGTTTCGCAAGAAGGTTTGGGGGTGACACATACATTCCCATCCAAAATTCGTGACGGTCGGATGTTTCCTGCAGGTGAAGTAAACGTATCGATCCCTCGTGAAGATGGCCTGGGTCGTGAAGGTCAGTGGTACAAAGGCGAAAGCTATCGTATCGTTGCCGCATTACCCGACGCTGCTGCAGCATGGTCTCTGATCATGGCTGTGAACGCTATCCGTGAGAACGCCGTTGTGGCCAACCCATCGATCACGTTGGACATCGGTTACATGCCATACGCTCGTCAAGACCGTGTGTGCAATCCAGGTGAAGCGAACTCGGCTAAGGCATTTGCTCATGTCATCAACAGCCTGGACGTAGAACGTGTGATTCTGACCGATCCACACTCAGACGTAATCGGCTCGGTACTGAACAATGCACGCGTGTTCTCGCTGAACGATCTGTTCCGTAAGCACATGCTGGACTGGGCGAGTGATCATCGCATCGATCCTTCGAATACCATTCTGGTAGCGCCTGATGCTGGGGCACGCAAGAAAGTAGAATCGCTAGCCAAAGAGTTCGGCTTTAAAGGTGTAGTATACGCCAACAAAGTTCGTAATACTCGTGACGGCAAGATCCTGCGTACTACCGTCGATAGCTTCGTTGCTGGCAATGAAGTTATGGAGTTGACTGATCTGGCTGGTGAAGACCTGTTGATCGTTGACGACATCTGTGATGGTGGCCGTACCTTTACTGAACTGGCAAAAGTTCTGAAGGACTACGATCTGGGTTCGTTGTCGCTGTATGTAACTCACGGCATCTTCTCTGCTGGTGTCCAGGTCCTGACTGACGTCTTCGACAAAGTCTACACCATGAACACCTATCACGTTGATCTTCCAGAACGTGAAACCAATCCTGAAAACCTGATCGCATTTACGCACCTGTAAACAAGGAATTGATTCAACATGGCACAATGGCTTAAAGCAGCAACTGGTACCGACTTCTACAAACCTGGTCACGGTCCTCTGTATCCGGAAGGCACGACCCGGAAGTATTCAAACTTCACCCCGCGTTCGGCGAAGAACTTCCTGAACTCGAAATCCTGCTCCGTTCACTACGATAACAAAGTCGTGAACTTCGGTCTCTATGGCACCTGGCAAGAACTGGTTGAGCTGTGGGATCGTACCTTCTTCCAAGTAGAGAAGAAGAAAGCAATCAAAGAAACCAAGCGTCGTTTCGATAACGCTTGTGGTAAAGACGTCATCTCCACCAAACAGATCGCTAAGCTGCACGACCTGGGTTACCTGCCTGTCACGGTGTTGGCACTGGAAGAAGGTGAACGTGTTAACATCGGTATCCCGCTGTGGGTTGTCTACAGTTCCGATGATAATAAAGAACACTACTGGTTGGTTAACTACCTGGAAACCATCACCAGTTCGTATAACTGGCAGTCGATCACCAACGCTACCATCGCCTACGAATATCGTCGGGTTATGGAAGACTGGGCTGAGCGTACCTGTGATAACCGTGATCACATCATCTGGCAAGGTCACGACTTCTCGTTCCGTGGTATGCCTGGTCCAGAAGCTGCTGGTCGTTCCAATGCTGGCCACATGCTACCTTTCGCTGGTACCGATACCATCCCGGCTATCGATTACCTGGAAGCACTGTATCACGCGAATTCGGACGTGGAACTCATTGCTGGTTCTGTTACTGCTACCGAACACGCCGTGGCTACTGCGAATATCCTGACCCGCCTGAAACAAAAGCTGAAATGGCTGGACAAAGATTCCAAGCTGGATTCCGTGGCTCCTGAGAACTGGGCTGCTTTCGTCGACAAGCTGAAACTGGAATGTGAGCGTGAATACATTCTGGAAATCATCCTGCAGAAAGTGAAGACCGGTATCATCTCGTTGGTATGTGACTCGTTCGACTTCTGGTCGGTGATCGCAGACCTGCTGCCTTCGATCCGTGCTGAGATCGAAAGCCGTATCAAGAACGAGATCGGTCTGGCCAAAGTTGTTGTGCGTCCAGACTCGGGTAATCCAGTTCACGTGATCTGCGGTTTCTATCTTGTCGAATTCGGCTCGATGGAAGCATTCAAGACCGCGTTGCACGACTTCGGTTGGGAAGCTGTCAACGGTGAAGCTATCCGTATCGGTGACAAATACTACGAACTCCAGAATCACCGCAACCCGCACCAGTTCAGCAACTCCACTGCTGAGGAATTCCTCGGTCGTGAAATGCGTGAAGTGGAAGCTCGTGGTGCTATCGAATCGCTGTGGGCTTCTTTCGGTGGCCATGTAAACACCAAGGGCTACAAAGTCCTGAATGAATACATCGGTCTGATCTATGGTGACTCGATCACTGTAGAACGTACTGAAGAAATCTTCCGTCGTCTGGCGGAGAAAGGCTTCGCATCGTCGAACGTTGTACTGGGTATCGGTTCCTATACCTACCAGATGAACACCCGTGATACTTTCGGCATGGCGATGAAGGCCACTGCTTGTGAAGTGAACGATGAACTGATCGAGCTGTACAAAGATCCGAAGACCGCACTGTCCAAGAAGTCTGCTAAAGGCTTCCTGCGCGTAGTACGGGATGCTGATCACAACTACCGTCTCGAACAGGAAGTCGAAATGACCTGGGATAATCTGATGGAAGGATCGGGTGAACTGAAACCGTTGTTCCGTAATGGTAAGTTCCTGCGTCAAGTGAAGTTGTCTGAGATGCGTGAACGTATCGAAGCGTCGATCGCACGCGAATCGTTCTTCACAGAACTCAAAGAAGCCGCATAATCGGACGGGGACCTTCGGGTCCCCATCCTATTTTCTTTTTTGTCATTAGGAGCATTAAATGGGTTGCTGTGCAGGTTGTGAAAAACCAACAGGTGAACGTACTGAGTTCGATGTGGATATCCACTTTACCAGTGCTGCAATGGTCATGGCAGAACTGATCGGTAATAACGTAGATTTCGTTAGCGGTACATTGTTGACGAAAGAAGGCGCTATGCCTAAAGGTGGGTTTACCGTACAGTACTCCAGCTATGGTGAACGTAAGCATGTGAACATCTATCGTAATCGCTTACCATTCGATGAACTGATCTCCACCATTCAGTTCAACACCACGACGGGTGAGATCCGTATTCAGAACTTGGCTCGGATTGAATTTGAGAAAGTTCGACTGACGCTGACAAAAGACCACATGGAAAAACCACTCTATCTAGAATTAGGTGATGGAGTATACCGTGTACCGAATTTGTCCGCAGGTATCCAACTCAGTGGTCATCTGGATATCTACGACTATACCTTGACACAGTTACAAATAGCGCTGAACAAAGTTACTGATTGGCCACGATTGGTACTGCATCATAATCGTGATCTCTGTGTGGTATTCAATCCAGAACACCCAACCTGGAAAAATGACGCACTGTGGCAATGATGTATAACCAATAGGAGTTAGATGTGAAAGACTACTTGACTATGCAGACGGAAGTTCTGCATCGTGGTACACAAAAAGAAGACCGCACCAAAACGGGTACAATTTCTGCACCTGGTGTTATGCGTCGTTATGACATCAGTGATTATCGCTTGGCTGCAGTGTCGACCAAAAAGATTCATCTGAAAACTGGTCAGGTCGAAGAAGACTGGATGATCTCCGGTGATACCCGCCTGAAGTTCTTGAAAGAGAACAACTGTAACATCTGGGATGAATGGGTACTGGAAGGTACGGGTACCTATCGCCCACGTTTGCTGAAAGAAATGCGTCGTGTCTACAAGCGTAACCATTTCGGTTGGGATCGGCCAGTAGTATTAGACATTGGTGCTACGCCTGACGTTGTACCAGTATGGACACTTGTCTATGAAAGCGATGACTTTAATATCTACGAATACGTAGGAACCCCAGGGATCAAGAAGCACCACGGCATTTTCGACAAAACCGAGGATGCCAAGAACTGGATGAGTTGGATGGATCAAGAAGATCCAATCTGGTTCAAGTTCTTCGTAGCTCTGGGTATCTCTGATCAAGAAGTAGTTGATGGTGAACTCGGTAAAGTCTACGGTGAGATGTTCCGTAACATCGAAGACACCCGTCACATCAAGTGTGGTTCGTGGAGTAATCCAGAAGAGCAAGATATCGCCATTGCAGAATTTGAAGCCCTTACTGAGAAGATGAAAGCTCGCGGGTTTACGATTGCAATGGATTCAGGTTATGAGCGCTGCATGACTCGTAAGATCGATCAGGTAGCTAACTTATTGCGTGATCTGGAAAACAATCCAGATTCCCGTCGCTTGATTCTGTGCCCATGGAACCCAGCGTATGTAGATGAACAAGCTTTACCTCCATGCCACTCGTTCATTCAGTTCTGGACGCGTGAGCTGTCTGCTGAAAAACGCTATGACATTTACGTGAAGCGTTGGATGCGTGAACGTGATGAGCTGCATAGTGACATCGCAAAGCGTAGTCGTGCTGACATCTATACGACACATGAACCGTATCCATTGGGTGTGTTCATGCATGTGGAAGATGGTTCTTATAAACGGGATGAGCATAAACTCCATGCTTATCTCGATGAACTGAATGTTCCACGTCGTGGCTTGACTTGCATCTTCTATATGCGTTCTAATGACGTGTTCTTGGGTGCACCATACAACCTGACGTTCTATTCGTCTTTGACGCACAAGCTGGCACATCAATTCAACATGTACGGTGAAGAACTCGTGCACATGGTCGGCGATGCTCACATTTATCTGAACCATCTAGATCAGGTAAGAGAACAACAAGAGCGCACACCGCATAATGAGCTACCTCGGTTGAACATCAAACTCCCAATCGGTACTTCGATCCTCGACATGACTTATCATGACTTGGAAGTTGTGGGCTACAATCCACAGCCTGCCATTGAAGCACCTGTGGCTGTATAACGACATACTGCCTCCCTTATGGGGAGGCTTTATTCTGGATGATTATGATTACACTCATTTCAGCACTGGTAACTCTGGGCTTGGGTATGTTAATGGCCCTGTTTGTATTCTGGGGATGCTATACGGATCGCATCGATGCCAGGGATCGAGTAGACTGGTGTTTCGGTGTAGCCATTGCCTTTCTGTTATTAATGCTGATGGTCTGCCTGGTTGGCGGAGCAGAAAAACAATACTACCACAACTTGATGTAAAAAGGAAGAACAAGTGTTTCGAACAAAGATTGACCTCAATACAAAACCAGAAGGCTATAAAGAAGCTCTCGAAGCGTATATCGCCAAACACAAAGTCATCGGTATGCAGACCGAGTATGGTATTCCTGATCTGACTCCATACAAGGAACCTAAGCGTCGCCTGTGGCGCTTGCAGCAGATCAACCCATCCAACGTATGCGCTGTGCTCAAAGAGCCTGTATACGACGCTGGAGAAAACTCCTATTCTTTCGTTGCCCACTTCCATGGTGGTCGACGTGATGCACTGGAACGCCATCGTGGCAAAGTTACTTTGGGTGCACGTATGATGCGTGACTCTAATGGTAACGTAACCGAAATCATGCAACTTGATTTCATCCTGACCGAAAACCAACAGGATACCGCACATGAAGAAGCGAGTAAAGGTAAAAGAAAGAAGTGAGTTCGAGAACAATGTTTTCGGTGGAGAATGCTTCTGTAATAATTATCCCGGCATTCTGACCACTGGCGTTGACATTGAACTCATGCCAGCGTATGGTGAGAAATGGTGGTTCATCATGCATGAAGGCAAACCTGTTAGTGACACGGCATTCTTTACTAAAGCTGATTTGCAATACCTTGAGGAGATCGTGTAATGGAAAAGTTGATGTATTTGTTTTCTTTGGCCACAGGTGAACTGAAACGTCGTAAGCCTAAAGATGAGGCATGGTACTGGTATATTCAGAACAGCATCATCGATAGTCTGATTGCATGTATCGTGTGGGTGTTCTGGATACTCACATTGTTTACTCGCCCATGGTCTTACAAACGCGTTACCATCGCTACGCTTGACACTTTGGTAGATAAGCCATACAGCGTAGATCAAGTCATCAAAACGTTGCAGGTTCAATATACACCAGACATGGCTGTAACGGTAATGCGTTATCCGCATTGGCGTGTCGGCACAGACGCATGGACATTCCGTGTCGAGTCTGGCGTTAGCAACAACAAGGTCACTACTATTACAGTGATCTGCTAAAAAGTACTCGTGTTGATTATTGATTACAGAGGAATCTGTTTCAATATCACACGAGGAACTTGCAATGACCGAAGCAGTTGTAGCACCTGTAGTTGAAGAAAAGCCGATCCGTGATGGTTTCGGTGTTGTAGAAAAAGATCGTAAGCTTGCCCGTATCGTGGAAATCAATGATGTGGTTAAGCACCCTAATGCCGATGCACTGGAACTGGCAGTTGTAGGTGGCTGGCAACTGTGTGTCAAGATCGGTGAGTACAAGAAAGGCGAACGCGCAGTTTATTGTGAGATCGACTCTCTGCTTCCACTGTCGAACGTGGAACTCTTCGGTTTCCTGGAAGAACGTCGTTCGTCGAACCGTCGTGTAAACGGTGAGAACTACCATCGCCTGTCTACCATCAAGCTGCGTAAAGAACTGTCGCAAGGTCTGTTGGTTCCGGTCCCTGACAAGTACAAGGATCTGCCAGTAGATACCAACCTGACTCTGGAGCTCGGTATCCTGAAGTACGAGCCAAAGCCACAAACTGAACGTGACGGTAATGGCGCGGTAGCAGCTTCGGATTGGTATGGTCGGTTGGTTCGTCGCATCCTGAAAGGTCTGGATGGTTCGCTGATGCCATGGCCTGGTCAACTGATCAAGTCCGACCAAGATCGCGTACAGAACAAAACTGTTGCGTTCACTCTGGCTCAAGAAGACGGAACTGAATTCGAAGTTACCTATAAGCTGGATGGTTCTTCGATGACTGTGTTCTGCCTCGACGATAGTGGTGTTCGTACCGGTGTCTGCTCGCGTAACTTCGAGCTGTCGCTGGGGGATGCTGCACCGTGGTCGCTGCTAGATCAGATTCGTTACTGGACTGGTTCTTTCCTGGCACGTAACCGTAAGATGTTCAAAGTCAAACGCATCCACTGGCCTGAATGGCGTAAGGGGGCTTTGGTTACTGAGAACAACTTCACCCGCTACGTGAAAGAACATGAAGTCGTCCAGAAGCTGAAAGCATACCAAGCTCGTACTGGTCAGTACATCACCGTTCAAGGTGAGCTGATCGGTCCTGACATCCAGTCGAACTTCGAAGGCGTTGAGAAACATGAGTTCTACGTGTTCTCGGTGTTCCGCAATGGTAACGAAGAACTGCTGCCGGATGAAGCTCGTGTCATCGTAGCTGAACTGGGTCTGACCTACGTTCCTGTTGCACACGAGTCGTTCGTGATCCCGAAAGATGCTACCGTGAAAGATATCCTGGCTATGGCTGAAGGTCAACGTGCTTTCAACCAGAAGAAAGGTACCTACCGCGAAGGCTTCGTGTTCAAAGCTCGTAACAAGATCCTGTCGTTCAAGTGCATCAGCAATAGCTATTTGCTAAAGAAGGCTGATGAATAACCATACGCGGACCTTCGGGTCCGTTTATGCCATGGGGATAAGATGATCTACGACATGATCGGCAATCAAGTTCATTCTGCACCGCAACAATTAGAAGTAAAGCACATAGAAGGAAATAACGTGACTGAATTTTACACCAGCGGGTACAGTGATGACGTAATCGCTGTCTTGAGAGCTTTACCAACTGATAAGTTCTCATGCATCAATGAAGCCGTCGCCTCTATCAGAAGAGGTAGCCATCATACCTACAAAGTATCGATGGAACTAAAGAAATCATTCTTTACTCGCCGTATCTACGAACATGCTTACGTTTACGATCATCTGGAAAACCGCGTGTTTGAATCCCATCGACGGGTTGAGCCAAACCCCAAGCCATTCAATATAGCCTCTGTCATCGGCTAATAAGGAAAAGAAATGCCTACGAGCAACTACTGGCTAAATGAATGGAGGATGATCAAGCCTTCGCCATGGCCGAAATGGATACTGGGGATTGTAATCGGTATTGCCCTAGCATGTGGCACCTATTACAAAATGAATCAAGTTATTGTTGAGCGTCATCAACTGGAACAGATTAAATGAAACGACTTGCATTATGCTTGTTACCATTATTGCTGATGGGGTGTACCCCGCGTCAAGCTGAATTTGTTACGACAGGTGTACTCAAAGGAGCTTCCTGCAAACTCAGTGCTGGTCGTGGTATACCTGCTGCCATGATCGAAGGCGATTGTGTTGCTGTGGTATTCAGTGCCGATGGTAAAGGGACTTCTTTTCCGGTTGACCGTGGTTATTCTCGTCTGATCGGTAAAGAAGTATCTGTTGTTAAGACAGGACAAAATGAATATCGTATCGTAGGAGACGAGTAATGGATCAGCCAGTAATTCGTAAAATCAGAACAGTTGCAAAGATTACAGACAAGGCCGGTAATGTTTACGAAGGGCTACAGGCTGGTTTAGCTGAATGCTGTGGGAACAACGAATTGGATGGTCAGCCATTCTATTTGACTACTGCATTAGAACTCTGGCCTGAAGACCAATTGGCTTTGTTTGGTCACACACTTCGCAGGGCTGATGTATCCGTCGATTACGCAGTTTGGGAGATAACACATGGCGACAACAACCAATACAAATCCCTGGTATATCCCGGTGATCTCATTCTTTTCGTCGATGGCAAAACTATACCGATCATCGGTGAACAAGTCAAACTCCTTTTTGATGTTACCCTCAACCAAGTCGAAGTTCCAATCGAACCGGACGAAGGGGAACACTGTAATAAAGTCGCGGAGCTCTGATGACGCTCGCTTGGCTTATCGCTGGGACGGTATCAGCCAGATCGGCTTGCAACAATTCGTTGGACCTTACGCGCACTACATGTTCTGGCCTAATGGCGAAGCACATGTCACAGTTGGCTATGGTACACTGAAGCTCAAACCTGGTTACTACATCTGGGATGACAGTGACGGCTATGATAGCGGAACTGTTGAATACATGCAATCACTTTTCGAGATCGTGAAGAATGGCTAATCCAATCCGACACAAAAGCGGTGTGTTGATGCAACCGGGTACTGGTGGACATGAACTGGCTTTGGCCGGTAAACACAAAGAACTCGATAAGCACATGGATGAACTGGATAAAACGTGGCGTAAGATGGAAGGCCGCAAACCCGTGTCAGAACTCACCCCACGTGAGCTGATGTTGGAAGGTCGTCTCCCATGGAATCCAGCAATGTTAAAGGAGTCGAATGGTGTCCACCACGGAAGTACCATTTAACTTTGATCTAGACCGTATGAAGAAAGCCGTTGCCGGTCCTTCATTACGAATCCCACGTGGGTTAGCTGGCGCTAAGCAATTGCGTCAGTTCTTACGTGATCACAAAGCACTTGATGCCCCATCGGGATACAGTGCTGCAGAAATAGCAAGAGGGCTAATCCATGGCTAATTTAAGCATACGGTAGCCCGTCTCAATCCGAGGCGGGCACCGCAGTGTGAGAATTCGCAATGTCCGCAAACAAAGTAACACGTGCTCAAAACCGCTACGAAGATTATCGCGCAGTTCGTAATCAGACCGCAATCTTCTTGTTGTACAACAGCCGTAATTGGTTGTCTGCTAACAAGCAGTCTGGTTTCCGTAAACGCAAGTCTATGAACTGCAGCTGCAAGACTTGCCGCGGTTGGGCACGTGATGCTAAACAATTCCGCTACGACTACCAATTGGAGAAATCCGGTATGAAACGTGAATCGCAATGGGATGTCCGTCCAGACATCTAGGAGTTTATATGCAGCACGAACTTGATTGGGATCTGTTCGATGAACGTCCCGACATCTGAGGAAAACATGGCTGAGCCTATTGGTACAAAAGCTATCTATGATGGCGAAGATCGTCCTGCTGATCAACAGCGGGTTTTGTATTACTTTGAACCATTCAACCAATGGTACGTTGGTGTTTACCATACTGAAGATGATTCAGTGACAGGTAAGAATGGTTTCAGTACATGGCGTCCTGAAGTCACTAAGTGGATGGATGGAACAGAATAACATATTGGCTTCCCCTGTGGGAAGCCTTATGTCGTTTTTTATTTAAATCATTTTTAAGCCTATATTACATTTTTAATATTACCACAAAAAGGATTTGACTTATGGCTTCTGTTGCAGCAGTATTAATGACTGTGATGATCGGGATCAGCGGCAGTAATTCTCGTCCACCCGTCCCAGTAAAAGAAACCACGATTATTGAAGGGTCGAGTTCGATGTCTGTTTGTCGGGCATTAGAAGCGTCCTTCCATATCGGCGCAGTCACCGTTGATGGTGAGCGGAAGATATCTACTGAAAAGTATGGTACTACCGGAAACGATATAGTGCGTCGTGAATCCACCTGCAGGCAAATCACGCTGTAGAGCTGCAAAAAAAAGATGCATGTTTTACCAAACTAAGTGTTGACACTAGGTGTGCTTATGGTAGAATGTAAGCACAAACCAACAGTAAGGAAGTAAAATGAAGTACGAGGAACTGCTGCACCGCTCCACCCAGCTTCGCGCTGGTTACCTGTCCGATGTACTGCGAGCTGCAATCGCAGAGGGCCGCGAATCCCACAAGCCGCAAGGGATCGCAGTATCAGAAACGCTGTCGGTATTCAGCCTCTCTGATACGGAACGCCAAGCACTCCAACGTGAAGCGATTGAAAGACTTCACACAGCTTAACTAACAAGGGCCCTCGAAAGAGGGCTCACTTGTTTACAAGGAATGAAAAGATGTGGTTTGGTATTTATACACAGGCGTGGTTGTCTTTGGTTTGGGTGTTGTGCGGATTGGGTGCAATTGCCGCACTGCAAAGCATCCAGCAAGAGAACGGCAAATGGCCTAAGTGGGTTATTATCATGCTGTGGTGGAACTTGTTCAGTACCATCTGGAACTTGAACTCGTTTGCCCTGCGTCAGATACATACCGCTGAGATCCGTTACGAAAAGGATCTGGCCATGCAACCTGATAAAGCGGAGCTGATCGATGCGCGTCCTGCGAATTGAATCCATAACTGGAGAAGGTCTCTATGGTTATGGTAACTATAAGGACTCACTAGCCTTTCGGTTGGGTATGGACATGGGTTGTTATCCACATCGTCCTGCGCCTGATAATGATGGCTTGTGGGGACTTATAGACACACGCGACCACTATGGGTTCTCTACCACCAGTCAACTTATTAACTGGATGGACGATATTAACCCTGAAGACATCTACGCCAAAGGTGGTGTGATTGTTGAAGTGGAAGTGTCAGAAATTGAACGTGGTCGGAAGCAGTGCCGATTCGATATAAAAAACCTCATCAGTAAAAAGCCATTGACGCTTGATGAGTTTTACGATAAACTTTACGCATAAGGAAACAAGATGGGTCATTACACTGGTGTACAAATCGATCTGCGTTTGGGTGGTAACCTACCTCCACAGATCGCAACCTGGCTGGCCAAGCATTGCATGGGCGAAGGCAACATCGAAGACATGAACTCGATGCTGACTGGTCGTGGTACGACTGGTGACTTCGAAGATTGGAAAGGTGGTGCGCTGCGTTGGGTTGATGGTGATCCAATCAATGGTAGTTACTGGCATCTGAAAGTAAACAGTAGCTGGAAACACGATGAAACAAAACTCGCATTCTTCTTGCATGAAATCCAGCCATGGCTTAACATGCGTGAAGGCGAAGTACTGGCTCGGACCATCTACGAAGAGCAAGAGACCTGGTCTTACATCTTCTGGGCTGATCCTACCGATACGCTGATCCGTAAGCGGAAAGCACAACAATTCGGCTATGATGCACCAACCGACAAGTGGTCGTCTGCGATGGCCCGCAAAGAGATTCCAGAATACTCAACCTTTCATATGAAAGATTGGGATGCTGATGAACTGGCTAAACCGCTCGGCATGGAATCGGATTATCCGCAACCATTCGGTATGGACATGAAGACATTCAACTTCCCTGTGAATCCTACTGCGTCGCCTGCTCAAGAAGAGAAACGTGTCTTGGCCAAACAGCATAACGAAAATTATGCGAAGGATCATCTGGCGGATATCCAGAAGCAACTTCAGGAAATGGAAGGGAAGTAATGGATAAGGCACCATTTGATTTTGATGTATCGAAAGATCTGGCTAACGGCATGGTGATCGGCTTAATCGATCGCTGGCTAGAATACGGCTATGTGACTCTCTTGAGTCATTTTGCTAAGTCCGGTATGGCATTCTACAATCGTCATGATGGCGACAAAGTAGACCGTGTGACAGTTGAGACTGAAGAACTCAACAGGGATGTACCGGAATATATCTTCTCGATTATCCGTCGTAATCATGACACCGACAAGTGGTATAAAGTGCGAGTACGCATGGACTACCACTATCGGGTGCAGGGCGTAGAGATTGAATCTGCTGGCTACACTGTCCTCGATGTCGCTAAGAACCTACATGGTGTTATCACTAGCACGATGTGTGGTTATAACTGGGATGGCCAACGCCGTTCTATTCAAGAAATCACCGCTGCACGAACTCTCTGCAATATTTAAGGCTAAGAATAATGAACCCAGCTACTAGCACTAAACGTATCGGCATGGCAATGATCGACGCTGCAACTCGCGATTTCATTGAAAGTGGTTACATGGCCATTTTCAATAAGGACACTAAGTCCAAGCTGTTCCAACTGAACCCACAAACGAATTTGATCGTGGGCAAAGTGCGTGAAGGTAACGCAGAGGTATTGATACTGCGTATTGAGAAACCTCTGACTGGTAAGTGGGAGGAAGTTCACCACATCACTCGGCGTGGTGACGTTGGTGAAACTCGTGTGGAAACCAAAACCCAGAAACCTTGGCCAAAGAACTATCTGTGGATTGCCAATGAACTGGCGATGGCTTTGATCCAACTCTCCACGGAATACACCGTGTTGGGTGAGAAGCGTGAGATGTCCCTCGGTGGTACTGGCTTTTCGGCTATTGCCAGTGAAGACGTAGCAGATGCATTCCAGAACATGCGTAACCAAGCTGTACGTGGTGCGGTAGCGTGACCGCCGTAACCCACCTACTAGCTTTTCTTATCCCGTTGGGAATTTCTGGTGTTTGGTTTCTGTATCGGATGATTAGTCTGTACTTAGAAACCAAGCGCCATGCAGCACGATACAAACCAAGCATTCATGGGAGTGACTACATCGAACAAGGTCGGAAGAAGTTTGAATACTTTAAACTGATCTGTGCGGTGTCAGTCTTTATCTGGGCAGCATTTATTGCAATTGCATTAACTGGTTATTTTGGGGGAAGCAATGGAGCATCTTGAAGTCGGTTATGTAAAGGTGTTGTCTAACATCTTGCAGGGCCAGATCCGTCGCCGCTATCGGATGGAAAATGAATTGCTCGCATTGTGGAAACAAGCGCGTAGTGAGTGGATGTTGAAACCTAATCCACCCATGATGTATTCTACTCAGGAATGGGTAGGTCAAGTCGTAACGTTGTGGGATGGCAATAAACCAGAGGGATTACAAACACTTCTTTCTCGTGTGATAAAACACAATAAGGAAGGATGGTCGATAATTACAGATATTCGGCATGGTGATCTGCCGGATATTGCAAACCTCTTGGATATCCCACTGGATAAAATCCCCGACATTTATCTGCTTGATGTTGATGGTCAGCAGGTATGGCTGCACGATCCGATGAATCACTTCTGGAGAGATCCATGCGATTCTTAAAACTGTTGCTTAGTTCTGTATTCGCATTCGGGATGATGTCATGTCATCCCGTTATGGCTCTGCCTGAGCCGACTATCAATGTTAGCTTGGGCACAACCAGTTGTACCACGGCTGACCGGTACGTTGCTGAAACAATCCACATGATTCAAGAGGGGCGGCAAAACCTCGAGATCATGTCGTACCTCGATAAAGAAACACCAGATCCGAAAAAGCAACCACAGGCTTATGTGGGTGTGATGATCGTAAAGCTAAACGTTGGTGCGATTCGAGTTGCTCTAAGCAAGTCGTTTAAAGAATCCACCATACGGCAAAAACAAATCTCTGACTGCGTTGAAGCAGACGGAAAACAATACGCTACCTTCGAGTAAAAACTATGGATATGACTCTGATTCGTCAACTGCGCGATGTCTTCGGTGATCGTTACGTCGCTGCACAAGACCTGTTCCGCAAATCCCTGTGCACTGTTGCTGTGCCTGCCATGGGTAGTGACAAAGCGGTTCTGTGGATCATCGTGGACAATGCTCGTGGTGAAGACATTGCTCGCCGTCACTATGAAGCCATGCTGGGTTTCGATAAAGAAACCTCAGGTCAGGAACAACCAATCGATCCGTATGGTGGTCCTCGTGAACTGGCCATCCGTCTGATGCAACAACAGTATCAGATCGAACTCACGGTATTGCCGGCTGACTTCGATAAGAAAGCCAAGTACATCGAACTGAAACACGCTGAGCTACAGGCTAAGCACTTCGATGTGCAGATGGTTTGCTACAACCTGGAAAACCGCGTGATGCCAGACGAACCGAAAGTCGAACCACTCAAGATTGATGGGATTGTAGAATGAAGCTTGCTCATTGGGTTGCATTGTGCTTGTCCCTGGTAATGGTGGCTTCTTGTGGTGCTAAAGCGGAAGACTTTGATAGTGTCCGCATTACACCACAAATCTGCAACTATGTCGAGACTGCATCTGATGTATCTCTGGTGAAGATCTCACTCGGACATACTGATGATTCAGTCAATGCATGGGCAGATCATGAGATCGCTGAAAGCTTCAATAACAAAGAACTGTATGTGGCGTGGTCTATGGTTCGTGAAGCTACGGCCTTTATCCGCAAACAGTACGAGTCTGATGAAATCGCTAAGATGGCTAAGGCATTGCCTAAGTACACCAAAGTGGAACTCGTTGGGATTCGTATGAAACAGCTCTGTGCAGCTAATGAAGCTAAAGGTACGATTTACAAAGTACCTAAAGAACTCACGACAAAAGGATTCGATTCGTAATGTGGAGCAAAACTTTAGAGTTTGTTGGTGAGTGGCTGTTCAAAGGTCTGATCATCTGGATGCTGTGTGGGGCGATAATTCCAGTCATGACGCGTGAAGAACACATCATCGGTGATACAGTGGTGGTCTGTTCGGCGGAGTGGTATATCTTTAGCTTCGACGTGGCCTGTCGAGAGGATCTGAAGAAGACGCTCGCGCATCGGGCCTCTCTCCAGTAAGTAGTCTGCCTCCCTTCGGGGAGGCATTCTGCCCCTCTTTTTTTTTCTACTGCAAAAAATCTCAGATCTATATTACTTGATTGCATCTGTTATAGGAGCAAAGCAATGGCTTTTGCAAAATTAGCTATTGCCCATGGGGAATGGCGCCTTGATCACGATCATACGTTCCGACTCTATTTGCATCCCACACTTGAAATAATAGGACGTAACGGAGAGACGCTACATGTATCAGCATTCGCAACAACTGACGGAAGAACAGACTCAACATGCGGCAAATCGTCGAGTACTTTCGTTTGCGCCCCCACCTCAGTTAGTAGCACGACTGGGTACCAAGGGCAATCTTTCAGCGAGTCAGTTAGCAGAGGCTGGTTGGAAGCGCTAACACCGAAACAGAATTTTCACATACTTGGAGAGTTGTCTAATGACAGTTCTCCGATTATGGCGGCATTGGTTTTACGTAGCGCGTTAGTGTGGCAAGACATGGAACCGGATCTGGTATGCATTAAAGATGCGGTTGAGACGAATCAATTCGATGGGCAGTTCATCGAGAAGCTGAAATACATGAAGGTGGGTAATGAGCAACAAGCTGGAAGTAGCATTGAGTCGGATTCCTCACAAGGATGAACTTGTGAAGAAAGGGCTTGAAGCACAAGTAACATCGATCCTCGAACAAGTTGTTGATGAGTTCCCTTCTGATAACATCATGGCTAAGGCCGTTGATAAAGGTACCCATTGGCAGTGGTTCATGGAACTGAAGATGGAAGTGCCGGAAATTCTGCAGCACGCAGTTCGAGATGCCTTGGTTGAGAAAAGTTTCGATCAAGTGCACTTTAACCCATACAGCAGTTTCGAGCCTGGTGAAACACGTATGTCTATCACTGTACGCAAAGGTGATTTGTAATGTGCCACATGTATCCCGATGCAGATAAACTGGTTAACGATATCCAGGAATCAGTCGCTAATGAAGTAGTGAAGCTGGTGATGGATAAGCACTACCAGAAGCCTGTTCCGCAACCTGACCGCATTACCCACGATGGCCTGGTGTTCATCGTTTACCATCCAGTTGACATCCGTAGCTCATCCATGGCCGGTGAGAAGATCGTTCGAGAACTTCGGGCACTGGGCTTTATTGACATCGAACTATTCGATGGTCCCGGTACCGACAACCGCACGACTGCTATCGAGTACACTCTGCCACCAGTTGCTCTTTATGAAGCATACTGGGCACAAGTTGATAAAGATGAAGAGGCGCGTCTCCGTGATTGATTTGGCTACTAATGACACATTCCGTCCTGGTGATGTATTGTGTTCGTTCCGCAAAGACGACAAAGAAACCGAAACCAAGTTCATGGAGCTGATGAAAGCTCAGGGCATGGAAGTATGGGCATTCTCTGATCGCGGTGATTACTTCCAGTACCTGTTGGTACCGGATGCTGAAGCACGTCGTATCGTGGCACTGAACTCTGATCGTAATTCGTTGGGTTGGGTTGCAATCGGTAATCTCCCTGCTGTCCCTACTCCTACTGAAATGGTAGTATGACGATAGACATTTGCGATGTATTAGAGAAACAACTCAAAAGACTGCGTAACGAGTTCTGGTGGCTAACGCCGAACCATATACCCCTACCGGGTGAATACATCGTTACACAAGCTTGTGGGCGCTTCTATGAGTCCTGTGAAGAGCATGTAACCAAACGTCGCAAATGGCTCATCAAAAAGGAAGGAACCACCCCGTATCAATTCTGTTTCGATGGTGAAGCAAGAATTTTATACGTGGGTTCGCTAACAGATGAGGACGAAATCGTTCTCAGTTGGCTACATGGAGAGGACATAGAACATGGCAAAAGACCAGTTCCCAGAGAACCTGTCGTTTGAAGAAGTCTTAGCTAGTGTGATGGGCGGCGCGTTGATTGCCAACCGTCACCTACCTGAAACGAAGGAACTACCTGAACCCATCCAACAGAAGGATCGCCTGGAACTCAAGCCTAACCCTGAATACCTCGTGGATGTACGCGTATGACCGCACGTAGCACCGGGATGATCAATGCACGCGAAAAGCTGCTTGGTGATCTGTTAGATGCAAACCAACAAGTTCAAGAAAGACTTGATGACCAAGACCTCGCTTTCACTATCGAGCAAGCCGTAGCTGTCAAGGGCGCATTGCAAGATGCTACCTTACTGACGCTGCAAGTCATCGAATCTCAAGCTCAGATCTTCCCGCACTCACCACCGGGAGTAGAACTGGGTTGTCAACCATTTTTCGATAATGAAGAGTTATCGGAAGCTTACATCGATGCAATCAATTCGTAAGGAACTGCAATGAGCACTATCGACAACGCTGAAGAACTGATCACTGGTGTAGCTGAAGCCAATGACAACAAGCAAAAAGAAATTCTGGATAGCCTGATCGGCATTCGCATCGAGGCAGAAGCAATGCCTCAGCAACAAGCTGTGATTCACGCTATCGCTGAAACCGCTCGTACTTACGAGAACGCCTTCTGCCTGGAAGTATCTGCAGGTGGTTGCGCTACCGAGTTCATGGGTGCTGCTGATCGTTTCATCGAAGAAGTGAACTCGTAATGGGTCATCGTCAATCAGAGATCGATATTGCTGCTCGTGAACTAATCGAGTGGGCAAGATCTTTGGATGAAGATGAATTCGAAAGGTTGGCACCTGGTGTAGAAGCTACGCTGGATGCCTTGACCAAAGCTGGGATTATTTTCATCGGTACCAAAGGTCGCATCGAAGAAGCTATGGGTGCGATCAATCGGGCTGAAGAGAAACGATCCCTGGAGGACATCCTTGCCTTTACAACCCCTACCAAGCAAGTCTGAATGGTGGGATCAGTTAAAGGACGATGATGAAGATGCTCTTGAATACGACATTGCCAAAGAGCTTGTCGACATGGGTATCCCTCATCCTCCTCGTGACGGTAGCATCTCATGGACTGCATATGAAGAACCGTCATACGCACTGCAACCACTCCGTGAAAGCTTGCAACGACAACGAGATGTAATTGTTGCTCGTGCAAAAAATCACTTGCCCATGCAATACCATGCAGTAATCCGTGGTGCCGTCCAAGACGCCATTACCGATGCAGCATGCACAATCAACAACCACGTAGCTATGGTCGCAAGCCATACCGAACTCTGGGGTGTTCATCTGAACCTCTGGGATACCCAAACAAGGAATCATGTCGTGAACGAAGCTCAAGCCACCAACACCACCGAAACCAACAACGCAATCGTAGTTATCGCTATCAACGATCTGCGTAATGAAGCTCTCGCTGTAGAAGACAAAACAGAAGCAGTCAACACTGCCATCATCGGCACTGTCGTCGTTCTGGAAGAAGCTTTCGCTTCCGGTGGCATTGCAACTGTTCAAGGTCTGTCGACCGCTCTGTCCGAGTCCTGGGCCGAAGCAGTTAACTCCTGATGGATGTTAACGGAACTGTAGCGAACATACTCCAATCCCTCAAGAACAATCGCGATGAGATTGTTTGTGATGAACTGAAAGAACTCGATGGTAATTATACCAAAGAAACAGTTCTCGCTGCAATGGACAATATCGCTAATCGGGCAACACATCAAACGCTTGTCACTATTGACATGGCTGGCTACTGGCATCTGAAAATGGATGATGGTCTAGCTGGTCCGATCGTAAGTGATCTCGGTGAACAATGGGCTGTTGCAATCAACTCGTAAGGACTCAAGATGTTTCCAGTATACTGGCAAGGTAGCGTTATCGGTGCGATCATGGGCGTTGTGTTCCTCATCGTACTCTGTACCTGGTTGATCCGCACCAAAGCGGAATGGATGAAATGGTTCACTCGACGCAATCGTTGGCTGGCTGCGTTCTTCCTGCCGTTGATCTGGCTGCTCACGTTTGTTAACGTTGGTATCCACAACGTCGAAGGTGACCGCGCTCGTTTCGATCAGGTTGGTACACTGACCGAAAAGACTGAACGGGTGAAGGTAGAAGCTGCCTCCCCACAATCTGCAAAAGATGCTGCCGCTGCACTGCGTAAAGAAATTGACGCTGGTAACCTCAACAAGTAATTAGCTGCACACAAATCGAATTCAAAAGGAAAAGCTGCATGAAACTGTTGTCTGTAATCAAATCCGCTGCACTCGCTATGGTCGCTGTCATTGCACTGCAAGGCTGCTCGTTCGAAGTCATCCCTCCTGCTTTCAAAGGTAAGGTGCTGACCACCACTGGCTACAACAAAGAAATTCTGGAACCAGGCAAAACGACTCTGTGGGGTCGTGATGAACTGGTCCTGCTGGAAACCGGTACTCGTACCGTTGCTGAAACCATCACCGTGAAGATGGAAGACAAGCTCGACCTGACCTTCGATGTGAAGTTCCGTACTCGCATCGGCGGTAACGAGAAAGTCCTGAACGCCATGTTCAACGACATTCAAGTCAAGGACAAGCGTGTCACCCTGCAACAAGTCTATGGCGTGTATGGTCTGGACGTAGTGCAATCCACTGCTCGTTCGGTTGTCGGCAAATACAAGACCGAAGAAGTTGGCGCTAACTTCGATACCATCACTTCCGAACTGGCTGAACGTCTGACCAAAGCAATGGTGAACTCTCCACTGGAAGTTTCCAACATTACTCTGGGTGGCCTGCGTTACCCAGAAGTGATCACCTCGGCTATCGAGAAGCAATCGGAACGTCGTCTGGCTATCGAAACCGAAACCAACCAGCAAGCCATCGAGACCACCAAGCGTACCAACCAACTGGCCCTGGCACAACTGGATCGCGATATCGAACTGACCAAAGCTCGTACCCTGCGTGACTCGAACGCCATCACTGCCGATGGCCTGAGCCCAATGCTGCTGGCTTACAAAGCTCTGGACGTCCAAGCACAAATGGCTGAGAACAAAGCTGCTGTGTTCGTGCCTTACGAGGCTCTGGGCAACACCGGTCTGTCCCAGCGCATCTTCAACAAGTAATGAGTGATCTAATCAAGATGTCAGATAGTCTTGAAAAAGCTATCGGCATGTTGTCGGATCGCCGAAAGCAAGATGAACATGATCGAACTACCAACCGCAATCTCTTCATGGGTGCTGTGGTTGAAGGCTTGATGGCTAAAGGTAATAGCGGCACGTTCTTTGCAGACAATCCAGAGGCTGGCACAGCTCATCGGGTTGGGTTGCGTGAAGGTGCGGCTGTTGTGATGCAGACTATCGACAAGTTTGACCTAGCGGTCTTCGCTGACGATTCCTGCATCAACCTTACCGGTCATGAAGACGATACGTACAGTAGCGTCAGTCTTGCTGAAGCATTCGCAGCATCGATCAACTCGTAACATAGACTGCCTACCCTTCGGGGTAGGCTTTCTGTTGTTTTCTTTTGTGAGGTTGCATGACCGATTACAGAGACCTGTTCCATGACATGATCATAGAATCGCAAGGGGTAGCCTATGCGGATCGATCGGGACAAACAAATCCCATCTCAGCAGCTTACAATGATGGCACACGACACGGTACTATCTTAGGGATTACTCTTGGGTATCGCACCATGGCTGAAGCTGGTCATATCCCCATGGAAATCTATGAGAAGTGGCATGAGTTTGCCTACTCGGCTGAAATGGATGATCCTCAGACTCTTCGAGATGTAATCATGCGTAAACGTTCTGAGGAATAAATACTTGCCGGCTACTCGTATGTAACAACCATCGGAACACCAACATGAAACAAAAGCTTATCGCCTTCTTCTATGAGTATCGTAACCCACTCGGGTTAGCTCTAATTGGAGCACTGTACATCGCAATCGCCACTACTACTGGTCTCAGCTGACCCCAAGGAAAAACAATGTTGACCGCTGCTCCCGTACTTACCCTTGCTGCAATCGTAATCGTTGGAATCGCCGCCTACTATACCTGGGTAGGTTTTATCAGTGCTACCGGCGCTGGCCTGAAGGAGTGGGTTGATAATGATTTCCCCGATATTGTTCACACTCCTAAACCCACTTGGTTGACAGGGTTCCGCTACAAACGTCATGGCATTGACACCGTAGCTAAGCTAGAAACACCGATCTGCCTAGAATATGACCATGCTGAAAATCTCGGTCGTTTCTCCGTAGTCGATACCTTTGCTCGTTCAGCTAATTCGCTGGATGGTAAAGATGAATCCCATGAAAAGGATTTGGTTGCTTATGATTTCGGTATGGATCTGGAGCAACTCGAAGGCGGACAGATTGCGTTGCAAGTAGTCTACAACCGCATCAGCATCACTGAGATCGAACCGATCATTGAGGACTCTGCCTGTGAATAGTCGTTCAAAGGTAACCAAGGAAGAGCTTGAAAAAGCTTACGCCATGGTTGCCGAGATGGAAAAAGAACTCGAAGAAGAATCTGAGATGGCACGTGGATTCTTCTTTGCTGAGGTTCAAGCGAATGTGCTGGATCAGAACCCACCGAAGTTTGATAAAGGTTCAACCATGTCACAGGCTTTTCGGTCTGGACTGAATCGTGGTGTTGAATGTGTATTCAATGCCATTGATACCAAGAACGTGTTGTTGATCGATGGTGACGATCGAATGCTCAACGTTCAGATCACTGACCACGGGCCAGACATGATTTCGATGACTGACCGCTGGGTAGGCTACATTAATAGCTAAGGATCTGTGTGATCTTATGTATCTACATCCGTAGGTGCTGTGATTACAAGGAGCCCGATATGGCTATTCTGAATAAAGCTGCCGCTATTGCTGCACGTGTTGCACTTGACCTTACTCCGATCGAAGCTGCGATCAACGAACACCTGACTGCTCAGCGTACTGTCGACTACGTCACCAATGACGAAATCGATAACCCTGCTCTGCGCGTTATTGTTGATGGTGTTCAACTGACCGTAGCTGCTCAAGCTTCTCTGAAAGCTGCTATCGAAGCTGCTGGCTGGAATGAAGTTATCGTTGCACAAGAACCTAAGCGCGTGGTCGTTTCCTTCCAGGTTAATCCGAAGGTTGACGTCTATGTAGCAACTGTTACCCCAACTAACCCATCTGTGGCTACTGGCGGAACAGTACAACTGGTCGTGACTGTTACCAAGAACGGCGCGCCGTACACTCCTAGCCCAACCTTCAGTTCTGGTACTCCGGCTAAGGCCACTGTATCGGGTAGTGGTCTGGTTACTGGTGTTGCTACCGGTAGCTCCGTTATCACTGTCTCTGAAGCTGGCAAGTACAGCGTCACCAAGACTGTTAACGTTACAGCCTAACATAAGTGCCTCCCTTCGGGGAGGCCTTATGCTGTCTTTTTTTATTGCAAATAAAGCTTGATTTAAAACTTTTAAAGGCCTATATTACTTTTATGGATTAACACACTAGGAAGCAAAACATTATGCCTACGAAAGAACAGATTGCGGCAGCTCTGCCGAAGCACATTGCAAAGTTTGAAAAAGAACTGACTGCATCGGTAGCTCAATACCACGAATCTTTTGGCGTAGAGTCCCCGCTGTTTGAACTCTTCGCTGCAAACCCAGGCCGCAATGTTTCCAGCATTACCATGGAAGTGAAAGAAGGCCATTTGAATTTTCGTGTAGTTTGGGCGAAGGAAGGTTTTGATAACCTCACCTACACCCTCGACACTGAAACCAAACGGTTCGCTGCAAACCGCTTCAACCACATCATCTTTAAGACTGACAATGTCCATCACAAAGCCTCCGTGCGTTTTCGGAAGCTTGTGGTAGACACTCAGTCTTGAAAGGTGGGCCACCAGGGGCCCATTTTCTTTTTGTGTGAAATTAAGGAAAAGCAATGTTTTCTAACATCCAACCGATCTGGATATTCATTGGTGCGATGGCACTTTTCTGTGTTTGCACTGCCTTGTTGGCAATCGGTGCACACTGGCAAGATGAACGCATGAACAACAAGCCCGGTAGTGGTGGCGATCGTCGTTACATGATACGATTCCGTTACCAAGACTGGAGCGGTTATGAAAAGCGTTGGAAGTGCACGTATCTGGCACAGCAATGTGAGAATATAGAAGAGCGGCATGCTATTATAAACTCGGCTGTCATGTCACCTGCCGATGTATCCCACCTAACTCGTGGGTTGAATAAGTATCCTCGGTTTGCCTGGGTATTCGATACTTATCGTAGTGCATGGGATGCATTCATTCATTACGAATGCAAGAAGCTGGCATGGATGGAAACTGCACACAACTGGAAACAAGGTCCTGTTGTAGTAGAACTCATCGAAGAACGGCGGTACTACCGCTGGTTTACTGGTTGGTATGTGTTGCATTCTGTGGAGATGTCTTGATGTCTGAATATGTACTCGAAATCGTTCGCGGCAAAGATCACATGTATCTGGGCCGTAAAGAAAGTGGTCGCATCAAAGTAACTCCACAAGAGCGTAATGCGATTACGTTCAATACGTGTACCGAAGCTAAGCAGGTCATCGATTCGTTGATGGGCATGCCTGTGGCCGATATGCGTAAGCTGTTGAAAGTAGATGAACAATGGGAACGCTCTGTCCATCTGTTGGCGCGTAAGCGTCTGGGTAGCGCTAATACCACGGTTAACTCTCGGCTGTATCAATTTACGGAGAAAGCAGCATGATCGCCATTCCAGTTCGTCCAGTACAGGGCAAAGGGCCAGGTATCTTTATTCATGGTAAACATGTTACCGAGTCGGTCCATCAGATCTTCTCTCGATTCATGAATGCCAATCGTTACAATTGCGAGTACTACAAAGCTCGTGAAGGTTCAGGTGCATTCTTTCAGGGTGGTTCTCATGATCCGAAAGGTGAGTTCGTGTTCATTGAACTCTGGCAAGGGAACTGGATTCACTTCCGCCAGTTGCTTAAGCGTCGTCTGAACCTGTTGGACAATGCGGGTAATCCTCTACCGATCACCGTGCGATTCAATCAGTACGACACCAAAGCTGCACAAGAAGTCGATCTGATCCACAACTACATGGAAGGGCATTACCAACCATGCCAGAAGGCCGAAGGTTACATGACCTATCTGCCGAAAGACGGTAATGACGCGTTGTATGTGATCGAGATGATCGAACTCAAGAAAGAGTTCATGGTCCATCAACGTAAAGAGATCTCACTAGATCCTTACGAATGGAAAGAGAAAGGTTCTCTGACTGTTTGTGAGATGATCGAAGAAGATACCGGTGTTCCGTACATCTGGAATCTCGGTGAAGAGCTGCGCTTCCTCCCAACTAACGAAGAAGAATTCCACAAGGTCATGGATCACTTGATGGACTTCAAAATCCCATTCGTTACGAAGAGCTTCGGCTATGAATAAACTAGCTGATGGCGTGTACGATACATGCCCGCTGCACGGACCCAAAGTTTACATGCCAGATCGTCTGGTACGGGTCAACAACAATGTGGTTAGCTTTGTCGTCGATGACATCGTTATCCCTGATCCAAAACCCATGGGCTGGCCTCACCGGTTTTCGGTAGCCAGCTTCTTCTCCGTTAACGTAATCTTTGATAAAGAAAAGAACAAGGTAATTTAAGAATGACTCAATGCGTAGTTTACATCGATACCCCAATCCGTGGTGAAGCTCCTCGCCGTTCGTATGTCAACGAAGCTGGTTCTCTCGGCATGTGGGAAACGTTCTATGAGGCGGATCGCCATCTGCATCGCATGTTTACCATGGATTCTCGGGTTATCGTTTTCGCTAGTCCGAAAGAAGCGGAACATTACGCCCAACTGTTGGCAAATGCAAACATGGTTGGTAATTCCCGTGATACTTACGGTTATCATGGTATCACTGAAAATGGCAATGCTTGTGCGCCATTCAAAGTTGTACGGACAGCAGAACCAGATAACATTGTTGCACGAATGATTGCTGCTCACAAATACCAAGTGTTGCATGAGGCTTACTCGAATTGCTTCCTGCCATGGCCAATCAATGTTACTCAGGTTTCGATTGGTCGTGTGGGCAATATCGAATGGGATGACATGATGGGACAGGTCTCCCATTGGCTCGATAACATGGTTGATGAAGAACGTGAACAGGCCCTTATCGGGCTGGCACGGTTGAAAGCCGCAGAGTTCCAGATTACTGCTATCGAGGAACATGAAGAAAGCGTTGATATTCATGCTTCTCGTGCAAGTGAACATACTACGGAAATATTGCATTACTGCGCCACGCTCTGTGCATTCAACCTGTGGGATGCTGCGGGTATCGCCATGCTCAAAGACCTTCGCAAAAGGAATGAAGCTAATGTTGGAGCTGCGTGATCTACGGCAGTTTGTGATCTCACAAGAATACCACTTAGATGAGATCGAAAGCAAAACCGAGATGTCCGATATTCGCATCCGTGAATCATACTGCTATCAGGATCTGTTGATTATCGAACCAGAAGACTTGACTTGGCAAACCTGCCAGTACGACAAGTTCGGTGGTTACGGTGTATTCGAAGTTGCTGTGTGCGTTAAAGATAATCGTTGGGACTCGGCACTCAAGTACCAATTCAAGACGGCACATGTATTGGTCATGGGTAAGCATATCCAGGATATTCAAGAGCGTGCACTTAAGTGGCTCATGGATAATCGTGATTTGAAGAACGAACGTTACACACATCGGTTCGGTCGCATGTTCACACCGATGTTGTACAAGATGAAACATTACGAAGCATTCTTGCCTAAGGACTAATGATGGATCTGCAAAACTATAGCTTCCCAGATAAGGCCGATCGCAAAAGCATTATCACGCTGTATCGTAGCTGGGGCTTCTTCGTACCACAAGAACACTTCCGCACTATCCTGGATCGTTTTCCAGAAACTCGGGTTGGCGGCATGCACCTGCGTTTCCGTTGGGCTAGTGGTTACACCATCAAAATGATCCAACAAGAGATCGATGATTACATCAATGCGATGGTCATTTTGGAGAAAGGCGGTTCTGCACCTGGCCCTATCTCTATCGTGACTGGTCGTAAGCAGATGTTCGAAACAATTCTGGCTGATCTGCGGTTGTTAGCAGATACGGCAAAAGAACTTGAGTTCGGTGATCTTATAGTGAAGAAAAAGCCAGCACGCACTATCGGTGATCTGTTGCGTACAGAAATGGCAAAACAAGAAGCATAAGGAGCAGCGATTGTGAGCGTCAAGTTGATCAAATGTGGCAATGTGTGGGTTACTGAGTTTCTGGGTAAATTGCGGCACTTCATTATTGATTCGGATTTGGTTAACTGGCGCTCACTTGGGATTCACCCATCTGGGGCCGTTGAGTTTAATATCGGTTTGGATGGTACGTTGGAAAACGTACGAAGTCTAGCTACGGGAGATGATCTCACGGAACTGGAGATCCCGAAAGGTCACTCTGTGGCGAACACGATAAAGGCAACTAAGGCGTACGTTGAGGAGGCATGATGTTTGAGGTAGATGCAACAAAATTGGCCCTGATTGTACTTGGGGCGATGGCAGCTGTGTATTGGCTGATTAATTGGGTTAGCAAACCTGTAATGGTAATGAACTTCGATTCTGTAGACGTTACCACGCTGTATGGTAATCAGCGAGTTATTGAGAACCACAAGCTTACCTCAGAAGAAGGCGGTAAGAAGCTTAACGCTGGGTTGAATGACTTCTATGTAACGATCACGGATCGTGTTGTACGATACCATACTCCTGGGTCAGCAGCATTGCTGAACCCAATCCTACGAAGCTCCGAAGACATCCTGTTCTTCCGGCTACAAATCAGATTGGTTGGACAACGTATTGTCCGGTTTGATCAGACCAATCTTTCTAAGCCGATAGCATCGCTTAAGTGGAGCAAAGCCCAGTGAGAAAAGTGAGCAGTCCGTCATTTGGCGAGATCACGTTTCTTCTAAGCCTTGTAGCTGCACTCGGTATCGTAGTAACGTCAACGTTCGTGAGGAACAAAGCATGTCAGAAAAACTCAGTCCTGGGCAGTTCCCAGTATTCCAACGAAACAGCAATGCGCAGCTGTTCGTTCAACACCAGCAATCCATGCCTCAGCGGGTAAGTCTGCCGAGTGGTGATATTGTTGAAACCGGTTTCGTAAAAGTAACTGGTGAAGAATCAATCGATCTGTACGCTCTGTGCCAGAACGATGGTCGTAGCAAAACGATGTCTATTAAAGCAATCGCTTATATCGACAAAGGGGATAACCTGCAGGTCCATTCCGTTACGCGGATGGCACCAGTGGTATTGCAAGATCCAGCTTATGTAAGTAAAGGTGTGGCCAAGATTGATATCGGTCACGTAACCAAACTGGTTGGCCTACGCTGGGGCTTCCATCTCACACTCGACCCGAAGAATGGTCAATGCACGATCCATGTTGATCGTGAATCTCCGATCGTAGGCTTGAAGCTACAGTTCGATTAAATGGAGTCCCTTCGGGGACTCTTTTATGTTGCAAAAAATTACAGCTCTACATTACTGATTGGTAACGAGAGCGACATTATTGACAATCTAGGAGTATCAACATGATCGGTAATCTACTGCGCTTTGCTGTGTGTGGAATTGCGGCGGCCAAGGTAGAGCCGGGCATGGTTCTGACCGCAGCCCGTGATATCTTCGTTACCATCCTCGATCGTAACGGTAACCAACACGACATTCCGTATGCCCATGAAGGGGACCAGATCAAGATCGAACATTCGGACGATCTTCGCCCTGGCGAAATGTTCGTTTGTACTAACGTCGACAACTTCGGTGAAGTCGGCTCCGTAAACCCACATGACCTTGACGATACATTCAACGAGTATAAATAATGGAATTTGACAACATTCAAGATTACATCAGCCAGACCTACGGTTACGATCTGGAAACGGATTTTCTGAACAAGAACATCCACGGCATCGTTTACCTGAAAGTCGTACGTTGCCTTTCCAAGACGGGCATTCAACCAGCTGGCCAAACTGCCGAGATGCTGTTCCAAATGGCATTCCAGGCTGAGCGGGCTGCTGGTACTGATGCTAACCGTTTGCGTCGGGCTGATTTGATTTACCAACTCGCTGACATCCATGCGGAAATCGAAATGCTGATCTCCAAATCCGGTGCCAGTGCTTCTCGTGGTTTCAGTAAGGATGTATGGGTCGATGGCATTAACAGCTAAAGAAGACATCAAGCTTTCCTTCGGGGAAGTTGAAGGTGGCGTAACAGCCGCTAGTAAAGGTGATGAGTTAGAACTCATCGAAGACCTCGGCAATACCCTAAACGTCAAGGGTAAAGACGGAATCGATTTCTACGTTACTAAGGAACAAGTAAATGGCTACTGCTCTTAATGATCGCGTTCGTCAAGTCTGCAAGAAACATCTGATCCCACATCCGTACATCCCAACCAATGCGGGTCAATCCACGTTGGTCAAGTTGTTGGACCTGGACACATACCGCGAGGAATTCGTTAAGGACTTCCCTGCCGTAAAGAATCTGGAAGAACTGTATCTGTGGGCATTCGAAGCGAAAGGTAGTCGCACCCGGATTATCTATCTGGACATGCGTCTGAGCCTGATCGAATACTTGAAAGCTCTCCAGCCTGCAACAGAGACGATTCAACCGATCGATCAACCCATCACTGCTGTTGATGCAGATCGTCTGTTAGAAGAGCGTCTAGAGGCCAGTGTGCCACTTGTGACTGCTTTCCTGGACTGGGCTAAAGCACTGTGGTCTGGCCGTGGTGTATTGGTGGGTAAGTAATACTCGCACCCTAAATCCAATGTGATTATTGGAGTGCGTGATGTTTAAAGTAGATGACAAGTTTTATACGTGGTCCTCAACCCGAGCTGGTAGAGGTGCACGAGCTGAACTGGTAACAAGCGGTGCGTACATAATCGATCACATCAACACTGGTTGGTGCATCATCGGTCATTCGCGTACTGTCAGCGCCGAAGTGGATAAGCAAATCGAACTGTTTCAAAATGGCAGACATCCAAATAAGAGATTCCTGAGTCAATACCTAGTAGATCCCGAAAGAGATCCAAAAGCTATTGACATTAAGATCATGGAGTTTCCTACCAAGTCTGTCAAAGATGCAAAAGCATTAGAAGCACGGTTGCGCTGTAGTATGAAAGAACACGGTTGCGAATCAAATATGACTAACTGAGGACATGTAATGCTGTCGTATACCCAGTTTCACAGTAAGGCTGGTATTGCTGAAGTTCGTCTGATGGCTGTTGAACAGATTCGTGAGAACCTGGGTGACGCCAAATGGGAATTCATCGAGAGCGGTCGTGATACTGATCTGGCGCCGGTAATGGCCACGATCGGTAATGCTCGTCATGGGCAACCAGATATCGTGCTGGGGGTTAACCTGACCGATAAACAACTCGGGATCGTTCGGGAAACCATCGGTAATTTGTTGGCTTACCTCGAGTGGCATAAAGAACCAGTCGATGGTGATCTCGATATCGAAGACTACTACGCCTTCGTAGTGCAGCATCGTGGCTATACCACTGTGCCCCCAATCAAACCGACTGATCGTTTGCATCTTCGTCGGATTGATAAAGATCGTTGGTTCGCTGGACAAGGCTGGCAGCACGCAGCTTTCTATACTGAAGACGAACGAGCTAGTGCTCAAGTAATCCAACTGGTATTCCCAGATGAACAAGGTCGCTTGCCGAACGAAGAAGGTTACAACAACGTTCCGCAAGTACTACTCGATGTAGAACCATTCGGAGCTACTGTCGAATTCGATCAACATCCAGCGCGTCAAGCTTTGGCAAAATATCTGCACTGAGGTAAAAATGGTAGATCGTAAATTCGGAGTTTGTGAATATGTTCAGTTAAATGTGGACGTGTTCATCAACAAGCCAGGTGTGGGACAAGTCCTGTATGCACCTAAAGATACCGTGGTTCGGATCATGTCGTATGACCCATCCAAAGAAGAACCTTACGGTATTCGTGTTCATGGTGAACCATATCGCAATGCACCAGTAACAGAAGCGATGATGGAAAAGATGCCTGAGGGTTATGTGTATGTCGAGCCCGTGGGACTACCGGGATGACCAACGGCGGAACGTAAACTGGGGACGTAAGTATTACATCGTACTAGCGGATGAATCGAGTAATCCGCTTTATGAATATGCTCGCGTTGTCGGTAAGGTTTACTCTCGGGTTAAATCTACACGTAAAGCCCATTTTGTGAAGCTTGGTGAAAAGACTGAACGTGTCTATTTCGTGGAGTACCAACAAGCTCGCGATGCAATGATACAGATTGGCCGTACGTCAGTCTGTAATGTACCGGTTGGCAGATATAATTTGCTTATCGTTCAAACCTTTGAAAATGAACCTGTGGCATGTTTGCCGTATTACGTCAAGAAGGAAGTAAAAGATGTCTGAGTTGCAACCAACGAATCTGAAGCTGTTCAACCAATCGACCCACTATTACCGTTTGCAGGTAAACGTCGGTTCTTACACCGTAAGTTCCAACGAAGAGTCGAGTGAGTTCAATGAACACTTTCGGACTCCAGACGATGCCAAGTTCGAAGGCAAAGTGGTGGAAGCTGTAGCATGCCTGGGTAACCAACATGCTGGCGCTACCGTGCGTGATCTGATCAAGATCCTGCGTAGCGGTAAGAATATCGATCAGACTACTCTGGCCGAGTACTCGATGTTCACTATCGGCGACTTCGTGGTCATCACCAAAGATGAAGCTATCCTGGCTATCAATGGTGACATCACCCGTCGTACCCGTGAAGAAGGTTTCGACATCACTCGCGGGCAGAAATAATGCACGTAGTCCGCGTGTGTCGTGACCGGGCGGGTAAAGACCCAATCGGTCAAGTATGTGAAGCGTCCAAGGTTAAGCGGTTGTTGTGGTGTCCTAAGGGCACCAGCAATACGATCGCTGATACCGCAGACTATCACGTGGGTATGATGATGGCATCAGGCTATGTGAATGAGCCTGCTGAACTCACCAAGTTCCTCAAGAAGCTGAAACAACCAGCTGGGGAATACTACGTGATGCTGTGGAACGTTTCACGCCAAAGCTCGGATGCTGTGTTCGAGTTTGATTTTGCAGGGTGAGCCTTCGGGCTCATCTTTATGTCGTCTTATGGAGTAAGCTATGGGTTTCGTTGCAGTTCTGTTTGGTATTCTTACCGCTGTTGCATTCTGTATCACAGGAGGCACATTAATGGAATATGGCCCAAAGCACGAGAATACTAAGTACAGTGCTCTGTTGATGGTCTTCGCCACTGTTGTTCTGATCGGTACTGCTTCGGCAGTTTAAGGGGAAAGTTATGCGTGGTTTGATAGCTGTAGTCGCAATGATCGTTTGGTACTGGTGTTCCTTTAACCTGGTACTGAACGTACTGGTCACGGACAGTAGTCAAGTTGCTCTGCGATTAGGCTTGTGGGTACCACTCTGGCTCATCCCAACGATGGGCATCTTCATCTGGTGGTGCAAAGGGGATACCCAGTACAAACGTGTGTTCACGCTGGAGAAAGTATTCCTGACCAATGGCGATGGTTTTGGTCGCATGGTCGAATGCCTGGATATCAATGAACGTTTTGCTACTCATGATATCTTCCGCATTACCAAAGAATTCTTTGTGGATCTTGAAGATCTTGACGAAGGTGTTCCCACTCAGGCTGGTGTGCTGTATGAATGCCGTCCTAAGTATGTGGCCAATTTGACCACGACTGATATCCATTGTCGTTCTGATCTACTACATGTGAAGATCGATAAGACTGGTTTTGTGTCGGTTGAATACATCGGTAAAGATGCTAATGTAACCAACGCCGAAATTGTTTGGTCTGTCTCTAAGGAGCAAAAGAATGGTTAACGAAACGTTCTATGTTGTCGAAGTAATCCGCAAAGCCGACAACAAGACGTTTATGTTGTTTGGCCATCACTCTGAAGATCCTAACGATAGTTGGTATTTCGATTTGCGTGGCGGTAGTGAACTGGCCCAATGGGCTCGCTTGCCAACCATCACGCGCTTCGGCGATCACATGGACCATAACCAATGGATCGTTGATTTCGTTATCCCTGAGATGCGGAAGCTAGGTGAGCGGTATCCACTCGATGCTAACGACCACCCGGAAGGTTATCGTTCGGGTACGCATTTCCTGAACGTATACAAAGTAGATCTGCGGGCCAGTTTAAATCTACGTTTCAAGCCAATGGTGTGCCAGAACTTCCATTTATCTGGTGAACCATTCGTAGGTGCAATCAAACAAGGATATAGTCGTGGGTAACACAACCATTCAATCGACCGTTGTCGAAACTAAAGAACAAAAGTTGGCGCGTTTGCGTAAAGAGTACATCCTGGAACAATGGCCGAAGTTCCTGGATCTGTTTCCGGGTATGCCTGGCCATCGTGGCGAGGCTATCCTGGAGCAGAAAGCCCTGGAGATGCTGGAACTGGGTAAAGCTGCACAAGTCTCAGTTACCGGTCATCCTTGGGACCCGGAAGATCTCGAAGGACTAGCTGCACGTCCATCGAAGGATTTCCTGAAGCATCTGAAGTCGAACTACAACCGAATTAATCTAGCAGATCAGTGGCGCATTGTGCGTGACAACTATCTGCTAGATCGTCAAGCTAAAGCTGCATAAAGAGCGGGCCTTCGGGCTCGCCTTATTTCGTTTGGGGGTTTTATGCTTTCTGGTTTTACGATAGGGTCGATCTTTATGACCTTCGGGTTCTGGATAACCTGGCTTGTGATGCTGACTAACCATCGCTACAACCACTTGGCTGGTAAGGTGTTGGCTGCAACGTTCGGATACACCGCGTTCACACTGGCGCTGATCTCGGTGTGTGTTTATTTCATGAACCATGGCATTCTGTACTAGGGGTAATCATGCAAGGCAAGGCTTATGTCCCGTGGTATAAGGCAAGCAAAAATACATTCGTTTCCCAAGTGGATATGTTTGATGGCGTGAAAGACCATGGCTACATCATCACGGTCTATACGTCGTTGAACAAGAAAGGCGAAACGGTTGAAGATATCATTCGAGTAAAGCACTTAGGCAAGATCGATGTTGCAATGATCAATGAGTACTTGAAAGAAAAGCAGATGCCTATTTATTACCGGGAACCTACTCCCGAGAATGTGAACCAAGAATCTGTTAATACCATCATCGAATTTTTGAAAGGCTATCTGTAATGACTGTGCAAAATAATCACGTAACATTCCTGACAAAAACCCAGCCATGGTTCCAGTCCTTCTTTCCTACTGGGGTAAGTTATGACCTGACTCGCTCTGTAGAAGAACGGGTAGAAGAAACCTATAAAGCATGTAAGTCATTCCTCATGATAGCTGAGATGACTGGTGTATCACATGTTGGCCAATTGGGCAAGCCTGTGCGTTATACACCTGTTGGGTTACTGCAACGCTATCTCGAACATGGTACGTTCAGTACGGACCGTAAGAAATGGCGTGCGCTCTGTGACGGCATGAAGATCTGGTCTGCTGTAGACGAATGGTCCGTTGGCGAAAGCAAAGAAGATACCAAGCTCTGGGAAGAGTTCCGTGTTGCAATGAAAGCATTCCTACTGGCAAAAGGGAACCGTGACCAATCTCTGACGTATGAGAAGAAAACACCAGCCGAACGTAACGTTGTTGCGAAAACTATCAAGAAAGAACAAATGTTCGATCGATATAAGGAACTAACGAGCAACCCGGATTGGATTCACTACATGACGGTGTTGTTCCCAGAGTGGATGTCACACACACCTGGTGGCTTGAACTATCAGATGGATACCTATCTGGATATCCAACAACGTGCTATTCGTTGGCATAACGTTACGAACCGTTTGGTAGAAGCTGCACAAGCTTTGAATGTACGGTTGGACGGGGGCCCAGGTATCTGCTTCGATGACACCAAAGAGAACGGCCGGGTGGTTCGTTTCTCAATGGCAGCCGAACTGCGCAAAATGCGTAATGGCTGGAAGAAAGAAATGCGTCATGCTGATCTGCATTATAATGATGAGATGTGGCGTCTGCCAGATGCTCGTACTGGTGTATGGGATGACGAGTGGCTCGAATTCCGTAGCACTGTCAAAAAGATGTTCGAGAAAGAATAACTAGGGTTGTCTATTAGATGACCCTTCAATCCGATAACAGGTAATACCAATGCTGCAAAAAAGACAAGTCGTTCGTCTGAAACAAGATATTGCTGTCCGTGCCCGTCGTGGTCGTTCGCATATTGTTTTGGGCCGTGCAAACGATGAGTTCCGTGTAGTTGCACCGCATGAGAACTTGACTGGTTATTACTACATGCGTGGCACTAATCCAGAATGCCCACCAATGTCGGTGTTGCATTTTACAGAAGTTGCATAAGCGCAGCCCTTCGGGGCTGCATTTATTTCGTCTAATGAGAAACTAAGAATGAAGAAGCCCAGAGCAAAACTGTTTATCCCAGTACTCGCTGTGTTCGCATTGGTTGCGGTCGTGGCTACTTGCTTGATCGTCAAGGCCCTGCGGGTACATCCTGATGATCATCTGATCGCACAGTGGTTGCAAGAAGAAGTCCAGCCGACTATGGCTGCTCGCCAATACCTGCGGGCTGACTGTATCGCACAGCTGACGGTTAATCATAGTGGTGCTGAACTGACCCCACTGGATGAGCAAGCCTGCTACAATGCTTCCGTAGCACAACACCCACTGAAAGAATTTGCTGAGTGGAAAGCCGAACATGTTGAATAACACCGGTGCTTTCTTCATGGCTTGTTTTGTCTTGGGTACCGCAGCTCTAGGTATCCAGCAGTATCAAGCAGCACAGCCTGATCCACGCCCTGCAATTGACATGGCTAAGCGAATGGTTCGTGAAGGAACCATCGAGCTACGTTTGCGTTACAAAGCCGAATGCGAACGCGATGAACGGGTACTGGATCATCAAACCGGTAAAATGGTCTATGACTGTGCATCGATTGCCACCCAGGTATACCCAATGCCTAAAGATGTTTAAAAGCATCTGAAGGCTATATCACAACAATAGAATCAAACACATTAGGAGTTTTTAAAGATGTCCCAAGTTAAGTCGAATCGTGATATTTCCCGTGGCATTCTGCGTCGTTACATGGCGGACTACACCAAACAGCGTACTGCACCAAAATCTGTGAAGGGTGGTTTCTTTGCTGTACTCATCAGTGATACTGGCGAAGTATGGCTGGGTGAGTCCAAGAACTTTGCTGGTGTTATTACCTCGTTCCACAGTAAGACCCAAACTACTGCTGACGTCGTGAAGAAGGCTAAGCAACGTGGGGCGGAACTGGAACTGTGGTTCTTGACCCAGCCAGAACGTTTCTCGGCTCAAGAGCTTGAGAACGAGCTGTACGAAGCTAACCTGTTGGCTTCCCGTAAACAGATCGATAAGACTGGTGCTGGTTCGCTGTATGTTGTTCGACATCGTGCGACACATGCTTACTTCGTGGTGACCAACCGCCAAGAGAATACTTTACCGTCTACGTTGCTCAGCAGCTTCTATATTCGTCTCATGAACATGGCTGGTGGTTCCCGTAACGAGAAGCTGTGCGACTTCGTAACAGATCAAGCTTCTGATATTCTGAACCAACGTGGGTTCGATATCACGTTTATCGGCACGTTCAAAGATCGTGATGAAGAGTACGCCAAACGGCAGGAGTATATCGATTCGTCGAAGTATGGCGTTAACCTCAATTTCAAAGCTGTAGATTAATACGCAGCTTTATTATTTAGTGAGCAAAAAATGCCACAATCAATGAATTCTCAAATGTCCAAAAGGTTTATGTATCGTGAGTGCCCACATTGTCGAAGTCCCTGACCAAATCAAGATCCTCTTAAAGCGTATAGAAAACTATACGGTAAATCGGCAGTACGGTGAGGGGAACATTCCTCATCTTTGCATCAAAGTAAAACACAACAATGGTTTCGCATGGTTCGGTGTTCACATCCTGGAAGCACCGGCCCAGAACTGGTCAGTCGAGATTCGCGATCAGATCGAAAAAGAAATTCGCGATGGTCTGGAGAAGATCTGCGATATTCAGGAACTGGTTACCGACATGCCGCGTCTGATGGATTCCATCTCTGACGTGGTGAGTTCACGTAAGCGTCCAACGTTGTTCGGTGGGTTAGGCAATGATCTATTGCAACTGCACACTGACGGTAACGTTCAATTGGATGTTTACCGCGATCACCCTAACGCTGACACGCTTTCTTATGGTGGCTTCGAAGGGGAACTCGTGATTAACAATCGGTGGTATCACTTCTTCCTGTATCACCGTGGTGTGATCCTCTACAACTACATCGACACAGAAGTAGCCAAATCCATTATCTCTCGTGCATTGATCCGTCAATTCCCAGAGATCTTCGATGAGAACGAAGAGGACTTCGTGCAAGTTGATCGTCACGTCGAACGCACACGGAATAAGCGTCGGGAGGCGTAATGTCTCACTTGGTGCTGGTTGAAATAATACCCACCCCTGTTTCCCTTACGTTCCCCCGTGTTTCAGGGGAACCGTTAACATGTCTAGCGTCCTACGCCGACAAAGACATGGAACTATTTAAGATCCGTCAATACGGGTATCATCCTGAATACGGTGCAACGCTCTTTGAGATCATCATTGATTGGGGAGACCCTAATAATGTTCCAGTCCGTCGAGATGGTGGGCTGGGTGAGATCCTAGAGCGGACTGTACTGGATAAGGCTCTGATGAAACTGTCACGACAGTATGAGGTTGTCTTAGAAGCGAACTGTCAGGTCGTGCGCCACGAGGGCCGGATTACCAGGTGCATATTCAAACCGAAAGGTGAATATCTGGAACCCCCGACAAATTTAGACTGGACGCTCGAAGACCCTCCATCACGAGAACTCGTTTGATTGAGAAAAGTGCACAACTATATATGTGGTGATACTGCATGTGTTGTTTCCTTTCTCTTGATCTGCTCTTTAACAATTTAGTGCAAAACGACTAGTAGGGTTAGATTCCCTTCACCTACTCGGCATCGGTCATCGACTGTTGCCAGTGGTCTGGGTTGCCAGACACAATCATCGGCCTACCTTCGGGTAGGCTTTATGTTGTTAAGACCATTGAACGAAAAGAGGAACGCTATGTATTACACATTTACTGAAGAAGAACTGCCGTTCCAAAAAGCAACCCTGTTGCGCTTTCTTTGCAAAGCCACAGTAATGCGCCGTCAGTTCGAAGCCGATGAACACGTGAACTTCTCTGAGTCCACCGTTGTTCGCATGGTTGTACCATCTGATAAAACCATCCAGCCTTACCTGGTAGCTACTTGCCCAGAACACGGCAGTGGTCTGCATATCAACATCGAAGTGCTGCCTGAGCGTACACTGGAAGACCGTAACGATGCGGTGGCATACCTACGTCGCACTCTGTGCAACGAAGCTGTCAGCGTGACCGAGCGGGACCTCCACAACGTAGAACGATTTGGTCCACGTAAGCACTACACCAAAGAGTTCTTCCAGGAGCTTATCCGTAAATACAAATACAGGATCAGTACTTTCCACACCTTCAATTTCCATGCGGAATACAACTAAGGTTAAACGTGAGTACTAAAGCACTTCTAATAAAAGAAACGAAGACGATAGGGATTGCATTAGCAATGGCTTTCTCATGGGCCATTGCTCTTGTTTCTTTCTGTGCACTAATGGCAGGGATGTCTAATGCTGTCATGTGGTTGCCACCCGTAGCCCTAGCGGGGGTTGTTGTCTTCGCTAGGCTCGGTACCGTATTGTATCGTCACACCAAGAAAAGATGGAAGCTATGATTACACTCAATATCCCAACAGAAGATGATCGGATCGCTAACCTGTATGGCGATCAGATTAAAGAACTCAGCGAAGCCATTAACACGTCTATCCTCAATGGGGATTGGCAGTGTGGTCGGTTTGAATACTTGTACGTGCACATTAACAATGGCCTGTACGTTCACAGTGAAATAACCGAGTGGTTGAAGAAGCAGTACCAAAAGGCAGGCTGGTTGATCGAGACTAATGGCGATGATGACAGCTATCATTACCGTCTGTTCCGTTGTAAACCAACTGTTGAAGAACCGGTCCCCGAATCGCAAGCCTGGAGCTTGGATGATTAGTAGTCTATGTACAACTATATATAGACGAACCGGGAATCCGTGGAACATCTCCCAACTTATCACCTACCCGTCGGTGTGTTGGTGCCACGCGACTCCCACCTATTTATAAAGCCAGCCGCTGTGCTGGCTTTATGCCGTCTGGAGCTGTTATGACGCTTGGTAAGTTTGCATTATTGGTTCTGTGTGTGCTGTGCATTGAAACCGGTTTGGAACAACGCTACGGTTTGCATTTCGATATGCATACCTGGGATTACTGGATTGGTAGTGCATTGATCTGGTTCGGCATTTGTGCTATTCAAGGCGGAGTCATTCGCAAATAAGGATGTATTGTGCAAACCCCTCTATTAGACAGGATGCGCCGTCGGCAGAAAGCAAACCGACTTGATATCATACAACGTATGGCGATGATGGTCTTTATAGGCTCTGTAATCGTCATAGCGACATTTGAATTAATTAAGGCGATGGTTGGATAGATGATCACACAAATAACCGTAGGTGGTGGCATAGGACTTATACTGGTTTGGATTGGTTGGTTCCATCTGTGCCGGTTAGTAATCAAACAGAAGTTCCGTCCAAGTGACGATGAGATCCGTCGAGTAATGTGTCCACTGAAACCTGGTTGGGATTCTTCTGTAGATCCTTATCAAGAAGCTCGTGCGATGCTGTTCAACAAGCTGTTCCGAGAAGTAATGTTCGAGGGCAGGCTTTCGTGGATTACCTTGTCCCTGAGTGTGGCTATACTACTCCTGATGGTTTATTGGGTAATCATTGTCATGCTGGACGTAACTAACATTTACCATCTACCTAAATGGGTGTGACTATGGATTACTTCGGTATTGCTTATTGGGGTATTGGTTTGATGGCTGTGTTGCACTTCGGTGCTTACGCCTTTGCCATTACTCAGACGTACTGGTCAGACTGGCAATTCGACCATATCTTAACTGAGTGGAACTTTGCTAAGGCTGTGGCCAAGCATAAGGTCCACCGCTACTACACAACGAAGCTCTGGTTTAAGTGGTCGATACTGCTTTGCTTCGCCTGGATCTTTGCATGGTTTATCTGTGGCTGCGTGTATAGCTAAGTTGTAAGCAATCTCAGATCTATATTACTTTATTGCAACCACCCCAAGAATTCAAGAGGACGTTATAATGGAACTGCAAAACACTAGCATGTACAATCTGCAAGTTAAAGACCTGAACGGTAATGAAGTTACCATGGTCAGCGATACTGGCTTGAACCTCAAGGCTAACTATCCATTCCTGACCGTTGGCCAACATGTGCGTGACTGGCAGATGTTCATCGTTACCCCAATGTGCTAAGAGGCTGACCATGTCGCACCTGAAAGCTCTGGCAGCATTCTACGCCCAAAAAGATCAATCGGTACCAGTTGAGTATTACTCGGCAACTGGTAACCTGTTACGTGGTTCTATCCAAAGACTCGATGGCGATGTGGCTGTCGTGACTATGGGTGATGCAAACGTGATACGTGTAAAGATTCAAACCCGTGGTACGGCTGGCGCAGCGAATCCACAAGAATGGTGCTTGACGCGTGAAGCATTCCTTCGTTACACCGAGATTGAATCCACTGGCCGAGTGGATATGTCTCAAGCTCGTAGAACTCTGATCATTGATGCATTTGGTGAACTGTTGAAGAATGGTGACGATGTCTGTTTCCATTTCATTCAACGGTGGCCAGGTGCACTGACTGAAGATGTTGCTGGTTTCGTGTCTCTGAACATTCATGCCGCCGGTACTCCGATTGCAGGCTTCCTGGTAATGATGAGTGGACAAGTTCGCTACATTCATGAATTGCCAGAAGGTGTATCGATTACCCCAATGTAACTTTGTTACGGCATAAAGGCTCTCCTCGAGGAGAGCCAATATGCCTTATTTTTTTTTGTTACAGACCGAAAGATTTAATCCAACGATCGATCAGTGGGTTGAACGTTGCCTTGTAGTGAATATACTTCAAGAACAGTTCTTCCAACCGCGGGTGTTCGCGTACTGTCATGCAACCACCATGAGTTATCTTGAGGTAGTCTTCTGCCCCGATAACAATAGATGGATCGCGTAGTTCCTCAGAGAGCTCCTGTAGACGATCGATGTTTTGGAAAGCAGTCCAGCATTCTTCCACTTCACCATAGATCGCTTTTGGGATTGCTCCTTGTCCGATAGTGTACAGTGTGAATGGACCTTCATGTGTACGAGTAGCGATCTCTTTACCGTCGCCGAAACGGTTCAACCAACGAGCATTGTTCTCGTACAAGTCCAACGAGTATCGAACAACTTCCGGAGATACTTTTTCCAGGAGGGTATTGAATACTCCAGGTGATGCTTCTACGATACCCCAGCCTTCACCAGTGATCTGCTCAACATCGAAACCTTCTGCATCTACGTCAACATGGAACAACACGTTCCGATAGGTATCCCCTTCACGACGTTCGAAGAGATAAGCATTGGCACGATCCTCAGGATTAGATAGCATCATCTTTTCCTTGACCATAGTCAGTGTAGGTTGAATCGTAGACTCGACGGTATCTTCACCACTATCCGTCACCATTGGTTCTACATAACCAATGCGGTGCTCAGCTACGGTTGGAATAACTGGTTCCAGGCCGTAGGCTTTACGGAACTCGTTCTGCAGGTACCCAATAGTAGCTGCTGGATTTGGATCATCTGGATGGATAGTGAACCGTACAGCTTTCTTGAGGGCAGCGTTAGCCTTGATCGAGTCGCAACCGAAGTTATCAAGTTTGATCTTGGCACTGATGTCAGCATCAGGATACTGATCACGCAACGCATCGATGATTTGAGTTGGGTTACACTCATACTTCGGGATGGTTACATGTAGTGTAAGTTTAGGTTGAGATTCGAATGCACCACTTTCTACTTCCCATGGACCATCTGAATCAGCGCTATCTAAAGGATCGTCGCCACCGAAGTCATCACCTTCACCACATGGGATATCTACATCTTCCGGTTCAGCAACACGATCAGAATGCCAGCGAGATTCAACGCCAGTTACATGAATACGTACACCTTCTGGCGGCAGTGCCACTGAGCGTTCTTCCCCGGCCAGTGTGGTATCTGCGATATTGATCAGTGCCTCATAACCACCCATCTTCAGATACTCGGCCAAACGACGTGACAGTTCTTCTGCGCCAGAATTGGCTTTGTAACCTGTCACAGTGATGTGGAGCATACTGTCAGCGACATCATCTTCTACCGTGGTGGTTTCAACACGGTTTTGGATATCAGTGTATTCTTTTTGCTTGGTAATATCGTAACCGAACAAGTGTTGCAGCAGGCGGGCACCAGCACGATTAGCCAGTTTGTGATTAACACCCAGGTCATCCAAGATTGGCATCGCCAGATTAGACTGCCAACCCCATGCATAACCTTCGTCACTTGCGATTGCAGCACGGATACGGGCCATGGCTTGAGCTACAGTGATCTCTGGTTCACCAGGAACGATAGGTCCCTCTGGAGCTTTTAGTTCTTCAGTGTCCGGGATATCGCGACCTACTTCATGTGGGCCATCCAGTGTATACTGGAAGTCACCTTGGATTTTGATCGTTACCATCCAGTCTTTCTGTTTGAAGTCATCCAGGAAGATGATGAACTCATCAGGACCTTGAGTCGAAGTACTGGTTGAGTAGTTGAACGGTGTGCCTTGCAGGTGACGCGCTACACGCAAGCCGAAGTCTGGTGGAACTTTCGCCAGAGGGCTAGCGACTTCTTGAATGGCGAACGTGATAGCTGAGAGAATTTCAGATGCAGTTTTCATTATGCTTCCTTACAAGGCTTGGAATGTACCATCAGACAATTCGACTACACCGATCTTGTCTTGGGTTGTGATTTGAGTATTCGTGATCTTGGTGATCAGATGCTTGGAGCCATCATTCAGACTGGCGAGTACTGAACAGTTGTAGACTTTGTCACCGGAGGAACCGTAAGCGGCTCCACCCAATGCACCGCCGATGGCACCGATTGTGCGCCCTTTCTTACCGAACAGGCTACCTACCAGAGCACCACCAACACCACCGAGCGCACCGCCTACCAGGCCACCCGATACGGATTCTTTACGATCTACCAACACGCAGTTAGCAGACTCGACCCACGCTGAGTGTTGGCGCACCACAGAAGCAGCATGAGCTGGAACAGCCATCGCCAGAGCGAGGCTTAAAGCAATTACGATCTTCTTCATTTATACGGCATCCGGTTGACGAGTTGCACGAAGACGGAACTTAACTTTGGTGACGGCTTCTTCCACGTTCAAAGTTGCAGTACGGTTTTCGATAGTTACATTGATGGTGAACTTGCATGGAGGTGCAGCTTCTTGCAGAACACTCATGACGTGTCCATGAACAGCCAAAGCGCCATCCAGTGTATCGAGCCTGTCTTCATGGCTCAGGAAAGCATCAGACAAGGCATTGGTTGCAATGCGAGTGAACTCGATGGTTGCACGAACTTTCGACAGCTTAGTAAAGAACTCTGGATCGTTCGCATAGACAGTTTTCAGACTGAAGTCTTTTGACCACTTTAGCCCTTTAACAGTTTCATCTTCAGTGACGTAATCTTCACGTCCGATATCCAACTTTACTTCTGTCCCATCGACAGTGTCTTCTACGACAGCACTGTAACTGATACAGGCTCCGTGACTGATGGTCAGTGATACTTCGAAACCTTTACGGTCGTAAGTCTCTTCCAACCGGGCGATCAGGTCACGTTCGAATGCTGTAATGAACTGACTGGAGGACAGAGTCGAATCTGCTACCAGAGAAGCAAATACTTCCGCAGAGTATTTCTGTACACGTTCTTGAAATTTAGTCACTGGTGGTCTTTCCTTATTTACGAGGGTAAACTCTTTCTTACCGATTGCATTATGAATCTCTGCACAGTACTGGAAGGTGATTTCTTTTTGAATGATTGTAGAGGTGACGTAGTAATACCAGCCGCCCCATTCGTGAGGATCATAATACGTGGAATAATCCGTAGCAATCTTAGCCCCAGGGAACTGCGCTAACAGTTCCTCATTGATACGCCCGATGATGTACACCGGGGCTTGGGCTGCTGTCAGATAATGTCGTTTCGATATATCACTCACGTGTTTCAGTGCAGACTTATCGACTGCATCACAGAAACCGATGTAGTCCATATCAACCCTTAACGCAAAGAACTTGTTTCAGGGTATGGACGATGTCAACCAGTTCAGCTTGGGCTGCCATCACATCATCGATATTCTTGTAAGCCTTTGGTGTCTCATCTAGGACGCCTTCGTCTTTACGGCACTCAACTCCAGCCGTATCACGAATGTGGTCCTCTAGCGTGAACACACGCTCTGCTGCCTTACGTGACATTACACGACCTGCACCATGCGAACATGAACAGAACGAATCACGATGGCCTTTACCACGAACGATGAAAGACTTAGCGCCCATCGAACCTGGAATGATCCCGAGCTTACCTTCATAGGCCGCTACTGCACCTTTACGTGTTACCAGAACGTTATCACCGAAGTGACGCTCTTCCGATACGTAGTTGTGGTGGCAGTTGATCGCTTCCATATCGGAATCGATTGGCAGACCGAGGGTACGATGAATTGCATCCAAAGTAGCATGCATCATCACAGAACGATTCAGAGCAGCGAAACGTTGTGCCCACTGTACTGCATGCAGGTAGTCGGCGTAGTACTTGGAACCGTACGGCAAGTAGCCGAGTTCTTGATCTGGCAGGTTGATAAAGAAGCGGCGCATCTCTTCTTTGGCCAGGTTGATGAACAGTGTACCGATTGCGTTACCGATCCCACGGGAACCAGAGTGCAGCATTACCCATACACGGTCCGCTTCGTCCAAGCACAGCTCTACGAAGTGATTACCTGTGCCGAGAGTACCGATATGCATCCATGCACGCTCAGCAGCCTTAGAGAGCTTCGGATATTTCTGAACGATGACTTCCAGTTCACGCTTGAGCTTTTCAGCTTCTTCACGGACAGCCTTGACTGGGTGGTTGAATACTTTTACAGTACCGAAGGCACCACGGTCGTTCTTCCCGCCGTTATCTGTACGGCCATGAGGGATTACCGCTTCGATAGCTGCACGAACGTGACCCAACGAATCAGGCAGATCTTTAGCAGAAGCGTTCAGGCGATAAGCCGCCATACCACAACCGATGTCAACGCCTACGGCTGCTGGAATGATTGCGCCTTTGGTAGCGATCACAGAACCGATAGTCGCACCTTTACCCACATGCACGTCTGGCATTACCGCCAGGTGGGATTGGATGAATGGCAGAGCTGCCAAGTTCTTGAGTTGCTTGATTGCATCGGGTTCTACGGGAACACCAACGGTCCAACCTTTGATTGGTTTAGAACCTGGTTCTGGTTCACCACCGAGAATTTCGAATGTACGAGTTTGTTGTTTCATATAAAGCCTCACGCGAGTGGAAAGAGGGAGTGTTACATACACTGACACCGCCAGTATTCTTTTAACGGCATAAGAGCTCCCCGAAGGGAACTCCTACCTACAGAACTACAGTTCATTTATCCAAGTAAGTATTGAGAGCCTGAGCGACTTCAGTATCACCTCGCCTTGTCAGCATCTCTGCCAATTCCACGTAGGTACATTCCTCTGGGTCCCATTGTTCTTCCAGTCCCATACAGGAGCAGTGAGAACCATGGACTTCATAATACTTCCCATGCTTGACGAATAGTACGTAGGCGGACCCACTGTAATCTTCGTAAGTATAAGTAGCGTAAATGATTGTTACCCCATCCATTTCGCTTTCGCTAATGCGGAAGTCACACATCAAACCTTCAATACCACTTTCGGACCAATCATTGTAAAACATGTTTTATACCTTTCAAGCTTTGATAAAGATGCTCTTCATCTTCTAAGTGCTTGAACGTATAGTCCTGTATATTGTATTACCGCGAGTATTTCTTTACGCTGCATAAAGTCCCACCCGCAGGTGAGACTCGTTGCGTAAGTTAAACCAGATATCTCCATGGCCGGCCAGCTTTTCCCCAAGTAATCAGGGATCACGGTGTTATCCGGCGCCGCGTTCCAGTGGTACTACTTCAAAGCCCCTGCAATCAGCAGGATAGGTCATCTCCGTAGTGCTTGGCTACACGACTTCCTTAATAGACACATTGTCACATGCGTAAATAAGGCATTCGGTTCGACAGTTGACAGCCGTCGTTTGTATGTGTCTCTTCCACCATGCGCATGCAAACCGCTTACAACACATGCTCTGGTCGTATATGATACCGACTGTAGTATTTCTTTATTTCAAGAACGTACCACAGCTGGCTTTTACATCTGTACCGACCCGTGGGATTACTTTCACTCGTGCCTTCGGTAGACGACTACGAATGTAACCAGCCAGGTAATTGATTTGTCCTTCGATGGTCTCTTTCGATTTATCGTTAGGTGGATTATATCGAACAATGTTCCAATTGACGGGAACGTTATAATGCTGGATCAGATCAATGCAACGCTTTACATCACCGAGTGAATCGTTTTCATTATCAATGAATGCATAATGGATCTTAGGTACTTTACCAGTAGATCGATTCCAACGTCCGAGCAGGGTAAGTGCAATACCAGGTTCAATTGCTTTACCTAGCCACTTTCTACGGAAGTCACGATCCGTTGAATACAACGAGTAATAAAGTTCCGGTCTTAAAGCAGGGTCTTTAAAAACATCGGTGAGTTCATAGACATCAAACTCTTTTGGGAAGATTGTGGATATGAGGAATTTATATTCCAACCCTAATGCTTTTGCCCGATTAGCTAGACCACGCAGAATCAAGTCGGCATTCTCTAGGAAGATCTTATTAGCCAATGGTTCACCACGAGCCATGAAGTTAAAGTGCACCATCCGGGCAGGAGTTTTGTTAGCATAGTACCTCAGTACACGATCAGCTTGATCCCAGTATTCTTCGATAGTAGTGTCGCGAAGATCTGTTTGACCCGTAGCTGTTAGATGACACATACGACAGGCTTGTTTACATCCTGTTTGAGACGACAAATAAACAATGAAGTAATCATCGCTACGTCGTACGTAACGTGCTTCTAACATTCCTTTGTGATCGGTCATGCGATGTTCGAAGTTAACGGATTGATCCAGTTCAGATAGGTGTTCTTTGTATATCAATGGTAGTGTTTCCATTAGCTGATCCTCATTATTTCCCATCCATCCAAACGAAGAGAGAAATAATCTCTTTTGCCGTCTGTCATGATGACTACAGTTGGTTCATACCGATGATATTCACGTTGTCGTTCCGTGAACTCTTTGCGTATGTTACACATCGCATCTTCAAGTAACGCACGCGTCTGGTCACTACTGTACACGGCATCACCACGCATACGCTGAAACACAGTATGCATTCCGGCACCGTAAGCTACTACTGCCTCACCAATTGGTTCTGGTCCTTTGAACCGAGTATTTTCGGCTTCAATGGCTTCTCGTATAGCTAGACGTGCACGGTGAGCTTCGCCTTCACGAATACGGTCAGTTGGCGTTTTCCTACGTGGGGGGTACATGAATCTTGTATACATTGGAAAGTCCTATTGGGGTATTGGGCTATAAAGGAAACCCGGAGGTCCCCTATATAGTTTTTGTTGAGGGTATTTCTTTATGGCGTGAACTGATAAATGTCTGTAGGGTACGTTGGTGGGTTGTAGCCACCGGTAAGATAAATCTTTCCATCCATCGCAACTAGGCAAGCATCGGAACGTTGACTACCTGTAGGACTGGCCGTTAGCGTAGTCCATAGATTTGTGTTAGGGTCATAGCTATAGAATTTTGCAGATGTACCTTCCACTGTGCCTGAACCACCATGCATATACATCTTGCCATTCAATACCGTAGCAGTATGGTTGGTACGTGCACTTGGACCATCGGCCAGTTGTGTCCATGTTCCAGCCACCGTATCGAAACACCACAAATCATTCATTGATGGCGCTTGACCAGCATACAAGTAAAGCTTTGTACCAATCGCCACCATTGTGGCATTCGAACGCCCTGTTGCTGGTAGTGGTGTTCCTAATGACCAGGTGTTTGCTACCGTGTCATATATGCGCATTTCGGTACTATAGACGTTAGGAACATATCCACAAACAGCATAGATCTTAGTCCCGACTGCCGCCATTGCACCACCATCACGGCCACCACTACCTGTAGAAGCCCTAGCTAACCATGTATTACCTACAGGATCATAACGCCACATGTCTGATAAATAGCCACCACCGTTAACACCGCCATGGAGATATAGGTATCCATTACATTCTACCATTACGTGGTTGTATCGCCCTGCTGGTCCAGTGGCTTTTGCTGACCATGTCTGTAATGCAGGATCATAACACTGCATGTCATTGTAATAAGTGGGGCCACCGGCATTGTATCCACCGAATAAATATATCTTTCCGCCAGATACTGCTCCGGCGCCAGCATAACGGCCTGGAAATGAACCGCCTAATTTTAACCATGCACCACCAATTGGGGCACTTGAACCTTTACCCAGTAATAGTGCTTCAAACATTACCGTTATCCATCTTAAAAGAATGTATAGGATAACGGCATAAAGCCTACCCAAAGGTAGGCCAAGCGAGGGGCTCTATAGGCCAATAACAATAACTGGTGCCGACATTCGGAATCGAACCGAAGACCTACTGATTACAAGTCAGTTGCTCTGCCATCTGAGCTATGTCGGCGATCTGGCGGAAGCATAGAGATTCGAACTCTAGGGGCTATTACACCCGACGGTTTTCAAGACCGTTGCCTTGAGCCACTCGGCCATGCTTCCTGTATATGGTGCGGGGAGCGGGATTCGAACCCAGCGAGCCCGTAAAGGGCGGCGGCTTTTAAGGCCGCTGCGTATACCGCTCCACCATCCCCGCGTGTTTCTAAAATTCGTTCCCAGCATCCAAGATTCAAGCCTTGGTTATCCATTCCTGCAGATTGCGGGTATGGTGTAGATCGCCGCTGGGCGAGCTTTTTATCCTAATGTACAGCACGGGCTGGTCGCGGCATTCCGCTAGAGGTCGAACCGTTTCGTTAGGTCTATCTACTTACTCGCCATGCAAAGCTTCAGTACGATGGAGGGCAAGTAATTGAGAATATGTGGTTGCGCACAGAACTATTGTTCCATGCCAACCTGTGACGGACATCTGATCCGTTGCAGCCGAGTCTTCACGTGTCTTCGGTATGACGCCTTAGTAACCTGGATCATCAGGTCTTTGGGGTATTTGTCGGATCGGGCTTTGAGCTTCCCTGCTAGTCGGCTATTCTGATCTTTTGCCAACCGTCTTAGGGTTCGATAATCACACACCATGCAGCTCGGTGCCCTAGTCTGAGGATTAATCAGGCATCGGTGTATGACCTGCCCACGCCATTGCGAGGGTCTTACCACTCTCAAGGGAGAATGGGTTTGTAGCGGAGATATGACGATCTTACCACTTTACCTCAATCGGCTTTAAGTACTATAGATTCCGATTGACGCGATCTATTCAGACCAGTGGAGGCAATCGCAACACCCACCCTCCTGATATCTCAACTACTAACTTAGGTGCCCAAGGCGGGTTAGGCCAGGGGACTTGCAGACTGACGTCTGTGGTGTTTGGCGGGCATGGCTGGACTCGAACCTGGAACCAACGCGTTTGGAGCGCGCTACTCTGCCAATTGAACTACACACCCTGAAACTTGGTCGGGTTTTTGTTAAACCAGGCTAACCGATATCCCTGGTCCCTGTCGAGTAGGCTATAGGGGATTCCTACTCTTACGCTCGTTTGGAGACTTTAACGGCAGTCTCTCGTATACTATTACACTCTCAGTATTTCTTTATTTCTTATACGGGTAAGACTTTTGGATCACCCTCAACTACTAGAACCATTCGACAGATTTGCCCATAGCCGGATCTGTCGCCTTTAGTCAATACCTGTGCCGAGTTACTAATAACGCCAGTATAACCACGAACAATGGTGCTGGTTGTTAATGTGTCTTTCGATTCTACGCAGGCATGTGCCGAGTTCATTGCAACATCTGCTTTAAGATACTTTAAGAATGCACCTCCATTCGGATGGGTGCCTGTAAACATACGGTACATTAGATCGGTATATTCGCTACCATCATCCCCTGGGGAACTACTACTAGGATCATTCTGACCACCTGACATAAGCTTAGGAATCAATTTCCATGTCACAGGACCATTAGTGATGTTAAACGGCTTATACTGGTTTGTAGCTGTGCCGATTGGATATAAGCCATTGTCATTGGTACCATAGACGCCACCGGAAGCATATAGTGCAGTCCATGCAGTGTTAGTAAATGTACCCCCTTTAGAGATAAACTTTACTTTGCCTTTGTGGAAACATTTAAACCATCCTTTATCGACCATAACGCTACTTTGCATCGATGGATTAAGGAAGGCCTTCAAGTCAGCATTGGTGATTACTTCGCCGGCCGATAACTCTCCAAAGTAACCGATATTCTCATCCCCTAACAATAGTGTCTGTGGGCCTGGGCCACTATTGGGATAAACTGTTTTTGTAGCGGGTGCCCCACCACTTAATAGTACCTCAAACATGCTCTTCCTCATATCCCTTTATTTTAATATATTTTTAACATAGGATAGCGGCATAAGAGCAGCCGTAGCTGCTCAGCCATATAGGGTACCCCAGTTGCAAACTTTGTTCAACAGTTCTTGTGATGGAATACTCTTACGAATACGTTCAGCACATTCTTCATCAAACTTACGCATGCGTTCGGCTGCACGCTCGTGTAGTGCGCGCTTCTCTTCTGGAGTAAGGTTCTCCAAGCGCTCTACAGCTTCCAACAACTTGTGTAGGCTCATAGACCGATTACCTTTTACGATGGAACGTATTCCAATACAGGGCGCCACAGATATGACGATGAACTGCGTGCACATGTTCCTGGGGTGGCTGTATTCGGTACTGGGCTACCCGTGACATAGGCACATCCCAGGGTTGTGACACCGGCTACAAATTCAGCCATGGGTGCAGGCGAACCAGTCCATGTTGGCGCTAATTGGTTTAGTGCCAATAGACCGCTGTTATATGCTGACCATTGAGCCACCACACATTGGTACCATTCGCTGGCTGTATCAATAGTGCCCTGTACATAACCAGGTGTTAAGTTAGTGCGTGGTAATCGCACAATGAACTCATCACTACCTTTAGTAACTTTTATTTGTTGGTTTACTGGTGTGTTGCTATGACCAGTTGGGCCAGTGTCCGTCGTTCCAAATACCAAGCCTTTGCTATACAGCAGGTTCCATCCAACGGAGTTGTGCAGATGCTGCGAAGGGAAGTATAGTACTTTCCCTTTGTATGCAAACTTACTCCAAGTAAAGGAGTCCAAGCCAGTTGCGGCGTTTAATCCAACCAACGATTGCAATTGCGTGGCAGTGAATAATTCGGCTGTGGTTAGGTCACCAAAATAACCCAATAGCCAATCCCCTCGGACAAACGAGGTTGGCCCAGGTCCAGTGTTGGGCATATTACAAATGACCTTTTGTGCCGAAAGAGAAGCGTCTCCATTTTTATTGACACTAAAGGCATAGTAATACAACGTATTACGCACTAGGTTATTGCTATCGTCATACGTTGTTGACCCATCAGTGATTGTTGCCAATGGTGCAGGCAGACTAGCAGGGTTGATGGGGTTGGTATCGCGATAGATTGTTACTGAATCGGACGCAGTGTTCGGATTCGTCCAGGTTAAACGAATGGTCATTTAATGCTCCATGATTAATCGTCGATGAGTTCCAATATTGGACGCCATCCATTAGCGCCACCCGATACACCAATTGCTAGCGATACACCGGCAGACATACCACCGATGGAATCGATGTTTGTGTTCATTATTACGTTCCCGCTACTTTGCTCTTGGCCGATCAATCGATAGCCTTGACCGGCCGATAACCATTCCATAGAGGCAGTGGTGTAGTATGGGGACTTTCTTGCGAACCGTTGGAATGCGGGTGCATATGGAAGCAATGACCAGAGCAGGTCAGCTGCTTCACTGTATTTGCGACCAGAGCTGGTATCAGCTGTAGTTACGCCAGCAGGGGTTGTACGGTTAGGGTTAGCGCGATCATCATAATTGGTAGGTAACCGGATTAAGAATCTGTCATTACCCACTTGTAAAACAACTTTCTGATTTACACCAGTGCCTGGGTTCTGTGGACCATTACCATCGACGCCATAAACTAAACCTTTGTTATACAGGTTAGTCCAGCAGGTTGTGGATGCAATGAATGTACTTGGAACGAACAGTGTTTTCCCATTACGGGAAAACTTATGCCAGGTCAAGGCAGTGTTCGTAGGGTTCATTGTACCACCAGTACCCAACCCAGAAGCACTGAACAATCCAGCGATCGTGTATAACTGGGCCTGCGTCAATGTACCGTAATAACCTAGGTCAAGGTCGCCGTCAATCAGTGTCTGTGGACCTGGGCCGTTATATGACACAGCGGTTGCTTTAACTGGCGCAGTAAATACCGTATCGTTACCGTTACTAATTTTAAAGGTGTAGTAATACACGTTCCCAAAAGTAACAGTAGTGTCGTCCCAAGTGGTCTCACCGTTGGATAATACCACTATAGGTTCATCGGTAGGGTTACCCGTAGGAAGCGTGTTGCTACGATAAATCGATGTGGTATGTGGGACGATATTGTAATCCGTCCATTTTAATGTTAATTTCATCTAGGTGATTCCTTACGGTATTACCGCGGCAGAAATGCTAGTCAACGCTTTTACTTTGGTTGCAGTAATAGAGCTACTCTTAATTGCAGTTAAGTAAAGGCCAGTTGTACTGAGGCTAGTTAATACGCCTCGTTGCACGTTTGGTTTATTAAACGAGTAGATATTTACTGTAGGGAGCAGTAAGGTGCCAGACGTATCTACTTCGAGTATAGGTAACCATGCCTGGGTACCTTTTGATGTTTTTGGTGAGTTGTTTACGCCGGCAGCGGCTAGAATAACCGCCGATGAACTAGCGTCTCCACCAGACCAGGTATTTTTTGTCCAGCAATAGGAAGTACCCGCAAGGGCTGCGTTGGAAAACAATTTAAATTGTGGTCCAGTGTACCCACTAGGTGGGGTCAGACTAAACGCACCAAAATACTGCTGCCACTCAGCTCCAGCCAATGCGTTGGCACCGGTCGGATCAACTGGATCGCTAAGACTGCCTTGAAATAAACGAACTCTAAACATGGTACCGTTTTTACTTACGCCAGCACTTTGGTTTACCCCTGGACCATTTGGGTATTTACCTAAAGTACTATCTCCATATACAGCACCGGCATTATAAAGTTCTTGCCAACTAACATCAGTAGCTAAAACACCAAGCGGGGTAAAAAAGACTTTATCGTTCATTACCCATTTAACCCATTGTGGGCTTTCATTTACAGCTGTGATACCCGCTAATCCAATAGCGTCTTGAAGTTGCGTACGTGTGAACAGTGCACTACTCGGAATCGATCCAAAATAACCGAGTGTTGAATTTCCTAGGGTAAGTGTTTGTGGTCCTGGCCCAGAATCTGGAAATGTTTGCATCCCTGCACTAGTTGGTAATAGCATTTCAAACATGGTCGTTACCCAAAAATTAATATTATTTTCTTTTAAGAAACTATAGTATTGGGTAACATGTTTTGGCTGATCTGTCTGCTTACAATGATATTACTTTATTCAGAAGTTCTTCTGTAACCTCTTGTGCACGCCACTCTCGCGATAGTCGTTCATTAGTCTGACGCATCCGTTCCCTGGCTACCGCAAGGCTTTGTTCATGGGTACCATGACGGTTACGTGCATCTTCGATCAATTGTTCCAGTGTCATAACGTGCACCTGCGGGCTAATAGTTCGTCAGTAAGCTTCTGGCTTTCAAAGTCTTCTGCTGCACGCTTATTGAATTCAATGGAACGTTTGTGGTGAGCGGCAAGACGGGCTTTCTTATTAGGACCCATCTTAGCTAGTGCGGCTTTACATAGTCGCTCTATTGTCATAACAATGCCCTTAACCAATCTTCAAAGGTTCCTTTAAAGCCATAAAGCTTTGCTTCTTCGTAAGCTGAGTTTCTCATATCGTACACCGTCTAGCTAATAGTTCAGGAGTAACTTCCTGGGCTTTCATCTGTGCCCTCAGGATACGGGTCATTACAAATGTACGTGCCCTTGCTTTACGAAGGAATTCTTCATGAGAACTGTAACCCATGATTTTCCAGCAAGTCGGTTCTCTGTCTTTTGTCATAGCGTGCACCTCTTCTCTAGGATCTCTGGAGTCATTCTCTGTGCTTCCAGCTGTTTTTCCAAACGGTCATTCAAATCAGTCATGTGTTGTTTCTGATATTGTTGGAACTCATCTGGTGTCATGCCCATCGCTGATGCTATCCGATCAGCCATACGCTCAATCAAATCAGGTGACATCATTAGTGCATCACCATTGAACCTTCGTTATGACACGCGCAAGTACACAACTTAAGTGGCGTACCTAGTACAGTTACGATTGTATTTACTGGATAGAATCCTCTTTTCTCAAAGACGTATTTGCCCCAGTCTGTGTCTCGTTCTTCTTCTATACTAACCACTGCGTCTTTCGTGTAGTTAGCTTCGATCCATTCTGGCTTTACATTGCCTTCTTTATCTAGGTATTGCCGTTCAGTTCTTTCGCAACAAGGTACCATTGAATATTCCTCTTTATGAATTAATTGCGTTGATGTAGAACATATCAAATCGTTCTTGGTTCATTGGACTAATGACGTATAGCCCGGCTTCAATACGATCGTGTTCTTCTCTGTGGCAGTTCGCACAGAGTAATAGACATTTGTCTAATTCTACTTTGATTCGATCGAATGACTTTGTCCCACCCGATGTACTAATACCAAATTCTTTTTCATTGGGATCAGCATGATGGAATTCAAGTGCGCTTGGGTTGGAACTATAGCCACAATCGTTACATGCTCCACCTTTATAGTCAATCGATAAGACTTTTAATTTCCTTCGTCTATCACTTATGGCCATGGACATGCACTTCATGCACCGCCATTTAATTTGATTACCTGCACGGAAAGATCTATATGTTACCGTTCCGTGGACTTTACATTCTTTCTGCATTGTAAATTCCTATTACGGCATAAAGGAGATCTTTCGACCTCCTTTATTAAGTTGGCTCCGGGAACTGGGTTCGAACCAGTAGTGACGATGTCGCACGGTTAACAGCCGTGTGCCTTACCAATTCGGCGCATCCCGGAATGTATCTTGTAAGCTACCAACTCGGGTACTTACCAATTGAAACTAGTATTCGTATACTATTGTACACAATTCACTTTGAAATGGTCAGAGTGGGAGGCTTCGAACCTCCGACCACATGGTCCCAAACCATGCATTCTACCAACTGAACTACACTCTGTGATCTTTACCTCAACAGTTCCCTAGTAGCTGATTACCCTGCGCGTCAGGTCGTTCGTCATCTAGGTAGGCGCGTACCGGCGCCTCGTTTTAGTTCTGCACCTAAGTGCCTTCTGTTGAGCAGCCCAGGGCTCGGAGTCGAACCAGCATGTCTCTTGTGATCGCACCGGATCTCAAGCGCTTTGCCTTTTAAGCTAAGCCTGGGCGTAAATGGTGGGTTGGCGTGGATTCGAACCACGGTAGTCGTAGACGCGGAGTTACAGTCCGATGGGTTTGGCCACTCCCCTAACAACCCAGTAAATCACGCAGCATTCTAACCAACTGAACTATGGCTGCGTTATGCTACTTGACGTTCGATTGCGTAGTTCGCATCGTTTACGGCTTCTTTGAGTACTTGCTTATCAAGCTTCAAGTTCTTCCAACTGAGTCTGCTGCAACAGCGACAATCTGCTGGACCAAAGTTATCCAATGGACGTTGTTTGATCTTGACTTTCATAGACACTCCAAGAAAAGAAATGGTGTGAATGAGGGGGCTCGAACCCCTGACCATCCGGGTCACATCCGGATATTCTAACCAACTGAACTACATTCACCATCAAGCATTGAGAACGATCATCGGTTTTCCATGCGCTCGGTTAGGAGGCTTGGTACTTGCGACAACTGCTCTCGTATACTATTACATACAAAGTATTATTTTACATCCACACTGGTTTTAGTGCAGGGAACTTTACCGGCGTTCTTACATCACTGCCCATAATTATTCGATTGATTGCTTGAGGAATAACTATTCCCTTCGGTGGGTATGACATTAGGTGTGGAACACATGCAGCGTATTTGTAACGATTATATTCGAAATCGTCTCTCTTTGAAAGAGCTATATACTTAGCCGCAATTATTCCTTGGTTCTCAGCTACTTTGGTTTTCAGCACAGATAACTGATTGCCGCGTTCGCCCCACTTACGTAACATCTGATCCTCTAGAATCATCCATTTCTTCAGCAGGTCTGGATTGTCATCTACCCAATTATTCTCAATAGAAAATCTATCGAAGAGGGCAAGAAACTTTGTTGACTCCACTACATCATAGTCAAACACTACTGGCAATGTAGATAGATCGACTATGTGCTCATATAGCGTATTCCCTTTAGCCCAGGCTGGATGATCTTTAGGGAATATGGTAGGAAGCAGTGTTGCTGGGATTGGCTCAAAGAAAAAAGAAATGTGTTCAGAATACACTCGTGAAAACCAAGGCTTCTCTTTTGCTCTGGCTCGTTCATCGGCCAACTGTGCTGGTGTCATAACACCCGAAGCAGCCTTACTCATGATCTGCGCACGTGGATCTGCCGAGTAGTGGTATAAGAACATACATCACCTTTAGACAAAATAAAAAAGGGCAAAGACAGCTGTGATTGGGCTGCACTATTGCGCTGACCCAACCACATATAGTTGTATACAAATCAACTACTTAGTTAGATGACTACCTCATTGGTACCATCCTGGCCGTCTTGACCATCGACGCCATTGGTACGGATACCAACTTCTTTGCTGACCACGTAGTTAATGGTGTTAGCCATGTGGTTCAGGTCTTCGAATACCAGGGCATTGTATTTACCCAAGAGCTTCTTGATCTGTGTGTTCGATTTGATCTGATGTTCGTTCCATGTAAAGCCTTCTACTTCCAGGAACATCACAAATAAAGGCTTCTCTGATTCGATGGCCAGTTCTGTGAGTTCCGCTACCGAATACATCCCGATAGCTGCTGGTGTAATAACGAAGACATTAGCTGATGCTTCTTCTTTAGCTCGATCTTCACGAGCTGCATCTTCTGGTTTCCAATCTGCAACAACTGGGTTGAAGTAAGGGACCTTTAACAATGGGATTAGTAACGCCCGATAATCTGGTCCTGCACAAGTGCCACCTAAGAATACTTCACTCATCGCTTTGTCACTCGAAAGCCTTTGTTCCACACATCTACACGAGCGAATGCGCGATAGCCATTACGACCTACGCCAAAACGAATCATCTCGTTACCTGGGGCATTAGTGAGTGGGGTTACTTTAAACTGTTGTAGCAGTTGTACGACTGGTAGGCCGATCGCTTTGACGATTGGGTTCATTCTCTAGCTCCGTTTTCCGGGGATTGCCGACCGGTTTAGTTGGTCGTTTATAGAAACGGTAAGCATCGACTCCGACTTGGATAACATTACGTCTCCAAGCAGCGACTTCCAATACCCGCATAGCTTCATAGAAGATGCGGTCCACTTCTGCTCGGTCGATCTTTACCTGTGTAGGTACACCATTGATTACCTGGGTAATTTCATAATGATCACAGAGGTAGTCATGCAATGTAGTGGCTTGGGAGTATTCACCCAGTGTAGGGATCAGCCATTGGAACAAGAGTGGTACTGAGGCACCGTCGGTCAGGAACCCAGTAGGGATGTCAATGTACTTGTCGGAATCCTCTTTTCCGATGTAATAACGGAATCCTGGAACAACGCGATAATACTTCTTGCCTAGGATTCGGCTAGCTTCCGCATCGAATGTCAGTTGTTCTTTTGCTGTAAAGCGAGTAAACGTACTCATGGTAGTTCTCCTTTGTTAACATACGATTGCGGCATAAGGGCCATCCCGAAGGACAGCCCTTAAGATTTGACAATCACAGAAGGATCTCTTCTAGAAGCGCTCCGTAGGATGCTCCGGCTAGTGACTGGGTGGTGTTAAGGCACGTACGTCCTCAACTATACTATCTCACGCCAAGTATTTTATTTCTTGATGATCGATCGATTCATCCACTTCAGTAACCCGTCGGCTGTCGGTACGGTGATCTCGGTATAGGACGAGTTGAATTCGTATAAGAACTCTTCGAACTTATTGCCGTAGTCATGCAGCTCTTCGAATAAGCGATATACTGCGTGCGGAGCATTGGTAGCATCTGCCTCACGATACCGCTTGCCACCCTGACTGTAGTTACGTCCTTCAACTCCAAAGGTCTTCCAGATACGGAGCAGATGCACGTCCCACAGTTCCCGTTTCAGTTCTACCAAGTCCAAGAAGATCTTAGCGACCTCTTTAATAGACCTAGCATCTAGAGCTGGGAGTTCGTGTTCTTCAGAAGGCTTAGCGATTTGAATATGTTCCGCAGTTAAGTTGAACTTAAAGTCCACGGTCTTCAAATACGTTTCAGCTCGCTTAGGATCACTGGTCCATCCACGTTGGTACAGGTAATGGATTACTTCATTGACTGGCTTAAAGCCTTCTTTCAAGTATTCCCCTGCTTTATGTGAATGGGGTTGAGCGTCTTGACGGATCGTGTCAATGATTGTACTATCGAACTTCGTTAGGTTGCCTGGAAAGGATACCGTAACAGGTTTGCCAGTGAACGTGTGTTCGGCTAACCAGCTATCATTGAAGAACGTTTGTTGCACAAGCCTTTTAGCATTCTGATAGTTGTGATCACCTACGACAGTAGGATCAGTTTCCTTTGCGCGAAAGAGACCACTCAGAGCTTTCCCACATCAGCAAAAGCCTCATTGCTGTACTTGATGCCAGAGATAGATTTCTGAATCCAATCCATCAGCGGTTTAGCCAAGGCTTCGAACAGGTCAAAGTAAGCAGACTGATTCTGATAGAAGCTCTCGATAGCGTAATCAGTAATGCTGCTGATTTCCTCATGGAGATCCAACAGGACATCACGAGTTGCTTCATCACTTACTTCACGGATCTTGTGCATGCTGGTGTGTGGGATACCACCAGGGATATCACCCGTCGAAACATTGGTGTACAGCTCACGAGCCTTAACCAGTTCGATGATAGCATTGACTGCGCCTTTGATGCCCGCTTCATCCAGTGCAGGAACTTCTACTTCAGCATCGTCACTCAAGAAGTTATTAGGTTCTTTATAATCGACGTCGAAGTCTAGGCTATCGTAGTCAGCAAGTTCACGTAGTGCTTCAGCTTGTTCCAGACTGATGCCACTTACACGACCTTCAATGATTACATCCATTGCTTGCTTGATAGGGTTCAACCAGGCGTTGGCTTTACCAGCGTTGTACTTAGCGGTAGTTTCCAGTTCCTGTTTGACACGTTGCAGCACAGGCTTGTAGTTACCATTCTGTACAGCATCAGGGAAGCGTACGGATACATTGCCTTCCTTGAGCGTTTGTTGTTTTAGCCAGTTATCATTCAGTACAGTTTCTTGCAATTGCTTGAGCACTGAGTTATCAATGTCGCCTTTAATCTCGACATCTTTAGGCTTAGACTTGAACAGACCTTTCAAGGCATCAATGAAACCTTCGTTAGAAACAGACCCGCCCTCAGCACGCACAACAAACGAAGTAATGTTCATCAACAGATGGAACACGCGCTTACTGATGTGGTGAGCCATATCAGCTGGATTGTTGCTAACGTAAGCATGAATCCGGAAACGACTCATTTGTTCGTTACAGTCATCATCACGAGTATAACCGCGATATGGAGCATCAGTAAAGTCAGCGCCATGATACGGCAGGTCATAGTACAGGTCTTCTGCAAAATCAACGAACTGTACAATTTCCTTCAGCACTTCTTTGATGAGCTTAACTGCTGGCTCATTCATCTCTGGGATATCCAGTTGACCTTTAACCATGTCTGGATGCGGCATTGATTCAAAGCTACCTTCATCGTCCATCCAATCATCGGGGCCAAACGCAATGAATGACTGCGACTTGTTCATTACTTCTGACCAAGGCTTCGGTTGGGAATCGGCAACCCGTTTTAGAAGAGCAGCAAACTCTTCTGGGCGATCATCATTACCACAGTACGAATCTAGTTCATCGGCATACTTCTTTTCCCACGCATCAATTTTCTTGTCGTAGGTAATAGCTTGCTGAATGAGTTGGCGATAGTTCTTCAGATCTGCACGGACAGCTGCAGCCCACTGGTTAGCGGATTTATCCAAACCAACCAAGAATGAACTTTCCATGCCGGTGGTGGTAGTTGCTGGTAGTGTGGTAGCACCAGATTCAACGAATCGTTTCAGTTCCTGCACATGGTCGATATTCATCGGAGGTTTGATGGGTTCTTTATCCCCCTCTTTCTTCTTCTTGAACATACCGATGATTTTGTCGAAGATCCCTTCAATGGAAACTTTGAACTCTTCCATTGATACACCCTTACCACCTTTGAACGAACGCTCCATATAAATCACAGCAGCGATACATGCACCTTCAAATTGGCGATAAGCTGCGATCACATCTGGAGAACCAGCACCAAAGATCTTACGATGTACCATGGCAAACAATTCGTTCCAGGCATCATTGTTGTAGCCTTGGCTCTGTGCACCGTCATTGATGTTCTGGCGAATTTCAATATACGTAGGAATCAATTGGTCAATAGTAGTTCCACTATCTTCCCAGATCGCCTGTGCCTCTTTGAGTGCCTTGTTGATCGCTTGGGCAATGCCTTCGACTTCATCTACCTTCAGGGTTTCACGTGCTTCATCAGTAGTCTTGCCCGACAGCAGATTCGTTTTACTACGTACTGGCGTTTTGATGATTTCTGTGATTGGCTTAATATCTGGGAGCAAAGCTTTTAATGTATCATAGCCGTCATCTGTAAGCTTAGTCGGATTAATCTTATCCAGAATCGGTTTTAACAATTTAATGTTAGTGAGGATTGCCTGCACCTGAGCATTTTGGAACTGGGCATTGATTGCGCCAGTTTCAGCAATGGTCTGTTCGATCTTATCGAGATTGATTCGATCAGCCAAATCACCGACTTTGATCTTGCCTTCTACATGGGTTTGTTTATCTAGCCATGCTTTGTCACCGAATGTTTTATCCAGTGTCTGCATCAACTGTACGCCGTTGGCTTTATTGTTGCCATCGACTTCAATAAAGTCACTACCCCGATTATGCATCTTGAAGAACTTACGGACGTCTTCAATGATCGATTCATTTGAACATGTCATGTCTTCCATCATCTGCGGATCTTGGATGCTGCGTTCAGTGCAGTGCATCTCATTATCGTCACTCTCTTCTGGAAGATGTGGACGATTAGCGGGGTTCTCTCGTGGGTCTTCGTCTTGCATCGGAGGACCCTGTACATCTTGTGTACTCATCCACTCATAAACGTTCATGCGTTGTTCCTTGTGTAGTGTTTGTTTGATGTATAGGATTATGACGACATAAAGGCTTCCTCGAAAGGAAGCCATTTATACCGTTACAGCCTTATACCGGGATCTGTACTTTCGGTTGGTAATTCTCCAACTTACTCATATCGAAACCAGGGATGGTGAATTCAAACAGAGCCTGCTCATTACGACGAGTCAGCAGGTTAGTCATGTAGTCACCTTTCTTCTCTTCCTGTGCCGACGACTGAGTAGCAGACAACTGAATGTACTTAGTCATGTATGGCAGAGGGTTCTTCTCAGGCCACTCGAAAGGGAAGCCTGCGATCTGTTCGAAGTCATAGTCGAACCGGAAGAAGATGTCGTCTTTCACGTTCAGGAATTCTGCAGCCGCTTTAGCGTTGAACAGAACCCATTGGATCAGAGACTTAGCAGTAACGCCAGTCAGTTCACGACCTTCAGAGAACAGGTACATTGCCCATTCAACTTCGGTACGGATGATTTCCCACAGCAGACGAACGATCTTATCTTTGCATTGTTCGTAAGCAGTACGCCCACGTTCCGTTGCAAGCTCCGATCGCAGTACATGCTGACCGAACTGTGCGTGGATCTCGAATTCGTCTACAGCGATCTTCTGGACGGCTTTGGTGATCTGCTGGAACATACCAGTGCGACCGATTGCGAAAGTCACAGCGAACGATGCCATGAACTGAATACGCTCCAAGAAATAGAGTGCGATCAGGAACATGAAAATGTCGTTGTAAGTTTCTTGGCAGTTCTCTACTTGACCCAAACCGTATTTCAACGAGGTCTCGTGAGCCTTAGCCATTACTTCGCCCACAATCTTCATACGACTGTGTGCTTCTTCTACCTTGAGGATTTCCTCACGGATTTCATCAGGGTCATCGAACGAACCACGAACGATCTCGGAATACGTCAGTGCATGAACACATTCGTTTTCAGAGATACGGTTGTAGCCAGTCCAGATCCGTCCATCGGTAATGACGTTACCCAGGATCGTTACAATGGAACGCGATGCAACCGAGTCAGCTTCCCATTGCCACGCCAGAGTTTTGATCATCATGTCGTAGACAGACTTCTCGGCGTTCTTGAACTCAGCGTTACACGTGAAGAAGTCGAACTCTAGTTCGTCCCAGTCCAGGTTACGCAGACGTTTGTACAGTGCCCATGCTTCAGGGTGGTTATGTGTGATCGAATCCAGTAGACCTGGATCTTCGCCCAAGATGATGTTGTAGGAGCCGTAGTCTCCTTTGTTCAGGTTAAAAATCTTTGGTGCGATATCAGCTACAGTGCCAGTCATTTGTTTCTTCCAATTGTGGATTGAGGGTGACCGAAGTCACCCGTTCTATTTAGAGGGAGCAAGCGCCACTAGCACAACCAGCATCTTCGGTCGTGTTGGAGAATGCAGATACGCCACCATTAAGGTCGGCACCAGCCACAATTTCTACGTTGTGGTAGTAGCGTGTCTTTTGACCACGGTAGTTCATGTACAACCAATCATCGATCAGTTCGTTCGAGTAGATGTGTTCTTGGCCTGGGAGGATACGACGGAACAGGTCTGCAGACAAACCGCCGTCAGTCCACTTCTGGAATACACAGTAACCATCGATCTGACGACGAGTTGGGATTTCCCATGCGATCTCGTATTCGTACTCTGGGTTGTCGCCATAAGGAGCAGCCCACTGAATCGAAATAGCGTTGTCGGTTTTGATGATGGTCAGAGCACGTACAGCGTACAACGAGTTTGCACCACCCAGAGCTTTAGACGATGCTTCGCCAGGCATGAACGCAGCCAGTACCGAGTGAGCGATACCACCTTTTGCAATGACGCGTGCACGCAGTGGTTCCCAGTCTTGCAGGTTCTTGAAGCCACCTTCAACGATCGTATCAACGTTACGGTTGTAGGTATCCAGCGGCAGCCAGCCTTGTGGCCACTTGGTCTTGTGAATCCACGGAGCTACGCCACGCTCATCAGCAATTCGCAGAGAAGCATTGATGAGGCAGTACATATGCATTTCTGCAATGCGGTGCATCTCATGCAAACCTTCTTCCGACGAGTACTTCAGCTTGTTACGAGCCATGTGGGTAGCCAGGCCCATGATACCAACACCAGCAGAACGACGAGCCTTAGCTGTCATCTCCAGGTGAGGGAATGCATACTCAGAGTTGTCGATGCAGTAGTCGATCATCTTCAATGCATAGTACGCTACTTCTTGGTAACGTTCTTGCGTGTAGATGTTGTTAACCACGATGGCAGCCAACGAACAAGTAGCGATCTCACCACGACCATGGTCTTCCGAAGAATGCAGGTCCTGCATCGAGTAGTACGGTGCAGTCGGTTGGCAGATTTCCAGGCACAGGTTCGAGGACAGGATCGGATCGAGGAACGGAGTATGACGGTTGATCTCCGTCATGTTTGCCCAATACGCCGTACCGGTCTCGATACCTTCGTTAAGTGCAGTCAGAACGATCTTACGTGCATTGACGTAGACTTTCTTGAAGGCTGGATCTTTCTCGTACTTCAGGTACAGGTCGATGAACTTACCAACGTCACCATCGTAGAATGCTGCGTGCAGATCTGGAGCAGTGAATACGTTCCAGGTCATCATCTCTTTGTCATTGGCAACCAACCACGCAGTAAAGGTGTTAGTCATCAATGCATAGTGCAGGTCACGGTTCTTCTTGTCATCAGTCGACTTAGGGTTACGTAGACGAGCGATGGTTTCTACTTCTGGATCGTACACGTTGTAGTACAACGAGATTGCACCACCACGACCGTTCTGTGTGTTAGCACGAACAGCTTTACCTTGGGCAGCGATGTAAGGTAGTTTACCTTGGTGCTTGATCAAACCACCACGTACTGGATCGTTGATAGAACGAGTGATCAGGTTAACGCCGATACCTGCAGCTTTCTGTGTCATCACGTTTGCGATGAAGTCACCTACGGCCAACGATACACCGTTGTCGCCAGATGCGAACAAGCAGCACGAAGCGAAGCCACGGAGTACGGTACCCAGGTTTACATAATTCGGGGTTGGAGCAGACAGCTCACGTTGAGAGAACATCTCGTAGAAGTTACGGACGTGAGTCATACGTGTTTCGACCGGCTCTTTCTCGGAGAGAGCCATAGCCATACGCATGTATGTGAACTGTGGTGTTTCGTATTCTTTCTTGGTAACGCGGTTCATCAGAGAGTACTTCTGACGAATGTGGTGCAGTGCAAAGTGTGGTGAATCCATGTCCAGATCGTGTTTGAGCATCTTTTCGATCTGTGCATATTCACGAGTGGAGTAATCCAACTTCACCATGACTTTGTCTTTACGCATGCGGGTGTGCAGGGTCTTCAGTGTAGGAACACCTTCAGTACCGTAGATCTTCTTACGGATCAATACAGCATACAGTCGACCAGCTGCAACATAGGCAGACCAGGTACCGATATCCAACAGCTTGTTGATGAGCGATTGTTGGAAGTCTTGAGAGTGAACTTTCTCAGGCATCTCTGCGACTACGTCCATTACGACGCCAGCCCAGTCGATGTCGATTAGGTTCTTGGAGAACCACTCACCCCAGCCGTTTGCTTTGTGTGGCATGAACGGCTCTTCGGTTCCATCCATCTTGATAAAAGTCTTGATCATTGCAGTGCCTTGTCAGTCTGTTTGAGGTATTGAGATAAAGGGTGATTAAACATATTCTTAAGCTCCCTAGTATTTCTCAATTTTACTTCTTTTGGGAAGATTTTACCTCCCCGTCGCATAGTATGTTAGAGGACTGCTAAGAGCAAAGGAGGGAGGCTTTTATTTTGCTTTATAACATCATTAGAGGCTTCTATAAACAAACCCTGGTATACCCTTCGCTCTCTTCCTTATTCCTCTTGTAACACACCACAGGAGCTCAATCATGGAAATACAAGTATATAAAGAAGTGACCAATGAAACACTCCATAATCTATTCATTGACTATGCCATGTGCATTCATCCATACCTCGCATTGGATGACAAATGGTTAGACTCTTACTCACATTTACAAATAGGAGTTGTCTATCGTGACGCCAATAACAAGCTTGCCCCAATATCCTGGATCAATGTTGGTACGAATCATAAGCTCGGTTTGCCATCTCGTGCTTACATATCAAACCAAATCAAACCAGGTGAAACACTCAGCCAACTAGAATCACTACAGCTCGCTATGATGCGGGCAGTTGATATGCCATTCGATCGAGATCTGTTATTGTTCAACATGACACTGGATGTCTGCCCTAAGGGACTGAAGTTAATTACTGAACAAATGACTCCAGAACACAAAGTATGTTCAACTTTCTAATAGGGCCTAACAATGGCTTACTTCATCCCTAAGCCGGTAGTACTCGAAGTATACCGGTGGTTCAAGAATGGTGATGCTCCAGGCGATGGAGTAATCAATGGCATTAATAGTGGGGCAATCGTAGGACGTCATCCTTCTAGGGGTGGTCATGCTGGTTGCATGCTATGTTCACATTGTGGCAAGGCTATGGGCGATCATGGGAAACTTATGTATCCCACCCATGGCTCATTCACGAACATGTGTCCAGGTGACTGGTTGCAGATCATTCGTGATGATAAGAAGCGCATCACGGGTTATGTTCGCATGACCAACAAAGAACTCGAACAATATTACATCCCTCTACCCAAGGACATTATCATTGTCCCAACAAAAGGAACCAAGCAATGAATCCAGTATATGGCATGTTCAACGATATTGCTGCACGCATGCGTATGACAGAAGACGGAACCGAGTACATCTCTAACACCGTAAAACTCAAAGGTGCCTCAGGTACAGATCACGAACTGTCGATCAACCAAGCACAACTGTTCTTAGGTATCCTGGATGGTAGCCATCCTTTCCTGAGTTCGTATAACCCACTCGAATTCATGATCTTCTCTTATCAGTTCCAAGACAAGATCAAAATGAAGTATCTGGCTACTCAGTACCAGATTATCTACGATGCTGAAGACGACTCTATTTTCGTATCAGGTATCCTGCGTCACCCAATGACTGTAGAAGGACATCCTGATTACGTTCCTGGTTCTTCTGTACCGATCGAAACATTCCAAACTACCATCGACAACGTCGGTCTGTATGGTGGTCTCGCATTGGTGAATTGCATCGCAGCACAGAACGAGAAGTTTGCTCCGATCAAAGGTAGCTTCGGTGGTTCGTTTGTTTATGAACTGAAAGATGGCCAACAGTCCATCCGTAAGTATGAGCCTACTGAACTGGAACAAGTGATCCCGCAGGAAGAGATCCAAGAAGCTATCGGTGATGCCGTTAAGAAACTGGTACCACAGAACTTCAATGCTGTGCCTCGCACTGTGTTCAATGGCACTCGTGATCAATCCGAACCTACTGCTGAACGTATCGATCTACAACTGAATAAAGGTTCGAGTGTAGAAAGCATGATGGGTATTGCTAATTCTTACGAGAACAGTTCACCACTTTCCTTCTCGGGTATCATCGGATCAATTCATTAAAGGACTTAAGATGAAAACAATCCTAATCGCAGCTACTGGCCCCGACGGTGAGATCGGTTACAATAACAAGTTACCTTGGAAGTGTAAAGCGGATATGGATTATTTCCGCAAGACCACTACCGGGGAAACTCATGGTTGTGTGATGGGACGTAAGACATGGGAATCGTTACCACCTAAGAAACTTCCAGGTCGTCAATGTATCGTGTTGTCATCTATCCCAATCGATGATGAACGTTGTGTTACCGTGAGTTCTTTCGAGGAGGCACGTAAAGCTGCTGAGGCTTTGAAGCTAACCAAATTGTTCATCATTGGTGGGAGTTCGTTGTTCAATGACTATTACGGTCGTTGTGATGAACTCCATATCACTCGTATCCATGGCATGGTTCGTCAATGCGATACCTGGTTCCGTCCTGATATCAAACCACAGAAGTGGCGATTGATCTCAGCTGACCTGCATCCAGACTGCACAATCAATCGTTGGGTCCGTCGCTAATAGGCTTCCCTTCGGGGAAGCCTTATGTTGCATTTAAACTATTTAAAAGCCTATATCACTTTCTTGGATGTACCTGAATAAAAAGCTTGCACAAACCTAAATTAAGCATTATGATAGCTGCACAAACCAAGGAGCTGCACCCATGAAGAAGCAAATGAAGAAGCTGCAAATTCTGATGAACCTGTTCTTGGAAACCAAAGAACGTTTCTACACCGAATTCTCTCCGGCAGGCGCCGACTTCACTTTTGTAGTGGAGGATGATGTCCTGACGGTAATCAAAGACAACGTAACACTGGTTGTTTACGATCCGGCCAAAAACCAGATCACTCACGACATCGAAACCGATGACTTCGAATGCCTGATCGATTGCATGGTCTGGATGATGAAGGAATTGCGCCCAGAAGTTTATGACTCGGTAGAAACCTTCGCTTCTGAGTTCTACCACATCGGCCGCACACTTCGCCAGCTGCGCGGCGAATAAAAAAATAACAACCAGATGCCTCCCTTCGGGGAGGTAACTTTTGCACAAGGGAAACAAAATGAATCAGCAAATGATCATCGGTCAGATGAACAACTTCCTGGACAAATACGATGTCGCACGTAAAGATTGCGTCATCGGTTATGGGGCTGCTGCTGTCCTGTATGGTCTCCGGGATGAAACTGGCGATATCGATATTGACATCTCTCTGCAGGCCAATGTCGAGTTCATCGAAACCAACGGTCCTTTCACTTTGAAGAAAGGTCTGTGCGGTGATATGTACACCGTTGACGAACACTTCGATCTGCATCCGCGTGATACCGCACCTGAAGACATCGTGATGATGTACGATGTTGCTGTGGTATCGTTGCCTACACTACTGCGCCAGTATGAGTACATCAATGCTCATCCTGATCGTTGCCCCGCGAAGAAAGATCGTGATCAGCGAGTGATGGCACGCATACGCATCATGCTTGCTGATACCACTCGTGAAACGCGAGATGAACAACTGGCATTCGTCGCTCATGTACTGGGCGTGAATGTCACCGAAGTACAGAAGACCCAGAACGGTAACATGTTCGGTACAGTCGTAGTTGACGCTACCGATCGTGTGTGGTATGTTAGCTCTTCTGAAGCTGACATCTTCCACTTCAAACGCTTCAAGTATCTGAATCGCCGTAACATGCCTGCAATGCTCGAAGAAAATACACCAACTGACATGCAATTCGAATTGAAAGTACAACACAGTTAATCTGTGACGACATATTGGCTACCCTTCGGGGTAGCCTTTATGCCTTATTTTTTTTTGTTTCGTTACATCATCACAGTCGGAGTATAACGGTTAGAACGAACCTTACGGGTACGCTCTTCCTTAACCTGACGGATCATTGCATCGATACCAGCACCTGATGCCTCGTCCAAGTTAATGTGACGCGACAGAGCACGAAGCTTCAATTCGATCTTAGCAGAGATCATCGGGTTCTTCTCACCTTTCATCTCTTCAATCAATGCATCGAATTCCTGCTTAGCACGAGAACCAACTTCTTCACGGTACACTTCAATCTTGGTCAGCTCACGGTCAGAGACCTGTGCCTTAGAGAAGATTGCATTTGAATTGATACCATAGTAAGATAGGTTCTGTCCTTGGATACACAGCCAGTGTGCCAACAGCATCGAGATTACCAAGTCATCGTGGTTACCGCGGTTGTGGTCAATACGACCATTGCGGATAGTCAGTGCCAGGATCTCTGTGATCAATAGGTTACAGTGCATGCGACGGGAACCGTAATCCATTGACGAAGGCAGAGACACGACGTACAATGCATCTCGTGAATACCGACCACTACCAGCTGTGTTGAAACCGAAGTGACGTTTGAATCGATCGTAGAACGTTGGGGATCGAGCAGACATCGGAGCTTGGATATCACGGAACTCAGATTCCATAATAGTAGCATCGTCGACGATACGGTTGAAGATCCGTTTGAATGGGTCAACCCCAGCACGGTGTAGAGCAATCACGACGTAGTCAATAATAGCCATACCCATCGACTTACGTTCTGGAACGAATGTGATAGTCGAATAGCGTAACAGGATAGAAGCCAAGAATGCGGATAGCTGTGGAACGTTCGTTTCGTTATAACGACCAGTAGCTACGATATCGTGGGATTCAACATCGATGATAACCATACCAGTGGAGTCAGACTTCTCGCCTAGCAATTCAGAAGGGTCGAGACCCATTACGAAACGGCTTGCCGCCATTCGCATTTCAACTTGCTCTTTAGGAATGAACCAACGGATGGTATAACCTTCTTGAGTGATCTCGTTCCACAGCGGTTCTTTCTCAGACTCTTTGATTCGCTTCTTCTGTTCTTGTGTGATAGGAGAACCCTCACCACCAACAGTCCAGATATTGAAGTAATCTCGGTCAGCGATCTCGCCATACTGAGCAGAGTCCCGCAGAGTTTTGAAAAGCCATTCGTCAGTACGACCTAGTTGACGGTGGTTGAATGCACCGTAGATAATAGGCTTCTGTCCGCTAGAGGTTTTCTCTACGACTTTGTGTAGCGTACGTTGGTCAGCGATATCAAACCAAGTCTCTGTCCATGGTGCACCACCTGTTAAGAAGGAATGAGCAAACTCGCCATCTCTTGTGGTAATGTTACCAGCCGTCGTTGTAAACACGTTGCCGTATGGTTGGCCTTGTGCCGCTGCTTCTTCACGGGCCGCCGATCCAGAAGCCAGTGCTACTGGTAGCGAGTATTCGATTAGGTTGATGTACGCCAATTCGTCGAAGTGCATGATAGGTACGGTCAAACCCCGACCGAGTTTGTCTGCTGCGATCTTATCGTTACGACCCACCGAAGACTTGTACTTGTTACCCAAACGGATACAGGTCATCATGTCTTGGTTGTCAACGTCAGCGAAGTCTTTGTCGTGGATGTACTTAGGTAGCAGATCCATCATGATCTTCAGACGCTCGATGTTAGCGTTCTTCAGTTTTGTATCTTTAGTAATCAGGTTGATTACGGTGTTCTCACCCCAGATGTACATCATGCCAGTCATGAGTACGTCCGTCGATACAGACTTACCAGTCTGACGAGGCTGGAGTAGACCAAAGTCTACGTGGTTAAAGAAAGACCAGAACAGTGCAATGTTACCACGGTTAGCTCGGAATGGAATTGGGTTGTTACCAGAAGTCGGAGGAATCCGGGCAATCTCACGGAAGTAATACCAAGGGTTATACTTCGCCTCCAACATGATCTTCATCTTGGTGGCATCATCTAGATCTGGATCGTAAGGGTCTACGCCTTGTAGTTCTGGTTGGAAAAGAGCCAGACAGAAGTCCGAGTTCTTAATGCCCATTTTCTTGTACAGGGCAACCAACTTCAGGAACGATTCATTTTTGGTTTTGGTATCGGCTATTGCAGACGGGAACTTTTGCCAGTCTTCAATAAAGAGAATTACGTTCATGTTTTTAGTCCTTTGTAGGTATGTAGGGCGGTAGCGGTATAAAAGATTTTGACCCCGCCCCAGCCCGGAAACGTATATGAGTCATAGAATTACGGCATAAACGGCTACCATAAGGCAACCGAGTATGTTTATTACACGAGTTGTTTCAGAGGCAATGCGGTCATTGCAAGCTGCAGGTCAGTGCCCACAGTACGGCGAATCCACTGAATGTAAACCAGTTCACCATCGTTAGACAGATCATTGTTTACCTTCAGAACATCAGCCCACTGAGACAATGCATACTCGTAAACGTTGTGCAGGAAATGCACTCGGAAGTGAGTAGGCAGAGGTGCAGTAACTTCTGCTTCTGGGTTGATCAGAGGTTCTGCAGCGAAGTACATCTTCTGCAGCCAAGTCTCTTTGGTCTGTGCGCCGTTAGCCAGTCGCAGGTTCCATTGGTTGGTAGCGATGTATTCAACATCTGCTTTCAGATCACGACCATAGGCAAATTCTTGATCTGGGCGAGCTTTGATTTCCCAGTTCGAGTTGTTGTTACCATCGGTCAACAGAGAGATCTGTACATTGGTTACGAAGCGAACAGGTTTGAAGATACCATCTACTTCGTTCAGGTTCAATGCATAGGTCAGATCTTGAACATAGCCGTAACCTTTCGGATCGAAGGCTTTAGAAGTCATACCCAGTTGTACCTGAGGAGTAACGTTCCAGAAGCGTTCACGATCTTGGTTGTACAGCCAGAACTCCAGACGGTAACCAACAGCAGCGTTGACCCAGATAGGGTACACGAACAGACGGCATTCGTAAGCACCTTCAGCCGGCGTGGTACGAGCGATGTACGACATGGTGACCTTACGATCAGTAGTCGGATTCAACCCGTAAGAGATCTCATCAGCAGCCAGTTGATAAGTCAGAGTCATACCGAACTCTTGACCAACTTCAGTAGCCACGTAGTTACGGAGACCTAGCAGTTCCATTTGTCCACCATTGATGGACTTAGGTTCTTTCTTACCATCACGGTAATGTACACGGCCAACCATCGGCAGAGATTCTACTGCAACGTTCAGTGGGAACTCGATGACCTTAGGATCAGCAGAACTGAGCCATGGAGTGTCAATCGAAATACCTTTAACGTAACGCTTCGAAGTATCCGGCTGACGAATAGCTTGAGAGTTCACTACAACCAACTGAGCTACGGACAATTGCTTGCCGTTAGCCGAATAGGCTACGAGTGTAACACGTTCACCATCCGGTAGGTCAACCGAAGTATAACCAGCCATTGGTACAGTGATACCATTCTTGTAGGAAGTACCTGGTAGCAGACCCGGCAGCAAAGCAACTTCTACAGGAATCATTGGACCGAGGTAATTACCCGAAGCATCGTAATACTCAGAGATCACCTTACCATAAGTTTCGGAGATGTCGCTACCTTGGAAGACCTTGTAACCCTGAACATCAGTACCATAGAAATGGCAACGCAGGTCAGGAGATAAAGTGTGAGGTGTAACAGTTTGATCCAGGAAACACCGGAAGGATTCCGAAGTATAACCAGGGCCAGTTGCAATCAGAATGTTCTCAGGACCATCTGGATCTGGAGACTCTGGTTCTACCCAGCGCTCCAGTACCGACATACCTGTGGTCTGATCTACTTCGATAACCCGAAAGGTACCTTGGTCCCAGTCGCGAACTTCGTCGTTCACGTTAGGGATGAACTTATTAGTCTCACCTGGGAAACTAACAATCTCAGTTCGGTTCCATACCCAGAACCCGCGTTCCGGGTCTAGGTAGGCAGAACGAGTGAATGGGGTAAAAGCCATCATTAAGTCCTCGTGATGTAAATGGAATGTGAAAGATCAGGTACTTCACGGAGACCCAATTTCAGTACTCTCACAAAGAAGTCATACTGTTGGATGTCCAATCCCTGGGCAGTCGCATGCCAGTGTGGATAGATGATGACGTGGTTCTTGTTGTATTCCCGGTTGCACATGTCGAATGGTTTCAGCCAGTCGTATTTAGCAACAGCTGTAGCAATGTCCATCTCCGTGTAGAAGCCGTTAACAATCGGTGGCTTCAACGTACCCGCAATCAGATCGTTTAGGATCTTGTTAGCATAAGCACTGTAGATGTAATAATGCCGTTCGATCTTGTCCGAATTAGAACGAGGTCGAGCTGGGAAGTATTCCGTCATGTAATCACTGACCTGTTGGTCACGGGAATCATCCAGCGCACGTGCAACGCCATCAGCATCGTACACATCACGGAACGTTGTCTGTGGTGTTTGGATCTGATAAGGTGCACCATTACGTTCATCGGCAATGATCAGGTCAGCGTAGTCTTCATCGAACTTGACGTCTTCAAAAGCACGGTAGTGACCATCTACGATAATCCGTTGCATCTTGTGCGTGTGGACATCGTAACGATTGTTGCCGGACAGCACACCGTATTCAACGAAACCAAATTCTGTTGGCTTACGCAACGTGAGCTGCGGAGAACAGAACCCATGGCCTCGAACAATAACAGTGTTGATGTCATTGAGGTATTCCAGATTGTTCAGTACGACCTGAGTATCTTGGAACTTCGTACCAGGGATTACAACGTAGTCGAGATCCTCCACCAACGGACGACCGTTCTCACCATTCTCATCGGCTAGGAATACATCCAGTTGACCGAATGGAACATCCATCAGTTCATCAGTTTCTTGACCTGAGGCCAGCGACGTATGACGGAAGCTAAACCGAATCATGCCAGCGCTCTTATTAAAGCGCAGTGCTTCTAAGTAGAAGCGATTCGAACGACGGATCAAACCTTGCCATTGGGTAGGTTGTACTAACCAACGCCATACCGGAACTGCACCGGTCTCATCTAGGAAGCCCCAATCATGCCGGTTCTCCAGATCAGTGATGTCTTGCCACTCACCGGTAGGAACTCCACCGAAAACACTGTTCACATAAATGCGGAAATCATAGCCGTCTGGGAGTGGCGTATCGGTTACCCCATACACACCTTCCAAATCTGTGCTACCAACGCCTGTGATGGCTTCTACGAGTGTACAGGCGGCATTACTGACGTAGTAACGAGAACCACCGGTGTGGTGATGCCATTCTAACAGAATACCTTGTGCATCATACTCGAAGACGGTGGCGTTTTCCCAGTAGACGTAAGCGAGGTCAGCAACCCGAGTACCTTGGTCTAGGTAGACCTTAGCTGGGTTGTTAGCCAACAGATGCGCAGACTCATGATAACCGAAAACGTCACCAGCAAAGTTAATAGCCGCTTGCTTACTTTGGTTAGTCTTATCAGGATCTTGGAAAGCAACCGGATACACCACGTCTTGACTCGCCGACATAAATCGAACGTAAGCAGCTTTCTCTAGGTTAGCCGCATGCCATAGTGGAATAGAATCTGCACCAGTCATAGCACGGATAATATCCGCATCTTTAAGACGGTAGAGTTCTTGGATACGTGACGAGTCAGCGATAACAGGACGGTCATAACCAGAACGACGATGGAAAATACGCAGGGTCATTGGATCTGAAGTTGTCCACTTATCAGATACCCAACGTGGATCAGTTCCTACTCGTGGATCTTCTGGGTGGCTAGCAATCATGGATTGCACACGACCTACTGGAACAGACCAATCACGGTGTGTGAGTTGACGCATCCACGTCCCATCGTTGTGATGATAACTAACACCTGAGTAACGACCAAGCGCTGTGTTGTCTTTACACAGATACACACCGAGGTCATCATGGAACTCGATAGTCGAGACTGTCAAAGCCTTAGGCATGTGCAGGATGTATTTGTTAGCTGTGTCCAATGCTGACGTGAACGTAGGGAGTTGCTTCAACGGGAAATTGGTTACTCGATAAACAGAGCTGTCCAATACCCATTCACAGTAGTCACCTACGCCAGCTGTCACCAAAGAGATTTCTTGAACTAACCGACCGTTAACCCAGCACATCGGGTAGCCACCTTTAGCCGCCAACAGATCCTGCATGCTCACTTGGAACTGACGGAGTTCTGCTACGGTATTAGGGCGGATCGAATGGGCTTCGATATAACGGCGAGATGCCAAGTCTGAACGTTTACTCTGGAAGTAAGCGTTTTGGTAAAAGTGAAGGTAAGGCTGTTGTTCATCCAAATCCGGAAATAAAGGAAGGATCTTTACAGCAACCAGTAAGTTTTGGTTGGAGGTCAGCAATACCCAGGTTTGAGCCCGAGAGAACTGAATACCACTGTCAACGTAAACTTCACCAAGCATCAGGTTATGAATGGCGAGTTTCTCCAATGACATCCATTGGTTGTAAACCTTTGGGATAGCCAGATGGGATGGAACCACCTGACCGATTTGATACACGTGGAACCAATCCCGTTCAGACTCGTAAGGCAGAACGTATTTCTGTGCATCAACTGTGTAGTAGCGACGAGTGCCGTACCGTGGAGTCAGTTGACGCAGCTGATATACAAACTGCCGATCTTGCCCAAGGTTACACCAAACGTTATCAATCGCGTAGCGCAACAGATAGTCGTTCATTGTTGTCCCCTGTTAAGCGAATTGTTCTGTAACCGCGCGACCGACGAGGTCAATGTAGTTACGAATGTCATTAGCGCGACCGATGCGTTCGGCTCGCTCTGTGATTTTGGACTTACGGTATGAGCGATCGGACACTGCCGTATAAAGAATGGCAATCCAGGTAGGTAGATGTTCCAGTGACATACCGACGTTGTCGGAAGCATTGGTACCGAACCACGAAGCTTTCAGCAGTACATGCAAGTCAGCGAATTTCAGCTGGCCCATGCTCAAGGTACGTGCTTTAGTGCTCAGCTCTTTTGCCAGATCGTCAGCGTTATTCAGTGAACCGATCGTGTCCTGCATTTCAGGATCTACCAGGTTCAGAATGAATTCCAGTGGAACCGAAGTAATACGGTTCAGGATCGTAGCGAAACGAATGCGGTCATGACCAGGCTCACGAAGTTCTGGTGACAACATGGCTTGGTAATAAAGAGCGGAGATAACACGCAGTGCCATTTCAGATTCAGGACGCAGTGTGTAACGCTGCACCAGTGTACCCGAGATCCAGTCCATGAAAACTTTGGCTGGGAAATCTGTCAGTCGGGCAAATGCACTAGTGCCTTGCTCAATCAACTTATGAGTCAGGGCAACACGCACGCATTGTAGTTGCCAATCGTTTGCAGCAATCACGCGTGTTACGCCAGTGCGTTCATCGTAACGCATGTATTGGCGACCATCAACGACTAGCATTGGGTTGCGTTCGTCACCGAGATTGATGATGTGAGCAAAGTTCGGAATGTCTTCGTGTTCTTCACGAGGAGTCACGTAACCAGTATCGCGGAGTTGCTCATTATTAACTGTGGACATTGGTGGTAATGATAAAGCGATCTCTGCTTTGCGAACTGCACGTACATATTCGTCGGGTTTGTTCAGACGACCGAGGGTCGTTTGGTATGGCAAGATGACCATTCCGTATCTCCTTTTAGGGGGTAAAAAATAACTTCATGGGTCAATCTTAATTAATATCTATGATTGACCGTTAGTTTACACTCATAACATCGAGTTCAAAATGCTCCATACTTGGGAGAAATAAAAGATGTCATACACCAACGCTGTCCCTAAGGTAACCTTCAACGGTATCCGGGACCTGAGTCGTCGGGCATTCCAGCGTCCACCAGTGACGTTTGCTCAGCACACTCCATTGCTGCGTCTCTTCACTGAGACCGGCCCAACTGATACTACTTATGTCGGCAACGATGAAGGTGGTTTCGCAACTATCTACGGCGAAAGCTCGCTCGCTCCACGCAGCAAGTATTTCAACCAGCAGTCTCTCCTGGCGTTGCAGTTCCTCAGCGAAGGTAACGGCTTCTATGTGAAGCGTTTGACTCCAGAAGACGCAGGTAACTCTGCTCGTATTATCGTCGCACTCGAGCTGGTGCACGATTATGTCTCACAGACCATTACTCAGCTGGGCGGCTTTAACTACCCAGACGCTGTGAATGACCTGTCGGCAAACCCTGTCGCCCTAGGCGAAGGACAAGTGGAAGGTTACCGTGCACGTATCGTTCTGATTCGTGACAACGATTCCGAAGTTGGTACTCAACGTATCCTGCCTGGTACTATGGTTTCGTCCATTGACAACTCGCAGTCCGTTGTTTATCCGCTGTTCGAATTGCCTGCTGCTTTCTTCGGTGCTCAAGGTAACAACCTGGGTATGCGAATCTGGTGTACTCATACTGAAGATCCAGATGGCTTCGATGAAGTGACTGCAGAGCGCTTCAAAACTCGTATGTACCGCGTTCAATTCGTGGAACTGCCAGTTGTAGGCAACACTCCGGTTATCGTGAAAACTGCTGCTGACGAAGACTTCGTTAACGTGTCTTTCGATCAGGGTGTTTATTCCGATAGCCTGAACATGGACTACACCATCGACGACGTACTGATCGATAAGTATTCTGATGACGGTTTTGAATCGGGCCTGTCGGTTCTGTATTCTCCGTTCTCGCAGTGCTACGTGTATCGTGACAACGTTAAGCTGGTACAGGAACTGATCCTGTCGGCTGAACAAGCCATCAACCCTGCTATTGCCGGTTCTGTAACCGCAGCTTCGCAGATCGACTTCCTGACTATGTTGGGCGAAGACGGCGATGCTTACCAGTCCATTCAATTGGAAGGTGCAATGGGTGGCGGTGTGACCCTCGGTAAGAATGCTACCATCTACGCTTCTGGCGGTGATGACGGTTCTACCACTCTCGACGAATACAACAAGCTTGTAGACATCGAGAACACTAACTTCGGTAAGCTGGGTAATGACCAGTACGAAAACATCGCGCACTACCAGTTCGGCGTTCTGTACGACACCGGTCTGCCGATGGAATCGAAGTTCCGTGCAATCCAAGTTCTGTCTGCTCGTAAAGACGTACAGTACTTCTTCACTACCTTCGTTGATGGTGAAACCCGATTGCTGTCTGCTTCTGAAGAAGCTTCCCGTTGCCAGGCTCTGATCACTCGTCTGCAAGCTTACCCTGAATCGACTCTGTTCGGTACTCCTGTCTGCCGTGCAATGATCGCCCTGCAAACTGGTAAGCTGATCGGTGGCGGTAATGGTCTGCCTAAGTATGTTCCTCAGTTGCTGGACATCGGTGTCAAGTGGGCTCGGTACGCTGGTATGGGTACTGGTATCCTGCGTGAAGGCTTCGAGATGGACGTCTCCCCGAACAACCGCGTAACTCTGGTCAAAGATCAGAACGTCAAGTTCTTCAGTGAGCGTACACGTGCACAGCTTTGGGCCAACGGTGCAACTTGGTCGCAATCGTACGACCAACGTTCGCAGTACTACCCATGCCTGCGTTCGGTATACAAAGACGATACTTCGGTATTGCTTTCGCCGATCACAGTTAACATCTGCTGCGACCTGATCCGTCTGATCCACAAGGTTCATGCGGACTTCTCTGGTAACGCTTTCCTGTCGAAAGAACAGTTGATCGAGCGTACTGATGAACGAATCCTGGAACTGACTCGTGAGCGCTACGGCGATCGCGTTGACGTTATCCCACGTTCGTACATCTCTGCCATGGACGAAAACAACGGTACCAGCTGGAGCTGTGAAGTGACTGTTGCGGCCAACAACCCGCACACCACTCTGAACTTCAACCTGACTACAATCCGTCGGGAAGCCAACACTGAGGCGTAAGCCTCAGGTTGTCTCACATTAGCAAGAGGTCCACGAAATGACAAAGCGCTATTCCAACCCGTACGCTCCGCGCTCGGGCTATGGTGCCAACGCTTCTGAGAACATGATGAACCTGGCGCAAGCCGGTACTTTCGTCCTGGCCCCGGACTTGGCTAACCTGGCTTCGAACACCCCGTACGTGTCTCGTAACCTGATCGCAATTCTGTTGGAGGCTCCACGCTTCTTCCGGTATGCGGCCAACCAAAACCAATTGATCGCTTCTCTGAAAGCTTTGATCGAGAAACACTGTCGGACCATCGACGGTCTGAACCGTACTGTTACTGCTGAATTCGCCGATGCTCCTGTCGGTGGTGCTGGTGAAGTAATCTCTGCGGTTTCGAACGTTACCCGTGCTACCTCCCGTCCTTCGTTGGGCGCGTGGGAACTGCAAGGTCGTACCATCCAGCACTTCCTGGAATGGTGGATTCTGTATGGCCTGGGTGATCCGAACACCAAAGTTCCTCTGATCGTTTCTGATGGCATGGTTCGTCCTGAGCATTACAACCAAACCTTCGCAGGTTGCACTGTACTGTTCATCGAGCCAGACCCAACGATGCAAGATGTTGTATCTGCCTACCTGTGCACCAACATGCAGCCAACCACTACTGGTGATTGGTCGAACCGCAAAGACGTTTCGCAGATCGGTCAGAACCTGGAACTGACTATCGAATTCACCGCACTGACTGATACCTCCGCTGGCGTTAAGATGTACGCTCGTGAGATTCTGCAGTCGATGGACCTCAGTGGTCTGAACCCTAACGACATGCAGAACTGGACTGATCGCATCAGTGCAGACGTCCAAGGTCAACGTAACGGTATCACTGATCAGCTTGCTGAAGGTGCTAATAACCGTATCGGTATTGCCTAAGGAATAAGCGATGGCTACTAGCTCCGTACCGCTTTCTACTCCTACGGGACAGAAAGCACAAGCTGAAAAGAAACCGTTCTCATCGTTCATCGGTGTAGACGAAGCGAATGCTGGCTTTGGCTTTGCGGATGATCTAGCAGCCGCCGCTGCGATGCGTCGCGAAGCTAAAGGTCAAACAGCTACAACCGCTCCCAAGGCGTAGCAGGTATGGGTCGATCCTTCGGGGTCGGCTTTATGCCGTCTTACATTGAAAAGAATTACGGGTCTACATTACAACTGTGATAAACCCACAACATGGTAGCTGTATGCAAATCAACAAAAGCGTTATGTTCACCCAGCAACTCAGTCAAGATGAACTCTACATTCTGCGTACGATGATCTGGCAACTTTACCGCGCACGTATCTACTCACAGGGAGCAGTTGAAACTACGATTGCTGATCTGGTTTGCGAGTTCGAAGCAGATCGTGACTTCCAGATGCATCTGCGTTACAAAGGCGAATCCGTATTCAGCTTTGATCCGAAGAGCAAGATCATTCGAATCGATTGGGAGAAGTTCGACGAGATCTATAGTTCCAGTAAACGCAATGGTCAAACACTCGGTTGGTCTATCGGGGCAATCCTCGATCAGATCTATCAAGAACAAGCTGGTTCCGCACAGTACGTCTTCGAAACGATGATTACTACCGATACACGCAAGATCGCTCGTGACTTCTATGGTCTCCTGGAAGCGACTGCTGGCCTCAGTACCAAGCGGATGTACAACCATGTCAAATTCTCGCTAGTGCGTCGTAGTGATGGCATAGCAGTCTATGATGACCATGGATTTATGGTTATCCATGCAACGCCAAAATTCGTACACTTTGGTGTGGGTTATATTACCGGCACCAATATCAACGAGAACGTCAAGTCTGTAGTCGAGAAGCTTCGTCCACATGTCCTCGGCATTCGTGAAGCATTCAAGCAAGTCCGGAGCGATCTGGCTAAGCTGATGACCGATGCACTCAAGACACGCGATCAACTTCTGAAGTTGGCTGCTGGTACTCTGACCCAAGCTGCACGTTTTGATGTTAACCGTTTCCGTAAGGAATATGTACACGTTGCTGCGTCAGGTACCAAGGTCTTCGTGTACGATGACCGTCTGGTATTAGAAGCTGCTCGCGGTGGACGTACTATCGGCACAATCGAATTGTTCCCTGGTCAACGTTACCCTGACATGGCCGCACCAATGCTGGATGCACTACGTGAGAATTTCGAATGGATGAAAGCTATCCAATCGGATATCACTAATGCAATGGGGACATACGGCAAATACCTGCATGATCAAGTTGTAGAGTTCTTCGAAGAAGCTGCCGTCATGAAAATGGGCATTCCTCGTGAACATGTAGGTGCTTACCTCGCTTCATTCCAATCAATCAAAGATCGCGGGTTCCGCGGAGACTTTGAAGAATTCGTTGCAATCACTAAACCACTAAAGGACTAATCCCATGAAATTCGCTAGCCTCGCACTGACAGCTGTACTCGCTTTTGGTTCCGTTGCACAAGCTGAAGAAGTTAAACATCCAGACATCAATCCAGATGTCTTGAAAGAACTCTTCATGACGGCTACACTGATTCAGTGTGATGCTGGCGCATGTTGGGATGCGGTAACTAAAGCAGACCATGCTGTGATCATGGATGGTGCTGGTTACGCAGTCGTCTATGATGACGCTGCATTGGCTAAGTTGCAGTTGACGGTTAAACAGTTCAACGAATACAAGCCATACGTCCAAAGCCTCATGGCCGGTGTTGCTGCCGATCTGGGTGCTCCTGTGGTACAAGATCTCTAACGACATAATGGCTACCCTTCGGGGTAGCCGCTATGACATTCTTTTTTTATCGAGCGTAGTGGTTCTTGGTTAGCACACGCAGAGTAATGTAAAGCATTACACCTGTACGAGTTGCAGCCAATACTGCTTTGTTACGGACACCTGTAGCATCTGCTACAATCTTCTCGCCGACTTCACGCAGGTACAACACGCGAGGGTCACTCGAACGAGAAGCCATCAACTTAGAACGGATCTTCAGAATCAATCCTTCTAGGTCGTTCGATCTTTGGATCTGGGTACGCTCAGATTGCATTTGATCAAATACGTACAGCAAGCATTCTTCAAACATCTTGTCGATGTGACCCATACGAGGTTGGGCTACGTTTCGGCAGATGTACTTGAGGGTGTTCTCGAATGGATCAGCTGGCATGGAGTCAACCATTGCTCGTTCGATAATACCCAACAGTTCAGGACGAATGAAGTTAGCTTCGTTGATTACTACTTCCTTGCCGTAGCGGAGGTAAGTAGCAAAGCCTGTAGTCTTGTCTTTGAGGAATGCATCACCATCAGTAGACAGTCCCATCTCAGATGTAGTGATTACTCGCCCACCTTCTTTCAACACTTGGATATACACAGCGTAGATCTTGTTGATCACTTCTCGAATACGGGACTGTGTATCCGTTACAATCCGAGTAGACCAATAATCCGTCAGAGAATTCTTAGGACCAAAGATGTGATCCGTGTAGTTGGTTTCAGGACCGATGATCGATAAGCAGCGATCTCGAATCAGTGCGTGCCATGACCCCAGTCGACGAATGTCCCACTTGTAGTTGAGAGACATGAAAGTAGCTTCCGCCACTTCACGCTTAGCTGGGTATTGAAAACGACGGGATAACAGCGAGGTCAGGTATTTGATGTGCAGTAAGGTAAACAATGCAATCATTGTTTCATCACGCAAGTTACCTGGGAGCTGTGTGTTCTCCATTAACTTACGGCAAAGGAAAGCTGGGATGTGGTTAAACGAATCCGAGTTCACGTTGTGTGAAGGATCGATTACGTCTAGCTTGAGGAAATCATACTGCAGTAAGTCATCGTTTACTGTCAGGACTTCATCGTACCATTGCTCACGGTCAGATGGATGCCAACGGATTGGGTTAACCCCTAACAACGCACCACCAAAGAAAGCTGAGTGGTCTGCGTTTTTGTTCATGAAGCGTGTAACGAAGTTGATGACCCGCATACAAAAAGCGCGGTCGAGTTTTACGTCAGCAAAATGCTTTTCTAGCAAATCGACGATAGTGGTTGTTTCATGCATGAATGCGGTCTCCTAAATTCAAATGATTGGACTGCAATGAATCTCAGATCTATATTACTTGTTTGCACTTATTCAGGAATTTGGCATGAACCCAATTACCGTTGCAATTGTTGGTGATGATGAACACGCTTTAAAAGTTAAAGCAAGGCTGCATGATTTAGATCCAAGCAAGATTATTGTGGTAGGTGCAGTACCACATCACTACGAACGCCCATATGCCTCTAATCCAAGTGATATGGATGTTTTGAATATCTACAATCACCGGATTGGTCCACTACATGTTCCGGCAATGAAAGTTGCTGAACCTGATCACTCTTGCATTTCTGATAAAATGATAGCACTGCTGGCACGTGGTAATGTACCAGTTAAAAAAATAATGGTTGACCCCACCGAACCGCAACAAGGATAAAGTACTAGGCCGCATCTAGTATGTAATGCATTACACCCCTATAACGAGGAACGTTTTCCGATGTGCAATAACACCGATGCTCTGAAACAACTAATCGACGCTGGCCTGGTACTGGACGGCGAAACCGGGCTGACCCTCACCGGTTGGAACGAGTCTGAAGGCTATGACCGTGATGGTCGCCTCACCAACAAGATCACCACCCAATACGGTATCGTCCGTGGTGCTATCGAAATCTACCAAGGTGGTAATCGTAGTGCTATGGGCTTCGGTCTTCTGGGTCGCGATAATCGTGACAAGCAAGAAGAACTGACCATCGATCGCCTTCGTGGTATTCTGGTTACTGCTCTGGCTGTATCGCAAACTGAAGAAAGCCGTAAGCTTGCTGGTGCCTTCGGTGCTATCGTTGAGAAGCTGGCTGGTAATTGCTTCCACCCACTGTCCTTCGATCTCGCTATCGAAGCTGCAGAAGATCCACACATCACCGTCTCCATGACTAATGGCATGGTAACAGTTCGTCTGGATTCCAAGCCGATCGATGACGCCAATGCAAAACTGAAACTGGAACTCCCAGTCAAGTACATGCTGGGTCGCAACTTCGCTAACGTTCTGTTGGGCGAATCTGATCGTGGTTACTCCAACACTGGTCTGACTGTTCTGCGTGATGGCAAGTGGGAACGCTTCACCGGTATCATGGCTCGCAACTTCGATGAGAACGAAACCATCACGGTTGATCGTCTGGACGTTGCTCAGGTTACTGGCTTCGTATCGGAAGCACGTCGTGAACTGACAGGTGCTGTTCTGACAGAGATCCTGAAACAGTTGTCGACTCTGGATGGTGAAGTACACATCTACCAAGTTACTGCATCGCACAGCGAATATCGTAGCCAGCCTTCGGTTCAGGTCTATATGGCCAACTCGAAGACTCGCAAGTTCTACTCGTTGGACTTCGCAGTCTAAATATTCGGGGACCTTCGGGTCCCCGTCTATGCCGTTTTTCTTTTATCCTCTGTAGTTAACCAATACGGAGCTGACGCAATGTACAAGCGTTGTGAAAAGCCTGCACCCAATACGACTATCGATTTGAGTGTGTACGGTGATCCATGTGACATCTATCAAAATATGCTGAACCGTATTGACGCATTGCGTCGGTTGCGGAGTCAGTGGCCACGCTGTGACATTAGTCGCTTCGATGTGCAATTCCAACTTTCCGATGCAATGACTTATTACTTCACCATTTTCGATAAAGCTAATGGCGAACGTTACGAATGGTCTGTTCGAAAAGAGTTTACCAAAGAAAGCCCTGAGCACGCGTTTGAGCGTGACTACAATGAATCAGCCCTACGGTACAACGACGGTGTACGACGTGCACTAGACGATCACCTAGAAGCCTTGCAAGAAGATTATCCACAGTCCCATTACCGACTGGAAGAAACTGATCTCGGTTATCGTGTTTGGCGCCCTATTGTTGGTGAAGTTGGGGTAGTTCCTTTCCAACTGGACTTCCTCGGTGTATCAGGTGAAGCTGTGTTGCCAGGTGAACCACGTACTGACATCTGGGATTACATCGGGAACATTCCTGGTGAAGCTGGTCGTGCTATTGCTCGATTGGTAAAGCGTTTGATCAAACTCGGTGTAGTGTTCGATAAAGTAGACCGGACCATCGTTAAGGATTACCGCAACATTGTTCTGGAAGGTTATGCTTATCGGAATAGCGACACTCAAACCAAGATCCGTTTGACTCTGCAAGAAGTTGCACTGTTGGATGCAGAGCTTGATCAATACCACGAAATCTTTACGAGGTGACTATGATCACTATTGAAACAACCCTGACCGCTATTGCTACCAAACTGAAGTGCCCAAAGACTTACGCTCAAGAAGTAGTACGTCGTTTGTTCCTGACTTCTGACCTGGTAACACCACCTGAAGGTCTGCGAGTAAACATCGCTCAAACAGAGCAAGAATACTCCGGACAGATTAGTTGTTCTAAATTGTTCCTGACTGTCCAGAAGCGTGGCTGGGGTGGCAACAAGGTTACTAACATACCAACGCTGCTAACTTACATCGAAACGTCTGCTAAGGCCCTCATAGACCTTTCCAAGATGCAAGCCTACACTGGTCCGGCAGCTCCTGCTCCAACTGGGGTAGATCCTGATCCAAAATGGGTGCCAGTATATCCACCGCAAGGTAAATACGCGGTCTACCCACCATCGATCGCTTTACCAGAATAACATGAGCCTACCTTCGGGTAGGCTTTATGCCGTTTCCAAGAAATTTCAAATCTATATTACTATCCTGAACTTACACCCGTAAAAAAGGAACAGCCATGACGGACGCAGCGCAGCTAATCAATTTTACCGATTTGAAATCCCGTGGGGTTACAGATCGGATGATCGAACTTCTTAGCATGTCTAAGGGCGAAGAAGTACAGCCATGGATTTACCACAATCCTCGTCCAGCATTATTGGGCGGTGGTGAGATTATCGATATCGAAGTCTCACACAAAAGCATCGCCAGTATCTACCTTCGTAAAGGTGAAGAATTCAACAGAGCCTTGGTGCACGATAAGCTAGCCAAGTCTTTGCGTAAGGATGCCCATAACATGCATTCTACAATTAATGAAGCTAACTTGATGGTAATGAATGCTTATCAAGTACTAGGTTGCAATCGTCGGTTTGATGAAGCACACGTGGTTATCTTCAATGCTCAATCGGTGATGGTGTACAGCGAACCGAAATGGCGTGCTGGTAATGAAGACACTGGTAAGCCTTACAGCTTGGAGTATATCAAGCTCGCTTTGGAACCTTACGTTCCAACCATCATCATGCCTCATGTGGAAAAACAGATTGCAACGTATCTGGACACCTGGAAAGAGATCTATGGTGTTGAGCCACAGTTGTCTGCCTTCGCTAAAAAGGTAGAGGCCGGTTCTAAGTTGTTCGTGGTTATTGGTGATGCCGATAACGCCGTGCAGCTCCAGTTCAACCTCTGCAAAGAAATCGATCGGGATACGTTGAAAGCATCCGAATACGTTCTCTCCATTTACAAGGACTTCAAATGAGTAACAGTGCATTCAAGCGGGAAGAAGCCAAGCACCACAACGAGATGTACATCGCTAAGCGGTGGCGCGAACAAAACGGATTGCCTGAATGGGCTAACGTTCCGAAGCATGTCTTCCGCGATAAGTCACTGGATGGTGCTTGTCCGGAACTTTACGAGACCATCGACAGCATTCATCCAGATACCAAAGATGCATTACGGGCCATTGATTCAATATCGATTACTCCGGCTCCTCAGTCAGATGCCATCAAAGAAGTCCAACAAGTCGGTCGTACACAGCGTCCCAAGCGTGAAAATGAAATCGTGGTAATCGGGGCAGGGCAAACTGCGGTTGGTCGTTCAGTTATGCGTTCGGCAGGACTAGCTCTGGCACAGAAGATCGCTTTCGCTACACCTGAGATACTGGGTGAGATGAGCCGTGAAGAAACTCGGGCACAAATACGTGCAGAACGGGGTCGTTATGGCAAGGGTTTCTAAAGGGAAGGTTCGCTATCTCAGAAACCTTTACCGTGGCATCATGCTGGGTAGACAACTCATTGCTAATCTGACATGGCAATGGGAAGCAGATTCACTCTTCGGTACACCGGTTCAACCGTTAGCGTTCTATGAACAATGGATGGCCAACCATGCTGATCATCCTATCCTACAGGCTGCGTTATTACCTGGAGGTTTGTTATCGGATATTCCTCGACCACTCACTGAAGAAGAACGAGAGAACAATAAAAAGTTCTCTGAGTACATGGATCGGTTGGGTGCATTGAGATGGGATGAGGCTGAGATCACACCCATCCGAATCAAACGACCTAATGAATACACCCCTGCAGATAAAGCAGCTTTAGTAGAAGCTACTCGATTCGTAATGGCTACACAGGAAGCATTGCATTGCCAAACAAGATCACCAAAGCCAGGCGCATGTATCTAATCAATGCGATGAAGATCCTGGCTAAAGAAGCAAAAGTAGATGAATACGTGGTAGCATGCATGCGCACAGCTAATCCGAAGATCTGGATTCAGAAAGCGCGTCGGCATGTAGCGGCACAAAAGGCGCATCGCGCCGCAGTAAGAAATTGGGGTTGGGGTAAATGAGTTTAGGATTACTACGGGGCGGTGATATCATCATTGACCTGGAAGCAAAGGTTGCAGAGATTGCAGCATGCCCTATCAAAACAGAACAAGTGCGTGGTGCCATCCTAGGTGCCATGCGTTCAATAGCACTCGAAGAAGTCGGCCGCCGCCGCCTCAGTAGTCCTGTTGAAAAGAAGAAGTCCTTCGACAGAAGTAGATAAACTATTTAAAAGCTTTTTCTTAAAAGAAAATGTATATAAATAGTAATAGTATGTGGGGGGGACCCTTTGGGGGGGTCCCATATACTATTTCATTATTATTTAGTACCCCCCCCCCTAAATCAATTAAGAGGTAATTCAAGTGGCAAAGCAAATCGGTTACAGCAACGATTCGATGCAGTGGGCTATCGATAACAACTACAACTTGGTGCTACTCGTGTCACACTCTGGTGACCGTTCCGCATTCGTCATCACCGAACCAAAACAGGAAGTACAAGATGCAACTGAGTGACCTACGTTCTCTATTGAGAACCATACCTGACACCAACGAGATTACTTCCATCTACCGTAACCAAATGTTCGGTATGTGTGATGCCCGTGAAAACGTTTCCTTCTTTGCGTTGGAATACAATATCGAGATGTCGTCTCGTGGACATATTGATACCGTAGCTCCAGCATTGATCTTTGATGGTTTCCAGAATCGTGATGATCTGAAAGGTGATCGTTACGTTGAACGTAAAGCAGCTTGCATCGAAATCGATAAACTGCTACGTGGTGCAGGTTATGTGAAATCATCCGTTATGTGGCATGCGCATTCACAAGGCGATATGGTTCGTTGTGAATACTACAAAGCTTCTGGTAATGGATGGACCGGTAGTAGTTTGTTGGTGGTATATTCCCCAACTGATTACATGCCCGATGGTGCAGCTGTAATCTGGAACAAACAACATAGTCGTCATCTGGAAGGTATCTACTATACCCCAGGTTACGAAGAAGGTATGTTGACCTATGTGAGTGCCGCTGAGTTCGATGGTCGTCCAGCTCGTACCGTTACCGTATCTGCAATTGAAGGTAAGGTATGGTGGGGCGAACCAATGGAAACCCCATGGCTGAAACATGTTGATGGTTTCGGATTAGCGCGAGTCACTTCCATGACTCAGTCCGAATCGCAAGAAGGTTGGAAACGAGAATACACAGGACATCTGGTGAAATCACTAGGTGGCCATGCTGTACAAGTGGTTGTTCAAAACTTCCATTACTCGAATTAAAATACTGCCTGCTTAGGTAGTATGTAACACTGACGCAAAATCATTTTTCTGAAGGGTAGTAAGCATGACCAATATCAAGACTCGCATCTACAACCTCGGTGGTACTGGCTTCAACATCGGTAACCTCTACGGGGCAACAGGCGAGCACGTATGTTTCTTGGACTCCTCTGATGCAAACCTGAAAGACAAACAAATTCCGTCGGAACGCATCTTCCTGATTCCTGGTACTGATGGTGCCGGTGGTGATCAGGCTTACATGATGCCTTTCGCTCGTAAGCACGTAAACGAAATGCTGGAGCGTTTCCCTTCTGGTGATGTGAACATCATCGTGGTGGGTGCTGGCGGCGGTAGTGGTGTTGCAATCGCTGTACAACTGGTTACTAAATTGCTGGCTGCTAAACTGCCAACAATTGTTATTGCTGTATCGGGTACCGACACTACTCGTCGTATTCGTAACAGCACTAACTTCATCAAGAACATGGAACTGATCTCGCAGAAAACCAAACAACCGGTACCCGTAGCTTGGGTATCGAACAGTAATGGTGAAGGCGAAGCAGACAACGAAGTTATCTTCTTGCTGGATGCTCTGGTTGCACTGACTGACCAAACTAACGGTCGTCTGGATACCCAGGACATCATCAACTGGTTGCAATACCAAAACGTGTGTGCTGTTCAACCACAACTGGTTCAACTGCACGTATCGCAAAACCGCGCCGAAGCTGCGGCTGTACTGGAACCAATCTCGATCGCATCGCTGTACACGGATGCCGAGAAGAACATTCCTTTCGGTGCTGCGTTTGTTCGCACTGTTGGTATCACCAACAACGAAGCCAAGATGCCTTCTGATCAACTGCACTTCGTCCTGAACTCCGTAGGTATCGCTACCATCTACGAAGACCTGGAAGAAGAGAAGGTCAAGATCAACACAATCCAATCGGGCTTTCGCCAACGTAAAGCAATCGTTAACGTTGCTGACGATAACCTGACCGAAGACGGTTTCATCGCTGACTGATAATGTGGAGGGCTTCGGCCCTCCCTTTATTTTTTCTTTTGGGGTAAGGATGAAAACAGTTACTTGGTTATCCAAAGACTGGATGACTCGTGAAACACGCAAAGCAGCTGTGATCTCAATCGGAGACCCCGGTGAAGACATACCCGCTTTTGCCGTTGAACCCATTGACGTATTAAGGATTGAATGCCATGATATCCCTGACGGAGTTGCCATTGAAGACCTCGATTCCAGTTATCGACAATTCGACTGGACCCACGCTCGAAAGATCTTGCAGTTCGAGCATCGTTATGCAGACCATGATATTATCGTCCATTGTCATGCTGGCATTAGCCGGTCTTGTGCTGTGGCTACCTACCTTGGTACATTCTGTAATCGACTTATTGACCTTAGCTTTCCTTGCTCCGGAAAACTTGTAAGCGCAAACAAGCAAGTTTATCGTCAACTGCAAATCACTCACATTGACCTCCAGATGAGTGGTGGTCAAGTAACACGGATGGATAAGCAATGAATACTTCTGCAGGACGTAAGTTGTTAGTGAACCTCACTTCGGTGACAGGCTTTTTGCGTAAAGCAGTTATCCTTAACAGACGATCACACATCGCCGACATATCGCAATTCACCAGTCTTACCTCGGACTACATTGTTGCATTATTGGCGAATGCTTTGAAGTCTGATTATCGAGATGAACAACTGGAACTGTTCTGTTCGCAAATCATCTTCTGTTCTTATCCAACCGATCTGCAAGTTGAACAATACCCGGTATCAAGAACTGTTCAGTATCCACCTTTGGATATTCTGGCAGCTCTCAGTGGTAGTGATCGCCAGATATTGGAAGATCAGCACAACACACCTGAAGGGCGAGAAATTCTGGCCAAGTACATCGAACTCAAATGGGTTCCTGAACAAAAGGAGTGGACAGCGTTGTTGGACCGTAACCTGAAAGACTCAGCGTTACTAACTAAGATGGAAGAACTGTTCCCAACACTCGACTACTCCAAGTTGCTGATGTTTGGAGTACAAGGCCCACGAGGGTAATCATGTCAAAACAGATGCAGCGACTGGATACATTGGTAGCTGCTGATCTGGGTTTGGTGCCAGCACCAATTACCATGATATTAAAACACGCTACCCGATTCCCCGATGCAGTAGATGGATTCGTGTTCGTCTTAGAACAGAACGGATTGATTTACTACGACGTGGTTGAGGTATGGCGTTCGGTAAATGGGATGCGAGTACGAGTTCCTCGATTCAGATCGCATCCAGTGATCGAGGAACGGCTTAGACAGCGGCAATACAAACGTTGGTATGTCATGGGGAATGGAAGACTCTTTCCAGTACAGACAGCCAAAGTGGATGACCTGAAAGAACAATTCTATTTCTTAACTGATAGTGACCCCACCTATCGTACCACTACCATCTTGACGGAAGAGTGTCAGTTTCTACGTAAGAAGCCATTACTATTCCACCGCCCACCAAAACCTGGTTGGGGTAATCCAATTTTGACAAAGGAAAAGCAGTATGCCAGCTAGCCTGGATCAAGATACACAAGCAGTCAATATCTCTAACCTCGTAAAGCAACTGGTTGAACAAAATCCTGATGGAGCCATGTTCAAGTACGACTGCGGTACAATGATCACCATTGTCCGTGGTACAGTTGCATTGTGGGGTCGAGATGGAGAACTCCAGGGGTATGCATTTAACGACCCCAACAGTTACGTTTGCATGACTTGCGATCCATGTGACTTAGAACAACTCTTCGAGGGTGCTTTACAGAATGTCTGACAAACAACGACCACTGTGGTTGCGCATGCTCACGTCGTGGGTAACTACAGTGTGCCTGTTGGTAATGGTTGTAACCCTTGCGGCAATCAGTTATCACAAGTATCAAACTAAGCACCACGTAGTTGTAAAAGATCCAATCGTGCAACAACGTGACGATGACCTCCGTGCATGCATTCGTGCAGCTGTTGGTGTAGTGAACGTAGCATCTGCTGACCAGATCAATAAGTGCGTTGGCCAGATCAACGCAAAATACAAAGACTTGAAAAAGGTAGAATATGCACCCTGATAAACCAGCACCCAATCCATGGGTTGAACTGATTCGTTCAGCTCGCCGTTTGTTAGATGAACGCAATCGACTGATCATGGAAAAGGATGGCATGCAAATCGCCATCTTCGATAACCAGATCATCGTCTGGGCAGACAACCGCCAACCCATCATGCGACTCAACTTATTCTATCCGAACAGTAACGTCGACTATTACAAAGACGGTTGGGATCATGTCGTAGCAGCTCAGTTGTTCAACAGCTTGTAACAACATAATGGCTACCCTTCGGGGTAGCCTTATGCCATGTTTTTTTTTAGATCGTTTCTACTGACATTATGGAGCCGCCATGATTGTACGGATATGGTGACGGTTGCCCTCAGGGTCGTTGAAGTTCCGAGAGATCTTCCGCCATTTCTTTAGTTGCTCTTCATACATCTGTTCTGCATCTGACCATTCATAGATCTTGTCTTTATAGACACCGAGCTCTTGACCATAGCGCAGTTGTGCATCACCCATCTCTACGAACGTGGTGTTGTAGATATATGACTTGACCGCGAACTCCACCAGCTTACTAAACGCCGGGATAGACTGCGGTCGAATGTTAAGAAGCTCGTCGTCATTACCCAAACGGCAAGAGAGATAAGCAGAAGGGGATGGGACGTAAATATAGCGCACCATTACCGTGTTGTGGTTGATCAAGTTGATGTAGGAAGTCTGTGCTACCGGAATACGGCGAGCTGCATCCAACACCTTCATTGTTTCAGCACTCATAACCGATTGGTTATAGTTCATTGCATAGCCAGCATTCTGATAACCCAGGATACCGAAGTGAATATCGAATACCTGAACAATAGGACGCTGCTGGGTGTACTCATCAGGAATGTAATAAACGATCGTGTACGGATCGACGTATTCCTGCTTCACTGGGAAGTCCAGTGGAATGTAAGTTTTGGTGCCACCGATCAAATCGATGTCGGGCATGATTCGCCCTTCAATCACGGCTTCTCGAATACGGGTCTCTAAAGAGATAGCCGCACCACATGTAGACTCAGCCTGATACATGTCGGCATTTCTAAACGCATCATTGAGAATCTGGTGTGGGATCTTGAATTTTAAATCTGACAAAGCCTTAGTAATGGCATTCATTCTCAGACGTCCTATAAAGCTGTTTTAAGAAGTTTTCTCTGTAAAGGAATACCTGAGGTCGGTATAATATACGAGAGGGGCTTACAAACGATTACATGAAATTTCAAATCTATATTATCGATTTAGTGTAATATAGAAGGGGTACAGTAATGTACGGTAAGGAAGGCAATGTTCATTGTTGGGACATTACCCACATCATGGGATTGCTCAGAGAACACCCAAGTTCTCAATTAGTGATCTCCCGAGCTATACGCTACCACCATTGCAATGTATCGATTACGGAATCAAATCCGTATTGGGACACGTTGGTTGATGACTTCATTTGTCACACAATCAATTCGTTCGAAGAAGTAATGGTGGCTGAGTTCAACCCGATGCGGGTTTCCCCTCAGGAACACACCTGGTTCAATCTGAATCAAAATGCCCGGAAAGAACTGTGGCAAATGTTGAGGCCGCTGGCTTATCATTACGCTGGGTCGATGGTCAATTACGCACGAGTAGGCGGAGTGATCTATCTGTACGCACAAACCAATTAATCGGAGACACCATGTCGGACAAGAAGTTAGTAATGTTGGATGTGAGACATCAAGTCAACACTATCCTGGATTACCTGTCACATATTCATCAACAACAACCTTTGGTTGGCATTGTCCAACCGACCAAAGCGATGGCTTTGAACATGGTGCAATCCATTGTCGCTGAGATAATGGAACAGAAAGACAAAGGCATTCGGGTTAACGGTACGGATTGGGATGTGGTGCGTGCATCTATCCTGTTCGGTACAACTCCGGGCCAGATCCTGCATCGACAAGTGAAGTTCATTGAACGGATCTTCAAACACGAACTACTCGAAACAGTACACGCTGACCTGAACCATCAGATCTGTGCCCATGAGAAATACACGTCCTACACAGCGTGGGAAGTTATCAACACGGGTACGATGATCTGCTTGGTAGAAATCGGTGATCGCCGAATCCTCCATTGGGAAATGTTGGAAGACGCACAAGAAGATCAATACATCACGCTAGACCTGTCTCGCGTATTCGAAGAGTTCGCTAAAGAGTTCGAGAAGAACTTTGGGCCTTATCCTAATTCTCAGTTGTGGGCAATGATTGTCAAAGCTGTAATGGACATGTATCCACAACTCGTACGTATGGACAAGCGTCAAGAGAACATCGATTACGACATGGCTGCCGCTTACGGCATTCCAGATCTGACCAAGTGGTTGGATGACTATCTGCGTAAAGTGTTCGAGACCTTTAACATCGCGGCATTCGGCCAATACATCTGTGATGGTGCTAAGCAGGAATGTAATTTCATCGAGTCCAGCATGTCCGTAGTGGTGTGCCGTGATAAAGAAGAAAAGGTTGAAGTCGATTCCGATGCAGAACTCGCTAAGCAATTGATGCGTGGCGATTACCTGCCAGAACCAGATCGTGTCCGTGCTGAGAAGTACATGCTCGAAAACCTATAAGGCCCCACTTCGGGGCTTTATGCCGTGAGGTGGCTATGCAGCAGTATGTAGTACCATTTACCAATGCTGTCGCCATGTTCCCATTCGGGGAGTTTTATGGTTACAACACACCGCAATATCTAGATGTAATGATGGAGCTTAATGACAATCGGGATAGGCTAACGGATCTGATCGGTAATGCAATCGTCCAACGCAATGTGCACAACATAGTTGAGTTCCGAGAGATGATCCACATGAGCTTAGGCTACATGGGAATAGATCCAGATGAAACTGCGTTCTATGAAACGGTGACACAATACATCAGAGAGATCTGCCTAAAGTGTTCGCCACTCATCATCGGTACAGATCTAAGACTCGTTGATGCATTTGAAGATGCAGATTGGGTGAATGTGATCTACCGTGAAACCTCGGAGCCACTCTTGTGCAATATACAACTATCTACCGATTCGATAAACAGTCCTGGTTCCCCGGCTATGAAAAGCTCAGGAAGCTACACGCCCGTGTATTCGGTAAATCAGATCACAACGAAATAGGTCCAGGTGGTTTCATGGACTCCGTGATCACGTGGGTGTTAGAAGCTAATACCCATTTCCAAACCACGGGTGATGTGCTGGAGATGCATTACGTACCGAGCCTGATGAAGTATAACCAGCAGGCTTTAAAGTACGAACGGGAGTTCCTGACGTTAGCAATAGCCCTGTGGGGCAAACTCCCTAGAACTGTTACTGAGATCTTCCCTGTTAATATGCATGGCCAATACATGTACATGCTGATCACATTCAACCCAGTAGAAAAGGATCTAGGGATGCCGGAAGCTGTGACGTCATTGACTATCGACCAGTTCATCCGCCCCAGCAAGAAAGTACTCAGTGCTAAACAGAGTATGAAAAATCCAACAGGTGCCGCATGATGAACTACCCAATGCAAAATCCAGTGGGGGATAACGTAGCTGTAATGGTTTCGTTCGCCACTGTCCGTGTACCGATTGACAAGATGGTCAATGTGATTGAGGGCACTTCACTCAATACACCGTATCCGCAAGAAGAAGATTCCGTCCGTACGATCATCTACGAATGCCTGAATGAATATCTGGCATTCATGTTACCCAAGCCGCTCACGCCAGCGAACCTGTCATTCGAGTTCTATCTGGATGATCGATTCAAAGCGGTGGCACACATCCTGAACCCACCAGTCACCGAAGAGAACCCGTATCCCGATAAGCGGTTGATGATGTTCCTGAACACCCAATGGGCAATTGCCTGTGCTGAACTAGGACGTCAATTGTTGCCAGGCATTCGTGATCTCAATGCACATCACCAAGACGTTGAACAAATCCAGATGTTCCGAGTGGACGACAACAAAACGGGGATGTATGTACTATCGGGTATTACGTACGACGAAGTTGATGCGGAATCTAGCGAGGGGCTGTAATGTATAGCCTCCACACATACGACGTCGGTATGTTTGGAAGCATCTGCATTCCTGGCCATCCGCGTGAGGCAATTGGAATAAGCCATTGGATCATCGCAATCGCGATAGAAAATCTGGTGAATGGTGATGATAAGTATAGATCGATCTTTGATGAGATTGATTATGCGATGGAGCATTACCTGAAGTGGCATCTCTACAATATGTCTAATGAGCTAATTCGGTATATCACCGAACAATGCTTTTGCTACTACGTCAATGTCTCCAATCACTTCCAATATTACAAGCCGACAGAATTGATCCACACTCCCGAGCATAGAAAGGAGGTGGCATTCGTCTTCAAGGACCCACAATGAAACAAGAACCACAACTGACTTACTCCGTGCTAGAATCTAAGGCGGGCATGAAATTTGCTTCGCGATTCCTAGAGGAGTCGATGCTCGACCCAGAGAAAGATTCCTGGGTTGAAGGTGACGTGCCTCTCCGCAGGGCACTGGTGAATAAGTTCCAAAAGCTGGTAATGGATCTCTTCTGTGATGAACTGTTCATGGAGACTATTCTAGAGTCCCCTGAGGAAGAACTCGATCAGGATATGTTAGATACGTTCGCGATCTATCAAGAGTTCAATGCGATGTTCCCTCAGTACGATGTCATTGCGATCATCCCGATGAACCTGGCCGGAACAGTTGGTTTCGTAATACAGAACAAACCTATGAGAAAACAATCATAGGGCTTTACCAATGGCACAAATTACTGACATTGCAGAAGGCACTCGGGTAAGCTTCGAAGTTTACCCTACTGCTTATCTCGCCAATGAATTCAAAGACGTAACTTTAGAAGGGGTCGTGACACCAGCCGTAGCACGTAAGCTGGGATTCGATCTGGATTCTGCACACCAAAACGTTTACCCGGTATTGACCGCCGCTGGTGTATCAGTACCGAATGATCCACGTCAATACAACTACGCTTACGTTACCTTCGCAGGTGGTGAGTCTACGTTTATCGGCGTGCCATGGATTCGTCCTGGAACAGTTGTTTCATCTGAAGGCAAGACACTGGGTCTGGTATTCCAAGACCTGGATGATCGTCGCCGTAGACGTATCCTGGAAGCGATCTCTGCTGTTAATGAGACGCCCTCAGCCCAGACATGGGAATAACATTGGCCTACCTTCGGGTAGGCTTTATGCCGGAGTTATCAAATGCTGCTGCGTGAACATGTAATTGAAGTAGAACTGTTCGATGCCAAATTCACTTACGCCCAGCTCAAACAAGTCTTGGAACATAAACTGCAAAAGACAATTGTTGATGCTGCACCTAAGTTGATCTGGTGCATTAACGACATTGCAACTCGTTGTGCGATATTCAGAATCGGGGAAGAACAATTCGCACTCTACTCCGAAGTGGCAAGACAATCCATCCGCCAAGACTGGGACTGGATCGACCAACGCTTTGGTCCAGATGATCTCCACCACCTGGCTAAGTCCGATGTCAAGATGGGCCTGAAACATCTATACGAGGAAATGCAACTTGATAATGATTCCACCATGCATGCTACCACACCGGCGGAAGTCTAAAGCCCAGATCGCTTTAGAAAAGAAACAAGATATGGCCGCAACTATCATGCGTGCTTTAGAATCACATCAGCCAAAGAAACGTAAGGGACGTAAGTAATGGAAGGCATGGGCATTAATGTACCACTGGAAGACACAAAATTTACAGTGAACGAAATTGGTGAGTTTATCTATCACCATACCGGTCGCTTGCCTACCCGTTTCGAAGGCTTTCGGATTACCTGGAACCTTGATGAAGAGGGTAACCGTACGATACACTTCAAAGTGGGTGAGAATCTACACCTGGGGTTACCAGCATCACCACACTACAAAGAAGACCCTAAAGAGCTCTGCCAGTTGTGGATCGATAATCCGTACTTGTTAGCAGAGCAAGACACCCACCGGGTTATCGCGTTGGGCTTGACTGCGATGTACAAGAAAAAGATTGCTGCATTGTGGGGTAAGGTAAACTAATACTCATCAACCCAACACTCTGTGAATGTTTGTTGATGTGATACTCTTGAAGTGCTGCTTCGGTAGCACTATTTTTTCCTGAGGTTCCGTCAACGCCTACAGAGGTGTATTGATGGCACTCCCCGAATTACCAAACCCTTTTATGCTGCCAACGTCTGCGTATGCTCGCGACTTGGACATCATTGAAGGCGCTATTGCTGATAACGCAAGGTACTTGCAACTCATGACCCTGGCTCCGTACGAACAGTGCGCGACATGGGTGCGGGAACAATTCCGTACATCCGGTAAGTTCCCATTGCTCGATCCGAAGACCTACGTGCTCGATAAGAACATGAATGGTGACCGATCGAAGAAAGTGACTACGTTTATGGGATTCCTTAAACGAGTCGAGAAACAAAACTTGCTGTTGTCCCCATCGCTGACAGCATACCTGCCAGAATCGGTTCGTCAATCGACACACGCCATCTACATTAAGGAAGGTGTTGCTAACCGTAAGCGGGTTAAAGGTCAGCAAATGGCTGCTGAACAAGATGGTGACTTTGAACTTGCTTCCGTCCGTAAGGGCGAGCAAGAGAACTTCAAAATTAACAATAACTCCTATTCAGGAGCTACGGTTAGTGCCGCCACCATTCTGTATTACAAGTCTACACACTCTTCGTTGACTTCGACCTGCCGTGTGGCAACGTCGTATGCAAACGCAAACAACGAGAAGTTCCTGATGGGCAACCGTCATTATTACAACCCAGAAGTTACCAAGGCAAACTTGGTTTCAATTATCAACTTGACGGATATGGATAAACTCCAGGCCGCTATTGATAAGTACGGGTTGGTGTACCCGAGCGCAGAAGACGTAGTTGATATGGTCCTGTACTCGACGAAGAACTATTGGCAGAACCGAGTTTATACCCAGCACATTCGTCAGATGGCTATGGGCATGACTCCATTGCAACGTGCTGCTGTTATGTACGTCGGGGATCTGTATCACCTGAATAAACATAACCCTGTTCCGACTCGCCGTTTTCTGGAATCGATTTCCCAGGTGGGTGATAATCAGAACACAATGACCAAAGCTGAATACGATAGTTTGAAAGATGGTGACTTGAAGCTGCTGGTCAAGTTCCTGTGCTTCGAACAAGTACGTGGTCGCTCTGATGAACGTATTGCCAATGAGAACCCTGAGGTATTCGATCTGCTGCATTCGACCTGTAAGTCGGTTGTAGACGGTTTGGACTACCATCGTGAACTGATTGACGCGTTGTACCTGACAAAGAACATCCCACACTCGATTCATGCATTCAAAGACTCGTATCGTCGTGCCGCAGTTATCTCCGACACAGACTCCACGATGTTTACAATGCAGTTCTGGGTTGAAGAGTTCCATGGCCGCGTGTGCTTTACACCTGAAGCTAAGCGTCTGGTGTTCGGTCTGGTGTTCTTGGTATCTGAAGTTGTAATGCACATCCTGGCGATCCAATCGGCCAACATGGGTGTAGCAGAAGACAAGCTTCGACTGCTGGCTATGAAGAACGAATACTACTTCGCCGTGTTGTCTTTGACGACTCGATCGAAGCACTACTTTGCATCGCAAGATGCGGTAGAAGGTATCATGTTCGAACAAGCCCGTATGGAAGTTAAAGGGGTAGGTCTACGAGACTCTAAGGTTCAGCCGTTTGTTAACAAGGCTGCGAAGAAACTGATGTCGCACATCATCGACAGTGTTAAGTCTGAAACACCACTGGACTTGCCTGTAATCCTGAAAGACATCGCAGACATGGAACGGTCTATCTACGTATCGGTTCGTACCGGTAAAGCTGAGTATCTGACTACTGGTCAGTGCAAGCAATCCAACGCGTACAAGTCTGAAGAAGATAACGACACGTATAAGAAGTATCTGTTCTGGAAAGACATCTTCGGTCCTTCCTATGGTGATATCCCTGCACCTCCATACTCGTTCTACAAAATCTCTCTGACTGCGTCTAACCGCACGAAGATGAATGAGTGGTTCGATAGCATCGAAGACAAGCGTTTGGGTATGCGCCTGAAAGAATGGGCACTGGCTAACAAGAAGACTGGACTGACCTCGATCAACGTTCCAGCTTCCGTAGTTGAAAACATGGGTGTGCCGGAAGCAATCACTCGTGTTGCTGACGTTCGTACAATCATCTCTAACACCATGGGCGTGTTCTATTTGATCATGGAATCCTTGGGGATCTTCTTGATCGATGCAAACAACTCCCGACTGATCTCGGATTTCTATTAATGGATTTTGAAACGCAGCATCCTTTGCCGGCTGATATCCGTGCACGTGTTGTCAAAGAACTTCGTCGTATCGAGACTGAACACAATGTGACAGTCTTGTACGCATGTGAATCAGGAAGCCGTGCATGGGGCTTCGCTTCAACCAATAGTGATTTCGATGTACGCTTTATCTACGTGCCGAAGATTGACTGGCACTTGGATATCGACAGACAACGTAACGTGATCGATTGGCAAATCCCTGAACTGGATCTGGATATGAGTGGCTGGTCCTTGGGTAAAACCTTGGGCCTGTTGCGCAAGTCCAACCCAGCATTGTTGGAATGGCTGAACTCACCGCTAGTGTACATGTACGAACTGGAGCGCTATGACCTAGCGCAAATGGCACTACGTCAGTTCAATCCGGATGCTGCATTCAACCACTATCTGAACCTGGCTAGCGGTACCTGGAAACGATTCATCTGGGATCACGATGAGGTTATCTACAAGAAGTACTTCTATGCATTACGCCCACTGTTTGCTAACGAGTGGGTATTGAGGTATGGAACGATGCCCCCAACCGAATACGAGCGACTCGTAGCTGACTATTCTCCGTCACCATCACTCCAAGCTGCACTGGACGAATTGATGGCACTGAAGATGGCTGGCGAAGAAACTCGTGTAGGTCCACGCATTCCTGAACTGGATAACTTCATCTGGAATAAGTTGGAAGATTATCGCAAGATCACTGTCGAAGCTAAAGAAAAGCCTGATGACAGATACTTGAAAGAGTTCTTCCGTCAGACTGTTCGCAAATACGATTAACACATGGTCCTTCCTTCGGGAAGGGCTTATGTCCACAAGGACTCAGCATGCGACATTTTCCACCCGATGCAATTCTACGCGTTGGTGATAAAGTAAACTTCATTGTCAACCAGGAAATCAAACCTAATCTTTCGCTGCCCCCGGAAGAACGTGATCATCATGATCATCTCACAATCGGAAAAGCATATCCCGCGGTAGTGGTTGTATCGAACTACCACAACACAGAAGTCGAACTAGTAAATGACCTGGGGGAAAAGGCAACCCACTGGGTAGGGTATGGTATTCATAGTGCTGGCATTAAAACCGTAACGTCGCAAATGCCAGATGCTGTAATTAAAGAACGCAAGCTTGCCTGGATTGGCCGACTTGTAACAGACGCTACTATCGAATACCAACGTATCCTGGTGTCACTACAAGAACAACGCGACAAGATCAACAAAGGCGAAATATGAACTACGACGTAATCTTTAAAATTGGTGAGACGTGCAAGTGGCGCTGCATGCTCGATGAAACTGGTTTGCCTGCTGAAAGCGCTATCACTTCGGCAAAGTGGTACGATGCGAACATACACCAAACTTTCAGTACAGCGATGGCATTGTCCATTATTAACGATCGTGGCGAATTAGTTGTTGTTCCACATTACACTGCTGGTCATTGGGGCGGTGCTTCTGAGGTAGGTATCCTTGATCCTGAATTAGCCATGGAAAGGATGCGTGCTCATGTCCAGAAGAAGATCGGCGATCAGAAAGCCGACCATCATCGGCGAATGAATGAACTTCAAAATGAAATGCGTGCAATTGACATTAAAGGATTCGTAGATGACAGCAATGAACCTGTGGCACATTGAACGAAAAGGCTTTGGCACATATGGCGAGTTCTATGGATTTGTTGTTTGTGCAGAAACAGAAGAAGATGCACTATTCAAGGCAGCCAGGATCGGTAACTGGTCTGATGATCCATCAGAACCACTGATCGAAAAAGTAAGGGGCCTTCTTTATAAAGGGCTACCGACTACCGTGGAAGAGTACTTCGAGTATAGCTCGCAAGGCTTTGATGAAACTGATCACGTTATCTCACGGGCACATTGGAAAGCCACGGTGCTTGGCGGAGCGGAACCAACTGTACCATTCGGTATTGTGTTATCATCCAGCTACAGTGATTAATAATACCCACGACCCCCATTTAATGTAAGGCTTATCATGCATCTAGATGAACCTACCGAAGCCGAAGAATGGCTAGCTGCTGAAGCACATCTCGAAAAAGTTTATCAGAACGAAGTTGCAATCTTAACCAGCTCGTTCGCAATAACCCAATCTCTCAAGGAAAACGGAATCATGCAAGACGTAACCAAACAACTGGATATCCTGGCCGCATCTGAAGTACGCGCTATCACCACCGAACAACGTCGTGCATTCGACGAAGCCAAAGTTGCACTGGGTGGCGACGAAGTCGTTAAAGAATCCCTGGAAGAAGTTGTAGCTTCTACCCAAACCCCGATCAAGCCTCTGACCAAGAAGCAACTGAAACAACAGAAGATCATGGGCAAGCAGATGAAGAAATATCTGCAAGGTGCACAACGTCAAGCACAGACCCAACACATCCTGAACAAACTGTACGCCTGCTCGATCCGTACCCCACAACAAGCTCGTCAGATCCAGGCTGCTCAACTGGCCAAGAAAGAACTGACCGAACTGCTGGGTGTTCGTCAAGCAGAAGCATTCTTCGCTGCAAAAGAAAACACCAAGTGCCATGACTTCTTCCCGAAGGCCACCATCGAAGCTAACCCAACGCTGATGACCGACGTGCAAGGCCAGTCCCGTACTCTGGAACAAGTGTACGAGTACTTCATCTACAAGCACTACATGATCCTCACCGATGCTGCTGGTGAGAAGCAAGACCTGGATCTGAACACCTCGGTAGATTGGGAAAACACCCAAGTTGCCGACTACGTTGCATACGAAGGCGCGGATGAATCCAAGCCTGAAGAAACCGAAGCCAAATTCGATCAACTCGCCCAAGGTGATGTCGTTGAAGAAGAACTCTCCAAAGCCGCGTAAGCAAAAGAAGAAACGCGCTAAGGTTGTTGGATGGCAAGACCATCGCATCGGACCTGGTAGTGGTAGTCTTTTAGCGGATAAGGTATGGACTGCTATTAAACGCGCTCAACCTAATCATCGTGAACGTACTACCAGTGAAATATGGGATCGTTGTGCACGGACATCGTTCGGTACGCCATACTACACTCCCGCCGAAGTGATGGCATGTAAAAACGATTAACAGCATAAAGCCTTCCCCTAGGGGAAGGCGCTTATGTCAATTCACGAATAAGTTCTTCTACATCTTTCAACAAGCGTTGCATCATCGGTGAACCACCATTCATACGCAATGACTGGGAATGTACCGATTCTCTTAGTTCATGTAGGATCTCGTTAGTTTGAGTCCGGTCATAACTCGGAGCTTGTTTTAGGCTGTCGATCAAGTACTTAATAAAAGGAACTCGTGCTAATGCTAGTGCCCATTCGTTCTGCAGTGTAACTGGTCCCTTAGGCAGCTTGAGAACGTCGTACAGTGAGTCCGCCAGCAACATCGGTGTCATCTGTGCTAGTTCAACTACCATGCCTGTACGCATCGCTCGTTGGCTTAGAGTGTTCTTAGCCATCTGGTCTGTTACAGGTGTAAGGTCAGGTATATAGAAAGGATGTGGTAATGGATACCGCGTGGTTGGCATTTTGTAAGCCATACGTGATAGCCGATTGAAATACGCAATCTCCAAATAGGATTCTAGGCAATTCACCAAAGCGTAAGAACCAATGAACTTGTACAGGTTAATAGCATCGGGTTCAGTAGTCCCGAAGTTATGGAACGCCCAGTGTCGGTATTGAACCATCAGCAATGGGATATTGATTGACAGCACCCCATAGCCTTTACCTGGAGTTTTGTTATTCATGATAGGCAAGTTGATGTCACTGCGCGAGTGATACAAATAACGTAGCGGTTTTAGGTCGCGCCATTTAGCCTTTAGGTTGGTGGTGTCAAATCGCTCAATAGAAGAAATGACAACTTCCTCACACTGTGGCCCTAGGGTTGCCCCGGTTTCGAAGATCTTTCCTCTATTAATAGCATCGCACAAACCAAGCGTGCGAATCAGACCACGTGCTTGGTCTTCCACTTTCTTTGCCCACTGGGCATCATCACTTCGGTATTCGATTACGAAGTGGTTAATAATCATTGCAATTAAATTAGTGCTGTCCACTATCTTCGGGAAGCGCCGATAGTAGTTTGTTACGTCCAGAATCTGCTGACGCACTTGGCGTTGGATATACGGACGTTTGGGATCATACGTGACCCCCTTGCTACCAATTGGGTCATCTCGGAAGAGTGCGTACATGTTTTAATTCCATTGCAAAAAATCTCAGATATATATCATTGATTTGGATATACCAGCCCTAAGGAAATGTAATGCCTCCAAGTGCATATGAAATTGCACGTAGCATCGGCTTCAGTGGTAATGAAGAAGACTTCGTAAATGCAGCATCGCGGAACCAAGACATCTTTTCTCTACTTAAGGATAACAAAATGGATTACGGTCAAACTGAGCTCTCCGGTCAATCTTGCTGCGGCTGTGGCGTATGTGGGAATGACAAAAGTTCTGGTGAGCTTAACATGGACCACCCATTGTTGAAGCTGCTCTCACAAACAACTTCGCCGCTGCAACCAGTAACTCAAGAAGCACTTATGCAAAAGGGTCGTGAAGCAATGCAAAACACCAAGCAACAACATCCTTCCGAAGAAGGCTTTATGGAATTCCTGGCCAACTTCTTTGGCTCAGATATGGCTGCTGCAATGAGCAGCGATTTGAAAGAAGAGTTCGGCGGCGCAATGCCTACGCTGGAACAACTGCGTAACCACAAACCTACGCAGGCTCAACTCCCTGCCGACATTCCGAAATACCTGCGCGATCTCCTGCAACTGACTGGTGAGCGTGGTATTCATGTAGTACCAGATCAACGGTTCGCACCAGAACCAAAAGTGTTCCCGATCTCTGAAGAAGTTCAGAAAGCGGCAAGTGTGGAAGCTATCCAAGGTTACATCACCAACAAACTGATCCCTGAATTCACACGTCAACTGGCCGAGCTGGTTGGCAAGTACGAAGGTCAAGATCTCCTGCGTCAACAGCGTCGCCTGGTTTCCCGCCTGGCTAAACTGATGCAGTATCAAGCCAAACCGGATAGCATCGTTCCTACTGCCATCCACGACGAATACGAACTGTCCATCTACAAGAATGCTGTAGCCAAACAGATCGTTGCTCGCAACATCGCACAACACGATGGTCTCGCCCGCGTCAACAGTGCTATCGCTGCAATGAACGAGCGCACTGTATCGCAACAAGAAAACACCAAACGTCAAGCCGAAGCTGTACGTCAGGCTAACGTTGACAAGATCGTTGACGATGCTCTTGAGTGTCTGGCCAATGATGCACCTACTACCAATGTCGGTGAAGGCATCAACTATCTGAAAGGTCTCGCTCGTCGCTCCTTGCCAGCTGATGCTTCGGAAGCACAAGTCCTGGAACGTACTGGCGTGCTGGCAGATCGCCTGGGTACCCTGGTACTCAACAAACAGCGTGCTCTATCGGTAGCTGCTCAAACGCACAACCACACCACGTTCCAACCACATCTGGGTCGCGGTAATGCTCCACAACATGCACACCTGAATGGTGACATGGGTATGTACATCAACCCATTGAAGGCCTCACCAATTCGCTAACGCGGAATAAAATACTGAGTGCTATCATTTAATACAGGAGATTGCCGAAAGGTAGTTGAATGGTTAAGTGTATGGCCCACACTCCAGATGGGTTTGAAACTAAATGGTGTTTGTATGTAATCATATAGCAGACAAACCCGTCTGAAACATTAGCGCTTATTGCGCGGTAGTTATATTGCCTGAATCGAAAAAATCTCAGATCTATATAACTACTAGGACACTCTCCAGCATATGGAATGTCCTTTCTTGATCAAGAAAAGCGAATTCGTAAAAGGAACAGCAGCATGGCAGTTAACAAGCAAGAACAAGCATCCGCAGCACAACAAATTCAAGTTGCACCAGCGGTAAACCAAACCCCATTCGTAGCACCTGCAACCCAACAACCTCAGGCACCACAGCAAATGACAGCACAAGCAGCTCTCCCAGTTTCCGGCGGTATCAGCACTCTGAACACCCGCTTCTCCCGTTCCGGTCGTGCCGATGGTAACGACGCTCGTACTACCAAAGCTTTCGTTGCATTCCAGGATGCTCAGAAAGAAGCAATCGAACAGCAAGATCTGTCCGATGGTTTCCACCTGTTCCGCTTCGACCGTACCGCTCACCAAGTAGCGATGGCATCGATCCTGGTTCTGAAACTGGTTGACAACCGTGGCAAGCCAGCCATCCTGGTTAAAGCTCTGCCGATCGTCGACAACTCGGTCAACGTCAAGCCGAAGACCTTCCAGATCGCTAACGGCTTCAGCACCTTCGACAAGTTCGAAACCAAGCCAGACGCTAGCGACATCTTCACCCCGCTGTACTGGTCCCGTATCGTTGCTCACGTTCGTCAAGTAACTGGTCACCCAGGTGCCGACGTATACAACGCTGGTCCACAAGCGATCCACGCTGAATTCGATTTCGAAGATAAGCTGGTTGTGCGCAACCTGCTGATCAAAGCAGTCAACTCGGTTGAAGATACCATGGCTCGTCTGAGCGATGAGCGTCCGTTCTCCCTGGCTACCGACCTGCAGTCTTCCGACGAGATCCTGGCTGCCACTATCGATTACACCGGTACTCCGATGGAATCGAACACTGGTATCCCTCAGCGTGCCGACATCGTCGTCACCCTGCAGCGCCGCAAGAAGAACAACGGTCAGAACGTTCAAGAGAACGAGTACTACGATGCTGACTCTCAGCTGAACTCGGTAGCAATGTTCACCGACCTGGAATACTCGCCTCAGCAAGTACCACAAGTCTACGGCGTGCCACAAGGTCCAGTACCTGCTCCATTCATGCCTGCTCTGGTCGTAACCGCGGTCAAGCAAGCTGGCTGGATCATGGCGAACACTCCTGAGATGTACTTCTTCTCGCTGGGTAACGCTTTCCGTGCAACCAACGGTCAAGGCTGGGCTAAACAGTTCCTGCCAACCATCGGTCGCATCAAAGACCCACGTGACATCGGTGCTGTTGGTTACCTGACTGCAGCTGGCATCAAAGTCGAAACCAAGTCCGATACCTTCACCGAGCAAGACTTCGCTGGTCTGATGTACTCCCAAGTACAGCAGAACCCAGTGATCATGATCGACCTGGACCGCATGGGCGATAACTCGTTCATCGAAACCATGATCATCGACTCGATGGGTGGTGCAAACGAGCAAGCTGCTAAAGCTGGCCTGATCCGCATCCTGTGCAACCTGTACGGTCGTGATAACTTCACCTCCGTGTTCGACGTTGCCAACGAGTGGCTGTTCCGTCCATACGGTACCGACTTCCAGCTGGGTTACTACCCAGATGAAAACGGTGAACGTCGTGACCGTCGTGATCTCGACACCCTGTACGCTCTGAACGCGTGCGATGGTGTTGTTGCTGAGTTCATGGACTGGTACGCTGCCAAGTGCAACCCGAACGTCCACCCAGAAGTTCGTCTGAAGAAGTCCGAGCAGTACGACAAGCAATACCTGGGTAACGTTACCAGCGCTGGTCGTGTAACTCGTGCCATCATCAACCCGAAACTGGTTGCTGCTATGGATGCTGCTCAGCTGAAAGCTGGTATCGCAGTCACCATGGACAACGTTGGCTCCGTATTCGGTGGTCAGCGCTTCCAAGGCAACATGGCTCTGGCTGGCATGAACGTTCAAGGTGTAGCGAACGTAACTTCCTACATGACGAACCAAAACGTCTACGCTCCATCGGTAGGCGGTGCAACTGGTCTGATGTACTAAGACTAACTCCAGTAGATAGTGGCGGTGACTAGATCATCGCTGCAACTCTAGCTGTCTAAAGGAGATTAGGTAGTTAGTTATCAACCCAAGTAATGCTTCGGTTGATTAGGCTTACTAATCTCCCCATGGAGTCAAGTTAGATAGGAACGGCTCCCTTCGGGGAGCTGCTCTTATTTCTTTTTTGTTTATTGTGTCGAGGTATTAATTGGGACTACACGCGGAAATTGTAGACCACGACGAAATGCTGGCAACCCAACGCGGACTGATTAAGTTTGCGAACGACTACAATGCATCTAATACTGAATCGAAAGAAGAATTCCAGCGTGCGCTGTATTCTCACTTCGACAACGTTGATGCTATTGAAGTGTCAGCGAGTTGTGAATGTGGTCATCTTGACGAGGCTTATGACCTCGGCGTAGTTTGTGAGGTATGTAGCACCCCAGTAGTGTCCACAGCTAGCCAGCCTATTGTGCCATCCATGTGGATGCGAGCACCTCAAGGCGTCAGATCGATGATCTCTCCGGAGTTGTTGATCATGCTGTTGGGTCACATGCAGGGTAAGGAGTTTAACTTCTTAGCGTACTTCATGGATACGACGTATCAGTTTGATGCGAACACAATCTCTTCACGTGAAACAGACCGCAAGGTAAAGCGGCTGCTGCAGCAAAACATCCCTCGTGGCTTGAACCATTTCATCGACAACTTCGATGCGATCATCAAGTTCTGTATGGACTGCGGGATCATTGGAACTGGTAAGCATGAGTTCTATGAGTTCCTGGTACAGAACAAACATGCGTTGTTCCCACAGGCAATCCCAATCCCCACGAAACTCTGCTTCGTCGTAGAATCCACCACATCGGGTTCTTATATCGACAAACCAATCGGTCCAGCAATCGATGCTGCATTGACTATGGGTGGCATTACACATAGTCCGATTCCACTGAAACCGATCACAGTACAAAACCGAACAGCCAAAGCTTTGCTGTTGATGGCAAAGTTCCACGAGGACTATAACAAACAACGGATCGCCCAGAAGCCTGGTCTGGTTCGTCGTCATGTTCTTGGTGGCCGACTCAACTTCACCGCTCGTGCAGTAATCACCTCGATCTCTGCGCCGCACCGATATGATGAACTCCACATCCCGTGGGGCGTTGCTTGCCAGTTGTTCAAGTATCACATCATCAACAAGCTGAAGCGTCAAGGCCTGACGACTATGGAAGCGATGAGCTTTCTGTATTCGAATGTCCTGCAGTACAACGAAAGACTGAATGCGATCTTCCTGGAACTGATTGCCGAAGCTCCGGATATCGGCCCAGCCTGTACGTTCCACCGAAATCCAACTCTGCAGCGTGGCTCGACTCAGCAGTTCTTCATCACGAAGATCAAAACAGATCTGACCGATAACTCGATCAGTATGTCCGTGCTGTGTCTGAAAGCACCAAACGCCGACTTCGATGGCGATCAGCTCAACCTGACTCTGATGCCAGATAACTATCTGACTGAAGCGACTGAGCGAATTGCACCACACACGTGGGTATTGTCGATCGACGATCCGCATGAGATCTCTGGTAACTTGGAACTCCAAGGTCCGGTAGTAGAAACCATCGTGAACTATGCTCACGAAGATTACCTGCCACCACCTCCCGATGAATGGAAACACTTGTTGGACGAATAATGACATCGAGCAATCTGGACCACAATCCAGATATGTTCGTCTCACGGCAAACTGTCAAGATCTATAAGAGCTATCCCAGTGGATCTTGGGTAATAAATGAAGACGGGGTCGAGTACCCCGTTTTTGTCGTCGTAGGCGGATGTACTTGGGTTGTATTGAATACCGATTTCGAAATGGTTCTGGAGGATAACTTCAAACCGTTCACATTCCATGTGCGGAATAATCGGCTTGGCTGCATCTTAGATCCCAATAACAAAGTTGTAGATGAATTCCATTTCTCCCTGGGTGGACCACATGTGAAGTTCTTTATGAAACGACGCATGTTGGATGATCAGGTTGATGAAGTTTGCATCGATAAACGTTGGGATCGTCAGTTGTACGGGAACGGCAATAACGACCTCACTGCCCAGCAGAAGTATTTGGCCGAAAGACCAGCTACACTCTACTAGGGTTTAATGACTCACGTCCCTAACTGTATACAGCTAGAGTGATCCAATGGATCTCAGATCTATATCACTTATTGGCAACAGATAAAACAAGGGGAATTCGTATGATGCAAGCACATGGTGTCGACCTTCTGGACATCTGTGCAGGTGGACATTTGGATATGGGTACTCAGTCTTGGCTGGGTGATCGATCTGATGCACTACGTGCAACAATCTCAACAGCTGCACAAGGCTTCTTCAACCAAGCAGCTACTCTGTACACGATGATCTCCACGAGCGATGCTGTACAAGCTCTCAGGAACCTCACCGTTAAAGCAGAGAATGCATGGCAGTCGAATACGATCTCGTATCTGACTAACATCGAGCAGATCCAGTGTGCTCCGATTGTGATGCAACGATATCTCATGGCACAGACCGATGTACGGAAGATGTATCTCAATGGCGAAGTATCCGGTTATGGAGAAAGCTATGAGAACCTACACGGCAATGGCGTTGGTGCACAGCATTATGATTGGCGTCGAGTTATGGATGGTATTGCTACTATCAATGATGAGTCGATTCAGTTTACTCAGTATGTCGAAGACACTCGTGATGACACTGAACTGACGGTATTCGAGAAAGTAGATATCCTCCGTACCTGGAACGTGCTGAAAGCTGAGTTGAGTGCAGGTGAACAAGATCCAACTTCGCCTGAAGGGCTGATGCTGGGTTAAGGAATAAATGCCTCTCCTTCGGGAGAGGCTTTTTGAGGCAGAGACATGTTCAATCCGAACAAACATGTTTTACAAATTGGTGCGGAAGATTATGGTGGAGGCTGTCATGTTTATCGCGCACCACCACCTCCACCGAAAAGATTGGTTCAACTTCAGCATAATGAAGCAACTAATCAGTGGGTTGTTGATGGCCGAACAATCGCTTATCTGTGGTTTGACAAAGAAACCCCAGAGCCTTACGTAAAGGATGGCGAAGTAACGACTATTAAAATACTCGATTACGTTATTGAATGTAAGAGAGTGCAATCCCGTTGTTACACCATGCAGAAGATCTCTGCGGTGAATGGTGCTGTATTCAATACGCTGCAATTGCAACACCATGACCCACTGGTCCAGATGCTCAAGGCAACTGTTTATGTACCAGTGACAGACCTGTTTAAATAATGCCGATCATGATTGATGGATACGGCAATGAAACATACATACCTCGAACTAGGAAAGCTGCAATGACCGAACCAACTCTGAACCCAACTGAAGCCGGCAAAGGCAAAGCTCGCGGTATTCGCGTGTTCAAACCTACCGAAGCCTTTACCCTGATCTACAACCCAGAGACCAGTCATTACGATCTGGCTTTCGAAGGTAAGCAGCATCCGATCCGTTTCGTTGCACCTGAAGCGTTTGCTTCTCTGATCAATCCACTGGCCGCAGGCATGAAGCACAAGTCTGGCCGCCATAGCTTCACCCTGGAATTCGAAGGCGATCGTCTGGTTGAAATCACCAATGACGATTCCGATGCAGCAGAAGGCGAAACCGTTAAACGTAGTGGTTCTGTCAACGTTACATTCAACTCCCCGATCAAAGACTGGATTCGTGTTATCGCTGAGCTGCCAGTAGAAAAGGCTCTGCGTCTGAAGTAATACCTTGGGGACTTCGGTCCCCGAGCGTTTGTTTTTTCTTTCGGCTTACTCTATGACTCAATAAGAGAATAGGGTAGCACCATGGCTGAAAAATATATCCCAACGATGGGCATCAAAGGCTGGATTGACCACCCTGAAGACAAAGCGGACTACATCATCGCTTGCTTTATGGAATCAAACCGGTCGATGACTGTTTCCCATCGTGACCAAAACATCTCGCTGCAATACCTGTTGAAAGAATATGCAAACCGGATGCTAGATCTGGAAAAACGATTGCAAGATGAGCTCGATGCCAAACTGAAAGCATCGTTCAACGATCAATCACATGCTAACGTGACCGTGCTAGAAGACGCAGACAAACCGTCTCAATACACGATCAACTTCACAGGCTATGTAGTGACTGAAGATAAAACCTTTACCGTGGGCTGGATGGTTCAATTCCAAGACTCGCGTGTACTCAAAATTGCCAAACTGAACAATGGAGTTTAACAATGACCGAAGCAGTATCCCCAGAAGTTGATGAAGCAATCCGCATCCGCAATCTGGAAAAGCGTGTAGCTGAACTGGAAAACGAAATCCGTAACACCAATGCTTCTGTAGAGAAGCTGTTGCAACTGGTTCGTGTATCGGAAGCAAACCGTACTCGCAGCCTGATGAACATCCTGTCCGAAGTGTTCCATGGTGTATCTGATCAGATGTCGGCTATCGCAAGCACCCCTACTGCAGATCAGTACGGCGTGCAACGTGTAGATGAAGGCACTCCTGGCACTGTAGTCGTTACCCGTCGTGGTGATGAATTCACTTTCGCCAATGCCGAAGATCCGAGCACACTGATCAACCAAGGCACTGAGATCTTGGTACAAGTGTTCTCCCGTAAAGAATATCTGACCGACGGAGAAACCGGCTGGTTCACTCTGTTCCTGGATAACAAGAAAGGTCCTGCAGATGAACTATCCCGAACCGAAGCCGGTAGCGATCAAGTCAGCGCGTGAAGAACGCCTTGCGCGGGAAATGGGAGAGCGTCCTAAGAAGTACGCTTCTGCGATTCTTGCGGCTGTAGATGAACGCACACCTTCTATTAACGAATCAGCATTCGTAAAGCAAGTTGTTCCATTGCTTGAACGAATCCTGGTTCCGGCTAACCGCAGAGCGTACCAACGCTTTGTGGTAGACCTGATGATGCCACTCAAAGTAGTGGATGACTATGATCGTGACAAGGTACTGCACATCGTACCTCCGATTAGCCGAACACCCCGTACTACAGTCCCTCAAGCGGATGGTGGTTTATCAGTGGGTGATGTCATCCACAACATGAACCGCTATCGGGATCTCCACCGTATCGATTTGATTGATGACACCATGCGGGGTTTCCTGCAACGGATCACAATCTTACCAGACCAGATCGAAGATATTCTTTTACCCATACACCGTATCTTACAGGCGTATGGCAAAGAACTCGATGTGACTGCCGATGCCAAGAACCCACTGGGTAAAGATTCACTTCCTCCGTCAGCGGATAAACAAAAGGAGGTGGGTCAAACCTTGTCTCCGCCATCCAGCTGTTTTACTGACGAAGAAGATGAAGACTGATCTAACCAAAAAGCCAGGCGTCTTTCGTTACTTAAGTTTAGGCGATGTCCATCTCGGGCATCGCTCTACTCCCGCTAGTCTGATTATCAAAAACCTAGAGTTGACGATAACTGACGAGCTATTAAAGGAAGTAGACATGTTGATCATTACAGGTGACCTGTTTGATCGGCAGCTGAACAATGGTGATGAAGTGGTGCACCAGATCAACCGCTGGATGACATTGCTGATGTTGCGTTGTGCAGCATTCAAAGTAATGATCCGTATTGTTGAAGGTACACCGAGCCACGACCGAGAGCAATCTCGTTTCTTCACTGAACAACGTATCAACGCTAACATTGATGTTGATCTCCATTACACCAAGAATCTGTCCATCGAGTACATCGAGCGGTTAGATTCATATTTCCTGTATGTTCCTGACAAGCATAACCCGTCGACAGATGTAACGTTGAACGAAGTTAAGCAGCAGATGGCTGAACTCGGTATTGAGCAAGTTGACTTTGCGATTATGCACGGTGCTTTCTCTTATCAGTTACCCGCTATTGTGCCAGAGCCTACCCACAAAGAAGACGAGTACCTCAAACTCGTTAAGCATCAGATTCTTATCGGACACGTTCACTTGATGACCGTGAATGAGCGAATCCTAGCAGCAGGTAGCTTTGACCGTATTTGTCATAACGACGAAGGTGCTAAAGGCATGTTCAAAGTAACCGTTAAACAAGACGGTAGCTGGGAACGTGTGTTCATTGAAAACAAGGGAGCGAAGAAATACGTTACCTTGGAATGTCATGGCATGGATACTAAGCAACTGAACTATGCGATTAAGGAATTCATTCGGGAACTCCCGAGAGGTTCCGCAGTGCGTTTGCGCTGTAATCCAAATGACGTTGCGAATGGAGACATTGATGTCTACAAGAAAGAGTATCCAAAACTAGACTGGACCGTAACGGTTGATAAAGTCGAATCAAAAAAGAATACGGTCGCTGAAACCTTTCAGGCATTTGATATGTCTCAGTTCAAAGCGATCACCCGTGATTCAATCAGAGAACTCCTGGTACCGGCGTTGGCTAAGTTCGCCCCTGATGAGGCAGCTATCATGCGATGCCTCCAGCGGTTGGACGGTCTGGCCTGAGGCATTAAATGGACATCATCGAACGTGACGTAGGACAGATACCGGTCAGTATCGGTACGTCTCTTGCATTCGAAGGTTTACTGGGGATTCACCCAAATCCACCCAAACAACCGACCAACGTCAAGACGATTCAAACCGTTTGGATTAACCTCCGAACAATGGCCCGTAATCTGTTCCAAGCTGTACCCACTGATAAAGCCATGGAGATGGATTACACCAACTCTGTGGCTGTGTTGCTAACGGAAACTCAAACGTTACCCGTGGCATTAGCACAACAAGGTTTTACCGGTAAGATTCGCTATTACCTGGCTTCTAAGGAAGCAGTCAAATGGATGTTCCCTAAGGCGAACTTCAAGAAGGCTGAAACTCCTAAGCAACTCGCTTACGAAATGTTTGAACGGTTTGTTGCAATTGAACTGTACCAGCAGATGAAAGCTGCAAACATGGATGTAATGGAGATCGACCAGAAACCCAAGTCGGGTGAAGGCATAGTAGCGATCCTTACACATTACCCTCATGAACTGTTGTGGAAACCTCAGTTCAGTAGACTGCTCTTATTGGAGTCGCATACTGGGAAATTGAAAACATACAACACCTGGTATACGAAGCTTAACGGCATAAAAGAAAACGAATACCCAATGCCATTCACTGAGTTCACACTCCAGGTGTTTGGGGATGGGCAACTCATAGATCCGCAACAGCCACGTAAGATCAGGGAAGAACTGAAGCAGCTCTCCAAGGATAAGAAGTGGACAGGTATCACAACTCCAGATAAATTCTATCATGACATCATGACTGGATCGAAAGAGTTGAAAGACCTGTATAAGCTGCTCAGGAAATAATACTGGGCAGCTCAATGTTACGTGACTGAATCCGCATGCGCATGCGAACACTAAAAAAGAATATCCGATCGGAGTATCAACATGTCTCAAGGCAACATTCCAGCACCAATCCTGAACGCATTCTCGGTAATGTCTACCTGGATCTACGCAGCTCCAGTACAAGGCTCTACCAAGCGTCCATCGATTCGTTTTAACGTACGCGGCAACGTGCCGACCATCGTAGTTAAGACCGGTGTTGACGGCGACGAAAACCATGGCAAGATTGACTTCCGCATGGACCTCGCTACTTTCGCAGCTGCAATGCATTACACGAAACAACTGGTTAACAACGTTCCTGACATTCCTCAGAAGCGTGTATTTATCTACCAAGACGATTTCTTGGCAGGTAAGAAAATGGATAAAGTGATCGCTCTGTCCAAGTGGGAAATTGGTCGTGGTTCTGATGGTCGTGTTTACATGGCTGTCCTGAGCACCAAGTCCAGCCGTCCACGCATTCCGTTCTACTTCGGTCCGTCCAAGTATCACAGCATCCAAAACGGTGATGGTTCTGAAATCACTCCGAAAGAAATGTCTGAAGCATACGCAATGGGCTTCTTGATCCCAGCTGAAGCGATCGTCTACAACCTGATGGTTTCTCAGTTCGATCCAAACGCGAAGAACGTTGCTAACCCTGCCAACTTCGGTGGTGGCAATGGTGGTGGCGGTAACAACTTCGGTGGTAACCGTGGCGGTAATGGCGGTGGTGGTAATTACGGCGGCAACCGCGGTGGCAATAGCGGCGGTCAAGCAGCAGCAGGTTTCGGCGATGATGGTGGATTCGGCGACGTAATGGCATTCTGATAACAAGCAAAGCGCGTCCTCATACGAGGATGCTCTATGCCCCGATCGTGAGACTGCAAAAAATCTCAGATCTATATTACTGTTGGGCGTCGTAAGTAAAAAGGAAAATGCATGCAGCTTCTTGTAACAGGAATTCAGGGCTCTGGGTTCACAGAGGTAACTGCTGAACATAACGGGCAGAAGTTATCCTTCACCACAAAGATCTATTGCAAGGTAAAACTTGCGGATCAACAACGTGTATTCAAGGAGATCAATAGCTACTGGGAATTCATTGGCGTTGAAAAGCAGCAGAAGATCTGGGAATCGTATCAACGAATCCATGAGATCTTGAACATGTCTCTGGACACTGTTCGGGTGGCAATGTCGCTACGTCATTTCATTCGTGAGATGTATGAGCACATGCCGATGAATGGAATGCGCCGTTGGCTGTCGACCATGGGTAACTTGTTTATCCCAGTGGAAATCGAACGAGTCATCACAGCGGAATCCCGTTACAACAAGAAAGACCAAACATATCTCGAACACGAATATATCAACCTGGCTACTGTCTCGTTGGCTATCCGTCCGATGATCCCGATCTTTGGGGAGTATCTCGAAAGCAGTTCCGAGTACGACCATAACAAAGAAACGGAAGTGTTAGGTCTGCTGCATGATTGTGAAGTTGCAAACTGGCCTCTGAACGAAGTAGGTCCACACGGCGAGGAAGTCGATACGGCTTTCGACAAACTGGCTGGCTATGTGCAGTTCTGTGTGGAAGATGAACCAACTACTCTCGGTCGACTGTGGCGTGGGATGTCTTCGGTAGAAGTTCCAGTACACTTGCGGTCTAAGGTATTGGTGCGTCGACTGACGATTGTACCACTGGATGATATCACATCGTTCTCCATCGTAGCAAACGCATATCGGTACGTTCGTAGCATCATCAACCCAAACGAGCGCACCACAGCTGAACGCGTCAATGAAAAGAAACCAGAGTCTGGTGGCGACGAAGACGAGAAGACCTCGTTCCTCGAAGCACACAAAACCAAACATCGGGTTCCACCTGGTGACATCGAAGCATTCAACCTGGATACCTACGATCATGTTAAGTTGGCACAGCGTGTAGATCCGACGGTATGCTTGAAGAAGCTTCAGCTCTGCGTGCAAGCAATCCAAAACGTATCCAACGTAGCAATCAATCCACACCAAGTAAAAATTGCCCAATGGGTAATGGCTCCGGCGTTCCCAGCAAAAGCATTCTACCATACTAACAAGATGGCTACGAACAACATGCTGGCTACGACTCAAGCACTGTTGTGGCATTGGGGCTTCTTGGACATCGCTGTGTTCCAACAAGTAGAACTCCTCAAGCAAGGTGAATCGGGTTCTCAGTTCCAACTGGGCTCTACCCGTACGAACTCTCGAATCCCCAACCGTTATAAAGACGAGTTGAACGAGTTGTTCCCTCACCAGAAAGCGCCACAGTATACCAACGCTGGTGTACCAATGCGTATTGAGAACATGGCTGCCACTGCAATCAGCACAGCCACCGCTTCGATCCATGCTTCCAATTGGATCTATCGCGGACCGGATGAACTGTATAAAGAAGCTGGTCAACCGACTAGCAACAATATCCTGGTCATCCCGCAGACAATCAAAGCAACACTGACAGAACTCGTTCTGCACCTAGGTCGTATCAACAAGTAAGTAAGAGGTAGTTCAATGTACAACGCCATGTCCGGTATGGGTAATGCACAAGTCCGTGTCGGTAATCTTGTTCTGGTTCAATCCGGTACTTATCAAGAGCAGCATCTTCGTCCATTCAACATGAACGTGTCTAACGACGCGATCAACCAATTGCAAAACGTAACACGTGGTGGCATGAACCTGGGTGTATCCGCAGTGCAAGACATTGCTGGTACCATCGTTCAACCTGCAGCTCAGACCGAAGGCGTTATCGGCATCTGTGGTGACGGTTGGCGCTCGCGTCGTTTCCGTGGCTTCATCCGTGTGCACGAAGAGCACCCGCTGATGAAAGGCACTGCAACTCAACGCATCTTCTTCATCTATACTGACCAGTGTGACGTAACTTATACTGATCGCCTCGATCCACAAATGCGCGTGTACTTCAACTCGGAAACCGTAATTGCGGAATCCGTGAAGAATACTCCGATGGGTCTGCAGAAGTTTGCTAAGGTTGTATCGGCAAACCAAATCGTAACCCCAGTGGATATGATGGCTGGTGGTAATGGCCTGTTCTCCGCTGCATCGTCTCACCTGATCCGTCCTGAAGATATCTTCTCGATCGGTCAAACCACTGCTATCTGTGAACGTCTGCAAAACTCCGGCAGGTTCAATGGTCAGATCAATCGCATGCACGATCACCGTACCATGGTTGGTGAATGTGGTGCTTATCAGTATTCGCATCGTCAGGACACTTCTCCAGTTCGGTATGTATCGAACACTCTGAGTGCATTCCAGCATTCTGTACGTGAAGCTGACATGCTGGGCGATGATCAGTATGGCAACGTAGCTGCAAACTCGAAAGAGCACCTGTATGGCGAAGCTCAAGCATACGCTGCAAACCAGAACATCCACACGAACTCTTTCCTGGCTATCCTGAAAGAACGTGCGAACTACATGGAACGCGGTTTCGTTACCTGGGGTGAACTGTGTGCACTGTTCCCTGAACTGGTACAGCAACACGGTTGCGCTCAGTGGGCAATGGACAATGGTACTTCTCTGCGTAAGGTAAACTTCGCTGAATCGTCCAACCACTTCCACGGTGCTGACTCCACTTCCATCGCTGCATCCACACTGGCTCAGACTATTCCATCGCTGATGATGGATACGTTCCTGCGTCATGTAAGCTTTGCTGTAACCAATGGTGATCTGCCTGGTCAGTATCGCTTCGAGTTCCATGGTGAAGCTGTTAAGTCTATCATGGAAGGTGTGGACATGCGTCCGTATCTGATCGAGTTCGAACGTCGTCTGGCAACAGATTGCTTGAACACGATCTCGTTCAACAACCAAATGCAATTCCAGCTGTCCATGTCTTCTGACCTGGCCGGTGACTCGGTAATCGATATCAGCCTGAACGGTGAATCGGTTGTTCGGTTCGTAGCTCCAACTTTCACTGATGGCCTGTTTGCACCGGTCATCACTCGCGATGCGGCGAAAGCTAGCAAGATCGCAAACGACATGCTGTTCCTGGTATCGGAAGTTGTTCCGAATGCACCGAAAGCATCTGCCCTGATGGCAATGCAACAAGGTGTACCGCAACACGATCCATTTATGGTAACCCCATACATGCATCCGACGATGCCTGCTGCTCAATACAACCCGACTCAAGTTCAACAAGGTGCACTGAATGCTATCTCTTTCGAAGGTCTATGAAGGTATCCTGAAGTCCATGCAGTATGACGTGGACGAAACAGGATTGGTGAGTATCCTCACCCCAACAGGGACCAAAGCTGAAGCCAAGGTGAATGGTGCTCGCTTGGTTATTCCGACACAGAAGCGTCTGCGTGATGGCTTCTCGGAAGACCTGCAACCGTATCACCCGCTCTGCGAAAGCCTTTCCCGTAAAGGTACTTCGCCAGTTCTGCAACACATGCAACGTAGCGTTAAGCAACACCTGGGTTTCCTGGTATCGTACTTGGCTGATGCTCTGGTCAAGATGTCCCTGGACACCGCAATCCATAAAGACCTGCCTCCTGAAATGTCCGATGTGCTGATGAAGCTCACTGGCGTTACGGATAAGACCCAGGCGATTCTGGACAAGCTGATCCCTGCTGCACACAAACAGAACAAACTGATCACGGTTTATCTGAAAGGCCCAGGTACATTCCAAGGCCAGAAAGTAAACCGGATTGCTGTAATCCGTTTCCCGATCCTGGATGAACTGGACAATGATGCTGACAAAGACATGGTCCTGGGCGTTAAGGTTCCAACGAAGCAACGCAAAGTAATCTCCGGGTTGCTGCGCCTGATCGTTCCATTCGGTGATAGCCCTGAAGAATATTCCGCTGGTACTGTCAGCCGAGTAGCTCCATTCTTCACGGCATTCCTGCAAGCGTATCACAAGATCGCTACCCGCATGAACCAATCGATCAATCGCTTCGCTGGTCCTCTGGCTCTGCCGCTGAAACCAATCGAGCTATTCCCTCTGGAATGGATCGACGAGTTCCCAAGCATCTACAATCAGATCCCATCGCTTAACGGCAATGATGGCGGTACTGATGAAGTTGATGCTGATGCACAAACAACTCCAGCAGCAGCTCAGCCACAAGTACAACGTCAGCAAACTGTACAGCCGGCAATGACTGGTAACATGCCTGCTATGGCAAACATGTTCACCCATCAGCAAACGACTGCACCGCAAGCACAACGTCCAGCTTCGGCTTCTGCACCACAGAACCAAAAGCCAAAACAAACCGTAGCACAACTGCTGGCTGGTTCTCAGCCACAGATGTCTCAAATGCCGATGTATCAACAACCGCAGATGATGCAGCAATATCCTCAGCAGCAGATGGTCAACCAATACGGTCAGATCATCCAGCAGCCGATGATGCCTCAAATGCAAACCGGTGGCCAGGTTCAGCTCCCATGGGTTGCTCAACAGCAGCAACAAATGATGCCACAGAACCCGTACATGCAGGTCTTCCAACAACCTCAACAGCAACCACAGCAGCAGATGATTCCTTACGGTAATCAGTTCCAGCAATACCAACAGATGCCACAGCAACAAATGGTACAGTACGGTAGCGCCGGACTGTAACGACATATTGGGAGGCTTCGGCCTCCCGATATTCATTTAAATTTTCTGCTCATATAGAGTCGAACGATCCCATCGATCTGGTTTTGGTTCGGTCTGATTAAAATCGGACGGACTAATGGGTTGGACGGATCGCGCATTTCTTTTGCGAATTGATTTGGATTTGTCATACCATTCATTCGTAGGTGAATGTAGTGGTACTCTGGTGGGATACTACGTTCTACCAGGTAACCATAGAAGTCACCCTCGTATTGATAGAAGAGGTCCAACGGGATCTCTTCACGTGCTGCTGCGTTTGCGATTAGTAGATTGAGATGCGTCTCTAACACTAGTCGGAAATCTGGATCGTAATAAATTTCGTCGCCAGGTTTAGCCATCTTGTTTAAAATTGTAAATGCCATGTAGTCGGTCCTATTGCATTGGATTTCAAATCTATATGATAACTAGGCTAACCAAATAGGAGCTCTGTGAACTTGTATCAAGTCTCTGAACAGTACCAACAAAAATTGCGCACCCGCAATATTGACGAAACACTATTGGGCAACGCGTGTCTCGATCCGTTTTATGGAACGACATCGTCTGCACGCGGCGCGATGTTCCTATCGCACATTGGCCAATCTCCAGAGTCTGAAGGTTGTGAACCTCGCCGATTCCAGGCCGGTATGGAAATGCAGTTTGGTGAATACACGTTTGACGTGAAGTTCCCAGTAGACTGTGTGATCCTGAACGTTATTCGTAAGTATCCTACCTCGGGTATGGGTTCTGCGATTCGACGTAACCCGGTGACTACCATCATCTTCGAACATTATTACGATAAGCACAAGACGAAAGACGTCCTGCATATCAGTGACTATTGTTCGTTGCACCAGGACTTCGGTTTCAAACTCGAAAAGAACCAAAAGGTAATGGAGAACTTGGTCCCGGGCCATATGTTCCCTAAAGGTACAGTCATCGCACAAACCCGTGCTGTTCGTGAGAACGGAATGTGGGGCGGTGGTGTAAACATGAATGCTGTGTTCATGTCCATGCCTGGTACTATTGAAGACGGATTCATCTTCGCTGATACTGCGCTGGAGAAGCTCAGTCCTCGGATCTATAACGATGCAATCGGTAACGCTGGTCGTAAAGCGTTCTTCCTGAACATGTATGGTGATGAGAACAACTACAAACCATTCCCGGATATTGGCGAGAAGATTCGTCCTGACGGTGTGGTGTTCGCTCTACGGGATCTCGATCCAGATCTGTCTCCAGCAGACATGACTGCTCGGGCACTGATGACACTCGACCGAACATTCGATCGGGCTACAATCGGTATCCCAGGTGCAACTGTGGTTGATATCAACATCTATCGTGATGATCGGGTTAACCCATCGCATACGCCACTCGGTATGGATGGACAGCTCGTCAAGTATCACACTGCTCTGTCGAACTACTATCGTGAAATCCTGAAAGTGTATCAACAGCTGTATGGTCGTTGGAAAGACCAACTCAGGGTAAGCCCGGCACTTCACCAATTGGTAGTAGAAGCACAGATCCATCTGCCGGTCAAACAAGACCAGCGGAAGCTCAGCCGGATGTATCGCCTTGAGCCTCTGGATGAATGGCGTGTAAGCATCACTTACGAAGCTATCAAAATGCCTGGCGGTGCTTATAAGGCAACTGACTGGCACGGTGGTAAAGGCGTAGTTTGTGAAGTGAAGCCATGGCAAGACATGCCTGTGGATGAATGGGGTAACCGAGCTGACGTAGTCATCTTCGGTGGTTCCACTATGCGTCGGTCGAACTATGGTCGTCTGTATGAGCAAGGCCTTGGTGCTGCAGCTCGTGACCTGGTACAACGTCTGCGTGTAGAGAAAGGATTGGATCGTCATGCTACTCCAGATGAAGCTAGTCTGAAAGCAGCATTGTCGGATAAAGCTTTCGTGGATTATGCATTCAACGAGCTCATCGAGTTCTATGAAATCGTAGCTCCATCGATGCCACCGATCCTGTTGGCCAACCCAGATCCATATCAGCACGTGTATCACGTAATGCGTGATCAGTATTATCTGTTCACTCCGGTAACAGACCAAGTCAGCTTGATTGAATCTGTGAACAAAGTGATCAACTCGCGGTTCTGTCCGAACTTCGGTCCTATGACCTATCGTGACCAAGCTGGTCGTATCGTAACCACCAAGGATAATATCCTGTCCGGTTATCTGTACATCATGCTCCTAGAAAAGATTGGTGAAGACTGGTCCGCTGTAGCATCCGTGAAGACTCAGCCGTTCGGTCTGCCTTCGAAGCTGAATAACTCAGACCGTGCATCCACTCCTGGTCGAGAGACTGCAATTCGATCCTGTGGTGAATCTGAAACCCGTTCGTATAACTCGGTAGTTGGTCCAGAACCGACTAACGAATTGATCGACCAAACCAACAACCCTCAAGCCCACATCGCTGTTGTGAATTCCATCATGACTGCGGATAAACCAACGAACATCCCACGAGCAGTTGACCGGAAAGTAATTCCGTTCGGTAACTCTCGTCCAGTTGCATTGCTGAACCACTTGCTGGAATGTCGCGGCTTGCGTTTGCGCTACAAACCTGACTCCGAAATTCGTTACGCTGCTTGAGGTACTAATGAATCATTACAAAGCCCGTGACTTGCTGAATCTGTCGTATGAACAGCTGTGGGCACTTCCCTCAGAATGGCACGTCATTGAGTTTGATGATGGACAAAAGCTGCTGGCTCGGGACCGGATCACTAAGCTGTCCGTCCTGAACTGGTATCCGCTGAAAGCGTATCCAGATGTACCGATCCTGAAGGATTATCACATAGGCTCGAAGCGAGTGACTGCAAAGTCACTCATCACCTATCTGAACAAAGTCATCTGGGGTATTCACGACCACACCAATGAAGAAGCTGATCCTGAGCATCTGGCTCGGTTGGCAATCGAAACCGTAAACTGGTTGTATAACGAGGCGACTGTTGCACTGTCTCCTTATGTAGCGACTCTGTCGATGTTCGACATCGCTCAGGTCTATAACCATCCAGCCATTCGTGAAGCAAACGAAAACGTAGAGGAATCAACGCATGGTATCGAAGGGGTTGCGTACAAAAAGATCGCTGCTGCATTCGACGATCCGACGCAGTTCCGTGGGAACTCTATCATTGAAGGGTATCGGTCTGGTACTCAGAAGTTGGAACAGTTGCTCCAGGCGTTTGGCCCACGAGGCTATCCGACTGATATCAACTCGGACATCTTCGCGCACCCGGTAACAGTTGGTTATGTAGATGGCATCTGGGATCTGTATGGTTCCATGATCGAATCTCGTTCGGGTACCAAAGCCTTGCTCTATAACAAAGAGCTGCTGCGGGTTACCGAATACTTCAACCGGAAGTCTCAGCTGATCGCTCAGTATGTACAGCGTCTTCACAAAGGCGATTGTGGTACACCGATCCTGATCGATTTCCCGGTATTGAAGAGTACAGTGAAAGCGTTGCGTGGTAAGTATTACATGCGCGAAGACGGTGTAATGGATTGGATGCGTGGTAACGAAGATCATCTGATCGGTAAAATGATCAAGATGCGTTCGGTACTGGGTTGTACTCATCCAGACCCAGCTGGTGTATGTTCTCGGTGCTATGGTCGGTTGTCATTCTCGATCATGCGTGGTACGAACATCGGACAAGTTTCTGCTGTATCGATGGGTGACAAGATTACTTCATCGGTATTGTCGACGAAGCACACTGATGCGACTTCTGCTGTAGAACAGTTCCAAATCGCCGGTGCTGTAGCCCGGTATCTCCGTGAAGGGGATCAGAGTGAAACGTTGTATTTGAAAAGTAACTTGGCTAACCAAGGATATAGGCTAGTCATCAAGTCTGCTGAAGCGCAATCTCTAGCAGACGTATTGATGATTAAAGATCTCTCTGCATATCCTGCTGAGAGTGCATCTGAGCTTACTCATATCGGTCTGATTCGTACGTCCGATGATGGTGAAGATCATGGTGATATTCTTCCGGTGTCGCTGTATAACCGGAAGTCTAGTCTGTCCACGGAATTGCTCTGTCACGTACAACGCGTAGGTTGGATCACAGACAACCGCGATAACATCGTGATTGATCTGAACGGTTTCGACTTCTCCCAACCATTCCTGACGTTGCCGTATAAGCACGTGAACATGTACGAGTTCATGAAACGCGTACAATCGTTCCTGCACTCCGGTGACAACGGTGATGGTTCGAAGTTGTCCTCAGATAAGGTGGGTTTCACCAGCAAGACTTATCTGAAGAACTACAAAGATCCAGTCGATGCTCTCGCTGCATTCGCAAGTCTGATCAATGAAAAGATCCGACTGAACATCGTTCATTGCGAAGTTCTGGTATACGCTATGATGATCGTATCGGCGTCTGCCAAAGACTATCGTTTGCCGGTACCTGGGATCACGGGTCAGTTTGAGAAGTATAACAAGCTGATGGATAACCGTAGTCTGTCGGGTAAACTCGCATTCGAGAAGCAGCACGAGCCACTCAATAACCCAGGCAGCTTCTTGTATAAAAACAGGAACGACCACCCATATGACACTGCAGTCATGGGAGGTTGCATGTCCTAAGCGGAGGACGAAGTGTGGAGGGCTTCGGCCCTCCCTACTCGTTTAATTTTTTTATGGAACCACTGATTACAGCCGAGCGTTATACCCATGGGGTACGACTCACCGGTTATTCCAGGGATACGTTGTATAAAATGCAGCGCTTCTTGGAAACGTTGTTGCTACGGGAACCGACTAAAGTCCAAGGCCGTATGGTCATGGTCACGAAGAAGAAGTACTACGGCATAACGGAAGACAATCGCAGCATCTTCATCCACCGGAATTCGTTTCCCGCATTGATCAAACACTTAGCGAACGTTCAAGTTCCTGAGGATCGTATCAAGATCATCGACATCCCTGTACCTACCGCAGCTCCGGCTGTGTTCAAGGTAAAGGAGAAGTTCTCGATGCGGGATTACCAAGAGACCATTCTGGAAGATATCCTACGGCCACATCTTCATTCGGCACGGGTAGACTTACAGACTGGTAAAGGTAAGACTTACACGAGTCTAGAGGCACAAGCAGCACTAGGTTGCCGTACTGTCATCATGGTTCCACCTAAGTACTTCGGTATCTGGGAAGAAGCCTTGAAAGATGTGTACGAAGACATTGATCTACGTTTCGTTCGGGTGAGTGGTTCTGCTGAATTGCAGATGATCATTAACCGTGGCATTGAGGATGACTTAGAAGGCATTGATGTTATCCTCGTTTCGAACATCACGTACCGTTCGTATATAGATGCATTCGAACGTCTGGGCGACCAGATCCACACCGTTGGCTACAACGCCCCGCCACCGCGCTTCCACGAAGCTCTGAAGGCAGGTTTGCAGATCAACGATGAGATCCAGGAAGATCCAGGATTATTGTTCCGTACTGACATGTACACCAACGTTGCAAAACAGATTTACTTGTCTGCTACTCCTTTCACTGGTAACGACTACGTTACGAAGATGATCGACTTGATGCTCCCTCCAGAGACATGTTGCCGATTGCCTGACTACGATTCGTATATCAACGTGGTTGGTGTGCTGTATAGCGAACCACAAATCCAATCGCGTGATTACCTGACTCCGTTTAAGAACACGTATAACCATGCGCGTTACGAAACGCAGATGATGAAATCGAAGAAACGTCTGGAGTTGTATAACCAGATGGTCGGTAAGATTATCTACGGGCAGTACATTGCCGATCGGATTCAAGAGCAGAAAGCTCTGGTGTTGTGTGCGACTACAGCATTCATCGATCAGCTTGTAAAGTTCTTGAAGGTTAAATACCCTGATCTCCAGATCAACGAACATATTGCAGGATCGCCATACGCTCGATTGATGTTGAATGACATTACCGTGTCGACTATTAAGTCTTCGGGTACTGGTGTTGACATCCCTAACTTGCGTGAGGTATTCTTGCTACAGGCTACAGACTCTAAGAAGGATAACATCCAAATCTTGGGTCGGTTACGTAAGTTGAAACTGTTTCCTGATGTAACGCCACGATTGACGTACCTCGTGTGCCAACACATTCCGCAGCACTGTAAGTATGCCCGTAATAAGAAAGACCATTTCATGGGTAAAGCCTTGAACATGGTAATGAGAAAGATCTCTTAATTGGCTACCCTTCGGGGTAGCTTTATTTCGCTAGGAGGCAATATGAAATACGCAATGGCTGTGTGGATCATTGCAACAATCATCACGGTACTGGCTGTATGGTATCGCGATCATAAGTACCCAACACTGATCCCATATCTGTCTTGGAAGAACTCATGGCCACATCAAGTTGCTTTGGTATCGTTCTTCATTACAATCACTGGGTTAGTCGTAATGCTCTGGTTGTACTTTAAGGATCAGTTCTAATGAATGTGATTTAAACTTTCCTGGGGACTATATTACTTTTGTGAATATAGCCCTCAGTTAAGGAGATAGACATGTGGGTCGCCCTGATTCTTCCTATTCTTGCAGTATTGGTTGGTGGTGTAATGACACTCGCCAGTGCTGGTAACTCTCGTTCTGGTGCAGCTGCATCGCTTAAACTCTTCGCTGGTGGTGCAATGGTACTGCTGGCTGGTTATGCTTTCATTACTTTGATTTCGAAATTAACCTAAGGATTACGCATGTTGATTTTGCTTGGCTTGGTCATGGCTGTTGCTGCAACCTATGGCTTGTTCCAATATCTGCAGGGGTACTTCGTAAACCGTTTACCTAAGTGGTTTGATGGAGTACCTTTTATACTCGTATTACTTGCAGTAATGTTGGTCGGCTTATGGCTTGCAATGACCGAGGCGTTACCTCCACCTAAATGGCTCAACGAGCCCCCAGTACAAAAGGAGAACAGCTGTGGACGATTACCTGTCAGTAGTTAGATACTTCTTTGGTATGGGTGGCATGTTGCTGCTCATTATCGCTGCTTTGATGTTGTGCTTTGTAATGCATGCAAGGCACTACAATACAGCAGATCGGTGGTATGAACCAATTGCAATGGTTTACATTGGTACGATGTTGGGACTAGCGGTTTTGTTCATAGGCTTCCCAACACTCTGCTTCATTCGTTCAACGCTCGTTTGCTATCGGGTAATGTAATGCTACTGAATATCGCAACCTTCATTCTTACTGTGTTGTTGGTTGGTTCCCCTCCAGGACTCGCGTGGCTGGTCTTTAAAGATCAACGTGAGCCAGAGTGGTGCACTAAGTGGCGAAAGCCTCTGATGATCACTATACTCGGTCTGATGGCTACTATCATCATCTCTTTGGGTATAGTGCTCTACGAAATCACTCAGATACAAGAAAGACTGAATGATGACATCCGAGAAATCCAATCCACTATGCAGCAGCAATAAACGACATAAAGCCTCTCCTTGCGGAGAGGCGCTATGCTGTATTTTTTTTACTTCGGTTGGCGCTGCATGTCACGGAGTTCTCTTTCCATGTCACGCTTGATCCGACCTTGGTCATCTACCTTGCGCATCATATCCGTTTCACCAATCTCTAAGATAAACATGGCTTCGTCATACGGCAGTTCCATGAACTCGTTATATGACATGCCCCATTGTTCTTTGATATTGTATCGGATGTATTTCCGCATCATGGAACGAACTGCACCACCTTCGACTGTATCTTCCTTATCGAACATACGCACAACGTCCAGAGGATGTCGGGTGTGGTGGTCAGGACGAATGGTGTAGTCGTCTAGGTAGGCTTCTCGCAGCATGATCTCTGCAGTTGATGGTCTTACGGCACCCATCTCGGCATAAAGCTTATCTAAGTGGCCCCCACGAGGACGACGCTTACCGAACGAGTAGTTCGTTACGTGTCCCTGTGGGTCCATTAGATCGACTGACAGGCGTGTCATCTGTGGGTCTTTGTTGCTATGACCTACTGGTTGACTTTCTGGCCCGCCAAGGTAAAAAATGTCGATACTACGTCGAGAGGAATCAAGTGCGCGAAACGTTCATGGAACTTCTCGGCCATTGGACTATCACATGCAGTGCAGTTCCACGAAGGGATAGCTACCATGCACAGAATAGTGTCATCGATGAATTGCAGTACGGCTGCTTCGAAAGCAGAGGCGTACTTCTTATCCGACATTACGTTGGACAAATATTCGTCGATAACTTCTTCGTCTTCAGTCAACAGCTCTTCAGCTGAATGTTCATCTTCACGCTGATAGATTGCGTCTACCCAATGTGAATACTGACGTGCGCCAGTGATGGCACCCAGACGATCGATGTAAGCGTTACGGTTAGCATCACCTGGTGCTTCGTTGAATGCACTGTGCGAAGCTTCTACTACGCCGTCAATCCACCGGTTTCCAGAATCCCGTCTTTCAGCAACCGAAGGTACACGCAGACGAATGCCAATATCATCAAACCACTTGATAGGCTTTCGACCCAGAGTGGTGTCTTGTGCATATTGATCGAGCTCCTCTGCCCGTAGTTGACGACTGAAGCGTGAATGCAACAGATCCTTTTGACGATCTACCAATTGCGTTACGTCGAACCAGGTCAGCGAGAACATGTCCAGCTTAGCTTCTTCTACGTGGTTGCACTTGGATGGATCAGCAATGCAGGTATGGCGATAGTTGAACCCACCAGGGAACATTGTCGAAGCCAAAGCGTGATGCAGGATAGGTTCATCCAATGCACTCAGACGATGCTCGATATCACCAGGAGTGGTAGCATGCATGTTCGTGTGAGTGATGCACTGCAGAGCCAGGTCTGTCAACGCGTTGTTGTATACAGCAATCCGGTTAGAGAAACCTTGACCTTTGGTAGCACGACCCAAACGTACTGCGATGTTCTGCAGACGTTGAATCATGTTTGCTACTTCCGTGTTAGTCGGAGTACGTAGCCGAATCCAGATACCCGTGTGAGGCATAGGGAATTCGTGAGTAGCACCCATACCCGATTTACGAGTAAGGTAAGCCAACAGATCAGACTTAGCTGGTTTATCAGACAGTTTGATCTTAGGACGGGATGGACCGATCTTACGACCGTTGTGTTCAAAGAACTGAACCCAATCAGAACCTTCACGATACGTAGCACGACGCGGTGTAGCGTTCATGTCGACGTGTTCGATTGCGTTCTGCAGGGTTTCCAACCATTCCAGGTCTCGTTGCTCTGTGGTGATCTCACCGCCTTCTACGTCAGAGAAGAAACGTTGGTGTACTTCCAGGATCTTTTCAAAGGTCTCTGGGTTTTCACGCATGAATGAAATCACTGCAGCTGCAGCAGGAATCTTTTCCGAGTCTACCGGACGACCGATAGTGAAGTTGACCTTCTTCTGATTCGGAGTGAAAGGCACAGGTTTGTCTTCTTCCGAAGTTTCCTGATACTCTTCATCTTCAGCAGCCAGTTTCTCAACCATCTGGTGGAAGTTAAGATCTTTGGTAGGACCAGCTTCCAGTGGTGCATCGGAAGCTACCATTTCGGTAGCCCCCATTGCTGGTTCTGGTTCATCAGCAACTTCATAAGTCGGTGCTGGAAGAGACTGTTCGAAATGCACAGCTAGTGCAGGATCAATCTCTTGGTATTCGTCATCATCTTGAATGTTGTGATTCATTACTTAGGCTCCGATTCCTCCAGGCTTTTCTCGAGGGCTGCAAACAGAACGTCTGCGCCAACTCCAGCAGCTTCCAGGAGAGACATTTGTTTCATCAGCTCTGGGCCGACTTTGGTTTCCATTTGAGTTTGTAGATTGCTGTAACCACTAGCAAGCTCAACGACCAACATGTGATCGTCAGCATGCACTGTGCCTTCTTTGCCTTCATGTTGTTTAGACAGGGCAACCAGAGCACCAGACATGGTTGCGAGATCTTCTTTCAAAGCTGTGAAGTCTTTGTCGAATGCCTCGAAATGTTCACCCATCTTTTCTTTTACCAGTTCGATCTCAGCGATCACTGGGTATACGAACAGTTGGGTGGTTTGCAGCAATTCACTGGTGATCAGAAACAGTTGTTTCAGGATATCCCAGCCTTTTGCTTGCAGCAGTTTGTCTGCTACAGAGGATTGAACTGCAACAGCCATTTCACGAGACATCTCAGGAGCGACGTTGTCTTCTGCACCATGTACAACTTGAACAGTATTGCCTTCACGGGTAACGCTGCGTGCTTCGGCAATTACTTCAGCCAGTTGGAGAGTGGAGGCCAGAGCAGTAGTGGTTTTGGTTGGGAGATTCATGTTGGTTCCTTGTGTGCAAATTTGCGGATTGTTAACATAGTATCACCCTCTCAGTAATTTACCACAGAGTAAAGTTTGACTTATAACGCAACAGTATGTTACTAAAATCAAAGGAAGAGGGCTTTTTAATGCAATTCATTATAGACAGTGTATTAACTCCACTGATCACAGAAGAGCGAAAGGAGGTAATCCTGAGCTGTGTAGCGTCATTGGAGTCACTGGACTACCAGGCTGCACTGGATGAGCTCCACCAAGTTGTAGAGATGTCAGATGGTACTGTGGACAACCACATGTTGGTATCTCGTATTGATGACGTGATCTGGAATGCACATGAGACTATCTTCAAAACTCATGAAGTACAAGTCTCAGCAGAAGCAAGTCAAGAAGTCCGTCAATCGATCGTAGAAGTATTATCTAACTTCGACAAGTATGTAATTCCGGATCAACTGTTACTGTTGTTCGAAGGTGCATTCATGCCCGAAGAGATCTTAGCCCATATGTGCCAGCTCTTTACAGAAGTAAAGACTGATGAAGCATGGCCAGAGATCAAAGGCGTATCACCACGCCTGTTAGCTACCATGAAAGAAGAGATCGAACGTCAAGTTCGTTATCGTGGATTGCAAGATGCAGACCCGACTCCACTACGTCGTGTTAAGATGGTGAACGACTACATCCGTACATTCGGTGCAGAAACATTCTCTATGCTGTTAGACCTATCTCAGAATGGGGTACGGATTGGTACACGAGAGATTGGCCCGTTGCTACAACAATCGTTGGAAGCATTGGATCGCAAAGAACCAGAACACGCTGCATTGGAACTGTTCGGTTTGGTATTGCTGTCCGATACTCCAATCGAAGAGATTCCTCGTAAGGTCCGAGATCTGATCGGAGACTTTACTGACAACAACATAGACAACTCCCGGATGCTTGAAACTATCAAGCCTTTGGTAGTTCTACTCGATGAGTACAAAGAAGATGCAAATTCGTGAGTACTTTCTAAAGGGCCTGGAACATGGCCTTCACAAGAAACGACAATGGATGAACTGTTTGTTCTCCGTGGTGTATAACCTAAATGACTACGAGCAGCACTACGACTATCGTTTATATAAGGACGAGCAAGGACTATTCTTTTTCGTACCTGGTTCTGGCAATCAGAAGGAATACATTGAAGGCTATCAAGAAGATGTGGCATTGCTGCACTTCCGCGATGAGTTCATCCTTCAGCCTGGTGAAATCCTAAACTACAAAGGCGATAAGCCGGTACGGACTTGCTACGGCAACATGTTCGTTAACCACCTTTGTTTGGTATTACCGTTCGGAGATATCTTTGATTTCCAAGTTGGGTTGTTTGACCTAGGGCGATTGGAAACTGAGATCCTCAAACGAATGATCGATGATCCACCCGACAACGATGATCCGAATCTGAAAGCACCTGATGGTAAGTTGTACGTCCGTCAGTACTTGATGTTTGCTGAACACATCCTCACGATCCCTGCTTACTCTGATGGTATCGTAACAGCTACCACCAAGAAGTCTTTGATGGCTTCTCCAGATCGAAACAAAGTTCGGGATAAGTGGATTGCGGATAACCCGGATCGACTAACTGACCCGGCTGCAGTGGCAGAACTATCGAACGTACTGAAGAAACTCGATGATGAATACCTGGAAGGGGACGAATCAGAACAGTTCTATAAGTCGAAGAAGAAACTGGAAGGTGCTCGTAAGAAAGTACACTACATGTTCGGTGGTGAGTCTGCGTTCTCTGACGGTACGAAAGTAGAGCTGATTGCCAAGTCCCTGGAAGAAGGGATTGACATGGATAAGCTTCCGGTCATGTTTAACTCCCTACGAGCTGGTTCTTATAACCGGGGTAAACAAACTGCTCTCGGTGGTGAATCGACTAAAACGATTTATCGGATGGTTGGTACTGCTCGAATTGTCGAACACGATTGTGGTTCGCATATCGGTATCCCAACGATCCTGTATCCATTCGTTGCTAAAGACCTGGTCGGTTACGGTATGGTTAAGAATGGCAAGACTACGATCCTGACAGCAGAGATCCTACAGTCATTGATTGGTCAAACAATCGAAGTCCGTGGACCAATGTCATGTAAGACTGGTCGGGATGTTGACAAAGGTATTCTGGGTAAAGGTAAGAACATCTGTGCTGTGTGTGCTGGTACTTCCCTGGCAGAAAACCCTAACGGTATTCCTGCGGCAGCTGCCGGTGTAGGTGGTCGCTTCCTTTCGTTGTTCTTGGCAAAGATGCACGCCACGGTACTGCGAACAGTAGAGTGGGACATGCGTACACGTATCACTTGATTCGATCAAACTTCAAAACTATATTACAGGGATATAACAGTCCCTGTATTATGCCGTCTGGAGGTGATATGTCAATAAAGCCTGTACCTGGTGTATTTCACTTACGCCATATTGCTAGTGGGCAAGTCTATTCCGGTAAGACCAATAACTTTCAGAAGCAACAAGACTGGCACTATGCGTTGTTATGTGAACGATTGCATAAGTCCCGTCGTTGCCAAGAGCTTTATAATCTTACTGATGATCCTAAAGACTTTGCTTTTGATATAGAAGTCACGCAAGACTTAATGCAAGCGCAACATGTTCTATTGTTAAGAATCAGGGACGCCCGAAAACAGCAGCTATCTTTAAATGAAATGCACTCTTCATTGATACGGAACTCTGGTGTATTTCGAATTAAGTTTGCTGATGGGTTTGTGTTTCTCTGGCGTTCGCAAGATATTCACAAAGCAATTACCATAGCTGAGTGGAAGCTCGGGTTAGGCCGTCATCCGAATGTCTACTTACAGCAAGTCTGGGAACATAACCACGGGGAATATACTTTCCGATTACTCAAGGGTACTTATGATGAAGCGTATCAGCGATACTGTAGATACCCTAAGTTTCTGAATGTAATGTGGGAACGACATCAAACACCAGACTGTCAAGATGCTTTGATGGGATGTCAACCAATGAACCCATTAGCTAGACCAGTAGTCATTGATGGGATCGTGTATGGATCTATCATAGTAGCGGGGATCATTACACAGATACCATTCAAAGTACTGTATCGACGACTACGTAAGGATTCCAAAATTGGAATTCATTATCTGTGACGGAGCCTTCGGGCTCCTCACCCCTTATTTTTTTTTTCTTTATTACTTGAGTCCCTTATGTTTTGAACTATAGCTAACAAGGATTTCTAATGTCTAAGCGCAAATCATTCCGTCAAGCTGATGGATCTATTCCAGTACAACCAATGGCTCCAACTGCAATCCCTCTTCAAACGGACCTGAACACAGATGCTGTTAAAGAGATCATGGAAACAACCTGGACAGCTGATGGACCAAGTGAAGTAAACCTAGCATTGACATGGTTCATGCAGGGCGACCAAGACCTAGTGGACCGTTGGTTCCGATATGTGAACGACAATCCTGAGGGATACGTTTACGACAGCTTTACCAAAACAGAACTTTCCATCACTGGTGCAGACTTTACCGGCCAAGATATCGAAGATGCCGTAGACCTGATCATCAATCAATACCGTGCCCACAAGGCCAATGAAGAAGTAGAACAAATGAACGAAGCGGACGTAAAAGATGAAAGCATTGAAACCAGCAGCGATGACATCGTCGCAGTGGAACAAGCCGCTGATCTCAGCGCTACGGAACAGGCAAATGAATTTGACTACGCTGCTTTCCGGGCTAGTCACGGAATCCCCGACAGCTGGAATGACGAACACATCGACCAGTGGATCGCCGGTGGTGGAAACCTCATCGAACATACTGAACGGGGTTCCATCGTCAATGACGTAACCCGTAAAGAACGTGACATCGCTACCTGGGGTGTTGATGAAATCCTGGATGGCTTCAATGGTTTCCTGGTAGACATTGGTGAGAACCAATACGGTGCCCTGGCAAAAGCTTATCGTCAACTGGTATCCGTAGATGCGGCTTGGTCCGTACGTGACCTGATCGACTTCTTGACCCAAGGTCTGGAACCACCAAAGACTTCGAACGGTGCATGGCGTAATGACGTAACCCGTGCTCGTCGTCCTGCCAATGAGTGGACTACTCAAGAACTGGTTGCTTGGGCTCTGGGCGAGATCCGTGCTGTCGGTGAAACCAATGATCAGAAAGTCGCTACTGAAATGAACAAGCGTCTGGATCTGTGTGCACAATCTAACCGTGCGGATGATGTCATTCGTGCTTACAAGAAAATGCAGAGCAATTCTGTGAAAGTAGTTGGTGTACAACCTACTGCTGCAACTCCTGAACCGACGATCGCTGAGCCGGTCGTGCAAACAGAAACTGTAATCCCACAAGGGCTGACTGCAATGAATGCCGCATATCTGCGAACCCAAACTGAACGTTACCTGAAAGCATGTGCGCCTGGCGTAGCTATTACTGCTGAGATCGGTGCCAAAGAACAACGCGAACTTGACAACCTGTTCCGTTACATCCTGAAACTCGAAGACCCAGCTGGCTTCGGTTCTGCAATGACTTACTTCCGTGACTTCTACAAGAAGCATCGTGATGGTTTGTTCGAACCTACCTACGCTGGTCGTTTTACTGGTACCCTGCGTACCGAAGGTGATCTGCAAGAAACCCACATTAACCTGCTGGCGATCTTCCACGTCTACACCGATCCAGACAAAGCTGCGCGTAAGCAAGTGGACCTTCCATTCCTGCTGCGTAAGTTCCCATCCAACCGTCAAGGCTGGCTGCTGGAATTCTTCCAACGCTACTGCTAATCCTAGGGCCTACCTTCGGGTAGGCTTTATGACGTAATTATGTGTAAGAAACAAATAACACCTGGTGACCGCTAGCCAAATGGCTGCAAGGAAGTACACCTCTTAATAGCGGAGAATAAAATGTTTGAATTAATGATGACCACGCGATTCGGACCAGGGTGGGTACCCCCGACGGTGTTAGACAATACCGTGTTTAAAGGCTGGGTGAGTAACGCCCAGTTCATTAGTCCAGATGAACTTGAAGCACAAATTGGACTAGTGACTACAGGAACAACTTCTCTTAACCGAGATGCAGGCTGGCTACATTACAACAAAACAGATGGCACGGACATTTACATTTATCGTAAGTGTTGCCGAGCTAATATTCTGTGGTCTACTGTTGAGAATGCGCAGAAAGATAAGGAAATCACCATTGGTGGCGAAGTCTATGTACCAGGCTGGATAAGTTCATTGAAACCACGTACGGCATTTGGTGAAGCCAACGCTGGTGGTGAATGGAACGAGTTGATCTACCCGATCTACACGGGCGATGGTCGTGCTGAGAAATTCCCGACTGCCCCACAATGGGCGATGTACACTGTCACTGACTTAGGTCTTGGGCCAACGCGAATGGAGTCATCTCCTGGCGCACAAACACTGTGCCTAGAAGGCGATGCCAGTAACCAACATGCTACACGTGGATATTCGTCTGCAGGTAATGCTAACGTAGTTGGATGTTGGTTTCAATATGCCGCAGAGACCGCTAACCACTACGGCTGGCGCCCTGTATTACGACGGAAGTCAACTATCCCAGAAGCACCAGTAACGCCATTCCGTGGTGAGATCGCACAATCTAACCTTATTACTTTTGCTGATCTACAAACTGCAGTCGGTGCAACAATCGGTACGCAGAATGGTTCACCACCATGGATGATGATTGTTGAGAACGGTAAGACTTATTATTTCCCTAAAGTTCCTCTCTCCATCTCAATGACACGTGAACAATTGAACGCAGCCGGTGTTGTTGATGGCAGTAAGCTAATCACCTTCGGTGGTAAGCAATATAAAGTTCGATTGATGACTGGTCGTGATACTGCTGTAAGTAGCACCGCCGGTGGCGAATGGATAAGATGGATGACCAACTTGACCGATGGTACATGGGCGAGCTATTCATCGGCTGACCTGGGTGGACCTTACCCAATGAACGGTGGTATGACGCATGTCTGGGATAAGCATGGCGATGGAAACTGGGCACTCTGTGGTTACCCTGGAATGATGGGCGCATGGTATCAGATCGTCGCTGCAGGTGCAGACCCAGCTTACGGCTGGCGTCCAGTGCTGGAGTTGATTGATGTACCACCAGCTTATGTAGATACATGGGAAAACCAAGGTACAATGCCAATGCAACGTTCTCGTTGGGCTGGTGCTGAGATCGATGGATTGGTTTACCTACATGGTGGTTATAACGAATCAACTGTACAACAAGGTACATTGCATGTATTCGATCCAGTAGCTAAAACGTTCACTGCTAAAGCATCCACTTCTGCAAGATCATTCCACGACGCAGTTGTCATCGGTGGTAAGATGTACGTCTTCGGTGGCTTGGATGGTGGTTCGCTTTATTTGAACAGTGTTCAGGTGTATGATCCGGTTGCGAATACTTGGTCCACACTGACGCAGACCGGTGGTACATTGACTGCTCGTGCTCGCCACAAAATGGTGAAGGATGGTACTGGCTTCTTGATCATCGGTGGTTTGACTACAGGTGGTACAGCGGTTACTGCAATTCAACGCATTGATACCATCACTGGTGCGGTCACGACTGTATCTGGGTCAGTAGCCGGTTCTATCTACGGCTTGGCAGAAAATGGATATGGCAAAATCTATTACTCTGGTGGTTACGTTGGTGCAGCAAGTGCAGCAATGACGGAGCTAACCCTAGCAACTGGCGCAAGTCTTGCACGTGCACCAATGTCTAGTGCCCGATACAGTCATTCGAGCTTCTATGCGAAGCTAGGCGTGTATCTGATCGGTGGTAATACCGCTACTCCAGCAGATGCGACGAAAGTTGTTCGGTACAGACCAGAAACAAACCTGTACGAAACACTTGGCACAATTCCATACACTGTCGGTGAGAACCCAGCAACTGTTAAAGTTGGTGAATCGTTCTACATCTTCGGTGGTAATGGTGCCGCAGGCGCTCAAGCTTGGAAGTACAACCCATAACGGCATAAAGCCTTCCCCTAGGGGAAGGCTAATATGTTGTCTCAGTACTTTACCGACATATCCAAGATGTTTTTCTTCAGGGTCTCACAATAGATGTCAACGTAATAAACATCGACGTCTACTGTAATTTCCATACGTCCATGTAAGCATGGAGCATGTAATGTAATCATGCCATTAGTCTGTAAAGACATCTCGCATTCACGGTTGTACAGTTTATAGCTGTTATACAACTCCTTTGCTTTCTCTCTGGAATGATGGACAACAGCGCAAGCACTATGTCCATCCCAACCAACATAAGAAGCAAAGTCTAACAGGTCTCCAAACGTCATATCAAAATCTTTCATTTAGTAACTCACACAACGCACGTGCTTGAGAAATATCAGTGTTAGCAAACTTATCTGACAATGTGTAGTCCATCAATGCACAAGCTTCTGAGAGCTCACGCATGAGGTCTGGGTTTAGATCCGCCCAGATGGTCCATAGCTTCTTGTATTCGCCCCAGGAGTCAATAGACTTGTCCACAGGGGGCTTTCCTTTACCTAACCGCCAATCACTGGAGCCAGGAGCTATTCCTTTAACGTCACATTGGTAATGAGCCTCGATGGTGCGTCCATCAGGCATGAGGGCGAACATCGCAGAGAATCGTTTGTCTCCCTGCGATGAGCATTCATACCCATCATGCCGCTTCCACTGATACGTCCTTCTTTTCAACAGGTACCGCAGCTACAGCTTGATCCAACGTAGGTTCAGCCATGCCGATGTGTTCCATGAACGCCAACAACACAGTATCCAAACGAGGAGCAGACATCAGCTTCTGTGTGATCTCTACCGAGTTCACCCGACCAGCCGTTAAGTTAACCCCCGCTTCACGACGCCATAGTTCCGACACACCTTGAATTGCAGAGAATTCCATTACCGTGGTTTCACGGGCAATGTTCAGAATCTGCGATACGTTAGGATAAGTCGATACAATGTCTAAGTCAGCTACGTGAACATAAATCAGCGTGTGATAGTTCGGTAAGTCCTTGACACAACGAATACCATGCTGGCCCGCCATATACGAAGGCAACGTAACAATCCAGTCACGGTGCGATACGACATACTGATCGAGTTCATGAACCATCTGATCCGAAGACGAACCGATTACTTGACCGCGCTTCAAATACCAGAAGTGCATGTCGTCAACCAGACGCTTAGGGTTAGACGAGAAGTTCTTATAGTCAGAAGACTTAGAGAACAAAGTAATCGAACGTGCTAGGTCATTGATCTTCTCATCGAGTTGTTCCAGACGCATGCTGTCGATGATGTTGTATAGACCGTATTTGATCTTGTGCTTCGTTTGCATCTCACGGTGCCATTCGATACCGTTGAGGTTAGCGACTGCTTCGAAGTCCAACTTACCGAAGTCTACTTTCAGACAAACCGTATCACCGACCTTGGCATTATCCAAGTTGTGAACTGACACTTCGTTAATGAACCAATGCGGAAACGAACCTGGAGTTTCATTCAGCCTCTTCTCGCACTTCTTCAAGAACTTCAACAGATCATCAGGACCCTTGAGCTCGGTCTCTTCATTCACACTGAGTTCTTTACCCAGAATGTAGTTCAGAGCATAAGAAGGTTCCTTACCCTTCGCCAGACGCGTTACACGATACGTTGACATCGAGTCGATACATTGGAACGTAGCCGGAGCTGTAATCCAGTGCCACTGATCCTGAGGACCACGAGACTTCGAAACACCCGAAGCTGTAGTCATCATTGCCGAGTCTTTCTTGAAATGGAAATGACGATAATTCGCTGGCACCGAAGCATCCGAGAATACATCTTTCGGATCAATGCCATAGTCATCGAGAGTCTTCAGGATTCGAGTCATGTCGAACTCGATGTTCCAGAAAGCAAAGAAGTCTGGTTTCCATTCATGCAAACGCTTGAAGCATTGGATCACGATATCAGCTGGAGTCTTAACAACTTCAACTTCAATCTTCAAATTACGACCGTGCATCAAAGCCTTCAGCTCTGGCAACGATTCCATCTCACGATAAGTCTCACCTACCGGATCTTTGATGTCGTGAACCCAATCACCGAGATACGCCAGATACACGTTCTCTTTATGCGTTACGGACATACAGATGATCTGACCGTCTTTGTCAGATTCATATACGTTTGTTTCGATGTCACCACCAGCTACCGTGTTCCGTGAGATCAGACCAGGATAACGAGATTGGTAATCGTTCTTCAAGCAGCAAGTCGAGCTGACGTCAGAGCCGTACAGATATGGACTACGTGCCAAGTTACGGAGACGCGGGTTAGGACCTTGTGAATAGTCACCCAGAGTCTTAGCGATGCTGCGTGCGAGATTTACCTGAGTTGCTTTGTACTTCTGCAGATTCTCAAGGACCTCATAATCTTTTTTCTCGGTGTGGTTACGACGACCTTTCTGCGTAATGTAGTAGCTACGCTCATAGTCCTCCCACTTCACCAGACGGCTAACAGTTTTGCCGCCCTTTAAATGCAATACTTCTTTTACAAAGTGAGCATCATGCTGTTTACCGAATTGATCTGGGACGTACGTGATATGCTTTGCTTCACGACCGATTACGTCCTCTGGACTAAATTCAATAGTCGACATTAGACACTCCTTTTAAGATGGGTTGAACACGTAGGATTAGGAACGTCAGTATTTCTCCAAAGCCTTATCTTTATGATTAATCAGCTAACCATGGGAAGCATGTCATGCTACAACAATTCACCGTTTCCAATGAGGTCATCTCTGTTGATGTATCTCGTGATCTGGGCAAACTAGTCCAGGGACAAGTCGCGAAAATGCGCAAGTCATATGAGATCAGTGGTACGGTCTCTGAAGATACACTGAAAGGCCTCAGTGATATCGTTAAGATGACCGGTCTTAATGTGGAATTCATTTCTACTCCAGGGGATCACCCTGATGCGTGGATGATGACTTTCCAATACTGGGGCCACCAAGGTACCACGTGGTCTAAGTACATCCCTACCGAAAAGATCACTTCTAAAGATGGTCTGAAATACGTTACCAAAGTTGACCTGAAGAACCTGACAGCTAAAGGTCCGATGGTTGATGAACTCAAGTTCAAGTCGAACTGTTCTCAAGCTTTCTTTGTTCCTGCCAACGGTTATACCGATGAAGAAATCACTGGTATCATCCTGCATGAATGTGGTCATGCCTTTAACCTGTTCGTAACACTGGGTGATTACATCTTCCTCAACTACGCGTTGACTGATGGTATCGATGTTGCCCTGGGTAATAAACGAAACGAATACAACCTGGAAGTTCTCGACCATACTTGGCTTGAGAAGAACATCCCAGCTGACCAACGTGAAGAGTTCGTTAACAGTCCTTCGCCTGATAAAGTCCGTCGTGCTATTTTGTCCACGTACAAGAAAGCCCCACGCCACTATCTGTTCGATAACCCTACCTCGGCTCACAAACGTGAAGAGCAAATGGCTGACCTGTTCGCTACCCGTTTGGGTTATGGTCGTCATGTAGCTACTGGGCTGCATCGGATGTATAAAGCTTACGGCTTTGAGACCGATCAGCGTCCAACGTTCCTGGGTAACTTGCTCCGTATGGCAGCCGCTCTGGTATTCCTACCATTCACTATTCTGTGGTTGCTGACCGTTAGCGGCGACAATGACTGGAACTTCGCTGGTCGTTATGATGATCCGAAAGAACGCGTTCTGAAGATTCGTATGGATCTGATCAACCAACTCAAGACGATCAAAGACCGTACACTGATCAGCCCTATTCAAGCTGACATCGATATTCTCGACGAGCTGCTGAAAGAATACCACACTGGTCGTAACCTTTACGATTACATGGCTGAACTAGCATCGCCGAAACTCCGTCGTGAGAAACGTTTGCTTACCCACGAGGAAAACCTCGAAGCCCTACTCAACAACTCTCTGTTCGTTGAAGCCCACCGATTCAAAGCCTAAGGTAAAAGAAAATGAGAACTGGTTTCCTTATCGCGCGCATCATGAAAGAACTGAGCGCACCATCCAACAACGATCGTCTGGCACGTGCTATGTTCGTTGCTAACGCCGTTGGCTTCCATGTACCTCTGATGCTGGAAAAGACCGCATCCGAGTGTGCTGATGCCCACATGAAATTCTTCCGTGACATTTGTGGTTCGGTTAACGAGAACATTGCTCTCGATACCAAGAAAGCCCAAGACGTGTTCCGTGAAATCATCCGTATCCGTTTCGAACTGGTACAGGGTGTAATCGATCCTCAGATCGTTCAAGCTGCTCTGTGCTCTTCTACTATGGAAGATGGTTTGACTCGTCAAGAGTTCGCCATGTCTGAGTGGCTAGCATCTCGCCCTGACTTCATTCGTTGCCAACTCGAAATCGCTGACGTACTGAAACAGTCTACCGCTGAGAGTTGATGATGGCTGATCCAAACGGAATCCCTCGCATTACTAAAGCACATGTCGAGGGACTGATCGTTGATGAGCATGTGCGATACATCAGTGAAACACGTACGACGATTTGTTCCGTCCGTTTGATTAACGAGCAGACCATTACCGAATCTGCCACTTGTGGCGCAGACCAACAATTCGACCCGATCAAGGGTCGATCTGTGGCCCGTCGTAAAGTGTTGAAAGAAATCATCAAATACGAGCACTACTTACAGCGGCAGCGTATCTACGAAGCCAAGAAGGAAAAAGAAAATGGATCAAGAACTTGAGCCACAACTGAATGAACAGCCTACAACTCCGCCAGATGTGGAAGTCTCTCCTGATCTGTTGGAAAGCCCTATTGACTACCCTATCGATAACCAAGCCGAGATGGTAGCTCTGGTAGAAGAACCAGCTCCACAGACCGTTGACGTGATCGAAGGTACTGCAAGTCTGGACACACTGCAAGACGAACTGCTGGTAGCCGTAGAGGGCATTAACGATCTATTGGATCTACATGCCACGATCAAAGCTAAAGGCGTTAGCTCTCATGACATGTCTGGATTGAAAGCTATTCAGAAACGCATGCTCGATAACAACATTGCTCTGCCACAAACAGGTCTGGAAGAGTTCGAAGGTTTCTATACCCCAGAACGTTCTTTGCTGAACCAACGTCCTAGCCTAGAGAACATCGGTAAGGTAATTATCGAAACAGTCAAAGCTTGGATTCGCAAGCTGATCGAAATCGTGATGCAGGGTTATCGTTGGGTTAAGGGTCTAAAGCAAAAGCACGTTGTGTTGGATGCTCAACTGGTGAAAGCCCGTGATGTACTGATTGAAGTTCGTAAGATCTACATCAAGATGAAAACCCTCAATGGGGTAATGGGTGCAGAAGCGGCTAAGACTCTGAACGAACTCAGTGAATCGGCGTTGATTGCTTCTAAGCTGGATCGTAACCGAGTAACACTATACGGCTTCTCTCAGGAAACAGCTACCAAGTCTGTCAAAGCTCTTTATACTGAAGCACTGTCTACCGCTGAAGCTACGGCTGGTCGTGTAAACGTTCTGGCTATGTTGCTGGATAGCAAAGAGATTCCATCCGATGATGCTTCTGATGCCGCCCGTGATCTGGCTGCTGTAGCACAGACCGTTGATGAACTGACTGTGTTCTCTGACGATGATGAATTCCTGCTGAAAGAACTGGGTGCAGACTTCTGGGATAAAGTAGAAGGCTTCCGTAAAGTACAAGTGATCGACTTTGATCAACTCGTTAAACACTACGGCTCTGCTGCTGATGCTCTTGGGCGTATTCGCTCTATCAAGCTCGAAGATGAACACCAAGCTGAACGTGCTCAAGTCGTAATTGATTCGATCACCAAAGCAGTAGATCATCTGAACAAGATTGTTGGTTTCTTCAACCGTGCTGCTCAGGCACAGATTGCTGCAGCTAAGACTTATCGCGAGTACTACTCCAGTGCTATCGAAATTCTGATGCTGGACTTCAAGTCGAAGAACCCAGCTTCTCAGACTGTGAAAGAGATGAAGAATCTTATTGCAGAACTGCAAAAGCTGAAATGACATAAACGGCTTCCCCTAGGGGAAGCCAATATGCCGTGTTAGTCTTCAACAACTTCGTGCGGTAGGAAGTTAACAGTTACGTCATCTTCAATCGTCAACAGTTGGTTAGCCAGTACCACCATTTTCTTACGGATAGACAACCGTACAGCATCGTCTTCAACCGTGAGGATCGGATAGTTCTCATCACCACCCAGCCCACTGACTTCGTTAGCCAATACATCATCACCAGAAGTAACACCCAGTTGCGAAACGATATCGGAACGGGATACAGTCTTCATGGAGATCTTGTCATCCAGCACTTGCTTATCGTTGTCGATGAGCGAAGGACGGATAGTCGAGTTGGTATAAGCAGCAGGCTTGAGCCAATGAGTAATCGCGAACGATTGATCGATCGTGATAGTTGCACGCTGTCCATCCCGCACGCTAACGGTTGTATCACCGAAGGTTTGAGTTGGGTATACGTACAGCTCAGCTTTCTCCAGCAACCGATCACCAATGTCATCGATATCTGATTTCAACCAGCTTACAAATTCCATAGGGATTTCTTTCTGGTATTCAACAGCCGATGCTTCAGTAGCGAAGTAGAACAAACCATCGATCATCAGGATAGTAACTTCACGCAGCAATTTACGTGGAGCTACCAACACAGGTTTCCCATCAACGATAACTGGATCGTTCTTCAGGTGTAGCCAAGTTTGTTCACCTTGTGCATCGAGTACCGGAGAGTCTTTGGCATGAATCAGATTCATGAGGACTTCACCATTAGGACCGATGTCGATAATGATGTTGCCGTTCTCATCTGTTTCATAGACGTTTTCAGTCCATACCTTAGGAACGTTAGTGGTCCACTTCTGATAGTCTTCTTCGCCCAGCACAGAACGGTTACGACGCCAGATACGAGTCATGTCGTAGCCCAGGGTTACTTCTAGACGTTCACGGGTAACCAGCATCCATTGGTTTGGTAATAGATGCGATTCAACCATGGCATCAATCTCGTTAGGCATGTACCCAGGAGTGATAGCGTTAACAACCAGAATCGAGATATCGAATTCGTTTTCTAGTTTGGTCTTGAAGTTAGTTTGAGCTGACGAGAAGATCGACATGTTTGTAGTGAACAGCTCACCTGTGGAATCCAGGTCGTAGTTGGTCTTGATAGCAAACTCAAATACGCGTTCACCATTCTCCAGTGCGATCTGTGTACCGTTAACCGAAGCGAAGATATCTTCACCGGTAGGGCGATAACCGATCTGACAAGCAACTTGTGACTCATCCAGGTTCTTGAAGTTCTGTGAGGAACTCAAACGAATCCTAACTTTGTAACCATCCTTAACACGTTCGATCTCGTAAGCATCTACTGAAGCTTGCAAGTTAGAAGTGTCGTTCTCACCAACGAATGTTTTCTCGGTGATGATTGGATTGTCCAAGTAGTAAGGACGGAAGTCGAAGTTATCGTCCGTAGCATCCATCACGTAGTGAAATGGCGAATACACGAAACGCGATTCGTTAGCACGACGTGAGATATCTTCAGGATCAGCAGCCAAGATACCAGCTAGTTCACTGTCAGGCACAGCCGTTACTTTACCGTTGGAGAAACGATACAGCATCGATGGCAGGATTGTGATCCGTTCACCGTTGTCGGCTGTGTGAGTAGAAGCAGCAATGGATTCCATGTTGATCCGTAGTTGCGACATTACACAACCAGCACCACTTACAACATCGAGAGACTTCGGAGTACCCAACCGGCGAGAGGCAAGGAACTGTCGATCAGTGATGTTATCGATATTCGATACCAGCGTATAGCCACGTTGATCGAGCTTCGCTTCCAGCTGTACATCAGTGATCGGAATGTCAGCATCGCCCATTGTGTTATCAATAACACGATTGCGAAGGGTAACCAGATCGATGGCATTTGCGCCTCCAGAGACACGGGATACGTTCAGTGCTTGTTTGATACTAAACGTGTTGAGGGGAGACACATAAGTCGTGTCATCGTCGATAGCGTTAAACTTCGCCTGGAACTGCTCAGGACGGAAATCAGCCATGGAGATATCGATGGCACCTAATGTAGTGTAAACGTCTACACGGATCTTACCGGAGGCTTTACCGGTATTGGTATAGATAGTCGGGATCGCTACTTGCAAAGACTGGCCTACTACACGCAGAACGGCCGTTACATTGAGTGGATCATAGACCTGATCAGTGTGAGTCGTTTTGATCTCAACCCAAGGTGAATTGGTACCACCATCATTCAGATACACTCGAGCATAATAGAACTTGTCTTGGAAAGCATACGAGTGTTCGAAAAGAGTTGATGGCGACAGAGCATCGGTGTTCGTTTCAATACGGAACTGACGCACTGGGATCTTTAGACGAACTACTCGGTTACGAGCCATCCGTAGCATGTCCCACGATACTTGGTTAGTCTTCAACGTTTCCACAGGAGATATGTCAGTAGCATCGTAAACGATCTGCAACCCACCATGACGCAACACCCGCAGTTCAATCGGGTATTGCATTGTGAAAGGTGTAACACCACCCAAGAACTGAGTCAGACGAGGGATCACGAGTTTACGTGCACCTTGATCGCCATAAGGAACAGCCTTCTGAATGATCTCTTCATAGCCCAGGTACAGATGGAACTCCGTAGTAGCCGGAGTAGAGAACCGACCCAGGTAATCCACCGAGGACATGTGGTAGTAGACTTCTTCTTGAGTCAAAGCCATCCGCCCGTTCAGCTTACGCATCTGGGCTTCCATCTCAGTGATCGCCATGGATACACCGAGGGTACCGCATTCCATAGAAGCTACGAATGGGATTGTCGCATCAGGGATGTCGTATAGACCACGACCCTGTAGTTGCTGATCGAGTTCCTCCAGAGCAATCTGTTGCATCTGGCTAGGGTTTCGACGAGCGTTATAAATCCGTTCTTTAAATTGACTCATTAGTTTGCCTCAGGAAGCATTTGATTTGGATCTTGGGTAGTTGTCGGAGTAGGAGTCTGTTTGATGTTACCAGCCTTAATAGCTTCGTACTCTTCCTTCGGTACCCACCATTCCAATTCCATGTTGATTGGATTGATACGTGGGTAAGCTCTATAGTTGAAATAGTCTTTCTCCCACGGGTACAGCAAATGCATCGCGCTATCGCGTACATCGTCTTTCATCATCGAGTTAAAGTCTTGTTGCAGATCATTAAACTCGTAGATTAAAATATGATCGTAGGTAGTCACACCGTTACAGCGATATGAAAAGTTCAACTGGCTAGCAATTACTTGTGAACCAGTTTCCGAACCGTCACCCGTAAAGTTAGCGATCTCACCAGTGGGTGCGTTCTCGGGGGTAGCTGCCCCACATGCAAAGATACGTGTAACGTAAGTACGAGTCTGGTCCATAACCAGTCGGTAGATCCGAGTATCGTAATCACGTTCGTTCATCAATACCAATTCTGGGTAAGGCATGGTACGACCTTCTTTACCCAAGCCCTGTGCCAACAACCACATGAAATGCAGCATGGTAATCGGATCACCTTCAATGTTCCGATAGGTTGCCTGGAGCGTGTAAGTCTCGTACTGGTATGGTACGTCATCTACATAAGCCATCGAGTCACGGTAGATACCTGACGTCGTTGTAGACATGTTAATAGTGAAGTCTGGCCAACCGTTCAACGAAATAAGGTTGTTCGACAGCATCGGAATGAATGGCGACAATGGATCATTCAATGATGACTTTAATGCGTTTTCAACTTGTGTAGCAGACCACGGATCTAGTGTTACCCGTGCCCAGCGCTCTAGGCAATCTTTGTCTTCCCGCAACAACATAGACAACCTTCGGTCCACCATGCAGTTATCGTATGATAAATTGAACAGCGGTTTCGTAAAGAACGTATAACCATGGTTCTCAGTGTTCTGAGGAACCGGGGCATTTCGACCTAAGATGTTGATGCCGAACGCCGCGTTGCTCAGTGCGTGGTTGCGAGGAGTACGCCCAATATTTTGTGCAATTTTCTCGATGTAACTATTTACTGACATTTTTAAACTCTCTATTTTCTAAAAGGAAGAGACACATGGTAGCTCCAGTTATCGCTGCTGCAGGTGCAGCCGCTGCGTCAACCGCTGCTCAAGTCGCTGGTCAGGCGCTGATGCAGACTGTATTCAACCTGGCCAAGAACGGCCTGCAAGTTTCTTCGCTTGCCGATCTAACCAAGCCTGCTCGCGTAGAACCTCTGGCTATTATCGACTCAACGTTGGTCGATCAGCCGTACATGGTTCCCCTGCTGAAGCTGGCAACCTCGAACTTCGCAGGATACTACCTGCAAGCCGTAAACATGATTCTGGGTGTAGGTCGAATCGATACCCTGAAGGTATTGGATTCCCTGAACCCTGACCGGTCGCTCGGTTTTGATTACAACCGCATGGCTACTAAGTCTAGTAACGAATGCTACGCCGCAGCTGCATATGACCCAAGTGTCTATGCAAACGGTTTGCCATCACTGGAAAGCTTCTCTCGCCGTATCCGTCCATCTCTACTGTTCGCATCCATGGAATCTGTAGATCCTGCCGGTGAAGCAGGAATGGTTGGTCGTAAGATCGAAGAAGACATTGGTAACTCTGCCATCGGTAAGAAACTGACCGAGGATGGTTGGGGTACAACTGGTGATTCCGCTCGAGATATGTCATCTGGCGATAACAAGATCCACGAAGTAGAAAGCTTGGCTGTTGGTAAACTTCTGAACGTAGAAATTTCGGATGGCGACAAGAAAGCTAAACTTCCAGTACTGATCCGTTTGATCCCGGCAGCCGTTCCACCTCAGTCGATGGTTCATATGTTTAGTGCTGGTGGGCGCGATAGCTGGGCTCAGCGTCTGTTCATGGTACAAACTGGTCAGATCAAATTCTGGCGTGACTTCGTTCTCGGTCAAGATATGATCGATGAACACTTCCGTGCTCTGATGAATGACAAGTCCGGCGTATTCAAGATGATCACTGATCGTCGTCGTAACAACTCTCAGAAAGCTCTGCAGACTGGCCGTGTATCTGTTGCTGATGCATCGAACATCGCAATCGTTTCTGCTGATACCCTGAAGATGGCTACTGGCAAGTTGTTCGGTAAGATCGAACAAGAATCCGTACGTAAAGCAATCTTCGACAACAGCTACCTGCTGATGCTGATCGTTGTTGACGAACGCTGGCAGCGTGTACAGATCTGGCACCGTGGTGTTGATCTGTCGACCAGCCATAAGTTCGACGAGATCGAACGTAGCGAGAAATCGAAAGGCCCAGACATCACTGAAATGTTCAAGATGTTCAGCCGCTCCATGCAAACCAATTTGTAATAAAGGACAGTCACAATGAGTTCACTACTCGAATACGTGGGTTCCTTAGCGCCATTCAAAGAGCGTAAGGAACTGCTTAACCAAATCGCCGACCTAGAAGAAGAATATGACACTACGGTCGCACCCCTATTGCCTGAAGTCCGTGATCTGATTCTGTCCTTAGAAGTCAAGTCGCAGATTGGTCAGAAGTATACCAGTACCATGCAGCGTGCTGTGAACTACCGTGGCAACTTCATGGAACTGTTCTTCCAATCCATGGAAACCGTACGCGGTAACCTGGGCATGGTTGTACAGGAAATCCGTCGTCTGTTCGCATTCCAGTTCACCAACACTAACCTTACCATCAACCGTGCTAACATCCTGAAGTATGTAGACGCCCTGAGCTTCTACATCCGTTGGGGTCGTAAGTTCATGTTGTTCCTGGTTACCCAAGAATCGCAGGCTCGTGGTAAAGCTGCTCCGTCCCACTGGGCACCGGCTGAAATCGATTGGGTACAATCGAACATGGATCAATTCGTTGGTCTGTATCCAGCAATGATCCTGAGCCCGAACGAACTGAAACAAAAGTTCTCTCAAGCTTCAGATGCAGAGATCAATGCAGAGACTTACGATCTGGCTACCCGCTCGTTGGGTGACGCTAAGATGGACCCAATGCGGATGTCTGGCTTCTCTCCTCAACAGAACCCATTCTTGACCCTCGGCAAATATGTAGCTGAGTGGAAGGTAGCTCGTTACAAAGCTGCTCAAGAAGAATACAACGCTCTGCAACATCGTCTGTTGGAGCTGCGTGAACAACTGCAAGGCAACCCTGCTTCGCCAGTTCTGCAGAAACAAATCAAGATGTACGAAGAGCGTCTGTCTGAGTACGAATACGACATTAGCTCGACTGAAGCTAAAGCTCGTCTATAAAGGAATCTGACCCATGGGTACGAATTCAGTGAAAATGAATAACGACTACTCTGGCGGTCAGGCCCAAGCACAACGTCGCTACATCACAAGTGTACGCGACGAACGTGTTCTAGACCTGTTCCAAGAGTACACAGCTTTCCCCACACGCACTGTCCATTGGGATTTCCGTAAGCGCGTAGTCGCTGAAGCAATGCGTCTGCTAGGTGGTAACTATAACTGGTTCATCCTGCAAGACACCAATGCCCAACGCGTTGATTGGAACTATAAGTTCCTGCTCGACACCATTCGCTTCATTGCGACCGGTCGTCGTGAGCTGAGCATTCATAGTTGGCCAATGATGCTGAGTGACGAACCACCAACTGGTTTGCAACTCATCGGTGGTCGTAGTGATGTTCAAGATCTTTTCAAACAACTGGCCCTCAGCACTTCGATCGAAGCAATGATCCAGAAGTGGTGCATGCAGCCTCGTGGTTTTGATGACATGATGTTTACCCTGCACATGTTGTTCGGTAAGGCTACTGTCAAAATCAAATAGGAGTCAACATGGTTGGTGCAACCAATGCGATTGCTCCAGAGACCCCTAAATCAGTCGACGGGGTAGAACCCGTCGATATGATCGCCTCGCTCGAACATCAGTTCGAATCTCTGGAAGAACGCACAGAGGCAACGCTACGAAAGCTAGCACAAAGTTTGTCCTTCGGTGTTGCGTTGGAAGCTCAACGGTTTGATCCCGATGAGTCAATGTTCCAATATGCCTTAGAAAAGTATTCAGATGTAGCTCCGAATGAGTATCTCTCTTTAGAGGACATCTCAAATGCATCTAAGAAAGTCTGGGACAAATCAGTGGAGTCTCTCAAGAAGCTCCAATCTGAAACGATCGAATATGCCCGTGTGATTAACGTGGGTAGTGATCGGTTGGTTGAACGAACCAACATGCTGTACAACCAAGCTCAGGCGATTAAGAATCCTCCGTACAAATCGGAGTTTACTTTGAAGTCTCCTAAGAAGTTCAATATCGATGGTCGGTATGAACCGAAAGACATCACCCGGATTATCTCGCTAGCGAATTCAGCGTTTGCTTTCTATGACAAAGTGTTCCTGCAGTTCATGGAAGAAGTATCGAAGACATTTGAGAAGCTTTCTTTCGACCATGACTTTGCAGAAGAAGCTGGAGTAGACTTCTCTAAGTTTGTTCCTACGTCGTGGATGGCCAAAGCTGAATCCGTAGAAGGCGATGATCGTTTCCGTATTGCTTCACCGCTGTTCCGTACTCCTGCTATCCAAGGCAACAAAGCTTTGTATGCTTCGGGTCCGATTGAATCTGATAACGAAGAACAAAAGAACTGGGCTTTTATGGTTAACACCGTACGAGACTTTTCTTTCCGTTATTACACAGTCAAAGAACTCAAGGGTCCAGGCCAAGATGCATTGGTTGTTGAAGTCGATCAGATGAATGCAATCTCACAACGGTTAGCACAACTGCTGGCTATCGCTAAACGGTTCCAATCTCGGAAGGGATATGAATCTAAGCTAGCTCAAGCTTTGCGCAGAATCCAGATCTCTGGGGAAAAGATTCGGACTAAGGCTGGTCAGTTCAAAGTAGAGCCAGATGAAGCTGACAAACAGATTACCAAAGATGAGCAAAAGGAAACACCGATTAAAGGACGTCCCGCTATTTCGGACATTATCCAATCGGTCACTTTGATGATCAATAACGTCGCTCGGATGGTTACCGATTACAACAACGCACTGGCTGGAGTTTTAAGAACTCTGGGTGGTTTAACGTATGTTGCTGAATTGGAGTTGAGAGCTTATCAACCCCCACTCCGAAAACCTACTCCTAATGAAATCGAAGGGAAGTCGAATGAAACACCTCGAACAAATTAAGCTTCAGAAGAAATTGAAGACTCTTGGTGAAATGCTGGTCTCTCTGGAACAATACCGGGAACTGGCTGTTAATGGCTTGACCAAACAAGCTGCTGCAGTAGTCGCACAAGACGTCTTACGCATTACCCGCCACATCGGTGGGGATACGGTTGCATTGGAGCACCACGCTGATCTGAAGAACGCTCTATCGCATGCCCTCAGCCTAGAAGATGCCGATACCATCGGTTCACGCATTGGTGCAGCTGTTGGTAAGTTTAAAGAGTGGTTGAAAGAGATGTACAGCATGATCAAAGATCAGGTCGGTGCACTGTTGACATCGTTCTCCAAGCTGCGTGCTAAAGTCGAAGCCTTGAAAGGTTCTGTTAAAAGCGTACCTGATGGACAGACTGAAGTTCACATCCCTGCCAAGCTAGCGAACCAAGTAGCTATCTCTGGTGACATGGGCGATGGTAACTTTGCTGAGCTTCGTGAAGTAGCAACGTTTGGTGCGGTTGCTTATCCAGATGCAATCAATGACTTCTATCTGGAACTGGCAAGCGTAGTTAAGAACTTCGACCCTGGTCAAGATGCCAGCGGTATGGTTTCTGCTATTGAAGAAACTCTGACTCCATTGAACTTCTCTAACACAGACAACTCGACTTATCCTGGTAACGTGATGGTTGTGCATGATGACTCAGGCTATAACTACACGATCGCTGAAGTTGAAGCTCGCGTCATTGAAGAAGATGTTGTCCGCAAGGCCCGTAGTTCTACTGAACTATCCCATGACTTGAATGAGATCATTAAGATCATCGATATTGCTGAGAAGCTTGAAGAAGTTTCTGTACGTATCGAAACCTCAGTCAACAAAGTTGTCGAAGCTACTGACGAACTGGAAGCCAAAACTAAAGAAGGCGATGAAGAACGTCAGAAGAATGCCAGCTCTATGATCTCCACTGTATTATCAACTACCTCTAAAGTAGATGCCAACAGTGCAGGGATCATCCGTTACATCGGTCGTGTGTTGAATGCACACTTGACTATCATCGAACACGAAGTTAAAACCGCAACTAATGCACAGCGAGCATAAACATGACATTTGAACAAGATTTCCTCCAGGTTAAAGGTATCACCGGTACCGAAGAAGTATTTGGTACAGTTGATGCAGTGACTGAAGAAAAGAAAGATATGGTGCCGATCGATATGCTCGGCGCTGAACTCGGTGAGATCCAGCATGAGCTGGAAGTTGTAGAAGATGCTCGTGCTTCATTGGAAGCTTACGACAAGTTCCTGCAACAAGCTGGTCCTGATGGCATTACTCGTCAGACTGCTGCAGCTATGTACATTGGCTTGGCTCGTATTGACCGTCAACTGGGTCAGCGCTCTGCGTTGGTTGCTTCGATGGAAGACAACGATCTGGCTGAAACCACCAACCGTAATAAAATGGTTAAAGCTGAAGGCGTTGATAGTGAAGCTATTAATGGTCGTGGTAAACAACTGTGGGAAAAGTTGAAAGAGCTGGTTGCCAAGCTGATGGCTAAGCTCAAGAAAGCTTGGGAGTTCTTTACTAGCAAAGTTAAAGAAGCTAAAGAAAAGGCTGTCAAGGTCGGTGAAGACATTAAGACCTGGGCTGGCCCTAATGGCCCTACTGGTGGCCGTAAGGTCGACGTCCCTGGTCCCATTGCTTCGGTAGTCTTTAAGGATGGCAAAGTGATGGCCCCTAGTGAACTACTGCCATTCATTAAGTTTGCCTTTATGGACTATCCGGCATTCCTCCAGCAGCAATTCGAACAAGTTAAGAAAGCAGCCGATAGCAATAGCGAATTTCCTGAAACTAAAACCTTCTTGGAATTCACTGGTGTTCTTCCAGACGGCTGGACTGTCGAAGATGATGGTAGTGGTTATCCATCACCTAAATACAGTGGTGACTCTAATGCCACTGTGTCGCACAAAGTACGCGACAAACGAGCCATTGTTAAAGCCATGGAAGAAGTTATCACTAACTGTGAATTCATTGAGGGTAAGATCAATGAAAAATCCATCATGGGTAAACTGATGAAGGACATGGAAGACGTAATGGGTACCAGTAGTCAACTGCATGAAGCAGATGCCTGGCGTAACCTAGTGCGTGTAACCACTGCATTCTCCAATGCCGCTGGTGCCGTTACAGCACTGGAACGTGTTGCTTCAATGGCAAACCTACAGCAGACTCGTCTTGCTGGTTTAGAAACAGACCAAGCCGTGAAATAATACTAGATCGGGGCTTGTCCCCGATCTTATGTATCTTTTAACCTGAGGACCTGCCATGTTGAATGTCAGAGCATACTTACCTTCTATGGAAGACTTCGATAGTCTACCAGATACCCTGAGAGATGACATCACCACCGATGGTGAAAACACTTACGTCGCAGGTATCCCAGAAGAATTAATCAAACCCGCCGAAGGCTCCGAACAGGGGAACGAGGACGATGGTGTAATCACCAATATGCTGCAAAAGCAGAAGAAGGCTGAAGACACCGAAGAAGCTTTCGAAGAGTCGGAAGAAAAGAAATTCGATGAAGAGCACAAAGACGATGATTCTGAATCCACTGGATCAGACATCGGTGGTGGTGATCTAGACGCTGGTACAGATGAACCCGTTGAAGGCCAAGACGAAGACTCCGTATCGGATGGTGAACCTGCTGAAGAACCACCTACGGATGGTACTGAAGACGAAGCTGATGGCGAAGCACCAGATGAAGAAGAGGAGGAAGAGACTAAAGACATTCAAGTCGCTATCGAATCTTACTCGACTCTACTACGCCATGCCAATAACCAACTGACACATCAGTCTGCAGCTTTCATGCAAATTGGTCTAGCTCGTATTCAACGCCAGCTTGGCATCACCACTATCTCTAACGAAGACTTTGTAGAGGGACCAAGTGCTACACGCATGGTCTTTGCAACGGAAGCCTTTGGCGAGAAAGTCAAAGAAGCTGGTAAAGCAGCTTGGGCTAAAATCGTTGAACTGTGGAAAAAACTGGTAGGCTGGGTTAGCAGCATCTTCAACCGCGTTGAAGAGAAGAAAGAAGAGAACACTTATTTGCTGACGGTATTGACCGCAGCAGAGAATGGTCCAGAAGCTGTTGATAAAGTTCCAGAGCCGCCAGCATCACCTGCACGTAAACCTTTCAAGGCTGGTGAAGCCATTGCACGCTTCAAGAAAATGAAGGCGGCACAACAACGTGCAAAAGAATGGAAGGAGCAAATGGAGAAGGATGCGAAGCCTGATCCCGAAGCTTCAGGGAAGGAATATTCCACTCTGCCGCGGATGCCATTTGTCATTGGTGAAAACAATGAACTATCTTTTGATGGGTCAGGTGAACTGGACGTCTTAGGCTACATTGAGAAGTCATGGATTCCTGCGATCGAACGTCTCTATGTGCTATGTGAAAGCATGGTTAATGGAGCACCAAAAGAAATCAAAGAAGGTTTCTTAAAGGTACTCGATGGCGAAGTATTCTCCCAATACCCGACCCCAACAATTCAGACCGCTGGTAATTGCACATTCCATCCAGTCCCAGAACACTTGGGCTGGGCTATCCGCGATACTGCTGAAAAGAATGATGCTAAGTTCGGCATCAAAGCAAATGATCCAAATGCCAAGATTGCTGGCAAAGCAAACGAGAAAGTATTAGCTAAGTTGGAAACACTGAAACCGATTGCTAGTAAAATCGAAAGCTATGTAGGTAAGTTTGAAGCATTGCATCAAAAGCTCGGCAAAGACAACTGGGAAGCTCAGGCACATGTCGGTACTGTAGCACGTGCATGTAACATCAACGATATCGGTCGTACGCTTTACTCCATCGAAACTCGTGTCAAATACCGTATCCAGTTTATGGACCAGGTAGCAGCCGCCACCATTCAACACAATACCTTTTAAGGAATCCCCACATGCTGAACCTCGGCAACTATATCCCATCGAATGAAGATTTCGGTGATGCTATTCCGTCCCCACTGATGGATGGCGATGTACCCCCAGCAGCTCCTGTTGCTGAATATGTTGAACCTGTCGAGGGTATGCCTCTGCCGGTAGAACAATCCGTTGTAGAACTCCCACCTGAACTCGATCCGACTCCTCTGCAACCACTGGAAGCACCGATCGTTCAAGAAGCTGTAATTGCTGAGAACCTGGATGCTGAAGCTGGCCAACTGATGGGTGCACAAATTGCCCTGGAAGGTTACGGTAAGCTGCTGCGTTCTTCAGGTAGCAACATGACTCGTCAATCTGCAGCTTTCATGGCTATCGGTATGGCGCGAGCTAACCGTCTGCTTGGTGTTACTAACATCGGCCTGGAAAACGAATCATCTGGTACCCAAGTCATGGCTATGCAAAAGGCCAACGTTGACAAAGAAGGTATCGGTTCTAAGCTGAAAGCGGCTGGCGCTAAAGTTTGGGAATGGCTGAAAGCACAATACGCTAAGTTGAAAGGTCTGTACACCAAACTGCGTGAGGCTCTGAAGCCTACGAAAGAACAAGTTGTTTATCTGTTGGCTGCTACTGAAGCTGTTCAATCGGGTAACCCAGCTAAAGTGAAAGGTCTGCCTGCACCTAGCGGGTTGAGCGTTTCTCAAGTACTGGATGCTATCCACGGTGAAGATAAACGTGCACCTGTTCAGAAGTCCATCAACCTGCCTGCAGCTATCGTTCCATTCGTCACCAAGAATGGTAAGCTCGACCTGAGCATGACTGCTGAACACGAGTTCCGTTCCAAAGGCGTTATCGCATTCTTTGCCGATGCTACCCAACTGATCAATGCAGTTACCTCGTCTCTGCAAGGTTGGTCAAAAGAAACGACTGGCGAAGAAGTTGCTGACACCATCAGTGATCTGTTTAAACAGCACATGGGTGGTAAAGCAGCTAAGTGGGAAATTCACGGTATGTCCGTAGAACGTACTGCTGAAGGCATTATCGTTACTGAACAAAAAGAAGCGACCGATGCCGTCGATGTACAACTGCCATCTCTCGACGAAATCAAGAAGTTCCTGAGCGATGTTAAACAGGTTCTGGATAAAGATGTTGAACAGGGTATTGCTGTAGCTGAGAAATATCAGGCAGCTGGCGAAAACATGATGAATGTTGCTGAGAAACTGGAAAGCAAGATTGGTCAAGAGAAAGCTGCAGAGCTCGGTCAAGCAATGAGCCGTGCACTGAATCAAGGCGGCACAGGTTCTCTGGATAGTGGTGCTATCAAAGCACTGTCGTGGTTGGATCGTATTAACGTTCGTTCCGTCAAGGCATGTGACTTCTTCCTGACCCATCACTTGGGTAAAGGTAACACCGTTTCCCAAGAAGACTACCTGGCTCTGCCTTCGAGTGGTGCAGTAGCTCAACCTGGTCTGGGTTCTCGGATGGGTAGTGCAGTCAAACAAGGCTGGATTAAAACAAAAGAGTTCTTCACTAACCTGTGGAAACAATTCCGTGAGTGGGTTGCTCGCGTCTGGGCTAAGTTGTTCGGCGGTGAGAAACAAACTGGCATGCTGTTGCTGATGAACGAATACGTTCCTGAGAATGGTGCTGCTGTATCGGGTACTCCTCCAGCTCTGCCACCAGGCACTGGTTTGAAATCTGTTGCTGCTGCTCGTCAACTGGGTGGTCCATCGGCTGCTCCGGCTGAAGCTGCTCCAGTAGAGCCTGAAGTTGTAGAACCAGAAGTGTCGAACGTACCTGCTGGTCATGTACTGGTTCCTAGCTCGGTGAAACTGAAGTTGTCCAATGGTTACGCTTTCGAGCCTACCATCGAAGAGACTTACGTTACTTGGTTCCAAAACCAATACAACCCAGCACTTATCAAAATGTGGCGTGATCTGATCAGCTACGTTCAAAGTGACTTTGATGCAACTGCCTCCGATGCATGGGGCAAGGTCATTGAAGGCATGGGTCGTAAAGTAATGGAAGGTGCTCCAGTTGGTGAATTCCCAGGCGGTACTCAGCTCTTGTTGAACTCCAGTTCTCAAGGCGGTATTTGCTTCTCCTTCGACCACGGTGAGAAGTCTGAACCAGAACCAATCAAAGCTCTGAACAAACGTCAGATCCAACAAGCACTGTCCCGTCAGAAGAAAGTCTATAAAGGACTGGAACAAGCACAACGTGTATTCGAAGAGATCAACAAACTGCGTGATCAATTCGAACGTGCTACCGATAAAGCAATCGACTCGGCAGATGATGCTCGTGCTGATGGTATTGGTAAGTTCTACGGTACTGTTAACCGCTTCATGGGCCTGAACGCTGTTGGTCAGATGGGTACCATGTTCGCTAGTACCTTCGCTGCTCGTACAGAAGTACTGGATGCCATGATTGCAGCTCGTGCAAAAGGCAAAGCGTAAATAGACGGGAGCCTTCGGGCTCCCTTTATTTCGATCTACCCAATGCTATGTTAATTGCAATTAGCTCAGCATTCACTCCTTGAGGAAAAAACATGAAACTCAAAAAACTTATGGCTGCCCTGGAGAACTTCGAGGAAGCTCCGATTCCAGAATCTCTTGCCGCCGTAGCCGAAGGTAATACTGTCGACCCGCAGATCGTTGACGCTGCCGCTCCAGTAAACGAACCTTCCACAATCCCTGATGCTGGCGAAATGCCTGCCGGTATCCCAGAAGTATCTCCGCTGCCAATCATCGAAGAAGCTCCGGTTATTGCTGCACCTATTGCTGAGGTCCCTGCGGCCATCGAAGGTGAAGGCTTGACCCCGTTGCCAGAAGGCGCACCACCTGCAATGTCTGGTGAACTGGTTATCGAATCCCCAATGGATCACGATAACACCATGGACATGATGGATCAAACCATCGTTGAATCCACCGCTATGGCTAATGAGCTGTCGGAAGTAGTTGAAGTTCAAACTGCGTTGGAGTGCTATCAGAAGTTACTGCGTCAAGCAGGTCCAGATGGTATCTCCCGTCAAGCTGCTGGCTTCATGCGTGTAGGCCTTGAACAGTTCCAACACGACGGTCACGTTGATCTGTCCAAACTCATTGCTTCTATGGAAGACATGGGTGAAGGCGAGAAACAACATCTGCTGCCGTCGAAACTGAAGTCCGATACCCTCGGTTCGAAGATCAAAGAAGCTGCTGCCAAAGTTTGGGAATGGTTGAAAGGTCTGTGGGAGAAATCCAAGAACTTCGTAACTCAATTGTTGCAAGGCGTTGTTGGTCTGGAACGTAAGCTGAACAAAGCAAAAGCTGCTGCAGAGAAAGCTGGTTCTAAGGCAGGTGGTGAGTTCAAGGTTCCTAACCCTGGCCGTATCGCCATCGCTGGTAAAGTGAACATCGGTTTCCCTAACGAACTGAAAGCTGTATCGCACCTGGGTACCAATACTTATCCAGAGCGCATGACTCAGTTCTATAACGCCGTTGCTTCCGCTATCGGTAACTTCGATGTTGCCTCCGGTGACAAAGGCGAAGTAATGGGTCTGCTGGAAAAGGCTAAAGAAGTTCTGGCCGATATCCAAGCATCCGATGCCGATCTGCCTGGTGGCGTGAAACTCGACGTATCCGAATCTGGTATCTCTTACGGTATCAAAGAAGGCGAGTCTGCTGACGTAGCTGATACTACTGCTCAAGCTCGTTCTGGTTCGACCATCACTTCTGATCTGACTGCCATGTTTGCTGTACTGGAAGGTCTGAAAGGTTATGGTAAGCGTCACGAGTCCATGGCTGCTGCCGCTGCTAAAGTTGGTCAAGCTCTGGAACGTCTGAAGAAAGCTTCCGCTGGTGAAGGTATGGAAGACAGCGCTGCTGGTACTGCTGAAGAAATCGCTTCGGCTGCTGGTAAGTTGCTGCATGCTGCTAACCCACGTGCAAACGAAATCGTTCGTTATCTGGCTCGTACCACTTCTGCTTACGCCGATGTTATTCTGGCTGAGCTGAAAGTTGACGGCGGTCCTAGTAAAGAAGTCGCTGTAGCTTAAGACAAATAGACGGGGCCTAGTGCCTCGTCTTATGTTAGGGAGTCCCTATGGACATGAAACAAAGACTAGCTCGATTAGAAGAGCGTCGTGGTGAGACCAGTGGCGAATGGATGTCTAAGTTCTATAAAGAGTCCGGTGGTGATGCCAACGAAGAACTCTTGCGCTTGACTAATATTCTCGCTGACTCCGATGCTAACGTGACTGAAGAAGTCATTGACCTGATCGGTGGGCTAGAGCACTACAAGCCCTATGAATCAATCGGTGACGCCCCATTCTTCTTTACTGGGATGGAAAGTATCAGTGATACAGTCGTTCGTATATTCGATCGAATCATTGCTTTTATCAAACGTTGGATTAAGGTGTTAGCAGATGCTGAGTTCAAACTTTCGTTACACACTGCACTACATGGCCATTCGCTGGAAAATATTCGCACTAACATGCGCGCTACATCGCGTAAGCCGAAAAGTTCATCAGCGTTTAGCGTCCAAACACGGATCGTAAACTTATCGGTCAACTATAAGCCGATCAACAACTCGATTAACCTGTTGAATGCGCTGACTGTATTGAAGGCAGTAGCTGACGGTTATTTCAAAGGACACTCTGAACACGTACTGTCTCAAGTTAACCAAGTTGTTAGTAGCGTCACTGAACAGAAGTCTGCAGATGCTCTGGCGGATATAATGTCAGCAGCTAGCCCAATGAAGATCTCACACATGGGCGTGTTCCGTAAACAAGACCAACATGTTGAATCTCCGCACTTGATGGGCAACCATCGGTTTGTTATTACCGATGACAATGCTAATGCTGATAACTCCACAGAACGTGCGCAAGGTATTCGTGTTAAGTTGGTCCCTTCACAACTGACACCAGTAGAAGCTCCATACCAAGTGAGCTTTGAATACTTCGACAACAACATGATGGAAGCACTGCTGATCAAATGTGATGCTATTTTGAATGTGTTGGCTGACTCCAACGATGGCCCACACCGTCATGCACGTAGACAAGCGCTGAAGACTCTTCTGAGCGCTGTAGAGCGTGTTAACGAAGAAGTCCAGCGTAATGGTATTCGCGATGAAGAAGAAGCCCGTAGAGTGGTTGCAGTGCTGGAGTCTTACATCTCTTGGATTGCTGATCCTTATACTTCTTTCTATGCATACGTGCTTCGTAATGTGCGTGCCGCCCTAAACGTATGCGAAGCCAACATTGCTTAGTTTTGCGCAATCTTGTGAAACGACGTTTCGTCCAAAATTGTCGGGCTGTGCCACGGACGAACGGCATGGCCACAAATTAATCCTGTACAGGTAAAGAACATGAATATTCTGAACTACCTCACTCCTTCGTTTGAGGATTTCGTTGATGCACCTGTTGGTGCTGATCAACTGGCACATAACTCCACTGGTCCTGTTGGTGAAACTGGCCCAGTCGGAGCTGTTGGTGCACCCACTACAACTGAAGCACCTGCCGATAGCCTGGAAATCCCAGAGACTGCTGGCCCTGCACTGATCGCTTCTGCTGACGAAGTACAAGCTGCTGCTGTCGTAGAAGATCCAGGTCACTCCGAAGCTGAAGCTGCTGCTCAACAAGCTAGTGATGCTGAAGCTGCTGTAATCGAACAAGCTCCTGTTGCCCCAGCTGAGACCGCTGGTGGTGATGCAACTCCTCCAGCTGAAGAAGGTACTACTGATGCGGAATCCACCGATCTGGGTGACGACACTGGCGCAAGCGATATTGGCGGTGACAGTGCTGCTACTGACGGCGAGCTGGGCGGCGATGCTGGTGCTGGTGGTGATGAGCTGGGCGATAGTGGCGCAGGCGAAGCGGACCTGGGTGCGTCTGAAGGCGAAGCTGCAGAAACTGGTGACGACCTAGGTGATCTGGGTGATGCTGGCGCAGAAGGTACCGAAGGTGATGCTGGTGAGACTGGCGGTGAAGAAGCCACAGGCGATGACCTGGGTGAAGCCGAGTCTGCCGAAGAACCTGAACTAGAAGAAGACGGCCTCGGTGACGAAACCGGTGGTGCGGAAGAAGGTGGCGAAGATGGTCTGGGGGACACCACTGAAGGTGATTCCGAAGCCGGTAGCGAAGAAACCGGTGAAGAAGAAACCAGCGAAGCGCAAGGTGAAGAAGAAAGCACCGGCGAAGAAGAGTCCACTGAAGGTGACGAAACCGAAGGTGAAGGCGAAGAAGCTGAAACCAGCGAAGAAGAAGGTTCTGAAACCAGTGGTGAAGAAACCGATGAAGGTGATGAAGATGACGGGGTGGAGCTCGATATTCCCGACGTAGATACTGAAACCACCGAAGACGATGTTGTCGAAGCTGAAGAAGAAGCAGACGAAGCTGTTGCTACTGACGAAGAGCTCGATGAAGAAATCGTTGATACTTCGAAATCGGTTGCTGAACTGGAAGAAGACGAAGTCTCTGTAGAAGAGTTCATCGGCGTACTGCAACATGGTATCCGTACCAAAACCTTCTCGGCACAAACTGTAGCTCTGGCTCAATCACAACTGCAGAAGCTTTCCGCTAAGTGGGAATCTGAATCTCCAGTGATTCCTTCGATGGAAGACTATTCCGTGAAGAACCTGGGTGAGTACTACACCAACTCGCTGGAATCTTTCGCTACCTTCTTGAAGAAGATCAAACATGTCCGTGACTCGTTCCTGGATAGCTTTGCCAAGAACATGAACGAGAAGATGCACTTGAAGGCAGTAGAGACTCAGGTCGCTGCAATCAACAAAGCACTCGACGTTCAAATCGTTCGTGTCAAAGATCTGAAACTGGAAGCAACTGCCAAGGTTAAAGTTCCTGCTGTTCTCCGTGGTGAAGGTGGCCCGGTTAAAGCTGTGACTGCAGAGATCCAATGGCTAGGTGAAGTTGCTGGTATCTTCGCACACGACCGTAAGTTCCTGGAATCTCTCGCTAGCCTGCTGTCGCAAGCCGCTAAAGAAGGTGACTCGACTAAAGCATCCGGTATCGTTAACAAGGCACTGAAAGTTTCCCTGCCTGTTAAGTCCTACCCTGCCTCGGTATACACTCCTTCCAAGCTGGCTAACTTTGCCTTTGATAAGGTAGAGAAGAAAGCTACTGGTTCCATGGCACAAGACATGGCTAACCTGGCTGAGCGTGCTATCCCAGAAGGTCGTCAGAATGATAGCGGTGTAGGCACTGGTCCTGAAACTGCTGACCTGAAGAAAACCGATCTGGTTAAAATGCTTCAGTTGGCTAAAGTTCTGATCGGTCTGTCTCGTGGTACTGCTGCCGCAGCTGGTAAAGGTATTATCGATTCGATCAATACTGTTAACCAAGCTAAGTCTACCCGTAACCAAACTGACAAGACTGGTGACAAGGCCGATGTTGCTGGTGCTGATAAAGCACTCAACCAACTGGTTACTCAGTTCTGGACTGCAATGCAGACTTCGACTGACAACTACGGCCACTTCCAATGGCACTTGATTCTGCTGGCGGATAACCTGGTTCATCTGGTACAGAAAGTCAAATAACATAGATGCCTTCCCTCCGGGGAAGGCTTTATGCCGAATCTTATGACTTTCAAAACTAACGAGGGGATTCACATGCCTCATGCACTAATGGTCTTACCCGATACGTACGAGTCTGTTATCCGTCGTGTTGCAGTAGATCTGACAGAACAACTGTCTAACATCATCGATATCCCCAAAGACACCCACGTGTTCCTTCCAGGTAACTCTGATAAGGTTCCGTTGGACAAAGGCGGGTTTGGTGCTTGTTGCTCGACAGATATCGTTTATGACCCTGAGGCACGAGTAACCATTCGTTATCAGGATATTGCTGACGATAACTTTGCTTTGCCTACAGCAGTAAACACATTTAAGAACTTGCCTATTTGGGAAGACCCGATTCGGGATATCCAGATCTGTCCTGTTCGGCGTATGTTAGACTTCCGTGTTGACATCGAGTATCAATCCGAAGGGATCGTTACTGCCAAGCGTTGGCTAGATGAGCAGCGTGCCCGTGTATCACGAGGTGGTGCTGAACTCACCCTCAAGCTTGACTACTATTACATGCTACCTCGTCCTTTACAGGCTTTGTTGCGTGGATGCTACGATACGATTCAATGCAGTGATTGGCCTATCGAAGAAACCTTCCAGGAATATCTGGATAAATACTTCTGGCAATCCCATACTCACGTAGCTACATTGTCACTGCAACATGAGCAACCTGCAATCCGTGAGCGTCAATTGGATGTAGTCGGTTGGTTCGACTATACAGGTACGCCTGATACACCTGCAGCTAACGGTGACAAGGCTGGTGCCTACACAGTGTCTGTAACGTTCACTGTGCGGTTTGAACAACCAACCCACGTGTATGTTCGTTATCCACTGATCTGCCACCAGAATCCAATCCCAAACATGTTCTGGCCAAAGGTACAACCTAAGCGCTACCAACAAGTAGAGCGGAAGCAATCTTATCTACGGGGTCCATTAGATCAACGGTTTGTTGCACCCCGACCTAAGCATGTTCCTTATATCCAATACCCGACAGTTAACGATTGGACAACTACACAGAAACCTTACGATGCTTTCACGTTCTACACAGGACTGGTTAGTATTGAAAAGGACGATCGTCGTAGTCTGTTGGATCTAAAGAACATCGGAGATTGGAAGTTTACCGAACACTTCATGGAATACCTGACGGATCTTGGTACTAAGTGTATCTTGCGTCCTGGTGGGTTGTTTAACTTCCGACTGTATCGGAACAATGAGTGGATGGATCTACAGCTCGAACTCGAACCGGGTACTACGATGCTTAAAGCTCCATTTGATCTAGACCCAACTAAATACTATCACATCGAGATTTCGATTGATCGGAACTGGTGGGCTGTTCACGATAGTGTCTGGGAATGTCTGCGCTATTATCCGACAGTGTTCTGGACTGTGTGTAATCTGTTCAGCGTAAGTGTTGGGCGTAAGCCAATAGACCAGATGAAACTATTAGGATTGAAGCTCCCTCAAAGGGTCCCTATGGATGGTTGTCCTGGTGAGGGTACATCCGCGTGGACTAAGGACGTTCCAGTCTTTAAGACGGGTGTGGTGAAGCTAGAAGACGTAACCCGTGCTCGACGGGAAATGGAACTCCGTGGTGGTCCATGGTTCAAAGGTAATCGGAACGGTATCATGATCATTCTGTGTGGCGATATCGTAACAACGAGGAAATAGCAATGCCTATCGTAGAACAAATCAAAGACCCAGGTGAGATCTGTTATGAGCCTGGGCAGGGTGAGGTCCCGAAGGATGCTGTCCGTATTGAAGCGGAAGTATTCCGGGGTATCACTATCGATAAGGAGTACGCTCCTCCTTCACACCTAATGCAATGGACTTCTGGTTCCAATTGGATCGTGGACTATTGGTCTCAGATCCTGAAGCCTAACCAAGAACCTACGCCGCAGAACGTCAACCGTGAACCACACGCACAACAGTACCGCTGGTTGAAACGTATTCCGATTAAAGTTAACCAGACTCTGGATGGTAGCTCGGATGATACGATCAACGTTTGGACACGGACGGGTGGTGGTCACACTTACGGCTTCATGACTCCTAACCAGGGTGACATGTTTGCTGCTGGCATCGGTAATGGTCGGACTGGTCTGTTCACAGTTACTTCGGCTAAGCGTGTAACTATTCAAAGCGGATCTACTTTCGCTATTGAATGGAAACAAGTCAGTGAGCTGACAGAAGAACGATACAATGACTTGAAGCGTAAGTCTGAAGAAGAGTATTGGTTCTCTGCTGCTTCGGCTAACTCCGGTTGTGGTCCTTTCGTATCGAACGAAGAACAAGCCCGTAGCACGATGTACGGTAAGTTACTCCGTACGTTGGTAGATCGTTATATCACTGACTTCTTCTCTAAGGAACACTCCACGTTCCTCGTACCAGATCAACTGTACAAGACGTATGACCATTGGGTAACCAAAGCATTCGTTCAGATGGTCGATACGCAAACTGATGGTCGTATGCGTAAAGTGAAACTGCTTAACGTAATGTCTGAGCCTGTGATGTCTCAACCGACTATCTGGGATGCTATTGTCCGTCACGATATGGATAAGATCACTGACTCTACTGAACGGTGTCAACTAGTGTCCACTAAAATCTCTCGGTGGCGGCCAGAACTGCAAGCAATCGGTTACTCAGGTATCCCACGGTTTGTATTCCCTATGGAAGCACCGACTGATGTAGATTCACAGTACGATGGAGAAGACCGTGCACGTCCTTGGGGGATTCCATTCCACGAAGGTCAACCACGACGTCCACTACCAGGTCCACACCAAACACAACTCGAACGAGACTTAGAATGGTTCCGTCGGGTTAAACCAGAAGACGAACGGAATTACGTAGGGCAAGAGTATCGAATCCCTGCTGACATTCATCCTGTCGTTCGTGACAACTTCTACGTCTTTACAGAATCGTTCTATCGTTGTGATACACACCTACAGTCTAAACTGGAGATGGTTACAACAACAATGATTCGTGGCGAAGAGATCGATAAAAAACAATTTGATGCATTGCTGGAGAACATCCGGTATTGGGACAACCTAGAACGGTTCTACTACTACCCGGTGGTCATCGCATTGCTGAAGTACGCAATGTAGGTAAATCATGGAAAAGGCACTGATCACCCGTAACACCGCCGCTTGGCGGATTTGGAACTTAAGGTTCCATGTACAGATCCCAACCCTCGCTCAATACTCCGCTGAATATCTCCGTACGAACTACGTAGGTATCTCCGGGGATAAGAAACTCGACAAGCTTCGCATGAACCAACTCGTGGATGTTAAACAGACATGTGCTGGGTTAGCGATGATTATCGATGAGGGCTATTCGTTCACTATTCTGAATCGTTGGGACTGTGTCCAGATGTACTCAGATATCCAGGAGCACTTTCGTAATTGGTTGGACATGACTTATGGTGGTTATCCATCAGACGCATTCCCTCCAATCGAAGACATGCGTTTGTTAGAACGTGTAGCACTGGAGATGCACTCCGAAGCACAACGGTTATCGCCTAAGGATCGTGAACAAGCTTCTCGTATCTTTGATGGTATCGCTCGTATGAACCGTCGTCGTAACTTGGCTGGTGCTGATAAGCAAGCTCGTGAACGTATGCAACAGGGTGGTCAGCTCAAGCCTTACAATTCGATGGTTGACCAAATTGAACGATACATGTTGGAGTAATTAAATGTCTGTTGATAATACGCTACTCATGCGAGAAGTGGATGACATCCGAGATAACGGTGAAGGTAACTCGGGATGGCGCATCGATGCTCAACTGATCGTTAAAGAAACAACCTGGATCAAACCACAGAAGATCGAGTTCGAATCACTGAGTCGAAACTACGCTGACCCACAGCAGTTCTCTGATCGTCGCATGCTTCAGTTCATGATGCAGCAAGGGGATTTCCAATACGACGTTGTACCTAATCGGGATAACCTGATGTGCGAAGTCGTATACGTTCCTTTGAAGTATAACTCGAACTCCATGGACACCACACGCAAGTCTGAAGTCAAACGTTACCGAGCTGTGTTAATGACACAGTTCAACAACTCCGTAACCAACAAGAACGCACAAACCAGCTCTCGTGAATCGTTGAACCAACTCGGGATGATGTCCGTAGCGGTACAGCTCATTGAAGAATCTGCTTTCCGTGTGAACATGATGTCTTATGGTAATGGCTTGCGTCAATGTACTACGATGATGGCTATCCAAGAAGTGTTAGCGTCAACGATGGGTGATGTCGGTACTCAAGATGCCAAGCGCATTAAAGGTATCAACTTCGTGGAAGGTTATAACCAAGAGATCCGTACGGTGATGGACTTCCCCGATGGGATAATGTTGAAAGACGTTCCCCATTACATCCAGGAAGAAGAAGGTGGGGTTTACCCTACAGGCTTCGGTCGTTATCTCCAAAATCAATACTGGTACATCTATCCACTGTACGATTCTACCCGTTACAAGAAGAATGCCAAGGTACTGAAACTGATCAACGTTCCTAACGATCGGTATCAAGGTGCTGAGCGAACCTTTAAAGTAGATGAGCAACACGTCACAGTACTCGCTACAGGCGATGCAAGCTCGCTAGACAACGGTTTAGCCGATAACCTGAAACAAGGTAACGGTTTACGGTTTGGTGACGTCAACAAGCTTATGGGGGGCTTTGGCACAGCTAAGGATAACCGTACACTAGTAGACCGAGCCAGTAACATATTCGAGGTATCGACTGGGTTATTGGAATCGGGTATGAACAACGTTCGGTGGGCTTACGATCGAGCTACGTCTAACCCGTTCAAGCATTACTCAGAGATGGCACGTAGACGTGGGATGTTTCTGAAGTTGCAGTGGTATCATGGTGATTCTGATTTACTGTTCCCTGGAATGCCGGTTAAGTTTATGACTATTAATGATAACCTTGTAGAAACTTACAATGGTGTATTATTAGGTGTAGACGAGCAGCGAGGACAACAAGACTCTAACGTGGAAGTATCATCTCACGTTGGTATCGTAACCCTCGGTGTGTTCATTAACCGTAAAGAAGGTGATCCGGTCATTGTAGATCCAGATGCCCCTAAAACGAATTGACGACATAACGCCTCCCGTTGGGGAGGCAGTTATGACAGGTATTAGAATGTTAGGTATCAATCACTTTGTTCGTATTGAACAAGTATGGTCGTACAACATGGTGGGTAGCCTTAAAGAACTGGTCTCTATTGACATGCATGTGATCAATGATCTCTTCACAAAGGTTGCTGCTTATTTGATGGCACGACACAACTTTCATCTGACACAGAACAATCAACAGTACAATTGGTTCATGCACCAACTCCGTGATCATTTCGATGGACGGTATTCAGTACCCGCAGATCACATCCTGTATTACTACGAGAACATCTTTCGGATCATTTCTCCAGCACTAGCACAGATCCCAGCTAGCATTATTAAATGCACTACGATTACCACAGACGCTGGTGATATAGAAGGCTTCGTGTTCGAAACGTAGATTTAAACCATTTAAAGGCCTATATTACGAACGTGAATCTACGCATCTAAAAGGATCGATTTATGGATATTGCATCGAAAGTTGTGCTTGGTTTTGTAGGTAGTGTTGTAACGGTGTGCGCAGCTTCGTGCTTCCGCCTCCACTATCGTTCCAAGCATGCCGCGGACATCCTCCGTGACATGGAAGATGAAATGGCTCGGATCAAGAAACAGTTCCAGGATGGCGATTCGTCCCGCCAACAAGCTGAGAAACAAATCGATGTAGCTATCGATCGTTTCCAGGCTGCTTATATGAACTACTGTCTGTCCGATAAAAAGGAACAGCAGGCGTTCTTTGAAGCACATCGTGTCGGTATGAAGAAACTGCTGGGGTATTCGGAATGAACGATGTCATCGATGATTCGTTGAACGATCGGTACCGTAACATGGCTGAGGGCAAAGAACCTGAGCCACAACAAAAAGATATTCTCTGGATTACACCTCAGCGACTGGGCTTGCTCTTCGGAGCAAGCCTGGTTATGTCCTTTGTAGTGCTTGGCTTTTAATCCGCCTGTGGGCGAAGGAGCTTTAAATGGCTACGAATAATTCAATGGTTCTCGCAACAGTCGGTTTGTCTGCTCTGTTTGTTTGGGGTATGGCAAAGCTCGGCATGCGGGTAACTGAGTGTGGTAAGTGCATTGAAGAATACACCCAGGTGTTCGACGACATTCGTGAGCGTCAGCTTAATAAGACGATCACCCGTACCGAAGCTCTGGAAGAACTCAGTGTTGCCCACAAGCGCATAGAGCGCCGGTATCTGCGCGTATCGTTCAACCAAGAACGATCGAGTCAGTGGTTAAAACAGATGTACGCTATACATCGCCACTTAATCATACTTGCGGAAGTATGATTTAAAACAATTATAGGGCTATATTACAATCGTGACATAGCCCCCAATAAAACAATCTAAGGAGTTCCATTATGCTTTCATTCATGACCAAACTTGCAATCGGTGCTGCCGCTGTTTATACTGGCCAAACTCTCTTTGCCGGTGTTGTGGATGTTAAAGTATGTGGTAAACCTGTTCCCCCAATTGTGGTGGAAACTGTTGGTATGGGTATCACCTTCGCCGGTGTCCTCACTATCGTCAAAGCCATCAGCGCCAATAACGCATAAGGAACTCCCATGAAAAACGAATTGATCGGTCTGGCTAAAGCAGTTGCTGTATTCGGCGTGATCCTGGTGATCAACAATGAAATCGGTAAGCGCATGTGGTCCAACGAATATGCCGCAAAACGCTGCGCCAAGCAAGATGCCAAACGTAACGCCAAGTAATCTCTACCCAAGCTAAGGAGCAACACAATGCCACTCGCTATCGCCATTGGTCGTGCAATCTTGATCACTGCGGCTTCGCACTACCTCACCAAAGCCGTGATCAAAACCATCGACACCCAGGTTGCAAAACAAAAGCAAATCAAGTAAGCTGCACACATTAAATTTAAAGATAAGGGATACACATGAATATCATCGCCGTCTGCGTATTGCTCGCTGCTGTTTATTTCGCTCACCGTGCATACGCAAACCGCGGTCGCCGTGCTGAAGAAGATCGCATTGACCGTGAAGTTGCAAACATCATCAGCAAGATCTCTGATTCGGCTCCGGTGTTCTTCAACCCGTACAAGCCGTACACTGCTGCAAGCTCTACCCTCGAATTCGAATTCCGTTGGCTGCCTGTGTACCGGGCTGCTTTCAAACGTCGCATGATCACGCTTGAAGAAGCTCCTAAGGCTATGCAACTCATCGGCTATAGCCATCAGTTGCGTTTCCTGAACAATACCATTCCAGTAAAGAACTACGTTGAAATCTCGGAAGGCGTTCTTGTTGAACGCATGGCTTGATTGAAACGGATTTAACCGCTATATTACAAACGTGCTAAACCACCCCCCTCAAGTTATGGAGTTACATCATGAATGCTATTCGCCTCGCTGCTCTTGGTTTGATCGGTGCTGCTCACGCTAAAGGTCTGTACGACGAAGCGCGTGCTGAAAAGAAAGACGTAGCCCAGATGGCTGTGAGCGGTGGCATCGTTGCCCTGTGCGCCATCGGTATCGCTACCATCCTCAAGAAGTAATCCACCCAGCTTAGGAGTTTCCACAATGAAAGATACAGTTATTGATCTGGCGAAACGTATTGCCATCGCCACCGCCGTCGGTGTAATCTCGCACTATGCCGCTAAGGCCATTGTGGAAGCTGAACAAAAAGCTAAAGCTAAGAAGCGCAAGTAAGCGCTTCAGGGTTCATGGTCTAAGGATCGTGGACCCCTGGTAACTAAACTAGATCTGATTTCTTTTTGGGGAATACCGACATGGCTTACATTAATCGTGAACAAGCAGTTGAGCGTATGGAAGTTAAGCAACAGTTCCGTCTGGCCCGTCGCTACGGTACCATGCTTAAAATCGCTGAGCGTACCAAAAGCGATCGCATTCGTAAGAAAGCAACCCGCTTCACCAAAGGTGTTATGGCTGTCGCCAACAAGGCTGCAGCTGATCTGGAACAATTTGATCTGGATATGACCGATCGGGAAATACGTGATCTGATCTGGATACAGCAGCAGGCTTGTCTGCGTCACGTACGTCAATGCCGTCTCCGTATCCAAGGCATGGTCGGTTCGCTGGGTCATGCACGGTTTGTCGGTCCTGACCGTGTGATCCGTATCCTCAACCAACAACGCAACGAGCTTAAGGCACACCAATGAACATCGCAGGCATCTTCACCAACAACCCAAAGAAAGCAATGTCTGCAAAAGACATCGATCTTCAGACCTCTCGTTTGAAGTTCGTAGCTGCTGCAGGTAGCATTGTTACCGTTGGACTGGCCATTGCGCTGGGTTCTCTGAAGTTGGCGAATGAGTTGAAAAAATAATCAACTCAATCTAATGAGAGGGATCGCTCCGGTCCCTCCATTAACTCAACTTTCATGGGAGCCGGTTCAATGGCTGAATTTATAATCGGTAAAGATGTCTTCAAAGAACCTGGAGATCTTTACGTCGTCACAGTAAACACAATCGGAGTGATGGGCGCAGGTGTCGCTAAATCATTCGCAGAAAATCATCATGATCTGTTCCTCCGATACAAACACGATTGCAAGATGCATTGCATCAGTATCGGACATCCAGCTTTATATGAAGGCACTGATGGTAAGAAGTACCTAATGTTCCCGACCAAAGAGAACTGGAAGAATCCATCGACTTATGAATACGTCGCTATGGGTTTACAATGGTTGGTAGATAACATCGGGGAAGAAGAAGACCAAATCAATCCTGCCTGGAAACTCGTACTACCGCCACTGGGTTGTGGTAATGGTGGTCTAGACTTTGATATCGTTTCAGAGATGATCGAAGAAGCTTCATTAAAGATTCCAAACAAGGTGGTAGTTGTCTATCCACCTTGGATGAGCGGTAACCAGTGATACGCCATAAGCGCTACCCATTGTGGGTAGCCTTTATGCCGTGACATTGAGAAACTAGGGAGTAGAGCTATGCGCAACAAGGCAAATGAAATCAATCAGTTCGTCGACTACATCACCAACCCAACTCACACTTGGGACCCATCGAAATACAAGAAGAACGAGCGGGTATTCTATCTTACCCAACAAGAGAAAAACGATTTCGACTTCGTGTACACCTACATCCTCGGTACCGCTTATATGAAGGGCACCTATGGCAAGGACAAAGATACCATCGAAGTGTTCTACCGTGAGCTCCAAGGCTTCCAGGTAGTCACCACCGTCGATGGCCGTGAAGCAAGTCGTGCTTCTTTCCCACCGCATGGTGTAGCTGAAGTCAAAGCGCACTTGAACACCCTGTCCGAAATGTAATCAAAACTTTTAAACCCCTATATCACTATCCTGAATAATCCCACTCTTAGGAGTTACACCATGCGCAACGCTATCCTCGGTATTGTTGGTGTCATCGCTGCTTCTGGTGCTTGCTATTGGAACGAGTCCCGCTTGCATCGTAACGATGCCATGCGCAAGATTCCGGAAGCGATCAAAGAAGCGTGCACGAAGTACACCTTCAAGCCAACCTTCGCTGAACTGGAATCTGAACTGAATTGGTTCACCGCCTGGGAATGTCTGCGTATCGCTGTGGAGTCCCATCGTGAGCAATTCGTAGCTGAACTCAACAAACAAATGAAAGCGGCCTCTAACGGTCTTTAAGGAGCAATCATGAGCACTATGAAAACTGTCGGTATTGTTGCCAGTGTTGTAGCAGTAGGTATCATTGGTAACAGCATTTACCGCAGTCTGCGTGAAGGTTGTCTGTATAGCTTTGGTACCAAAGCTATCAAGGAGGCTCAGGCTAATACCCAGCCTCCTAAGCTGTCTCAACAACAAGCTAAATAAACTAAGTAGCAAAAGGATTTCAAAGATGGCACCTACAGAAGCAGAGTTGATTACCTTCCGCACCCACCTGACTCACCAGGTGCTGCAAGCAGCATTCACCTTCGGTCCGAGATCGCCACTGGCTAAGCGTTGCACAACTGGCCAACAGATCTCCCAAATTCGTTGCACCATGGAAGCCCACGAGGCTGCCTATAACATCGAATACTTCGTGAATGGCAAAACATTCTCTGCCTGCGAAGTTGTACGCTTCAATGAATGTCCAGTGCAGAAATATATCTGCCAACGTTTCAACCTCATGATCTTCGGCGAGTCCGTAACCGATGTAGCAGTATTCGGTATCGGTGGAATCGAAGTCGATGGCGAAAGTCATAGTCACTCTAACGGTGGTTTGCTTCGCAACTTCTTCCGTGAGGAAGTGGAACGCCAGCTCGTAGAAAAAGCAATCAACTGATTCGGGGGCTGCATGAAAGTAGATGGTCGTTGGGAACATGCCTTCAAGCCACGGGCACAACAAAAACGTGAACTGGCTGAAGAGCATAACCTGGAATACCAGGCACGGGAAATCGAAGAACGGTCACTCCAGGCGATTCGGTTGGAGATGATTGCTCTTCGCTCAGGCAGTGCTCAGAATGTCGGTCCTCGTGGCCTGCATAAACCTGACCCTACCAATGCCAAGCGAGCTGTGATTGGCTTGCCTGACTACGCGCATCTGAAACAAGTTTGGCCTGTTGTAGAGCAGTAATAGCGTGGGGACTTCGGTCCCCATAGCTTATCCTTGATGGATTGTTTCGATCCATGAAAAATAAGCTATACCCACATTAAGGATTACACCATGAAAATCAAATTCCAAACTGTTTACTTCCTGATCGGCCTGACTATCGGTTCGTTCGGTTTGCAGCAACTCAGCACTATGGGTGGCCCACGTCACACTGAAGAAGTTGCATCTGTAAAGAAAGAAATCATTCTTGGTCACCGCATCGGCCCTATGGGTTCTGAAATGCTGGTCACTCGCTAATCCCAATCTAAGTAAAAAGGAATTCAATTATGGCAATGCTCAAAACTATCGCAAATTGCTCGTGTGCTGGTGTGGCTCTTGGTATCGGTCTGCGCTTGATCAAGACTGCCGTAAAACCACCCAAGGAAGAAAAAGAAGTTGATCAGGTCGTACTGGTCGGCTTTGGTGCTTTTCTGATGGCTGTTGGTGCTACCTGCGCCATCCAAACTCTCACTGATATCGCTAAAGGAAAATAATCATGGGCCTACTGAACCGTTTGGCTATTGGTCTTGCTGCAGGCACTGCTATCGGTCTCGGTGGCATCATGCTTAAGGCAGGTATCGATAATTCGCAAAAGCGTCATGCTCGCCGGGATGTTACTATCCTGATGGGTGGTGGTGTTCTGTGTGTAGCAGCTGGCTTGACTGCAGTAACTACTGCAATCGTAAGCGACTAAAAGCATTTAAAACAATTGAAGAGCTATATTACAATCTTGAATATAGCACGAATTTTAAAAGGAATCGATCATGGGTACTTTCGCTAAGATTATCGTGACTGCAGTTGTCCTGGGCTGCATCCAACAAGTTGTTGAATCCGTTTCTGACGCATGCCGTCCAAATCCTAAAGCACCTGAGACTAAGTAATCTCGGCTGTTACAAAACCTCTTAACTAATTTACGGAGTTCTATCATGGTAAACGCATTCAAAGAAATGGGTGTCTTCGGTAAGCTTGTTGTTATCTGCATGACTGTGTCGACTGTACGGGCATGTGCGAATCATATCGCTGATACCGTGAAGATGAACAAAGCTGCAAAAGCACAGTGATCCCACACCGGCCTCGTGTGGGGCCATTACCCAAAGCAATAGAAGGAAATATGCCATGTTTAAAAACTTGCTGAAAATTACCGCTATCGCTGCCCTCGGTTATGTGGCCTTTCAAGTTGGGCGAAGCTGGGATGAAATCTCGGCTGATGCTGTGGAAATCGCTGACGATGTCGTCAATGGCCCTACCCCGCCTGAAGGTGGTGAGATGCCACCAAGCCCAACGGTTATGGAGTAACAAATATGTCCGTGCTCGGAACACTTTTCAAGGTCGGCGTCGTTAGCTGCGCCGTGGTGGTTTGCCAGCGATTCTGGGATCGCTATCAAATCGAAGACCTCTATGTAGAACTGGATGCGATCACGGATCGTGTCCGAGCCGACAAGTCACGGAATGGAACCGTGCGTGCACACGTAAAGGTCGAGTCCCGCGAACTGCTCGACAAGTACGAAAGCAAAGTTACTTACGTGGACTCACTCCATGAGTTACGCAAGAACGTCGAGATCTACATCGAGTCGATTCCTGACTGATGCCGGGCGGGGAGGCGGAAGCTTCCCCACCCAACCTTTTCTTTTTTATACAGCAAGAATTTATTTTATTCAATCTAGGGGTTAACACAATGATCGACTTCAGACTCTACGTGGCTGGCCGTGTTGCTACCAAGGTGGTGATTGCCGCCGGATACTTTGCAATGTGCCATGTCGCCAAACCAATGCGTGACATCGAAAGTGAAATCGCTCGACTCAAGAAAGAGTGGAACGAAGGAAAAACTCGCCAAGGAATCAATGATCGTCTGGCACAAGGGAAAATCAAGCGTGGCGAATGGTTGGAAGAAATGCACAATGGGCCTGCTCGCATCATGTGGGTAAACCTGTCGACATCTTATCCTGACCATCATCGTTACATCGCTAACCGTATTCGTAAAGAATACCCTCATGCCACACGGTGGATCTAAACTATGCGTAAAATAGCAATTGGAATCATCTGTCTCTGCGCCTGTGTGTTGGGCGCAGGGCAGGCTGTATGGGAAGTGACCCAACCGGTAGGGTCTGTGTCAGAAATGTACTGTAAGCGCCCTGAGAGGCCTTGCGTCAGTGTAACTTACGAGGTAAAGGATGCCACTGTTTCATACGCTACCCTCCCCTGACATTACATTCTCTCGCCGAGCGAAAAAGCGGGATGAACGGTTGATGAATCAAGTTGCACAACAACTGCTCTTTCCAGATATGGATAACTCCTGGGTTTCCATGGGTACTGATCCACTGGTAGAGCCTGGTGTACGTGGTTTCAACATTCGGTTAGATCGACATTACGTTGCTGAAGAACTCGGTGAGGTATTCACTGCGTTGCACAATGCAGGGTGGAAAGTCATTCGGCTGAAGTATCGCACTAAAGAAAATAAGCATAGAACAACCATCGTGATAAGCGAGTGGTTCAATACGGGGAAACAAGATGTTAGTATTAGCACCTTCGGCACTGCAGCTGTTCACTGAAATTCCTGGGCGCTACGGTATCAAGTCGTGGTGGTACCGTGTGACCAAGTTCTGCGATTACCTAGACGCTAACCATCCTGAGTGGCGAGAAGGGCTTGAACTCGTGCAGCCTAATGTAACTCGGGAAGACGACATCGAGGACTGGAACCGCATTCGTGCACATCTGTTCCGCCTCGGCATGAAGTTCCAGCTCGAAGGCTGCCAGTCATACTGGTTCATCAAAACACAGAAGTCCAAGTGGGTTGGCATTGACGGTGAGCACACGCTTACTGAACTGTGCTACGTCTCGCTGTTCGGTGATACCTTCGCGGGTCATGCTACCGAATACTTCGATCCACGCCGAATTGAAGAGATTCAAAATGCTCTGACTGTTCGGGTAGCTTTCGATCGCACTACCAAGCCTTCTGGTATTGGCGTGAGCGTGCAAGAGGCAATCACTGAAATACTCACCGTTCAATAAGGGTCAATCATGTTACTATGGCTCTGGCGGTTGATTGTAGGTGGCTGTCGTCATCAATACAAATTAATCTCGCGGGAACGCATTAAGTCTCGGTCGGGTAGTACGTTCACATCAATCGATAATGCGGGTAAATTCTTTACACACGAACTATTTACTAGTCAGTGTGTTTTCTGTGGGCGAGTAATCACTCGTAAAGTAGATCAGTCTACGGGGAGAGTAAAATGTCACATGTAGCCGAAAAAGGTTGTGGTGTAAAGGTCGTTGAGTTCGATGACGTCAAATACGAACCTGTCAAAGATCCGGCAACTGCCAAGCTGGTTTACAGCATGCGTGGTTTGCATTTGGTCGATGGTATCAAGATCTGGCCTGATCGTACTGACGTGGCCGATGTCGTGGTTGCTATGGGTGAGATGTACTGCCATGGTGGTTGGCATGCAACTCGTACTTCCAAAGTCATTCGTGTGGATCACGTGAATGGCCTGGTAGAAACCATGAACTCGATTTACCGTAGTACGGATGGCCGGTTGGCTTAAGGGTAAGTGATGTACGTATCAACAGCAATATGGATAGCCAGCACGATGTTGTTCATGCTGGCTTGTACACTCGCAGCGGGTATCTGTGCCGTATTCGGTGAGCCGGCATATCGGTCTCATCGGTTGTGGTGGTTAACGGGATTGATGGCACCTGAGGTGTTGTTGATCCTTATCTGTCTTGGTTATCTCAAGGGGCCATGAAATGAATGATGCAGTCCTACGAATGGCGTTAGAACAAATGTTCTTTCGCTGCTGGGAACTCTCAACTGCTAAGCAGAACTACACTGATATTCTGCGAGCAACTATGGAGATGGCGGAAGGTATTCTGCCTTGCACCATGCGTGCTATTCGTGAGTCCCATGCTTGGAGTAACTGGCAACGGAATTACAACGATCCACAAGCTTGGTTCCCACAACGGATCGCTGATGATTCTCTGTTGAATTGCTTCACGGCAGAGCTCCTTGACAACTACACTTTCAAGACCAACACAGATTGGAATCTGGAAGTGTTGTGCACTCGTCGCTCTGTCGAGCGCAAGCTAGGGATCATCCAGTTCAACTACACCAACCTGGTGTGTGATGGACATAAACGAATCGGCCATTACACGGTCGTATTCCTGGAAGATCTCGTCAAGGAGATCCATAAGCATCTGCGCTATCTGCGTGAGAACCACAACCCGTACGAGTGTGATTGCGAATGACGTTAACTGTATCTCAGGTCTGGGGCGTTATAGCCCTGTTCTATATCGTGTTATTCGGTATCGCTGCATTCCACATGGCTAAGTTGATGGAGCGTCTCCGTGAGCTTCAGTGTACTGATGCACAAGTGAAGTACTTCGGTACAGTGGCATCGGTATTCTGTTGGGCTGTACCGTTTATGACAGCATTCGTTTGCTGTGTCATGATGGTCTATGTGGACTTTCAAGCCATCGCAAAGTAAAAGTACGTGTGTCCCCTACCTAATGTGAAGGTCAGTGACTAAGAGCATAGGAGGGGGCTTTTTATCGTATTAACTAGTATTAGAGCATTCAGCTCTAATACAACATTTGTTTTGTTTCGCCCGAAGCAAGCCGTAGCAAATAATCAGCCAATCCTAAGTAGGAGCTTCAACATGGACAATGCAGTACAGCACTCGCCTGCGTTCAGTGGGCCAACTATGCCGGCTACGGATAGCCGGGTGCAACATGACAATTGTGTCTACATCGCAATCTGTGATCAAGGCCACGTTCGTTATGTAACCATTGATGGTCACCTCGACCAGCACATGGACCCGAAACGTCTGATGGTTATTCCTCTCAAAGAGGGATCTCACTGGGATCAAGCGTTGCGTACACTGGTAGCAAGTGTACTAGCAATTGATGAAGTACGTAACATCTTCGATCCTGAAACTCTCTGTGTTAACGTTTGCCTGTATGGTAGCAACCGCATTGAGAAATCGATCTGGCTGAAACAACATGTTCAGCTGAATCCAGATGTAAATGGTTCTTTGCACAAGCAAGAAAATGCACTCAACGATATCCCTTCGATGGATTACTATCGTCGGGCTTCGGGGTTGACCACAGTTACCTATGAAGATGTGATGCACAAAGTCAAGGAACTGTTCGATAGCCCAAATGTTCACGAGTTGCGTCAGTCCGATGAGTTCTCCTACTTCTGGAGCCTGAACTTCATCGGTACTGTTGATCCAGCAGTACAAGAACGTGTGATTGTCGATATGCGTTCAAAAGGATGGAACGTCGTCTGGGGCAGCGTTAGCCGCGAAGGACACGATCTGATTATAGGAATGCCAAAGAGAGTGTGACATGAATGCCCAAATGCATGTAAGTGGATTTTACATCCATGAGTCGAAAGCGAAGGAGGACTTTAACGTAGTTGAGTTTTCCTCGCTGGAAGCACTGGAGAAAGCCCTGATTCACAGGGCTCGTTGTATCATGGGTTTTCGTGGCATACGTGGTTGGGAAACTGAGCCGATCAATCTGAATGCTGTACAACACGGTGTTCGGATGATCGCTCAGGGCTATCGTGAGGCTTTCTCGGTAGTTGAACATATCGTGGCCGAGTACGCTCGGCACGTAGCGGATGAAACGATCTATTGGCGTGCTGATGCACACTATCGCTTGTCCATGATGGACTAAGGGAGAACAATGAAAGGTTTAGCTGTATTTGGTAAATGCCGTAATGCATTCAATGAGTTCATGCGTGATCTCAAAAAGCGTCGTATGAAAGCAAAGTACGAAGCCAAGCGTGAAAAGCTTTGGGTTAGGTATCCTGATGCAATGTGTGCAATGGAGGCAGCTAATCTCTTGGAGTCTTTCCTCGATGAAAAGCGTTACACCTCCACAGGTGACTTCATGTGCATCGTAGCCAAACATGCACACGCCAAAATTAAAATTCGTCCTGGAGTTAGTGATCGCCTAATCAGCATCATCAACATGGAGATTTATCCACACGCAACACTGCACCATCACCTGATGGTAACGAAAGGATTAAGTAGTCCCTTGACTGCGGAATCACGCCGTCGCATCCTTGATCTTGGTGTCCCGTATTATCGGGAACTGGTCAAGAAGATTCGTAAGGCACACGGGTTCCTGGATTACATGGAACCGTATAAAGGTTAAAACTACGCTGGGGGATAGTTTATGTATCCCTTTAGAGTAGAACCGAATGTACAACAAAGTAGACCTTGCAAAAGCATTCTGCGTTGGTGCCCATACTGCGGTTGGGCAACTGCGTAAATACGTGCTTACTGATTATCATGAACATCCACTCAATGTGCTGTTCATCTTGAACCAAGCGGACAACGTCGATGATGACATGCGGTGCGCAGCTGTACTGCATGATGTAATCGAAGATACCAAAACCAAACGTGACCACATCGAAGATATGTTCGGTAGTGATGTTGCTCAGTTGGTAGAGGAACTTACAGACGTCTCGAAACCTGAAGATGGGAATCGGGACATCCGTAAGGCAATTGACCGTGCTCACACAGCCCAAGCCTCGCCTCGTGCTAAGACCATCAAGTTGTGTGACCTGATCGATAACGCTGGAAGCATTCAAGAGCATGATGCTAAGTTCGCCAAGATCTACATGTATGAGAAACGCCTTCTGTTGGAAGTACTCAAGGAAGGTGATGCAAAGCTCTACGCAAAAGCTTCCCAAATTGTAGCAGATTACTTTAAGGAAAACCCAGATGTTGAATAGCCTGAAAGCGTTGCTGGCTAACCTGTTCCCAGATACCGAACCGGCAATGGTTTATCGGCATAACAAGCGTGTGCGCGAGACCGTTGCTGGTATGCGTACAATCGCTAACAGCATTGAACGTGCAATCGTCAAAGGTTCGTATGGCGATTCCCCATTCATGTGCGAAGCAATCCTGAAAACACCTGATCTGTCGTACGACGATGGGATGATTACCCGCCAGGCTATCATGAAAACCATTGCGCCACATTGGTTCTTGATGGATAAGCTGGTCCAAGAAGGTCAGCTGGACATGGGTGCCTGCGATTTCGAAACTCGCATCGTTTGTTCGAACTGGTACTGGGGTTACATCCGCCGTCTGCGGAAAGAAGCCGACCGTATAGAACTCACTATCTAAGCCTCAAAGAGACACAAGAATGAATATGCTGAAAAAGCTTCTGGCGGTATTGGTTCAATCGGAACAAAGCAAGCAACGTGAACTCATGCGGGCTGCTGTTGTGCGTAATAATCGCATCGCTGAAATTCTGGAGAACATGATCACTAGTGGTCGATACAATGGCCACTACATGTGTATTGATCTGCGACTAGAGCTTCATCAAGGAAGACTCAACTTTCATGAATTCTTGATGACCAAGCAATGTATCGATGCTGCTCTCGGTGACCATGGTACACTGATGGGTTATCTTCGCAATTATTACCACGATGATACCTTCATCACCGATGCCTTCCAGTGTTTCGAAACAATCGATCAATTCGAGCGTCGAATCATCTGCTCTAATTGGTATTGGGGCTTCATTCGTAAGCTTCGTCACCAAGCGAAAATCATAGAACAAAACATCTGATTACACCATCCCAGGAGCCTTCGGGTTCCTGGGCTTTATTTCGTTTTTTGCTTCAACTTTATTTTAGAGCTACATTACTAACTTGAACATACCAGAGAAATTTGATATGAAACTAAGAACAGATAAGACCATAGCTGACGTATACATCGACCAATATTTCGCTAAAGCTACTTTTGTCAATGACGAACAGAAGTTGCAAACTGTTTATGCGATGCGTGTTTGGATCAATGGCGATGTTCCTGCCTTCGTCCTTACCCCCTCCAGAAAGGTACGCGATTTAGTACATGGTAAATGGTTTACCTCGAAAGTTGATATGGGGGCGTACTTGGCCCTTAAAGCTTTTTATGAAGATGGCGAAATTGAATCAGAGGACATGGAGACAGATACCACTTCTGTATACACGTTCGATGAATTCGTTGAAACTTCTTACGAGGATTAAACATGTCCATCGAATTGATGAAAGCGGAAGGTGACAACTATTACATTGCACCTGACCACACTTGGGTAATGGCTCGTGAATACGGTCTGTGCCCTCAAGGTACCCCATTAAAAGGTCGTTGGGTTCTTCGTGAATTCCACACCGGCAAATACATTGATCATGATGGCAATCGTCATGATCTCTTCGAACGTCAACAAGCTAAAGTAATGGAGCTTTAAACATGTGCCGTAAGCTAGGTAAAGGTCATCCCGATTATGTCTGCCGTAAAGACAACCAGTACGAACTGGATGAAAACGGTATCGCTCGTATGCGGCGTATGCATAATGGTCGTCGTGTAGTTGATCATCATGGCGCCAACGTGCTGAACGCGTACACTGACCTCCGTGACAAGTTCTGGAGTTGGGTACCTGATCGTCCAGGCGATATTGTCCTCAAGGTATCGGCCCGTAAAACGAAACACCTGGCGCGCATGGAGCGCCATACCAATCATGGCATGAGTCGTGGTTGGCCAAAACGTCGCGCACACTTGACGCGCAACAATGTCTGTGTGGTTTCCTATCTGCGCGACAATCGTAGCTAATCGGAGATACCAAATGCCTTTCGATATTCCGAAGCATGCCATCCCAGCATTCCTGCGGTTGGCTGAGAAAGATAACGTCAGCAAGAACGCGTGGATGTGGGGCCAGTACATGGACTCCTTCAGTACACCGCTGTTTATTGAGAATGGTGAGGAACTATTCCAAACGCAGCGCGCGGCACATGAAGCCAACTTCCAACCAGACAGCGATGTCATGGAAGGAATGATGTGGCGCATGGCTATGCTGGCTGAGATGTTTGAATCCAGCATTCATCTGCAAACTGATGTAGCTGATCGCCTAACGGTTAGCATGACATCG